CGGCCCCCCCCCCCCCCCCCCCCACAATAGCCCCACCGCAGGTGGTCCGGGAGGGTTTGGGAGGGGCGGACAGCCCCTTCCAAGTGAACGCGGAGAAAGGACGTAGGATGATGTCGGGCCTCGAAACGATCGACGTGCGCCTCGCAACCTGCACGGGCTGGGTGGAGGAAAAGCCCTGCGTCTGCTTCTTGGGCAAGGACCGGCCTACCATCGTGCGATGGTGAGGCGGTGAGCGTCTCCGCCGAGATCGTGAGCTGGCTCCGAGAGTGCGCGAAGAACACGAGCGCCTTCGTCGGTCCGAAGAATCGTACGAAGAACCAAGCGATCATCGAGTTCGCTGAGGAGCTGGCTCTGGAGATCGAACGCCGCTGGCCCGAGCCTGTGGCCCCCTACCGAGAGGTGCAGGAAGATGGGAACGCTGAAGGCTCGTGAACCGGAAGACGTCGAGATGGAGTACGCGCTCGGCCAGCGTCGGTCGGCGAGCGACGAGTGCATGATCTGCACGAGCAACATGGCCGAGGACGGCGTGAAGGTGGACTTCAAGCTCGCCGACGGCTCGAAGGGCTTCTACTGCCGACCGTGCATCCTGCGCCTCGGCCGCGTGCTGAAAGCGAAACTGCTCTAGGAGGCCACGTGATAGAGCCGCAGAACGACCGAGAATGCGCCGAGCTGGAAAAGGGCAAACGGCTCCTTGGTTTGCTCGCCGTCGAGCGCGACGCGCAGCTCACCTTCCGGGCCATGGCCCTTGGCTTTCAACAAGCCACTCCCGCAGAGGTTGCTGCGGCCAAGCGCGCCTACATCGACGCGAACGCGAAGGTGGCCGCTCTCGTGCCCCGCGCGACGGACACTCTCGTCGCCTACTTCAAGATGATCGAGCAGCAGCGCCTCGCGATGCGCCTGTAGGAGAAGTCCGATGACCATTCGCAAAATCGACGACGGTGAGGTCTGGCGCAAGAAGGCCATCTGCCGCGACCGTGAGCACAACGTGCCGAGCATGATCTCGCTTCCTCCGGGCACCTACGAGCACGAGTGCCCGAGCTGCCACAAGCGCACGATCTTCCGCGTCGACAGCACGCAGATGAAGAGCAGCGGTTGGAGCCTCAAGCTGCCCGAAGACGTGACGAAGACCTACGCTTCGGCGCGGCCATGAAGACGGAACTGTTCGGCCCGCACGAGATTTTCATGGGAGGGTTCGCGCTCGCGGCGGCCATCAGCATGCTGGCGCTCCTCTCGGTAGCAGCGCGCTCCGACAACGTCGCCGTGGTCTGCTGGATCTTCATCGCGCTCCTCAGCCTGATCACCTGCGACATCTACTTCTTTCTGCGTCTGAGGGCCGACCGGCCGAAGAGGGCGCCATGAGCGACAAGCTGCTCCGAAGAACCGAATACCTCGCGGCCGAGCAAACGGCACGTGAGAAGGAGCAGGCCGACCGCTTTCGCGCGATGGTCGCCGACGTGGAAGCGTCAGCGGCGGCAGCTACCAATGTCGGCCTGACGAAACACGGTCGCAAAAGCTCGGAGGCGCAACGGACTCCGTCCTGCGTGTGCGGCGCGATCGGCGAGCACGACGACAAGCACGACGCCCACTACTGCCCTGTGAGCGGTACGTGGCTCGAAGAGTCGTGCGCGGACCGCATGTGCGTGTACTGCTTCAACCGCCCATCCTGCAAGATCCTGGAGACCCCGTGAAGATCAACGTCCAAGAACGCGTGCGCGAGATTCTCGACCTGCTCGAAGACTTCTCGCCTGGCATCGAGCGCGACGTCCGCATGGAGTGCAAGGAAGACTGGACGGCCGACTACGCGATCTTCGCGCTCGACATCGTAGAGCCCTCGGACCACGACGAGCGCCGCTACCTCGACACGTTCCGGTTCATGCGCGACGTTGCCTCCTTCGTACAAGGGAAAGTGAGCAAGAACGCCATCCTCGCCGTCGGCCGCAACGGCGGCGCTGCTGCGCCGAACGGGACGCTGGTCGTGCACCTTCACGCGCAAAGCAACGGGTGGGGCGCGGAGATCGAGGTCTATCGCGTGATCCCGAAAGCTCTGAAGGGTGAGTACGTGGCGCCGAAGGTCGCTCCCGAGGTCGAAAAGGTCGCTCCGAAGCCCAAGAAAAAGGCCTCGAAGAAGAGGGCTTGACGGGTCTATAAAGGCGTGTAGTACATGTTTATGGACGCGGCGCGCAGGGCGAACATCGCCGGCTCGCTTTCTCCTTGGATGAAGGAGCCCTCGTGAAGACCATTCGCCAGTGCGTGCACGACTACATCCGCGTCCAGATCGCGGACCCGTCCTCCGGCGCGGTCTGGGAGCGCGACACGCCGACGAGCCTCGCCGGTTTTCGTGACATGGTGATCAACCTCGCGCACGAAGAGCGGTGCGCGCCGATCAACATCGACTACGATTGGGACGCAGCCCGGCGCCGAACGATCCTCTCGATGCTGCTGGTCGGCGGCGCTCGGCTGGTGTTTCGCCTGAACCCGGAGAAGGAATACCCGGACGCGCTTCTCGGGGCAGAGCACGCATCGTTCGACCAGGGCTTTTCGGCGGGCGTTCACGCCGCTGCGAGCATGGCCCTGCGCGCCTACCACGATCAGTCGGACGTCCGCTTTCGCGACCTCAGCGACGCGATGCTCCTGCGCCTCTTCAAGTGGCAGGAAAATGAAGGCGTCGTCTATCGCTCGAAGCTCCCCGAGAGCTGGGTCGGGATGGGCGACGAGGTGAAGCCGTGAGCAGCGTCGGCAGGCGCATCAAGCGCGCGATGGACGGTCAGCACAAGATTTCCGTCTGGAGGTCGAAGCGCGAACCGTTGCCGCTCTTCCCCGTCTCTCCGAACCCCGAGGCCTACCTCTTCCCGATCGAGTATTGGGCCGAGAGGCAGCTCGATGGGGGCGTCGAGGCGCGCGGAGGAGGATCGCCGCGTCGCAGAGCGATTGCGGGCCCTGGAGATTCGGGATCGCTGCTTCGCGAGGGGCTCGTCACGCTCCGAAGGGACGACTTGAAACTCATCGGCGAAGACGACAAGGCCCGCGCCGATCTCATCGCGCGCATCAAGGAGGTCCTCGGCTCGGACTTCCAACAGGGCGTCCTCGATTCCGCGCCGAAGAAGGAGCCGTGATGCGCTTCTACAAGCACAAGGACCCGAACACCACGTTCGACGCTCCCTCGCACAAATGGCTCGTCGAGGCCGCGCCGGGCAAGTTCTTCTTCGTCCTCAAGGAGTCGGATCGCCCGACGGCGCCGCCGAACCTCGACACGTTCGACCTCGTGCCCGCAGGGGAGGTGCCGCTGCACGTTCGCAGGCTCGCAGCTTCGCGGTGGGGCGGTTTCTGCCGGCAAGAGAACGTCGAGCGCATGGCCCGTGTCGACGTGAACAAGCACGGTTTTGGTGTGAACGAGTACGGCCAGAACCTCCACAAGCCCGCCGAACACGTCCTTCACGCGAACCTGCGACGCGCGAGCTTCGAGAGCCCGTTCCGTTCGGTGTGCCCCGTGTGCGAGCGAGGACTCTTGCTCGTCGCGCGCCACCCCGAGACCTTCGATCTGGTCGATCGAGATCGCTGCGTCCGCTGCGGGCAGCTCTTCATCTACGAGGACGCGATGATCGGCGGCGAGCCCGTACTGAAGATGAAGGCTGGAGAGACGCTATGACCTCCAAGGAAGTGCTGAAGAAGGTCTGCAAGACCTGCAAGGTCGAGTTCGGCGGGGAGTCTGAGGGGCGCGCCGAGAGCGCCCCTCAGCGGGGGTTCGGGGGCAGAGCCCCCGACGAATGGTGCAGCGGAACGCTGCCTCGGGAGGGTTCGGGAGGGGCGAGCAGCCCCTTCCGAGCGGGTGAAAAACGTTCGCGTCAGGTGCTGCCGTGACGTCCAGGGAAGTGCTCAAGAAGGTGTGCAAGACCTGCAAGGTCGAGTTCGTCATCCCGCCAGACATGGAGGCTTTCTACGTCGGCAAAGGTCTGCACCTTCCCGCGCGATGCAAGGCTTGCCGTAAGCCCGGCAGGGAGTCTGAGGGGCGCGCCGGAAGCGCCCCTCAGCGGGGTTTGGGGCAGAGCCCCAACGAAAGATGCAACGGAACGTTGCCTCGGGAGGGTCTGGGAGGGGCGAGCAGCCCCTCCCAGGCGCACGAGTGGAGAGAAGAGGCCACCAAGAACAAAGCCCTCATGGCCGCGAACGGTGGCAGGCCGCTCGTTCCGACCGACGCCGAGATGGCGCCTGACTGGAAGAAGGGTTGCGAGGTGTGCGGCCAGAAGCCCACGCTACCGCTCACGGGGCTCTGCGGCCCTTGCACCTTCGGCGAGGCTGACACGGCAGGCGGCAACTGGTGAGGAGGCGATCGTGAAGTACAGCGACGAGATGCGCGCGGAGATCAGCAAGGACGCGGTGGGCAAAGTCGTCGAGTCGCTCGACTGGTGCCCCGATTTTGTCGGCGGCTATTGGGTGATGGCCTTCAAGGACAACACCGAAATCTGCTTTCGGATGACGGGCGAGCCGATGTACACGCGCGAGTCGACCAGCGAGCAAGCGAAGAACAAGGTCGTCGAGTCGCTCACGTGGGACGCCGGGGGCCGTGGAGGGGGCTACTGGACCATGAGGCTGAAGGGCGGCGCGGAGTTCTGGTTTCGGCTTCGCCTGATGGCCGAGCTGGTTTGAACGGAGACGATTGATGCCGACGACGAGGAATGACATTCGAGCGTGGCTCAAAGAGGCGGAGGAAAAAGGAGCGACCCATCTCATCGTCGCGACCGACGACTTCGGCCACGACGACTACCCCATCTACGTGATGCCGGGCGAAGACCCTCACGTGAGGGCGCAGAGGCTCGGCGATATGCAGAGGGTCATGGAGGTGTACGCGATGCACCTCGACCTCGGAGATCAGCTCGCCGAGCGCCGTTCGTTCCACTACGAGAGCGCTGAAGAGACCGCCCGCGCCATCTCGGCGGGGATGCCGAAACCGTCTAAAGGACCCACCATGCCAGGCCCCGGCCCCGCCCCGAAGCAGCCCCCTCCGAAGAAGCCGACCGCCGAGCAGGAGATCGAGACCCTCACGCGCGCGAAGGCGGAGTGGGAAGCCGCCTATCACGGCGCGCGGTCCGAGATCGAAACGATGCGGGTCGGCCTCACGATCGCGGAGAACGATCTTGCGAAAGCGCTCGCCAAGAACGCGGACCTCGCGAGCCGCGTCGGCAAGCTCGAACTCGCCCTCCAGGTCAACAGGGGCGCCGCCACGACGCACAAGGAGATGGTCGAAAAGATGGTCGGGTCCGCTCGCGAGATGATCGAGCAGGCCCAAGCCGTCATCAAGGAGCAGACCGCCACCATGGCGAGCCAGCGCGAGCAGATCGGCAAGCTGCTCGACATGAACAAGCAGCTCATCGAGATGGCCCCGCGACGCGAGACGCGATCGACGCTCGGCAACCCCGTGCTCGGCGAGGAGTGAGATGTCCGACGTCGAAATCGTGCACCTTGGTGTCGCCCCCGATCGGGTGAAGAAGCTCGTCGACGAACGCCTCTACGACACCTACTGGCGCGCGGTCGAACATTTCGGAACGACGGACCTCGTGGTGTTCCTCGAAACGGAGCGCGTCGAAAACGCCGTGAACGTTCTGCTTCGCAAGACGGTGATCGAGGACTTCGATGCTTCGTCTCGAATCGTGGAGATGATGTCCGTGCCCGCGTCAGAAATGGGTAATCCGTTGGGCGAAGGCGCGAGCACGTTCTGGTTCGTCGCGATCTTTTCCGACGGCGCGAGCGTCGTGAGGGTCGTGGCAAAACGGTTGAGCGGCGATTCTTCGGTTTCGTCGTAGGGTGGGCCATGAACGACATCGAAGCGACCAAGTTCTACATCCGCCACCGTGACGGCTATCCCGAGATGGAGATGCAGGACTGCGCGCGGCGCGGTTTCCACGCGCTCAACGTCGAGACGGTGCCGTATCACTGGATCGACGACATCGACGACATGAAGGATCTCGGGCCGACCGTCGGCGTGGCCGGGTACATCGGCGACGTTTGGAAGGCGCTCAAGAAGCTCGGCAAGCCGATTCCGCCCGCCCTCGACTACCCGAAGGAGCTGGAGGAGTTCCTCGGGCGCAAGGTGTGGCCCTCGACGCTCGGGGAGCTGCGCGGGCGCGTCTCGACGACCTTCGTGAAGCCCGTCGAGCAGAAGGCGTTCTCGGGCTTTCTGTGGAGCCCTGACGGGCAGAGCCGCATGCGCCTCGTCGCGCACGACGACGAGACCCCCGTCTGGTGCTCGGAGCCGGTCGAGTTCGTCTCGGAGTATCGAGCATTCATCCTCTACCGGAAGATCGTCGGCTGCCGTCTCTACAAGGGCGACTGGTCGGTGGTCCCCGCGCGCGCGACGGTCGAGGCCGCCGTCAAGGCGATGGGGAGGAAGGCTCTACACGCCTACGCCCTCGACTTCGGGGTCACGCGAGACGGTCGCACGCTGCTCGTCGAGGCCAACGAAGGCTACGCCCTCGGCCACTATGGGCTGCAAGACGTCACGTACGCGCGAATCCTCTCCGCCCGCTGGCACGAGCTGACCTCGTAGGAGAAGGCCATGCAGATCAACGTGTCGTGGAAGCTCGGGGCGACGGACGTCGTCAGGATCCTGGCTTTCGAGAAGTCGAACCACGGGCGGGCCCTGCCGACCTCTCGCAAGCGGACGATGGAGATCGTTCGCAATCATCTCCGCGCGTACGGCGACGGCGCTTCGTACGAGGAGATCCAGGACGAAGACGACGCTGCGGCGAAAGGAGCTTGAGATGAGCGGCAAGAACAAGCCGGGCGCAAAGAAGCCCCGCTGCGAAATCTGCAAGACGACCGAGAATGTGACCCTCGCGCCCGACCCCTTCAACGTCGACGTCTATGACGACGCGTCGCCGCGCTACCTGTGCGACGAGTGTCGTTTGCGACGTCGCGAAGACATCTGAGGCCGCATGACCGAACCGAAGACGTTCAAGGCCCATCCGGGATGTCCCCTCTGCGACATCCTCGTCAACCCTCCCCCGAACGACGCGTCGCTGCCCCTGCACGTCTCGGGCTTCACCCTCGCGCTCATCGCGGTGCAGGAGTTCACGCTCCCCGTGCTCCTCGCGACTCTCTGCCCGACCCACGCCGACTTCTACAAGCGCGCTCGCGCGAGCGTCAGCGAGAAGCCGTGATGGCCGCCAAGAAAGCGCAGAAGGCCAAAGTTCCTCGGGCGAAGAAGGTGAAGGAGTACGTCCCCTCTTCGCCGCCCGAGCTGGCTGCGCAGGGTTCGTGCTGCCCGCACTGCGACACGGTGCACAGCTTCCCCATCTACGCCGCAGGCGTCGAAGACTGGCAACGTAGTCGCCGTCGCGGCGACAGCAACGATCGCTGGATCCCCTGCGGCGCATGGCGCGCGGTTGCGTGCGAGTCGCCCTACGATTGCGTCCGATCGCTCCGCAACACGATCGAGAGCATCCAGGCCGACGTGGAGAGCTTGAACGAATGGCGGAGACGATAATCGCCCGAGGATTCGTGCTTGGATCGATGGATAACGAATAGTCTTGATCCTTACATCACCTCGTGTAGCATCTCGCTATCGAACGGGGCGAAAGGCGGGCGTCGATGATCTGCAAGCTCAAGGTCGAGGCCGTAGAGCGCGAAGGGACGTGCGTGCGCGCGACGGTCTTCATGGGAGAGACCGAGGCAACGCTCATGAACTGCGGCGTGCTCACGTTGCGGCTCGGCGCCTATCAGCTCCTCGGCGCCGCCCTCGGCCTCGGCGCACAAGAGACGATGGGACGCCTCTCTTTTGTCTCTGAGGACGACGTGTTCGTCGCATGGGTCAAGCGCTGCGCGTCGGAGGCGTCGTGAGCCGTCTGCAACGCTACCTGCTCTCCGCGCACTTTTCGAGGAAAGAAGCTAACTGCCGCGAAAGTTGAGACGATTGTCCGTCTTGCTCGCACGGGAAAGTGGACTGCTGTGGCGTTAGGTGAGCGATACAAGGTGTCGTCGTCGGCGATCTTGCACGTGGCAAAACAGTTCGGCGTTCGGTTCAAGAAGGGTCGGCCGAAACAATGATCGTTGGTATTTCGGGCAGCGCAGGAGCGGGCAAAGACGCGGCTGCGGATTTTTTGGTGCGCGATTTCGGGTTCGCTCGCGTGGCGCTCGCCGATCCTTTGAAGCGCTTCATCAAAGACGTCTTCGATTTCGAGGACGACGCCTTGTGGGGGCCAAGCGAGGCGCGCAGCCGCCCTGACCTCCGCTACCCGAGACCGTGCCGCCCGTGCCGACAAACAGGTAAGGTCGCGGTCGGTGGCACCGTGGAGAGTGAGACGGGGCTCTACGTTGGCGGCGCGGAGAAAGACTGCGAACTCTGCGAAGGGCTCGGCCTTCTGTTCCTTGACGTTCGATATGCCGCCCAGAAACTCGGGACGGAATGGGGACGCGACTGCTTCGACAGCGTGTGGGTCTGGTACGCACTTCGGATGGCGAAGGAAGTCCTCTCGGGGTGCTACGTCTACAGCCCGCAGCAGGGACTGATCCGAACCGTGTCGTGCGTGGCCGGCGTGGTCATCCCCGACGTCCGGTTCCGAAACGAGATCGTCGGCTTGCGGCAAGCCGGTGCGGTTCTCATTCGCATCGTGCGGCCGGGCGCGGGGCTGCAAGGCGAGGCGGCGGCCCATCTCTCCGAGGCCGAACAATCGAGCATCGGCGACGAGGAGTTCGACGCCGTCATCCTCAACGACGGCAACCTGTCCGACCTGCAAACGAAGGTCGTAGAGACGGTTTCGAGGCTCCGCAAAGAGAGTCGTTGACATGCTTCACGTGGTGATGTACATGTTTATGGACTCGCAGGCGAACCGGGCGATCACAAGGGGCAAGGCGAACACATGAGCAAGGCGAAAGCGGCGGGCGGCAAGGGCAAGACGGTCGTGGTGGAGGTCACCTCGGCGAAGATCGCGGACGCGCTCTACCTCGTGAGCCACCCGCTCCCCGAGGACGCGGTGAAGGCGGCGCCTCCGAAGCCGCCTCCGACGCACCACATCGTCGTCGTCGACTGTTCGGGCTCGATGTACGGCGAGCTGCCGAAGCTGCGTGAGCAGCTCAAGAAGAAGCTGCCGAAGATGATCGGCGAGCAGGACACGTTCTCGTGCATCTGGTTCTCGGGCAAAGGCCAGTGCGGCGTGCTGCTCGAAGGCGAGAAGATCGGCAAAGCGACCGACCTTCAGACCGTCAACAAGGTCATCGACAAGTACCTTCAGCCGATCGGGCTCACCGGCTTCAAGGAGCCGCTGGAGCTGGCCGCGGATCTGTGCGCGAAGCTTCTGAAACGCGATGAAGAATCGCGTGGGGGGCTGCGCACCCCCCACGCCCCCGCGCCACCTGCGGTGGGGCAAATGTTGGGGGAGGGGGCCGCCCCCCTCCCCCAAACCCCCTCTGCGTTCAGCCTGCTCTTCATGAGCGACGGCTGCGACAACCAGTGGCGCAAGGACGAGATCCTCACGGCGGTCGAGAGCGTCGGTGGCAAGGTGCAGGCGGCGACCTTCGTCGAGTACGGCTACTACGCCGATCGAGCCCTGCTCGCCGAGATGGCGGCGCGCTCCAGCGGCGCGCACATCTTCGCGGCCGACTTCGACGCGTTCGTCGTCGAGCTGGAGAAGAACCTCGGCAAGCACCCTTCGGGTCAGCCGCGTATCGACGTGCGCCTCGGCGGCGACGTCATCGGGGGGTTCGCCTTCGCGCTCGACGCGGGCGACGGCAAGACGTCGGGCGACGTGCTCGCGCTCGCCGCCAACGGCGAGACGGTCTACGTGCCCGACTCGATCAGGACCATCTGCTACCTGTCGCCGACGCCCGTCGGCACGGTCATCGAGACGCGCAACGATTTCAGCGCGCACTACGCCGCGCTCGGCCTCTACGCGACGCGCATGAAGAGCGACGTCGTGTTCGCGATTCTGAAGGACCTCGCGGACGTCGACTTCATCGACAGCTACTGCAACTGTTTTGGCAAGCAGGCCTACTCGGCGTTCACCGCGCAGGCGAACGAGGCCGCGTTCGACGCGAAGAAGCGCTTCCTCAAGGGCCGTGACCCGAACCGCCTCCCGCGCGAGGACGCGTTCACGGTCGTCGAGCTGCTCGATCTGCTGAAAGAGAGCGGGAGCCGGCTGCTGCTCGACAGCGACGCCTTCGTCTACTCGAAGATCGGTCGGGCTCGCGTCGACACCGACCCGGACGCGCTGAAGTTCGAGCGCATCGCAAAGCCCGACGGCTACGTGATCCGCGGGCTCACGTGCAACCAGGAGCGCCCGAACGTGTCGGTGCTCGTGATCCGGGAGGGCACGGTCGACCTCACGAAGAAGAACCCGCCGGAGCAAGAGCCCGGCAAGATGGCCCTGCCGTCGCCGTTCCCCACGATCCAGTACAAGAACTACGCGATCGTGGAGGGAGGCCTCGTGAACGTGCGGTTCCTTCCCGCGCGCATCAAGGGAAAAACCTTCAAGGAGCTGCTCGCAGTCTACAAGGACGAGCGCCTGAAGTTCGGCGTCTTCTCGAACCTCGACCTGACCAAGCCTCCCGTCGTCGCCGACGACGCGGACCTCGACGTCACGTTCGATCTGCTCGCGATGCCGATGATGAACCGCAAGAGCGTGAAGGAGACCAGCGCGGTCGACTACTTCACGCAGTGCTACGCGCTCATCGCCCAGAAGGCGCGCCAGAAGGTGTTCAACGCCTACGCCGAGGAGCTGCTGCCCGAGAAGATCGGCAACGAGGGCTTCGCCTTCATGTACGGCGAAACGGTCGCGGCGTTCCTCAAGAACGTCGGCATCGACCAGAAGAATGGCCATCGCGCGCTGCACACGACCGGCGCGGTGAAGAGCGGCGACTTCTACATGGCAAAAAAGCTCGCGGGCGCCCTGAAGGGCCTCGGCACGCCGGCGAAGGCCTCCCTTCCGACCCTCGCGGAAGCGAAGGCGGGCAAGGGCGGCGCCGGCGGCAAGCTGATGAAGCCGATCGTCGACGAGGTGGAGAAGTTCCTCGCCTCGAACGCCTACAAGAAGTCCGCGAACCCGACCGCCGTGCTCACCGCGTGGCTCGATGCGGAACGTAAGGCCGCCATCGCCGCGACGCGGGCGGGGATGCTGTCGCTCTCGAAGCTCACGTTCAACGTCATCGTCGGCCAGGTCTGGTTCTCGGAGTTCAAAGACTTGAGCGAAACGACCATGACGCTGAAGCTCGGCGGCGTCGACATCGCCTGCAACGCGAAGCTCGAAGAGGAAAAAATCGAGCTGTGAGCAGGAGTCTGAGGGCGCGCTGAGCGCCCTCAGCGGGGGTTCGGGGGCAGAGCCCCCCGACAGAAGATGCAACGGCACGTTGCCTCGGGAGGGTTCGGGAGGGGCGAGCAGCCCCTCCCGGGCGAAAGATAGGGTGCCCAAGTGAGCGTCGACAACGAAGACGATGAGGACGCGGATTTCAGCAAGAAGCGTGGCGAGCCTCTCGCGTTCTCGGAAGAGGACATGGACGCTCGTAAAGAACCGGGCTTCGTCGCTCAACGTGTCGACGCCGCTGCGGACAAAGGCGCGAGCGGCAGGTGGGGTGAGCAAGAGCATGGGCTTCACCCAGCAAAACCTCGGCAACGCACGGAGGGCCACGGGCGTGAGCGAAGAGGCGCTCGTCGCCGGCGCGGCCGACCAGGGAGGCGGCGAGCTGAGCGAGGAGGTCCAGGCGACGCTCAAGCGCATGGGCCGGCGCGCCGCGAACGAGAGCAAGCGCAAGGAGAAGCTTCGCGAGAAGGTCGAAGAGGCCGTCAAGGAAGTGCTCCGAGCGGCCGACGCGCGTTCTCGCGAACTCTCCGCGCGCTCCGGCATGGGCAGCATGACCGTCACCGACAGCATGACGCAGGCGATGCGGGCGATGGCCGAGACGATGGGCATCCTCGCCGACGAGGTGCTCGGCAAGCGCTGGGCGCTCGAAGACCCGCCCGAACCGAAGTAGGCATCTGGCGGCTACCCAACGAAGTTCTGACGTTTCAACAGGAGATTCCGATGACCGACGCAGCCGAGACGATCGAGACGACTTCCGAGCAGACCAACGGCAAGAAGAGCACGGCGCACGACGCCTTGCGCGAGAAGGTTCGCGAGCTGTCCGTGCGCACGCGCGGCCTCAACGATCTCATCGCGCTCGCGGAGACCGAGGACGCCGCGCAGAAGGCCGAGATCGATCGGCTGCGCCTCATCGCCGACCAGAACGACGGGCTGCGCTCGCAGGCCGAGACCCTCAGCGCCGAACTGAAGGCCAACAAGGCCGACAAGAGCGCCGGGGCGAAGGCCGAGATGCAGAAGTCCGTGCTCAACGAGGAGCGTCGCTCGGGCCGCCAAGAGGTCATCGACGCCATCAAGACGCTCATCACCGCGCACCAGGAGAAGGTCCGCGAGGCCGTCGCTCTGCGCAGCGACCGCAACACCGACCGCTCGATCGCCCAGAAGGCCAACGCCGACGAGCGCGCCTTCATGCTGAAGGTCGAGACCCTGGAGGAGCTTCTCCGCTCGCTCTGACCGCGACGCGACCTCGACCACGGAGACACGACCTATGCGCCCCGCCGAGTCCCTCTCGAAGCTCCTCGATGCCCTTCACCGCAAGCTGCGCGCTGTTCAGCGCGTGAGCTTGGGGCGTCATCTGCCTCGCGGGGTTACGCTCGGCGAGGCGAAGGTCGTGCGCGCGGTCGAGCGCGTCGGCAACTCGGGCGTCTCCGTCATCGCGCAGTACCTCGATCTCTCGCACCCCTCGGCCGCGAGCCTCATTGGCAAGCTGCGCGAACGCGGCCTCATCGCGATCCAGCAAGCGGGCGCCGCCGATGGGCGCAAGAAGCGCCTGCGGCTCACGGTGAAGGGTGCCGAGGTCGAAGAAGCCCAGGCGACCGCCGAGCGCGAGGCGGCCGAGATGCTGCTCTCCGCGCTCAACAAGGAGGAACAGATCGCGTTCGTCCTGTTGCTCGAAAAGGTCGTCGCCGGCAAGGACGGGTTCCTCACGCCCGAGCAGAAGGACGCCGCGCCGAAGACCAAACCCATGAGCTTCTCGGCGGGCCCGCCGCCTGCCCCACGCGCCTCCTCGGCAGGAGCCTAGATGTCCGACTTGCCGCAAGCCACGACCCTCGCGGGAGGGATCTTCGATGCGCCCGAGGTCCGTGCCGCGATCAAGGCCGCCATCGTCAAGAACGTCGAGCCGGCCGAAGTGTGGGGCGACCCCGCCTACGATCCCGAGTTCGGCGGGTGGGTGGCCGTCGTCGCCGTCACGCCCACGGGGCCGCTGGTTCGGGCAGGGTTTCGCCTGAGCCTCGCGAGCGCGAAGTCGGAGCCCCTCGGATGACCGGCGCAGCCTCGAAGTACGGACACGAGCACGTCTGCTACGCGTGCGAGCTGTCGTTCGACAAAGAGATCGAGCGGCTGACCGAAGAGCGCGACGCGGCCATCCTCCGCGCCGAACGCGCCGAAAAGGCGCTGAAGACCTACCTCGACGAGCTGCGGAGCAAACCATGATCGCCGTTTACAAATACGTCCTCGCCGAGACGGACGACCAGACGATCCTCATGCCCAAGGGCGCGAAGATCCTGAGCGTCGGCGCGCAGCGAGACCTCATCTGCCTCTGGGCGCTCATCAACGACGGAGAACCGATGATGGGCCATCGCTTCTACATCGTCGGCACGGGCTACCCGGCCTCGCACGTGGTCAGGTCGACGTTCCTCGGCACGGTCTCTCTGCACAACGCGGAGCTGATCTTTCAGGTCTTCCAGGACAACGCGGTGAACAAGTGACTTCTCTCAAAGAGACCGTCGTGAAGGCAGGCGCGGCGCACTACGTGCTACCGAAGACGGGCGACATGAAGGTCGAGGCGCACGCGTTCCTCTCGGAGCCGCTGTTCGAGGCCTCCGAAGAGAACGTCTGGACGCAGATCGCGACCGGCGCCTCGTTCGACACCGTCACGGGCGCGTACCTGATGCCCGATTGTCACTCCGGCTACGGCGTGCCCATCGGCTCGGTCATCGTGACCGACAATGTCATCATCCAGGGCGGCTCGGGTTACGACATCTCGTGCGGCGTCCTCTACATGAAGGCGTCCATGAAGGCGCATCAGGTCGCGGACCGCGTGAAGCGGCGCACGTGGATCTCGGAGATCGAGCGCCGCATCTCCATGGGCAAGGGAAGCCACCGGGCCGACATGATGCCCTCTTTCACGACGGACAAGGCGCAGGAGATCCTCCGCTATGGAGCGAAAGCGCTCGGCGTCGACGAGATGCTCTGCGAGCGGCAGTACATCCCCGTCGCGGAGGGCTACGACCTCGGCAGCATCGAGCGCGCGGCCAAGCTCGTGCAGCCGCAGCTCGGGAGCGTCGGCGGCGGCAACCATTTCATCGAGATGCAGTGCGACAAGGAGACCGGCGAGGTCTTCATCATGATCCACTGCGGCAGCCGCGGGTACGGCTGGCAGACCGCGAACCACTTCTTCCACGAGGGCGCGAAGGTGCGTGGCCTGCCCGACAACCGTCGCGAGGACTCGTGGCTCTACGCCGACGAGCCGCTCGGCAAGGCGTATTGGGCCCACCACAACAGCGCCGCGAACTTCGCCGTCGCAAACCGTCACATCATCGTCGACGGCGTGAGCCAGGCGACGCGCGTGGTCTTCGGCGGCGAGGTCGAGGTCTACTACGAGATCAGCCACAACCTCGTGCAAGAGGAGACGCTGGCGCTCCCCGACGGCGCAACCAAGCGCGGGTTCGTGCACAGAAAAGGCGCAACGCGGGCGTTCCCCGCGGGCCACCCCGACCTCGCGGGCACGCGTTGGGCGGAGACCGGCCACCCGTGTCTCATTCCCGGCTCGATGTACGAGGGCGCGGCCATCCTGTTTCCCTTGCAGGGCGCGTACAAGACCGGCTGCTCGGTCAACCACGGCTCGGGACGGATCCTCGGACGCAAGGAGGCCCAGCGCCAGCTTGGGAGCAAGCAGGCCGACATCAACGAGGAGATGGCCACGGTCAAGCGCACGTTCAACGGCGTGCCCATCGAGGGCATCCTCTCGAACCACCGCCAGATCCCCCTCGACGAGTGCGCTCACGTTTATAAGGATTTGGACGCTGTCCTCGACGTGCTCAAGGTTGAGGGCATCGCGCGCGTGAAGAACCGCCTCTACCCGATCGCGAATCTGAAGGGCGCGGACTGACCATGTGCGATCCACTTCGGTTGTCGACGAGGCAGATGCGCGCGGCGACAAGGCGCTGCGCGGCGAAACCCACGAGTCGGAACCTGCGGACGCTTTTGAAGTGGTATCTGCGCTGCTGCAACGCATGGACGAGGGTTCACCAGCCCTACCTTCCCGACCATCGTCAGGGCGTTTCTCGAAGTGTTCGTCACGACGGCAAGAAAGCGTTCAATCTCTCGGCGGCTCGGCAATTTGTCGAAGCGATGAATCGCACGCGTCAACAAGAGGCTCCGACCTGTCGCGAATCTGAAGGAGCGAACTGATGGAGTCGCCTCCCTACTGGATGGTCTTCGACGTCGAAGCGGTCGGCCTGCACGGCGAAGGCTTTGCCGTCGGTTACGTGGTCATCGACACCAAGACCGGCGAAGAGGTCGACAGCGGCATCGCCATCGCGCACGAAGACCTCTCGCCGGGCCTGCCCGACGACAGGGACTGGATCAAGAAGAACGTCGTGCCCGCGCTCGAAACGTACGTGCCTCGGGTGCGCGCATCAAAACCCGTCGCCACGATGACGGCGCCCGACGTGCGCCTGTTCTTCTGGGAGCTGTGGCGCTTCTGGCGAGCCCAAGGCGCCTGGCTCGCGGCCGACGTCGCCTGGCCCGTCGAAGCACGCTTCCTCGCCGCCTGCGTCGATGAGAGTCGAGGGCGCGCCGAGAAGGGCCCCTACCCCCTCATCGACATCGCTTCGGTGCGTTTCGGCGCCGGGCTCGACCCTCTCGCGCACGAAGACCGCTGGCCGACCGAGCTGCCCGCCCACAACCCCCTCGCGGACGCGAGGCAGTCGGCCCGCCTGCTCCTCAAGGCCCTCGCGAGCGGTAAGACCTGTGAAGACGGAGCCGACGATGCCCGATGAGAAGTCCGACACGGTCTGGAGCTACGCGGACAGCGAGCACGCCGAAAGTCTCGACGGCGACTGCAAGACGCCTGAAGAAGCGATTGCCGAAGCACATCGCGAGTACGAGGGTCGCGAGTTCTGGCTGTACGAGTGCCGGCGCTGCGACGTGCGCGAGTTCGTCCCCGACCCGTCGGACATCATCGAGATCATGCGCGAGCGCGCGTGCGACGTCGCAGGCGACGCGGCGGAGGACTTCCCCGACGTCAGCGACGCGGCGGCGAGCGAACTCGAAGGGCTCCTCGACGCGTGGGCCGAGAGGCACTGCAAAGCGCAGTTCTGGACCCACAGCGGGTGCGCCGACGCCGAGTACATCGCCGTCGACGATCCGCGCAGGTTTCCGAAGGAGTCGTGAGCGAGCCGTCAAGCCGCCCTCACATGCTCCGCCTGGAATCTGCGTCTGATTCCACGCCCCCACCACCGGCCCCCTCGGGCGCCCCCGCGGCCTCCGCATTCGACTGTGAGCGCGAGGATGAGGCTGTGCATGCCCTCTGCCCCAAGGCTTGCCCGTTAGATTGACACGTAATGAACCTCGTGTATTATCTGCCCACATGAAGACCGTCGAGCTGACGCGCGAGAGCTTGCGAACCCTCCTCGACGACGAAGCGCACGAGAGCGCCCAGGTCACCGACCTGCAATCGCAGCTCACGCGTCACGTCCTCGAAGCCCGCACGATGCGCGAGGAGCTTCAGAAGGCCCGCGAACATGTCGACACGATGGAGGGCGTCATCCAAGACCAGTCGCGCCACATCGAGGGCCTTCGCGCGCTCGTGATGGAGCTGGGCAAGGAGGGGAAGGTCACGATCAAGCAGCTCGTCATCCTCTCCGAACGCCTCGGTGTCCACCTCTCGTTCATCGCCCGCAAGGCTCGCTAGGAGATCGATGAAGACCTTCCGCATCTACGCCCACGCCTCGACGGCCATCACGATGTACGTGCATGCGCCGAACGAAGACCTCGCGCTCGGCAGGGCGCGCGAGCGGCTCGCGGTCGACCTCTCGCCCACGCAGTACCGAACGGTGAGCCAGCCGACGGCGATCGGCGCGTGGGAGGCCGAACGGTTCGGCGTGAAGGAGCCGCGCGAGGTCGCCGACGGTCGCAAGCTTCGCGTGGGCGAGGTCGAATACTGCCGGATGCGCAGCTACGACGTCGGCTACGACATCGACGCGTTCCACGGCATTCAGTGGCGCCACATCGTCGACGATTCGGTGGCGCTGTGCCGGACCAACTCGCTCTGGGGCTCGGGCGGCACGATCGACGCGGACGTCAGGATCAGTTGCCCGTTCTGCCTCGACATCCTGCACGCGGAGATGCGCTACCCGCATCCCGAGCTGATGGCCTACTACCGCCGCATGGGCAACCGCGCGGTCGCGGAGCTGTCGCCGGAGAGCGTGACGGGCAAGGTCTCGCTCCTGGTCAACGGCGTCGAGATCAAGAGCGTCTTTCGCACCGAAGGCTTGAACCCGAGCGTCTACGACGAGGCCTTCGGCGTCGCCTACGGGCAGCTCCGTACGCTGTGCGAGACCATCAACAAAGCGGAAGCTCCTACCCCCGTCGAGCCCTCTCGCCCGCGCAAGGAGCTGCCCCTCGCGCGAGACGACAACGCTCTGCGCGCGACGTACATCGCCCTGCGCTTGCAGATGGAGAACGCCGAGTCCGAAGGCCAGTTTGTCGCGCGCGACGTGCTCGCCGAGCGCCTCGCCGCCGTGGCAAAGGAGCTGACCGTGCCGATGCGTGAGGACGTCGAAGCCTACTTCGACCGAGACGACGAATGAACGCCATCCACGAGTTCGGCTACTTCAACGAGAAGGACGGCCTCTTCCTCCGGTACACGAACGACCGATGCCTCATCGTTCGGCGTAACGAAGGCGTCGACTGCGCGCTCGAAGAGCTGCCGCATCCGCCGGCGAGAAACGATCAGGTCGGCATGACCACGTGCCTCAGCGGCTGGTCGAACATGTTCCTCTGGCTCGGGCGGATCCAAGCACGCCGGAAGGAGAAGCGATGAGCGACAAGGGCGTCGGTGGACCCTCGCAGTCCGACCAAGAGATCCTGGAGAACGCGCAGAAGTGGGATCTGCTCGCGCGCGTCGTCGGCTACAACGAGCTGGTGAAGACGGCCGAGACCCTTGGCGAGAAGATGTACCTGCGCCTCGCGCGCGACAGCGCGCTCGCGAAGTACGCGTCGCTTGGCGGGCAGTTCGACGTCGAGCAGGACGAGCCCGTCCTCATCGTGCAGACGCGCCCGCCCTTTCTCGTGCTCTCCGACGACGACATGAAGCTGATGCGCGAAGCCGTCGCGGCCCACGACGAGCGCGTGGCTTCTCGCAAGTCGACGGAGTAATCTCTTTGCCATGAAGGGCTCCGAGTTCGTCGCCACCGTCAAGAACGTCCGAGGCCCGCAGCTCTCGCGCATGGCCTTGCAAGCCATGTTCGACGAGGAGACGCCGAACTTCCTCGACGAGCGTCGCGAGTGCTTCACCGAGGCCATCATCGACGGCGGCTACTACCGCTGCGACTACGAGGTGATGCCGAACTACCTCGCCATCGGCACCGACGACGATTTCGTCACCTGGCCGCTGTCGATCGTCGACCTGCAAGAATACTGCGACCGCGCGCCGATCGCGTGGACGGGCGCGGGCGGCGGCACGGTCAACGAGTGGTTCATCCCGCCAAAAAAGATCGTCTTCACGACGTGGGTCTTCAGCGACTGCAAGATCGTCCCCCAGGCGTTCGGCGCCATGGCGACGATGACCTGGCCCGAGACCATCCTCGCCGAGCAGGAGCGGATCAACGGCGCGATGGAACGCAATGGGTGTCTGCTTCGCGCGTTCGTGCGCGCGAAGAAGGCCTACATCACGGCGCCGAACGTGAAGACGGAAGGCGGCCCGAACGGCAACGGCACGCTGCACTTCACCGGCTGGTACAGCTTCGATCCCATCATCCCCGAGGAGCGTACGGTCGGCACGCTCGACGGCAAGCTCGTGTACGCGGTGCAAGCGGGCGATGAGATCGGCGGCAAGATCGGCCACGAGCCCGAATACTTCGACTACTCGCACGGCTGCGACCTCGTCTACCACGAGGTCCTGATCAACGGAGAGCGGTTCACCTTCGACGAGGTGTGCAGCCATCCAAAGCTGTGCGTGCTCGTCTCGGACCAAGGCCCCTTCAACCCGCGCTACCCGAACGTCGGCGTGAGCGTTCCGCCGGCGCGCAAGACCTCGCGGATGCCCGCAGCGGCGCAAGTGCCCGCCGGCGCAAAGCCTCCCACGTTCGTGACCAAGGGCGGCGTCGCGACGCTCGTCACGCCCGGGACCATCGGGCCGCACGTGGCGATGGACGTTTCGCCGTCGCAGGCCGCGCCCGTCGCCCTTGCGCCGACCGGCATGAGCGGCTCGACGAAGCTCGCGATCGTGCTCGCGGCAGGGATCACCGGCTACGCGGCCTGGTACTTCTACAAGACGAGGGCGAGGTAGAGGATCATGTCTCAGCCCTATTGCTACGCGGCCTCTCCCGTCTACATGCGAACGACCCTCGTCGCGCACACGAACGAGACCTACGTGCCCTCGTCGACCGTTCCCGCAGCGACGCCGCTGCCGATGGGATGGACCGTTCTTCAGTCGACGTCGCTGCCTCCGCGCTGGAAGCCGTGCATCGGCTGTGGCGGCACGGGCGGCTCCATGCAACCTGTCGATTGGGCCGTTCGGCCGCAGTGGATCACGTGCATTCACTGCGGCGGAGGGTGCGGGATGTTCTTGCCGGGCTAGCCCGTTCCCGTTCCCGTTCCCGTTCCCAGCGCGCCGAAGGCGCGCGTTCCCGTTCCCGAATCTCGTGCCGAAGGAGCGTCGAGAGCGAGAGCGAGACGAGATCGGGCAGCGGGAACGCTCGCTGCGCTCGCTGGGAACGGGAACGGGAACGGGAACGGGAACGGGAACGGGAACGGGTGAGAATCGAGGAGCTGGGATCGAGGCGCGAGTGTGACGAGGCGACGGGGGTCGCCCGCGGGAGAGACCATGAAGGCGAAGTTGAAATGCGGCGCGCCCACGCGCACCGCGCAGTTGCATCCATCGATCCGCATCGGCGGCGTCGCGCTCGAACGCTGCGAGCGCGACGTGCTGCCAACCATGACGGTGTGCGAGCTGCACGCGTCGCCCGACGCCGTCCGCATCGCGATGACCGCACTCGCGGCGCGGAGGACGCCGTGAAGGTCCGTCTGAAGGTCGAGATGAGCGCGGACGTCGTCGTCGAGATGACCGCAGAGCAGTTCGCGGCGCTGGAGGAGAACCTTCCCTGCTGCGAAGACGGTCTCCCCGGCACGATCCAAATCGACTGGAGCGAGGCGATGAACGGTCTCACTGACCTGGAGATCGTCGACGCGGACGAGGTGAAGCCTCCAAAATCGAAGGCGGTCGAACCGTGATCCGGCTCGCCGACCTCGTGAAGAGGGAAGGTTCGCTGAGCCCGAGGCAGGTCGGCCAGGTCCGAAGGTGGCTCGCGGACGATTGGGAGACCGCGGATCTCGGCCGAGACGTCGTCAAGCTCATCAAGAGGATGCTCGCGACCATCGACCTCGCAGCGTCCCGCCCGAGGTAGCCCGTGCATTTCCTCGAAGCGGCAGTGCGCCGTGGAGAGCTTCGCCACCTCCTGCTCAACCAGCGCCACGCAGCCGTCCTCGTGCACGTCCGCGCGAAGGAGAAGGTCCTCGTCCTCGATCCCGGGCTCCACATCGCCAAGGGCGACGTGCAGTGGCTCGTGCTGCCCGAGGAGTGGCGCATCGTCAGCCCCGACGGCGACGTCATTCGCCCTTCAGGGACCTTTCTTGTCACCGTAGAGACCTTCGACCCGTGTCACATGGTTGCCGACGTTCGCGACGATCTCATCCCCTTCTACCTTCGACCCAAGAAACGGCGCGCGAGATGACCGTTCCCGAAGAGTTTCCGCTCGACCTCATTCGCCTCTGTCGCAAGCACGATGTCGCGATCACGTCATGTCGGTGTGGCGATGGAATCAAGGCGACGCGCGCGAGCGAAGATGGACCCTTCCTCTGCGGCATCCTTGTTGACGCCGATCATGCCGAAGCGCACACGGGGTACTACAGCGGCGACGAGATTCGCGTGTCGCTCGACGAGATCGTGGTCGTCGAGCTACGAAAGGAGGAGCCATGATCTCTTCCTTGCTCGCGACCGCATCCTCTTTCGATTCCACGACTTACGCCCCGGAGGCCTACCCGTCGTGGAGGACGATCGTCTTGATCTTGACCGCCACTCTCTTGCCGATGCTCGCCGCGATGGTCGTGGTCATCTGGGCCGTGCTCGCAAAGCGCAAGGTGGTGGTCGCAGCGCCGCCCGTGAGCGCGAACTACAAGATCGAACGCCTGATTGTGCACGGTCCTCGCTGCCAAGCGTGCGACAAGGCGTTCGTTGACGACGATCTCGTGCTCGCGCTCGAAGGTCGCCCCCTCGCCCATGCGCGCTGCCTCGCGGTGGAAGCGAACAAGCGCCCCGGCAAGGCAACAGCCCTGCCGCTTCCGCGCACCGACGACGAGCCTTCCAGACCCTCCTCGGAGCGCGTCGTCTGATGGCCCGCGGACGCGTCAAGGGACGCCCCTACCGCTTCGCTGGCGCCCGCATCGCAGCGAGTGACAAGCTCGCGTGCATGGTCGAGAGCCCGTCGTTTCCGTTCTACTGCTGCTCGCGCGTGAAGAGGCACCCAGGCGATCACATCGCCTGCGTGTTTTCCGAATCGACCGACGAGCCATCGAGAACGGTCGCGCAATGGCCGCGCCGTGAGGAGCCCAAATGGTGAAGCCGGACCGGCCGTTGAACCTCGACAAGCTGAGCCACCGCTTGCGAGCGAGCAAGCGCATCGGCGTCTCGATGACGTTCATCGATCTCGACGACTTTCAGAAGCTCATCGATCTCGCCGAGAAGGTGGAGCTGCTCGGCGCGCTCTACGAGACGCGCAAGACCGATCGCACGACGTACGACGACGTGGCCGCCGAAGTGATCCGCGCAGGTCGCAGCCTCGCCAAAGGCTCTCTCTGACCGGCTCGTCGTAAGTCGCATAAGCCGCCGGATTCATAAGCACGTACTTTAGGTCGTCGATTGGCGTTGCGTTCGAGCCGTTGTGGTGTATTCTCGACATCTGATCTTCTCAGGCGAGGGAAGATCGATTCGGCGAGATGGGGCACATGGCGAAGAAGGCGGCGGACGAAGGTCTGACGGAGGGGCTGCTTGCTCCGAAGCGGACTCCCATGTTCGAGGCGAGGCTCACGGGCTTTCGCGATGCGCAGCGCGTCTGCCTTCGCGAGTCCGCGGCCTCGTTCGTCGAGTGGGGAAAACTCCGTGCGGCAGGGGAGCAGGCGAAGCTTGGGCCCGTCCAGGTCCGCTACCAGGCCATCCGCGCGCTGCGTGAGAAGATCGAGGAAGCGAGCCGCTGGGCGTGGAACGAGACGACGCTGACGACCGAGTGCGACCACGACCTCACCGTGGACGAGACCATCACGAGCGCGAAGTTCTGCCGCCGGTGCGGCGTCGTCGTCGCGGCCGAGTCGCACGAGAGCGTGCTCGAATGGCTGCTCGACAAGCTGAGGAAACGCGGCGACTCCGAAACTCTCGTCGCTGAAGCTGAAGCCCGCCTGCGTACAAGGAGCGCACCATGAGGCGACGAGAAGGACTGCTTTCGACCGCGTTCGCCGCGCTCGCCGTGCCCGGATCGGGTTCGTCCATTCAGCACGTGATGGGCGAAACGCTGAAGTACCAGGATCGCTTGGAGGCCGCGGAGCATCTCCCCGACCCGCCGACGATGCCCCTGTGGGACATCTTCCTCGGGCTCGACACGCTGGACCTCGTCAAGCTCGTGCTCCTCATGAACGTGCAGAAGATTGTCGTCGAGAACGTTGCGAAGGCCGAAAAAGTCGGCAATCGGACGGTCGGCGAGGTCTGGGAAATGTGCGTTATGGCCGTGTCCAGTCGGAAGCTTCCGAAGCAGGCGGTGATCGACGCGAAACGCATCATGACCAACGGCGCGAACATGGAGTCGCAGAACCAACTTCGATACGGGTGTCTGACCGCGATTCGATCTTTGCAAGAAGAGCCCGAGCGCCAGATCGAGGCGGCGCGCGCTCTTGCCAAGAGCGACTCGACGCTGATGGACGAAGAGACGCGCGAGGTGATCGAAGCGGTCGTCGAAGAAATCGAGCGCAACATGCGCAAGGACGGCAAGCTCGGAGCTTCGTCGCCAGCGCAGGCTTTTGCTTCCGCGGTGAATAGGAAGCTGTTGCAAAGGCCCACGTCGACGATTCGGCAGCCCGCACGTCTCGTGATGATTGAGTGGGGGGCGCACGCGCTGGCCCTCTCCAACGCGGGCGAAGCCGACGGTCTCGACCGATCCGCATTCGAGCTGACGCGGGCAAGCCTCTCGGATCAAGAGCTGCGAGATGGTTCGGAAGAATCCGAAAAAATGGCCCAGGCGGCTGAGATTGCAGTCTTCATGGGCGTCGCTTGGGCCGCGTGCGGCTTTCCACAAATCGTACCTTCCCACAAACTCGCCGCCGCTCTCATGGCTACGGACTTGCCGGAAAACGTCGAACTTCACCTGCCGTGGAACTCTTTCGCCGTGGTTGTGCCTGACGGTCTTTTGCCCGAAGACGCTTCCAGTTCGCGTTACAAGTCGGTCGATATGATCGGCTTGGCGATCAGCGGAGAAGCGAAAATCGGCGTGTGGATTGGGCACAAAAACCACGGCATCATCGGGGTCGATACATTTCCTTCGCTTGGCGAGATGCTCGCCTGCAAGAGCTATGAGCCGGAGCAGGAGCTGCTCATGCGCCTTCTCATCGGCTGCATTTTGGAGATGGATTCGCCTCGCGCGCGCGAAGGTGTCCGCACAAGTGCCATCGCAAGGAAGAAAAGCAGGGAAGACAAGCGTCCGACCGCGTGGAGTTTCGAGCTGAAGCGAGACGTGAAGGTCGACTGTCGCTCGTGGGTGCGCGACTACGTCTCCTCGGGCGGGACTTCTCCGTCGGTCCGATCGCTTGTGCGCGGACACCAGAAGAGGCAACGCTACGGCCCCGGCGGAGCGCTCCGAAAGTGGATTCACATCGAGCCTTATTGGAAGGGGCCGCTCGACGGCCCGATTGCTGTGCGAGCGCACAAAATCGGAGCCTCGTGAAGCTCTACTTCAAGGTCGGCACGATGCCGGCTCGCTACTACGACGTCTACCGCAAGAGGAAGGCGCCTGTCGTCGGTGACGTCTTCAAGATCATCGACACCGCCGTCGCCGGCAGCAAACCGTTCCAGGTGCGTCTCACCGAGATCAAGCTGAACCCGTTTGCGGTCGCCATTTACTTCGTCGAGCAGTGGTGAAAGGAAACCGTTCGTTGGCCCTCATCGACCTCAAGCTCTCCCACAACGCGCTGCTCAGCATCTTCGACCTCCGAGGCGTCGGCGTCGACGGATGGCTCTCCATGAAGCGGGGAGAGGTCACGGCCCGCGACACCATCCACGTCGACGAGGCGGTCACGATGGACGTCCTCTACATGCTCGTCGAGACGCTCGTGCGCGCCTCGCCGCCCATCTCCGAGCTGTTCGCCGTGGAGGTGTCGGAGAGCCGCGCTCGGGAGCTGTCCGGCGGCAGCGAGGAGCCATCATGAGCGAGAAGGACGAGTTCATCGCTCTGCCCGTCGACATCTCGAAGGTCGAGTTCGTTCCGATCGCTATCCATCTCTCGGCGGAGACGGTCCGCGGCATGTGCCGTCACTGTCGCGCGATGCGTGAGCAAGGGGCGAGCGAGGAGGAGATCAAGGCCTCCCACGACGCAGGGCTCAAGAAGCTCTTCAACGAGGGCGACGTCTACTACTGCGACACCGATCGCGACGACAGCAACAAGGAGGAACCTTCGTGAAGGTCATCGAACGCGCGCCGGCGAAGAAGCCGTGGTCGGCCGAAGCGGAGTGCATCGGCTACGGCAACGGCAGCCCGAAAGGCTGCGGCTCGAAGCTTCTGGTCGAGGAGGGCGACCTCTACAAGACGTACAGGGACTACTCCCGTGAGAACGCGGCCTCGGGCATCTACCCGACGTTCACGTGCCCGGTCTGCCACGCCGAGACCGACGTGCCGCTCAAGGGCTTCTCTTCGCATCTGCTCGCGAGGCTTCCCGCGAGGGGTGAACACCCTCTCTACCAGGCGGCGAGGGACGAGCGATGAAGGTCCTCGAAAAAGGGCGCCCGCAGGCGGGCTGGTCGGTCGAGACCATGTGCACGGGCGCAGGCAACGGCAACGGAGGTTGTCGCGCGAAGCTCCTCGTCGAGCAGGGCGACCTCTACAAGACCGAGAGCAGCGCTCGGGACGAGACGACGACGTACACCACCTTCACGTGCGCCGACTGCGGCGTCGAAACCGACCTGCCCTCGCACATGGTCCCCGGACGCGTGCAGAACCTTCTGCCGAAGAAGTCCAATCACCCGATCTACCGCGACCAGAAAGACAAGGGCCTCCTATGAGCATCGACGGCAGCAAATACGAGTGGAAGCTCTGGGTCGGCCAGGACGAGACGATCAAGATCGAGATCGTCGGTGAGTTCGACGACGCCGGGCCCATGCCGATGCCGAACCTCGGCCACACGGTCGACGCCTCCGTCTACGCGCAAGAGGAGACCGTCTGCCACGACAACCTCGACATGGAGAACGCCGTCGCGCTCTGGAACGCGATCGGCCTCGCGATCCTCCAGGCGGGCGGCAAGCTCGAAGTCGAGGATGCCATTCGTCAGGCCGTCCTCGAAGACCGTTTGTCCGACAACTGAGGGAGCGTCGTCATGAAGGAAGAAGTGAGAGCCCAGGTTCGAGAGATCGACGGACAGCTCGTGCTCGATGACCCCGACGCCCTCGCGGTCCTGAAGGTCGTCGCGAAGCTCAACTGCGCGGCCCTCTTCGACGACAGCAAGGAGCGCGTCGCCCACTTCGCGAGGCGCGTCGTCGAGCGCGGCCTCAAGTCCGAGGACGTGGTCATCACGATCCTCAACGTCGACGACGTGCACGGCGGCCCCATCGCCGACATCCTCATGCCGAACCACCCGTGGGAGGAGTACCGAGCGCGCGGCGAGCTGCCCGTCGCGCGAGGGCTCGCCGGGCGCGAAGGCATCCAGGCCGTCCTCGAAGACTTCGACAAGGAGGCCGCGGCGAAGCTCCGGGCCTACAAGGGCGTCGCGGTCGTGGTCGTCGACCACGGCGTCGCCGAAGTCTACCCGACGTAGGAGGACGACCATGCACACCCTCGAAGTCAGTCACGGCTCGATCCGCGAAGGTCTCGCGACCATGCGCGTGCACCACAACAGCGATTGGTCGGGCACCGCGATCGTGCACATCGGCCGCAACGACTCGACGTACGATTTTGAGATCCCGGGCGAGATCCTCGTCAAGCTCGCCTCCTCGATCCTCGGCCCTTCGCTGCACAGCTCGCTCGACGACATGCTCGACAACCTCGTCCGAAGGGCGATGGAGTAGAGCGTCCGAGGTAAGGTCGGCTTTCGACAAGCCGGGATGGGCAGAGCAACGGTCATGGTGGACACCTGGCATCAATGCGTCGGTTGCCGGCGCTGGTTCTACGACGAGGAAGATCACGACGGCCACATGCCGTGCCCGGGGATGATGATGGAGCTGTTTCCCGAGACCTGTTCTCACGCGAAGCCCGACCTGCGAGCCCTCGACGATCTGCTGCTCGGCATCCAACGGGGCCGCGTCACCCTCGTGCGCGCGAAGGCGACCCTGGCGCGTTGGCTCGCGGGCGAGGACGTGAGGAACGAGGTGCAGCTCGACGCGCCCATCCACGTCGACCCGGACTCGCCGCGGGCGGTGCTCGAATGGCTCATCGACACGCTCGGCCGACACATGTGGGCTTACCCCAAGTCGCTCGCAAAGCAGGCGGCCGAGGCCATCATGCGCAGCGACGCTGCCCCCTACCAAGCGTTCCCCGTCACGTCGCCCGATCTTCTCGACCGCGCGCTCGACCAGCTCGAACGCTCGAATGAGCAAGACCGCGAGCACTTCTTCCTCCGGCTTCGGGCGCGCTTCTGCCTCGCGTGCGGGAGCAAGACCGACCACCGCCCCTGTTTCTGCGAAAACGATGAGTGAAGGAGAACCATGTCGAACGTTCGCACCCTTTTCGGAGGCGGCCCGAACAGTCCGCCTCGCACGGCCAAGCGCCCTCGCGGCAAGAAGCTCGACCCGGACTTCGGCAACATGTCCGCGCCGTCTTTTGTCCGCCTCTACATGCGTATTCAGGAGTCCCTCATGATCACCTTGCCCACCTGGCGCGAGAAGCTCCAGGCCCAGATCCCCCGCGTCATCGGCGTTCTCAACCATCTCCAGCGCGGCGGGCCGACCGACCCCATCACGCTCGACGCTTCCTACCGCCAGTCCGAGAAGGACGGCTACGGAGGCGACGGCCCGAAGAAGGTTTCGCCGGGGCAGAACGTGTCAATCGAGATCGAGTGCGAGCTGGGCTCGTTCGAGCCCGTCGACATCGTCGTCGACGCGTCCATCGCGCGCTACTTCGACATCATCTCGTTCAAGGTCGGTCGCGACGAGCAGCTCTGCTCGCAGAAGCCCGTCTCGGCGACGCACTACGCGAGCGATCAGGCTCTCCGGCGCCCGAACAAGATGATGACGTGCAAGACGCACCTCAAGATGTGCCTCGTGGTGCGCAACATCGGCCAGAAACCGCACACGTTCCGGGCAGTCGTCGTCGGCCGGCTCATGCCGACGCCGTGGGTGTAGCAGGGTCCGGGGCGCGCTCGATTTCGTCCTCGTTCCCGTTCCCGTTCCCAGCGCCGAAGGCGCGTTCCCGTTCCCGAAACCCGCCGAAAGCGAGACGAGATCGGGCAGCAGGAACGCTCGCTGCGCGAGCTGGGAACGGGAACGGGAACGGAGCTTGACGAGATGGATAAGGTCATATAGTATGGCCTTATCAACGTTCGAGGCGAGGAGAGCGGACCATGGCGACGCGTAGGCCCACCATCCACAACGAAGAGGTCGTCGGCCTCGCGGCGAGAAACCTCGTCGCCAAAGCCGTGCGCGAAGATGCGAACTTGGAGGGTCGAGAGGACGATTTTCTCGTCGGCGTTTCCCACGCGATCCAGTACAACGACGACGGCTACGACATCTGCCGATCGCTGGAGAGCGACGGTTGGGAGCCCGACGCAAAGCTCGTCGAGATCATGGACCAAGCCATCTTCGAGAAGATGGAAGCGCTCTCGACCGCCGAGCAGGTGTGGGCGGCGAAGGAGAAGATCGTCATGCGGTTCGGCGTGCGGGAAGCCGTCACGTTCGCCGACCGCACCGGCGCGTGGCAGAGGGGCGTGATCCTCTCGGTGGACGAGCGCCGCGCGAAGTACACGGTCTTCTGCGAAGCGCTCGGACACGTCCCGCAAGGTCAGAGCGGTGTGAGCGGCGTCATCCTGAACGAAGAAGAATGTTCGGCCGCGGAGGGCGTGTGAAAGCCGGGAAGACTGCGAAGCCTGCGAAGCTGCCGACGCTCGCCGAGATCGAGGTCGCGCTCGGCGAGGTCGGGCAGCGGGAACGCTCGCTGCGCGAGCTGGCAACGGGAACGGGAACGGGATGGAGAAGCCATGAAGCCGACGACGATCCTGGTGGAAGTGCCGCAAGCGATGATGGACGCCGCGCTCGCGGACGAGCACGGCGACGACATCACGATCCTGACCAACCACGTGCTCGAAGCGGGCGCGCTGCGAAAGCGTCAGCACGCGTTCGTCGAGCCGGGGCTCTCTGCGCTCGAAGGACTCACGATCAAGGGCGTCTACATCGGCGTGCTGCGCGACGAGCTGACGTTCGTCACCGAAGAGAAGGGGCTCATCTCCTTTCGCACGCACAACGGCCCCTGCGTGCGCACGACCTTCGCGGCCCAAGGTGCCGCGCACCTGCACGGCAAAATCTCGCACGTCGTCGCGATGCACGACCCGGCTCCCGGCGAAGAGCCCCACTACAACGGCCGGTACGAGTGGTCGCTCGTGACCGTGAAGGGCAACCACCTCATCAAGATTTGGATCGAGGGTCACGGCGCCTGGGAGTCGTCGATGATGCCGGGCTACGAGGCCGACTACGAGCACGTCCCGCAGACTGTCGAACGACGCCTGCGCGGCGACTCGCCTCCGGTCGAGCTGAAGAAGCGAGCGACGCTGTGAACGAGCTGGGCGGCGTGACGGTCGATCTCATCGTCGAGATCAAGGTCGAGGACCGGCGCGCTGCCGCAGCCGCTTTCTACAAGGTTGCCCCCGACGCGACGTTCTCCGGCGCCGTCGAGCGTTGGATCCTCACGGGCGAAGCTGGTCACGTGCCCACCATCCTCATCGCCATCGCGAAAGCCATCGCCGAAGCGCACGCGCAAAGCTTCCGCCGCGGCTACGAGTGCGGCCACGAACACGCGCGCGCCGACCGCGAAATCTCGGAGCGAATGAACAAGCTGAGGATCAAACGATGACCTCCCGGATGCACTACGAAGCCGCCGTCGGCCGCGCCGCGATCAAGACGCAGAAGGCGAAAGACGCCCTGCGAAGCTTCCTCGTGAGGAAAGCCCTGGAGCAGCTCGACTACCGCTCGGACCCGAACTTCGCCGCGCCGCGCACGCTCAAACCCGTCGATCTCATTCGGGCGAGCACCTTCGATCTTGGGGTCATCGCCGCGAACTTCGGACGTGGCGACTTGCACGACGCGCTGCTCGAAGCCGAGGTCGAGCTTGCGAGGGCCATCGACGCGCTGGAGAACGCCGAGAAGACCGAGACCTTCACGGAGGAAGGGTCGTGAGCGCCGGATCGAAGTTCGCGGACGACTTTGCCATCGCGCTGCGAAGGGCGCTCGCCGCCCTCGCGGTCGGGATCGTGATGATCGGCCTCGGCGCCTACCTCATCGGTTGGCACTTCGGGCACAAGAAGGCGTGCGAGATTCCGAGCACGTGTGGGAAAGCGCCATGACCATCAAGGACGACAACTTCTACACGAACCCGATGTTCACCTCCCCCGAGGAGGTGAAGGTTGCGGACCCTCCCGCGCGAGGCGGCTTGCCACAAGTCGCCGTCGATCCGACGTCTGTGCCCGCGTCGAAGGATTTTTCGTGGTCGTCGTACAAGGGCCAGCTCGACTGGCTGCCGCGGCGGACGATCTATTTGACGAGGCACGGATCGCACGCGTACGGCACCTCGCTGCCGACGAGCGATCTGGACATCCGCGGCGTCGCGATTGCGCCGATGCACTACTACACGGGTTTCCTCGACCGCTTCGAGCAAGCGGAATCGAAGGACCCGGATCTCGTCGTCTTCGAGCTGCGCAAGTTCTTCTCGCTCGCGGCCGACGCGAACCCGAACGCGCTGGAGATCCTGTTCACCGACCCGTCCGATTACCTGCGCGTGACGCCGTTCGGCGATCGGCTCCTGTCGATTCGCAAGATGTTCCTGAGCAAGAAGGCGAAGCACACGCTCTCGGGCTACGCCATCAGCCAGCTCAAGCGCATCAACACGCACTACCGCTGGCTGAAGAACCCTCCGAAGGCGCCTCCGACGCGTAAGGAGTTCGGACTGCCGGAGCGCACGGTCATCCCGCAAGACCAGCTCGCGGCAGCTCAGGCCGCCGTCGACAAGCAGCTCGCGGTCTGGAACTTCACGGGCCTCGACACCGTGGACCCCGCCACGCGCATTGCCCTGCAAGGTTCGATGGCGGAGCTGCTCGCCGAGATCAAGGTCTCGGCCGACCGGCTCCCCGAGGTCGCCGCGCGCGCCATCGGCTACGACGAGAACTTCATCGAGCTGCTCGATCGCGAGCGCCACTACACCGGCCGCAAGCGCGAGTGGGACAACTACCAGACGTGGAAGAAGACGCGCAACCCCGCGAGAGCCGTGCTCGAAGAGCTGCACGGGTACGACTGCTACACCGATGACACGGAGTTTCTCACAGACGGAGGCTGGAAGTATTTCGACTCGGTAACCGCCAACGACAAGCTTGCGACGGTGTTTGTGAACTGGTCGGACGATGCCATGACTCACCGTCGAGAATTTGGCGTCGAATACCAAGCGTTCACGGAGCGATTCGACGGAACTTTCACGGGCAACCTTTACCATTTCGAGGGCAACCATCTCGACGTGCTCGTGACGCCGAATCACCGCATGCTCATGCGCAAGCGCGAACGTGCTTCAAGAAAAACGTCGGAGTGGGAGCTTTCTGAAGCCGCTCACGTGCCGGACACGTTCGAGTTCCTCCATACGGTTGCAGCGAAGGAGAAAACGTATGGCACGTCTTCCGTTTTCGACGGGCTGCCCATCGGCGAAACGCCATACCTTCGTCTGATGGGCTGGTACTTGTCCGACGGATCTATGGCGTTTCGCCCGTCCGGTATTCCTGACGACATTCGCATCAGTCAGAAGAAAGGCGGGCGACTCTACGGATCGATGCTCAAGTTCGCCCGAAAGTACGCTGGCAAGGGCGTTCCCTGCACGCTGTACGAGTACGAGCGCGAACCGACGGCGTTCAGGCCTTACAAGATCACCGAAGCCGTGTTGTCCGTCAGGCACCTGCCTATGGCGGAACGAATGCTTCGCGATTGCGGCTGCACCGACGGGAAGCGGATTCCGAGATGGGTCTTCACCCTCTCGGAGAGGCTTATGGAGATTCTGTTCGACGCCATGGCCGCAGGCGACGGAACCATTCGCGACACGTCTCTGAAGTCGACGATTTACTACACAAATCTTCCTGGCCTGGCCGATGACGTTCAAGAGCTTGCGTTCTTGTGCGGCTGGGAGACGTCTATTTACGGCCCCTACGAGCCGCATGGCATGTATCACGTGCATGTCCACAAACACGCGGCAAGGACGCGCACGCTGATTCGGTGTCAGAACTTGTCGAAAGTCGCGGTCGAGAACCGTCGCATCGTCTGCTTCTCCGTTCCAAACTCGACGCTCGTGGTGCGCCGCAAAGGACACGTCAGCGTGCAGGGAAACTGCAAGCACGGCATGCACCTCGTGCGACTCATGTGGACGTGTCGCGACCTGCTTACGACGGGTGAGTACATCGTCCGCCGCCCCGACGCCGAAGTGCTGCTCACGATTCGCAACGGCGCGTGGAGCTACGACAAGCTCATCGAGTTCGCCGAGGCCGAAGACAAGACGCTCACCGAGCTTGCGAAGACGTGCACGATCTTGCCGAAGGAGCCTCCGCGAAAGCAGCTCAACGAGCTGTGCGCCGGGCTCATCGAGGAGTTCAACGTCGAGATCATGCAGGGGCGGTGATGGTAACCGACACCTACACGCCCATCCCGCAAATGGTCGGCGCGATCTTCTTCACCGCGTGCCGAACGAAGAAGCGCCTGCGGCTCGACGGGGACGTCTGGCACGCCCTGTTGTCTGGCGCTGAAGAAGGCAGCGGCAACGACGTCAGTATCGATCTGGAAGACGTGAGCGGGGATCTCAACGATCTCCTCGACTCGCCCATCACGCTCGCGGAAGAGGCGGCGCGCGAAGGTGAGGACAAGGCATCGTCGTGGACCTTCTACCGGATCGGCACGGCGAAAGGGATCGTCACGCTCCGCTTCTGGGGCGAGTCGAACGGGTACTACAGCACCGCCGCGGACGTATCCGTGTGGCGAACGTGAAGGGGTCAATCATGAACGTGAAGGGGTCAATCATGAGCGCGAAGGTCAACGTTCGAGAGATGGACGCTCGTTACCGTCGCTACGAGTGGGGCTGCGGGGAGCTGGTCGAGGGGCTCACCGCCGACGAGATCAACGTCTGCTACTGCGACTGGAGCGGCTTCTGCCACGAGTCCATCGACAGCGGCAACCACTACAGGCGAATCTCGGGCGGCTGGACGCCGTGGGGCGTCTACGATCGCGTCGAGCGCCCCTTTGCGGAGGGCATCGAGTGCATCCGTCGGGGCACGCGCTTCAGCGAGCTGTACAACAAGCACTCGCGGGCTCGTTGCAGCGAAGGCTACACGAGCTTCATCTTCCAGCCCGAGGTCGACACCGAAGCGCAGATTCGTGAGGGCGTCATCGAGATGCCGAACCTGCACCCCGTGCTGAAGGATCGCCTGCTCTACACGCTCGACATCGCGACGGGCAAGAAGGGAGGGTTCTACGCGACGCCCTCGCTCTGGGAGGAGACGCAAAACGCCGAGGGCGTCTTCTGCGACCGGATCGTGGAGCTTCATGGCGACGGCGCCTCGTTCGATCCCGCGCTGATTCGCGCGGGCATCGAGACCTCCCCGTTCCTCACCGAGAAGGCGCGCGAGAACCTCCTCTACAACCTCGGCAACTTCGAGAGGAAGAGTGCGTGATGCTCAAGAAGTTCTTCTCGACCGTGAGCGCCGAAATGTTCATGGACTCGGCCGGGCGATACGTCTTCCCCTTTGCCTCGGGCAGCAAGATGATGTGGGGCATCGAGCTTGCCGTTCGAGGGATCAAGGAGGACGACGACGTTGGTCCCCTGACGACGTTCTCGGACCTGCTCGTCTTCGCGTACGGGCATACGAACGATCGCCGATACCGTGAAGGTCTCGGCGCGAAGGTGTTTCACATCCCGGGGCCGACGCGCGAGCTGGCGGGCTACGCCGGCCTCTACCGCGGGCAGAAGGCCTTCCTCGAATGCGTGAAGCGCGTCTCCGTCTGCGAGGACCACAACCTCCCCGTGATGCTCGCAGAGCCCCTGCAAGAGCACCGCTGCCTCGTCATCGGCCCCGTCGCCTCTCTCGGATGCGACGCGTACTTCTCGGATGAAGAGCCATGAGCGGGGGCAAAGGCGCAAGCCTTACCACTGGTATTGGGACTTCCTCTGGCACGCGCACCCGCCGGCCATCGGCGTGTACGGCAACAGCTACCAGAACGTTCTCGCGACCTTCCCTGCCGACGATGCGGGTTTCAGGGCCGCCGACAAGTTGCTCGACGATCTGCGTTCCGGTCGGACCCGTGAGAAGGTCGTGCTCAACGACTCCCTCAAAGCGATGATGAGGATTTCGTGATCGTGCACATCCTCCTCATCGTCCTCTGCGCCGTCTCGTACGTCCTCATCGGCTACATGACGGCCGACTTCTTCAAGCAGCTCGCGCCGCCGCCGCCCTCACGCAAGGCGGCGGCCAAGCGCGGCGCCCCGGCCATCGAAGCGCCGAACCTCTTCATGGTTCGCACGGCCGCGCACGAGGCCGGCCACGCCCTGCTCGCGCTCTCGACGACCGCCGTTGCGCGCGTGACGGGCATCCGTGTCGACGACGACGGGCTCGCGGGCGTGATGAACTACCGCAAATCGCACCTCGTCTACCTCGACGAGAGCCCGCGGGCGCTCTGGTGCTTGCTCGTGATCGATCTCGGCGGCATGGTCGCTGAGATGATGGTGTGCGGTTCGGTGAAGACCAACCCGTGCCGCGACGATCTGCTCTCGGCGCGCGCCTACGCGAAACAGATCGTCGACGTCTCGACGCTCGGCCGCTTTCCGTGGTCGAGGCCGCGGCGCACCAAGGCGCCCGATTTCCACCGCATGTTCGAGGGCGGCTTGCCCGAGGTCGAGCACGAGGTGATGAGCCTCGCCTACGGCCTCGCGTGGGACCTCTTGGAACGCCGCCGTGAGCAGCTCGACGAACTTGCCGCGCTGCTCGCACACAAGAAGGTGCTCAGCGAGCACGAGGTCGAGCAGTGGTTTGGCAACCGCAACCTCTTGCTCGGCCTCGGCAAGATCATCGGCCATCGGTTCGTGTGAGGAGCGCCATGCACCTGCATCGAGAAATGTCGGCCTGCAAAACCTGCCAGCGATACGCCGCCGCGATGGCGGTCTTGATCGTGGTCTTGGCCGCCCTCGCCGTCCTCTCCGCCGTCTACCCCAACGCGACGTTCCCGTAGAGGAGCTTGTCGATGAAGCATGAAGCGCGAGGCTCCGGCCTCCTTCGGCAAGAGTGGTTCTCGGTCTGCTCGCGGCACAGGGCGCCTCACGAGGATTGCACGCTGTGCGATCAGGGCGAGTGGAAGTACGTCGCGTGGCTCGAAATCGAGCATGGCCTCTTCAGGCTCTCGCCGAGGCTGTGGAAGGCGTGGGCGAACCGGCCCTATCTGAACCCGAGCCGACGCTTCCTCGAAAGCGTGTTCCCCGGCCTGCGCAACAAGAGGTGACGAGATGGACAGCGGCCTCTTCAACATCTTCCTCGTGGGCGGCGTGCTCATCGGCACGCTCACCCACACCATCTGGACCACGTACCGACAAGGACCCGCGAAATGAGCTACACGGCCCTCTGGTGGACCATCGGCATCCAAACGATCGTCATCATCGTCTACGACATCCTTTTGCGCGGCGCGAAGAAGGCCGGCGCGAAACAGGCCGTGAAGGAGCTGACGAAGGTCGAGGTTGTCGCAACGAGCCTCAACGACCTCGCAAAGCAGGTCCATGACCTGTCGTCGAGCAAGGGGTGGTGGGATGACCAGAAGGACAGCGAAGGCGTCCTCATCTACGACGAGGTCTGCGAGCAGGTCCCGCTCAAGCTCGTGCTCATCCACTCCGAGACGTCCGAGGCCGTCGAGGTCTACCGCGAGACCAAAGACCTCGCGGAGCTGCGCAAATCAAAGTTCGTCCTCGACAAGAACGGCGCCATGAAGCCCGTCGGATTTGACTCCGAGATTTCCGACGTGCTGATCCGCGCGCTCGACCTCACACACGCGCTCGGCATCGACATCGACAAGGCCGTCTCAGACAAGCACGCCTACAACCAGACCCGCGCGCATCGCCACGGCGGCAAGAGGGCGTAGAGACGCGGCTTGTTGTAAGTCGAACAGGCTGTGCTGCGCATCCTGTTTTGCGCAGCGTATGCCGCGTAAGCCGGCCATTTGGCAAGTCGCTTGCCGCGGGCCCCACACAGGAAGAGGATCTCGCCATGCTCAAGGACGGCGCCGAGAACATCACGGTCAGCTTCAAGACGGAGGGTTCCGTCACCGCCGACGAGCTTGCACAGCTCGTCAAGGATTCGCCTTCGGGCATGGCGGGAGGCCAGGCGGGAGGCTGGAGCATCGTCTTCACGCGGCCTGGCTACAAGGCAAAGGCCGAGACGATCCACTACTGGTGCTTCTCGGCCCGCCGCATCGAGCAGGACGAGCCCTCGACGGAAGACCTGATGTTCATCCAGGGGTTCATCCGCAGCCTCGGCGGCCCCGACGTGCCGGGTGCGACGACGACGCCGGGCGGCTGGTACTGGACGTGGGCGGTCGGCGGCGACTGAATCCCGCCAAAGGCGACTGAATCCCGCCAAAGGCGCCCGATCCCGCGCCGAAGGCGCGCCCGATCCCGCGTCGAAGGCGCGCCCGGTCCCGGTCCCGATCGCCCGGCCCCGGCCCCGGTCCCCGAGACGAGACGAGACGAAAAGGACGACCTTCGGTCGAGCACGGGCTTTGCCCGAGGACGCGCCTTCGGCGCGAGGACGGCCTTCGGCCGAGGAAGGGAGAAGCGAGCCCGTGAAACGACAAGGCATCGACTACATCCGGCCCTACATCGTCATCACGCGCGACCACGCCGAGGCCTTGTTCCCGGAGTGGCCGACACTTGTCGACGGGTGTGGCAAGGCCATCCTCGACATGGGCGGCCCTGTCATCCTCCGCATTCACGAGCCTCGCGCGAAGGATAGGGGGCGCCACCACTTCACCTTCGAGGCCCCCTCGAACAACAAGACCCTCACGATGTGGCGGTCGAGAGACGAGGTCGCCACCGCGGCCTTCAAGAACCCGCCGTGAGCGGCCCCATTCCCATCACGAAGTACGTCGACGGCAAGAAGGTTCCCTGCTGCCCGTACTGCGACGAGGCTCCGCTCGACGCTCGCAAACCGTCGAAGGATGGCAGCGTGCTCTGGGACTGCTGCGGATGCCTCGGCGTCTGGTTGTTTCGAGAAGGCTACTGGATCGCATTCTGAGAGGATTCGAGATGATCATCGTAGAGCCCAGCGTCGTGATCGATGGCCCCGTGGACGGGGCCAAGATGCTCCGCGATCTCGAATGGATCGCGCGCCACTGCTACAAGAGCGAAGGGCTCATCTGCGAGGGCAGCGCAGAGAAGATGGCGAAGAAGCTCTTCGAGAGCGACCCGCCCCACGTCGCCATGGGCGATCACATCACCCTGCGCTGCGTCTTCATCTGCGACCGCGGCGTCTCGCACGAGATGGTCCGCCACAAGATCGGCGTCGCCTTCGCGCAAGAGTCGACCCGCTACTGCAACTACAGCAAGGACAAGTTCGAGCGGCAGATCACGGTCATCCGTCCGCCGAACCTCAAGCGGCCCGAGCGATGGGAGAAGGCCATGCGAGACGCCGAAGAGGCGTACATGGAGATGCTCGACGCGGGCGACCCTCCCGAGATCGCGCGCTCGGTGTTGCCGAACGCGACCAAGACCGAGGTCGTCTGCACGCACAACATCACGGCCTGGCGCCACATCTTCAACCAGCGGGCGGTGAGCAAGCGCGCGCACCCGCAGATGCGTCAGGTGATGGCGCCGCTGCTCTCGTGGTGCCGAGAGACGATCCCCGTCCTCTTCAACGACCGCGTCCCTGCGCCGCTCCCGGAGGGCGTGAAGCCCGCGATCGTCACCGTGGAGTGCCGGGAATGAGCGACCGCGAGGAGATGCGCAAGAACCCGTGGATCTTTCACGTCTTTCCTCCGAAGGTCGAGACGTGCACGGTGTGCGGCGGCTGCAAGTGTCAGAACCACCCGAAGATGCTCGTCTACCTCGACGGGCCGAGCTGGTCGCGCGAGCAGATGGTGCCTCCAGGCACAACGGTGCAAGAGCTGTCGGACTGGTGCGACAAGCTCCCTCACGTTCGACCTTTCCCGGTCCCCTGGGAAGGCATCGAGCGCCTTCACGCCGTCCTCAACGGCTTGCGGCAAGTCGTGCCCCCGGACGACGAGCTTCAGGCCATGGGGTTCGAGGTCGAGGGGCTCCTCGTCATCGTCGTGCCTCACAAGGCCGCGCGCCGGCCGATCTCGCCGCCCACCGTGAGCCCCTTGAACTGAGATGGACGCGAGGACCGCTTGGATCTTCGCGGGCGCAGTGTGGTGCTGCACCCTGCTCAGCATCGGCGTTACGCGGCTCTTGATCTGGAGGCTGCGCAAGAAGGTCGTCAGGCTCGAAAAGGCCGCCGCCCTGCACGACGAATGGTCGAAATCGAGGAAGGCGTCCGACAAAGGGACGCGCGTCCTCGACCTCGACCTTCACGACGAAGGCTAGTCGCGGTCTCGGAGCGCGCCGAGGACCGAGTAGGCCGCGCCGGCTGCGAGGCGGTCCATGTTCTCTTGGTGGCGGGCCTCTGGAGTCATCGAAGCGAGGCGGGTCTGGTCCTTGTTCCACATCCAGATGCCGACGCCCACCAGGCCGACCACGAGACCGCCGACGAGCAGGGTGCCGGTCGTGATCCCGGTCTGCTGCGGGGGCGCGGCATAGCCGATGGGCTGCGTGAACTGCGGGTCAGCGACGGGGACGACGGGAGCAACGACCGCTCCGGTGGAGGCGTTGCAAAGGAGGGGGCGACGGTACGGAGCGGCCATGGGCGGATCGTACATGGCGTGAGATGACGCGACAACCGCGTCTACGGGCAGGCGGCAGGAAAGGCGGGTGGCGATGCTGAGTCGAATCACAGCGCAGCGCAAAAGGCGCTGTTTTATGGTCTACGACATGGAGTGGATCCCGGGCCAGTTGGAGGTCCGTCTCCTCGGCCTGTACGACGGCGACCGATACCGCGCGTTCCACAAGGTCGACGACTTCCTCAACGCGGTGCTGGTGCGTGAGAACGCGGACAAATGGCTCTACGCCCACTACGGCGGCATGGCCGACGCGCAGTTCCTCCTCCAGCGCCTCGCCTCGCGCGCGGACGAGGGCTTTCAGATCGACGCGTCCTTCTCGGGCTCGTCGGCCATCATCATCCACGTCACGCGCGGCGAGCTGAGCTGGCACTTCATCGACAGCTTCTGGCTGCTGCGCGATCGGCTCTCGAAGATCGGCGAAGCGGTCGGCCTCGAAAAGATGGGCGAAGAGTACGCCTGCGACAACTTCCCGAACTGCGGACACGTCGACAGCAACGAGATGAAGTATCTCGATCCCTGCTCGTGCACGCACTCCTATGGAGCGCACGACAAGCAGCCGGGCACCAAGGACCTCGCGTGCCTCGCGTGCGGGTGCAGGAAATACGACGGCGATCACCCCTACGCGATGTGCGTCTTCTGGGCGCCGATCGCCGAGCTGACGACGTACAACGAACGCGACTGCGTCATCTTGTACAAGGCCATCGAGCGCTTCGAGCAGACGCTGCTCGATCTCGGCGGCCAGCTCCAGATGACGATTGCCTCGTGCGCGATGCACCTCTTTCGTCGCAAGTACCTCCAAGACGACATTCGCACCGTCGCCGCCGTCAACGGGTGGGCTCGAAAGGCCTACACGTCTTCACGCGTGGAGGTGTTCCAGACCCACTGTGAGAACGCTCACTATTTTGACCTGAACTCGTCTTTTCCGTTCGCGATGACATTTGACTGTCCTGGCAACGTGAAGAAGATGCGCGCGAAGAAGCTGCCTCCCTACGGCAGCATCTACATCGCCGAGTGCGAGATCATCGTGCCCGAGATGTACCTGCCGCCGCTGCCGTTCCGGCACGACGGGCGCGTCTTCTTCCCGACGGGCACGTGGACGAGCTGGTTCTCGAACATCGACCTGGAGCTGCTTCAGAAGCGCGGCGGACGAATCGTGAAGGTGATTCAGTCCATCGAGTTCGAGAAGCAATCCTCTCTTCGCGAGTACGCGATCGACATCTATGCAAAGAGAAAAGCCGCGACGACGAGCTACGAAAAGCTCATCCTCAAGTATCTGTTGAATAGCCTTGGGGGCGGGATGCGGATGGCGCCCTTGGCCGCATCCCGAGCCCCCTCTGGCGCCCATAGGAACTCTACGGAAAGTTCGGCGAGCGCACCGAGAAGACCTCGATGCTGCTCCATCCAACGTCGACCGACTGTCCTCACACGCCGAAGCATCGGTGCGACAGTTGGCCCATCTGCCCGCACGCCATCGAAGGCGTCGAGTGCAACCTCTGCATCCAGATGCTGTTCCCTGGGTGTTTGCTCGTCACCAACGAGGTCGAGCTGGCGCACGAGTGGGTGCCCATCGCGGTCCACATCACGGCCACCGCCCGCAAGAACCTCGAAGGTCACCTCTGGAATGCGCAGGAGGACATCTACTACTGCGACACCGACAGCGTCATCACGACCGTGCAGCTCCCGAGCGATCCGACCACCCTCGGCGCGCTCAAGCTCGAAGACGAGATCCGTAAGGGCGAGTTCATCGCCTGCAAAATCTACGCGGTCGAAGTCATCGACGAGAAGACTGGCCACGGTCACTGGAAGACCAAAGCAAAAGGCTTCTCCAAGATGAACTACAGCAAGTTCGTCGACGTGAAGCTCGGCAACGACATCAAGCTCGCGCGCATGACGCGCATCCGCGAGCTGTATCGAAAGGGCAAGATCGTCCCCGAGGAGAACATCGTCGCCAAACGCCTCGTGCAGAAGTGCATGGCGAAGCGCTGCATGCTCCCGTCGGGACAAAGCCGCCCTTGGACGATCGAGGAAATCCAGAGAAACCGCATGGATCTCGGCATCGACATCGATCCCATGATCCTGTCGGATTGACGTTCGCCCTGGGCGACACATATTACGCAGATCCGCAAAAGGCTGAACCGATGGCGAAGATGAACCTGTCGACGCGCACCCTCTTGGCCGTGGGCATCACGATGATGGCGGTGGAAGCCGCCCGCATCCTGCTCGGCCTCACGGCAATCCTGTCGACGCGCCTCGTCGGGTTCATCTCCGTCGGTCTCGGCGCGTCCATCGTGATCGAGACCCTCGTCATCGCGTTGCTGTCGCGCATCTCGTCGACGCCCAAGATCATGCGCTCGTTCGCGAACGCGGCGCTCCCCGGGCTCTGGATCGTCGCCTACTACTTCACGGGCGGGGCTCGCGCGGTCGCGGTCTCGCTCGGGATCTACTTCGTCATCTTGAACGCGATCGAGCTGTTCGGCGCGCGCAGCCGGAGCACCGCGAAGATTTCGACGGCGGTGCAGCAATCCGGCGGGGTGACGATGGCGTGCAATGAGCTGTGCACGTGCGAAGCGTGCCAAGGCTACGACGACGCCGTTGAAGCGCTCGTCGCTGCGGAGGCGTCCCCGGACGACCTGCAAGACCCCGTGCGCCGATTCGTGCTCGCGAGAACGCGAATGGTGAAGGCCCACGAAGAAGACGAAGCTGTCGAACCGCCGCTCGTGTGAGGAGAAGTCCATGAAGATCCTTCAAATCGTCCGCCGCACCACCCGCACCATCGCCGGTTCGTTCTTTCTCGGCCTCGGGTCGAGCCTCCTCGGCGTGCCGAACGAGACCTTCGACGAGTGGATGAAGATGGCTCTTCTCCACGACGTCGTGAGCGCGCCGTGAGCAACGACGAAGCCTCCGCCCCGCCCTCGAACTCAAGCACAAGGTCGGCCTCGCCGTCCTTGGTGCGACGTGGTTCGTGCAAGCGATCGCGGCAATCTACTTCATCGCCGTCGTTCCCGCGCATCACGTTGGAGCCCTCTGCACTCTCATCGCAGCGATGTATCTGATTCGAGGTGCAAGCGTCACGTTTCTCACGACGACCGTTTCGTTCCGCCCGGTTGCGAACGAGATCCTTTCGGCGATCCTTCCGGCGCTCTGGGCCGTCGCGCTCTACAAGGGCTCGGACTCCCGAGCGATCGTCCTGGTCTCGGCGGCGTGGTTGCTTGTAACCGCCGCGCAAGCGATCGGCGGGACCACCGTGAAGGTGTGGAGGGTCATACGGATGATGCGCGGCGAGATCGACGAGGATGGCGATGACCCGAGCTGTCCCGACTGCGTCGAGACGGGGCTTGCTCACAAAGCGTTCTTGGACGCGGGCCGCCGTGGCGACGACATGGACGAGACGGGGCGCGCACTTTTTGAGGCTACGGCGAGGATGTACAAGGCGCACGGCAAGGAGGGGCCGTGAAGACGCCTCCCATGCGCGTCGAGGGCATGCCTGAGAGCCCCGAGCGAACCGCCAAGCGGCTCGGCTTGTCGAAAGCCGTCGTCGATTCGCTGCGGCGTCTGCTTGGCATGGGGCCGAAGAAGAAGACCGCGCCGAAGAAGGTCCGCCAGTTGCTCGATCTCCTCCACGGCGGACATCAAGAAGTGTGGGTCTTCTGGGAGGACACCGTCAAACCGACGAAGAACGTCCGGTCGGCCGCAGAGTGGCACTGCCACGTGACCGGAACGCGCACGTTCGACCGCCACTCGCTGTCGGCCTTCACGGGCGTGCCCGTCGAGGTGCTGATGTCGGACGACCTGAAGCTGCTCCTCCCCTACGGCATCCGTCTTGCGCGGTAATGACAATCATGAGCTTGCCGCGCGAGAAGAGAGCCGCCTATTGCAAGCGTTCTGGTATCGTCAAAACATGTCACATGCGCCCGTGATGTACACGCTGTCCGCGCCGAGCCTTTCGGCCCTCGGACAGATCCAAGGAAACTTCAACGACGGCGATCTTGGCGTCGTGGGCCGCGTGTTCTACGTCTATCGCTCGGCCATTCCTGCGCTGCCGCCCATAGGTGGAACCCTCGCCTACGGAAAAGGGTATTGGGCGCCGTTCAACGATGTCCCCCTCAGTGAGACGACGCGCGAAATCATCGTCGTGGCAAGCGGGACAACCTCAGCGTTTCGGACGCCCGTCGGCTCGTATTTCGCGGCTCATTCCGAAGACGTGCAAGTCGACATTTCGACCGACGGCGGTACGAACTGGATCGAGCAGCAATACGGTCCCGACTACAACGCCTACTACTCGGGCATGTGGAACCCGCCGTACGAACAGCCGATGAGCGTGCGCGATGTTGCTTCTGGCATCTGGATTTCGGGGGGCTTCCCGCCCGCGGGCTGGCTCGTCCGAATCCGATGGATCGAGCGGACCGCGGTCTTCTTTCCGCGCACCGTGAGCCCGACGAGGTTCGACTTCAACGGGATCGCCTGGATCGTGAACAACGCCGTGTCGTGGACGACGAGCAACGAGTTGTACAATCCCAACGGGGTTATCGTTCCGCCTGGGCCCAGCGGGTTCGTTCCTGAGCTGTGGCGCGTAGGACGACATCGCGGAGGGCTCAACCGATCCACGGTCGGCAAAGACTTTCACGGGTCGGGCCGCCGCTTGCTGCCTTATTTCCGCGGCCCGCAAGCCATCGTGGCCGATCCCAACGGGCTGGTGTTCATCGGCACGTCCGACATCGCGGGCCCGTCGCTTTGCAAGTTGAAGTTTCGCGTCTGCTACTACAGTCCAACGCTTCGCGCCCGTACTCCGTTCGCGCCCGGACTCATCACGCGTTTTGCGAAGCTCGATCGGCATAACGGCAACTCCACCACCGTCCGCAAGGCGCAAACGATCTACGTGGATCCGTCCTGATGAAGTGGTAGTCTTTTTTCCGATGCGACCGTGAAGCCGTGGTCCTTTAGCATTCCGGTCGGAGTTCTTTAGGGTGCCGTTCGGCGCCACTTTAGGATCACGCCTCCACGGTCGCATCTGAGCTTTTGATGCTCCCCGCAGATTCTCTCCATCGCCCCATCACGCTCGCGCCCCTGACGGGGGCGGCGTGGAGGACGCCATGGGAGATCGAAGCCGTTGCAAAGATCGTGGTCGAGGGGATCGTCGAGACTGCACGCGCGCGTGCGCGCTGAGCGCCTGGAAGCTCTGGACGCGCGTCATGGGCTCAACGTGGCCCGTGCCCGCAGGGAAGTTCAAGAAGCGTCAGGCGATGAGCTGTCGGTGCCGCAAGCACCCCGTCGGGAGCCCCAAGGTCGGAGGGTCGCTCTGCCACGGGGGCGCCTATCATCCGGCGACCGTCGAGCGCATCGTCGGCAAGCGCCTCGCGCGCGATTGGCTACGCTTCGGTGAGACGGAGGAACGATGAAGCACGTGATCCTGGTCGGCCTCGGCCTCTACGTCGTCGTGATGTTCCTCGTCAGCGTCAACCGCACACGCTACGTGATGGCAGGGATGGCGAAGCTGAGGGGCGGAGCGACGCTTCCCTTCGCTTGGGCCTACTGGAAGGGCTGGGTCGGGGTCGCGTGGTTCACGCTCTCGGGCATGGTCACCATCCCGTACGAACTCGCCCTCATCGCTCGCAAGTACGTCAAAGTCCGACGCTCGCAGGATGAGATGGGCGCTGTCGAGGTCCTCGCGGCGCCGAAGGATCCTCCGAGCGAGGAGCCGCCGAGCGAGGGCCCGTGATCAAGTACGCGATCCTCGCCTACGGGCTCGTCGGGATCACCAACGCGGTCTGGTGGTGCTGGACGGTGCTCGCATTTGCGGCGGCCAAGCAAGGCTACGACCGCATCCCCTTCGAGGATCTGACCGCACGAATGTGGTGGGGAGCCTTCCTGTTCGGGCTCAAGCAGGCGCTCACCTGGCCCGTGGACGTCGTGCGACGATTGCGCATGTACGCGTACGGGCGAGGGTGGGTGGACAGGCTCCCGCCCTCGTGAGGCTCGCGAGGGTTCAGATGCTGGAGCGGCGGCGCGGCGGCGAGATCGCGAGCGAGCCCATCGAGACGGGGCCGCGCGCGATCGAGTACCTGCCGCCGACCGAGATCCCCTCGCTGCGCAGGCTCGATCGACGCTTGTCCGACTCGACCTTGTGGATGGCCGCGTCGATCGTCTGAACCAGATGCGTGCGCAGCCAGCCCTTGACCTCGGCGCGCTCGGCGACCGTGAACTTCGATCGGTAGCCGATGAACTCGACGTGCTGGACGGCGGCGGCCACGAGGTTGCGGCGGTAGTCGTGAAGGTTTCGCCACACCTCCGAGTTCAGGTCCACGGCGACCTTGTGCCGCATGGACGCGAGGTAGTCTTTCGGGCTCTGGCCCATGAGGGCCTCGAAGACATCGTTGAAGTGGCTCATGTGCGCGAGTATAGCTCCGAGGGCTTGGCGCAAGCCAGCGCGCAAACGGTGGTACGCTGCGCTCATGGACAGCACCTGGAAGTGGGCGGCCGGAGCATTGGGGCTCGGCGTGGTCGGCTACTTGGTCCTGCGGCCGGGCGCTTCCGCGGACGCTCCCAAGCTCGTGCTTCGGACCGAGTGGAACGCATCGCACCGCTCGCCGCTGCTCACCGAGGTCTCCGCCGCGGAACTCGCGGCGGCCTCGGCACACATCCCGAGGCTCCCCACGCAGGGAGAGCTTGCCGCGACCATCGTGCGCGGCGGCGTCGTTTCGGTGCGCCCTGTCGGCATCGAGTCCTACGACGCGAGCACGGGCATCGGACAAATCTACGATCGCACCGATCTCGCCGCCCCGCAGTCGTGGTCGAACGTGCGCGTCGCCGATTTCGTGGGCGCCGTTTCGTTCCTGATCCACTGAGGCGCCAAGCGCCGTTCCTAGACCGTCGAAGCCTTGAGCACGAGGTTTCGCGGCAGCGGGCCCCGGTAGAGGATCTGCTCCAGGATGACGTCGTCGCCGTCGAAGTCGTACCCGATCGAACCGCCCGCCTTTCGCAGCGCCGCGACGTTGATCTCGACGAGCATCGGCGTCGACTTGTCGTGACACCCCGCGCTCTCGGCGTAGTCGCACGCCGTGTCCTCGTTGTTCGTGAGGTAGAGGCCTTCGGTCAACGCGGCGCTGCGAAGCTTCCTCAACCCCTTCTCGCTCGTCCCGTGCCACAGGCGCGTGGGCCAGATCCAGACGGAGACAGGCTTGTGCGAAGTCGACGTCTTCGCGCGGGCGGGCTTCTTCACGGCGCTCACCGCGGCAGATGGTCTTTTGCGAGCATCACGGTGCCGCCGAGGACCATCGCGGTGCCGGCGAGAAACCTCCACGACAGATCGCCCGCGGGCGAGTCGATCATGCCGCCGACGCCGAGTCCCGCGCCGGCGGTCGCGATCCCTGCGTAGACGAAATCGCTACGATGGGCGACGGTCCCGTAGATGGAGAGCGCGGCGCCGGCGGCAGAGGCCACCATCGCGCCGGTCTTCATCCACGCCGGCAAGGGCGCGGGCGTCGTGGCCGGGGCGTCCGCGCCGACGCTCGCGCGGGCGGCGAGCGGAGCTGAACGAACCATCGAAACAGAGCGAGCGAGGGAGGGGCGGGCGTAGGACATGAGGGACCTCGACGTCGAGGCTACCATGGACGCGGGCCTTCTACGAACGCCGCGCGTTGCTCGCAGCGATCCTTCGTGCCTCGCGCGCGGCAGCTCGGCGCACGTCGGAGAGCTGCTTCTTCAGCCTCGCGATCTCGGCCTGCGGCATCGCGCGGACGTCCGGGCCCGGGTAGTGGTAGCTGCGGTACGGGTAGACGGCCTTGGGCAACGGCAGACCCGTGTCGAACTCGCGGCCGAGACGCTCTTCGATCCAGCCCGGCGCGCCGTACTCCTCGCGCACGTACGCGTCGAGCGGAATGACGCGCAACAGGGCAAGCTTGCGGTACGAGGTCGCGGGCACGAACATCTCGCCGCCGTAGCGCCCGTGCACGCCTGCGTCGTGAACGATGGAGGGGTCGACCCTGAACTCGGCGAGGAAGGGGCGCATGTACCCGTGCTCGTTCACCCACGTCTCCGGGCGCGGGCCGAGGTAGATGCCGGGCCTTCCCGAGCGGTCTTCGAGCGCAAACGCGTTGTCCTCGGGCGCGAACTTCGCGTCGAGCTTGAAGCGTGCGCGCTCGGTCAGGTGATACCAGACCGGCTGCACGAGGGAGTGGCGTTGCGACAGGCTCGACACCGATGACACCTCGGAAGGGATCGTACCACGCGCCCAGACTCGAAGGTTGTCGGCCGACAGCGTAGACTCGGGCGCATGCTCCTGTTCCACGGCACGTCCAAGCGGCAGTGGAGTCGCCGCCTTTCCGGCGAGCAGACGCTCTACCTCGTGAACAGCGCGAAGGAAGCTTGGAGCTACGCGTACCACGCCGCAGAAGAGGACGAGCTGGAAGGCCGCACTCCCGAGCCCATCGTGCTCGCGATTCAGCTCGGCGATCTGCGAGGCCTCACGCGCCTGCCGGACGACGCCGCGATCCGTTCCGGCGAGCTGCCCGCGTCGGCGAGCTGGCGCGACACGCTTCGCGCGGTCGGCTCGTTTGCGGTCTTCGGGCGCATCGAGCGCTACAAGCGGTTCTTCGCGAGGGTCAGGCCCGCGACGAGCTTGCGCGAATAGCCCGCCGAGAGTCGAGGGCTCGGCCCGATGCGCGAGTCGGGTGAGGGTAGCGGTGAGGGGCCCGCACAACCTCCCCCTGAGCCCGCGCCCGTCCAGCGCACGCACGGCCTCGGGTGAAGGCTGCGGCGCCGGGGGCACGGGCACCCCACGGCGCTGCTGGCTCAGATTCTAGGTGGAGCGGGTGGCTGCGGGGCGCGTCCAGCGTGCGAAGCACGCGCTGCCCGTTCCCGTTGCCAGTGAGCGAAGCGAACGTTCCCGTTCCCGCTCTCGCTCTGCTGGCTGCGGGTGCGCCGACGCTCGCCCCAACGTCAACCGAGAACGCCGTAGAGCGTCACGTTGCGCGGCAGGCTGATCGTCTGGGGGCTGCCGTTCTTGAACTCGATCGTGAAGGGCATGCCGCCGCCGAGAACGATCGGCTTGAGGTCCAGGGGCACCGAAATGGAATAGAACCCGTCGGCGATGGGCGCCATGAGCCCGTTGACGCGCGTCTGATACATCGCCGCGGCGTTCGCGTTCTGCGTCTGCGCGGGAACGTTGGCGCTCGAAGGCGGCCAGACGATGTTACGCCCTGCTCGGACGACGTCAGGCATCGCTGCCGCACCGTTTGCGTCGAACTCCCACGAGATGCCCGTCGGTCTGAACTGTCGACCGCTCACGAAGGCCATGATCGCCTGCGATCCGCCGTTGCCGGGAATGCTGGGAGCGATGCCCGGGGGCAGGTTCCACGCGAACGGAATGCTCGCGTCGAACGGGCCGAGCTTGGCACGCTGCGCCGGGTTGAGCGTCGCCCGCGCGGGAGCGCGCAGCGCCGCCGCGTTGAACGCCAGGGGCGCCGCGGTGCGCACGGGGGACGTTCCCTGCTGGCGAAGCGCAGCCATCGCCGCGCCGTCGGCACCGCCGAGGTGCGCGAGGGCGGAGGCCGCGTGGACGTCGGGCGTCACGAGGCCGCCGAAGGGCTGCACGCCGGCGGTGTGGGCGGCGTACATCGAGGCCGCGTGGACGTCCGCGGTGAGCAGGCCCGAGAGGGGATGGTTCGCCGAGCGACGGAGCTGCTCGGTGTACGAGAGGCCGCGCGCGGCGGGCGCGCCGCCGGTCTGGGCGTGGTTCTGACCGCAAGAGGGGCAATAGGGCATGGAGGATCTCCTTGCTGCCGAGGCTACCACTTTTGCTTCGACTCGTGCCAAAACAAGAAGACGCCCTCGCGGCTTTCGACAAGCCGTGCGCCTCACACCTCGCGAGACGAAAAGGACGCGCCTTCGGCGCGAGCACGACCTTCGGTCGAGGACGCTCCTTCGGAGCGAGGACGCGCTTCGCGCGAGGCGAGAAGTCTCAGAAGCGGTTGTACGTGAGCTTGCCCGAAGGGAACGCGAGGGGCGCGTCGGTCGGGTTGTAGAGGATGACCGAGAGCTGCTTGGTCACAGGCCAGCCTGCGAACGCGGGGTTCAGGGCGACGTCTTGGTTCGCGCGGGCGAGGTAGAGCTGGCCCGCGCTCGTCGGCACGGGTTCGAGCGTGAGCTTGCCGAACGACCTGTGAGCCTTCGCACGGTTGATGACGTCGCGGCCGACCTTGATCTCGGCGATGTAGAGGTCGGGGCTCTCGAAGGTCACCGTGACGGGCTTGATGGGCGAGCCCGTGTAGTAGATCGCCTCCTTGAACCCGTGCGCGGGGACGATCCCCGCGCCGGGCAAGGGCATCGCGTACGCCCCACGGTGGAACATGCTCTCGATCATCGCGAACGCTTTTGACGAGCGCGGCACGATGCCGGCGCCCGTTTGGGCGTGCGCGGTTCCACAGTGGGGGCAACGCTTCATGGTGCGGCCTTCTCTCGCGAGATCAGGAGACCAAAGCCGAGAGCGTCACGTTCTGCGGGACGCTCGTGAGCGCGACCGGACCGGGCCCGCGGTTGACGAACTCGACCCAGAAGCCCGAGCCCGCCTGACCGGGCGCCGACTGACCGAGCTTGAACGCCTTGAGCGCGCTGAGCGAGACCGATCGGGTTGCGCGCTGCTTCGTCCCCTGCGACGCGGCCCGCGGACCCGCGCTGCCCGCCTGGTAGACGTAGCCGTTGTTCGCGTGGATGGCCGACAGCTCCCAGCCCGCCGAGGCCGCAGCGCTCTGCCACTGGAGCGTGTTCGGCTTGATGGTCTCGCCGTTCTCGGGCAGGTACACGCGGAAGTTCGCGCCGACGGGGTAGTTGGTCCCCGGCGGGAAATGCGGCACCGGCGGGTCCGGGAACGCGAGGGTCGCTTGATGCGGCGCGACCGTTGCGCGGGCAGGGACTGCGACCTTGGCGGCCGTGTTGCCGATGCGCCGATACGCGACGGGCGCCGCGGTGCGCGCCGGAAGCGCGTTCGCCTGCTGCATGGCCTGGGGGACGCTCTGCATGCCGGCCGGGCCGCCGAGGTGCGCGAGGGCCGAGGCCGCCTTCACGGGGGGCGTGACCAGGCCGCCGAAGGGGTTTGGCGCGCCCATGTGCGCGAGCGAAGAGGCCGCGTGCACGCCGGGGGTCACGAGGCCGCCGAAGGGCAGCGCCGCGCCGGTGTGCACGGGGGTCCACGACGCCGGCAGGTGGAGCACCTCGCCGACCTTGAGGTCCATGAAGTTGCCGTCGATCTTGTTGGTCGCCTTCTGCGGGTTCGCAGCGGCCAGCGCCTTCCACATGTCCTTGCGGCCCGTGTGCTTGTGCGCGATGTGCGAGGGCGTGTCGCCAGCCCGCACGATGTAGACGTTGCCGCTCGCCTTCTGCTCGGCGGGCTGCACGGTGGCGGCCTGCGCGGCGGCCTTCTGCGCGGAGGCGATGAGGTTCTTCTTCGCCGTGGTCGCGCCGGTGTGCATGGGGACCGTGCCGTTCACCGACTGGCCGTAGCCGTGGCTCTGGGCGCTCGGGGCGACGGAGCGGGCGTTGAACTGCGACACGGGAACGGGCATCGCCGTGAGGTGCTGCGGGGCGCCTGCGTGCGCGGCCTGGTAGGACGGACGGCGCGCGTTCTCGATGGCCGCCTTCGCCGCCGCTTCCTGGAGGACGGCGGCTGCGTACACCTGCTGCGTCTGCGAGCGGTAGGGGCTCGCCTGGGGGAGCGCGGGCGCCCCGGTCGCGGCGTGGGGGAGAGGGTGGTTCGTACCGCAAAAGGGGCAGAAGGGCATGGGAGAGCTTCCTTGGTGGATCGAGAACGAAGCGGCGGACCTCGCGCGCGAGTTCACGCGCGAGATCCGCGGAGGATCAGGAGACGAAGCCGGTCGGCATGATCGCCGCGCCCGTCGCGTTGTGGAACACGATGTAGAGGTGGTTGCTGTTGATGGTCGCACCCATCGGCAGGTTCTTCGTCCACACCATACCGCCCGTGTCGAGCTGAATCCCTCGGCACACGCCATCGTTGGCGGCGGGAACGCCGATCGGGGTCGCCGAGCACGCGTCGTACGTGCCGGTGCGACCGGAGGCGTCGAGGGTCGGGAGCGCCTCGTTGCGGCCGACCTTGACCGAGGAGACCTGAAGACCAGGACTCGTGATCGTGACGCTGCGCAGAGCGATGTCGCTCGGCGTCTGATAGAGCGCGAACACGGTCGCGCCCGGGGCGATGGGCTTGTCGAGCGCGGGCAGTGCGATCGCGCTCGGCGGCGTCGGCGGCGTCGACGGCGTCGAGGAACCGCCGGAAGGCGCCGTGAGGTTTAGTCGGAAGCGGCGCGCGTTGAACAGGAAGGGCGCGCCGGTCGCGGCGCCGGCCATGAGACCGTTGACGGCGGCGCGCTCCTTCTGCTGCTGCGCCTGGATGACCGAGGCGGCCTTCTTCGCCTTGAGCTGCTGCTGCACGTGGAAGCTCGACGGGCGAGCCGTCAAGCCGTGCTGGGCCTGCTCGGCAATGGCCGCGGCGTAGATCCGCTGGACCTGCGAGCGGTAGGGGCTCGCCTGGGGGACGGCCCCGACGGCGGCGTGGTTCTGGCGGCAGTGGGGGCAAAGCGACATGAGGACGGCTCCTGATCTCTCGGGTTCGTCTCGCATCGTACCACTGCCGTACGGGTCCGAGAACAGCTTGTCGCAAGCCGTGAAACCCTGAACGCTTTGCCAGCGACTAGATACATTGACAACTCATGTACGTTGTGCGATCCTCACGTCTGACTCCATGAAGAAACCGAACGCGGGAAGCGAAAAGAACGCGCCGTTGGCGCGAGCACGCGCTTCGCGCGAGGACGCTCCTGCGGAGCGAGGACGCTCCTTTGGAGCGAGCGGCGAGAAGCAAAAGTACGTCGCGGGGCGCCCCGTGCGGGTCGGCGACAGGTTCGGCGAGCTGACCGTCACCGAGCAGATCGAAGCGCCCGACCACAAGACCTACCAAGGTCGGCACTGGCTCTGCACGTGCGACTGCGGCAACCCTGCGATTCGCACGACCACGACGCTTCAGCAAGCGCTCGCAAAAGGGCACGTCTCTTCCTGCCGAGAGTGCTGGCTGGAGCTGCTCCGATCGCGCACGGCGGAGACGTTCGACCAGGAACGAACCAAGACGCGCACCGCGCTCGCATCGCTGTGGGCGCAGCATCGAACGCTCTACAGCGTCGCCTACGACGCGCGCGAAGAAGAACGGATTCGAGACGCCATCGAAGAGGACGGGATCCCGATCCGGTCGGAGGAGTCGCTCTCCGAGCAGTACGCCGTCGAGCCCTCACTGCTGAACGTCGACGCTCCCTCGTCGGCGGAGACGACCACGGCCCCGGTGCAGCGCGCCGCGTACCTCTATCCCGTCGGAGGCGGCGAGCTTTGCTGGGCGTGCATCACGTGTGGCGAGACCTTTTCGCGAGGGTTCGGGTGCACGCTCTGCATCGAGCCCGTCTGCATGGACTGCGTGAGGAGCGAGGCGCACGTCCACACCGAAGACGAAGACGGCCTGATGCTGCATCAGATTGCGGCGGAGTTCGATCGGAGCCGCGAGCGCGTCCGGCAGATGGAGACGCAGGGTCTCACCAAGCTGCGTCACCTCCACATGGCTTCACTCGTCAGGACCCTCGGGGCGGACTACGTGAGCGTGCACGCGTTTCTTCGCGCCTTGCACCCCGAGCTTCTCGACGTCGGCGAGATGCTTGCTGTGCTCGACTGGCGCGAGCGCATGGCGCGCGAAGCGAAGGTCGCCGCGTACAGGGCCGCAGAGGAGGCGGCCGAGAGGGCCGCAGAAACGCGGAGGATCATCGAAGAGCGTCGCCAGGCCAAGCGTGAAGAAGAACAGCGTCGCCGGGCCGAGCTTGCTGCCCAACCCGAGGAAGTGAGGGCGCTTCGTATTCAGCGCAACCTCGCGCGTCGTGAGACGGAGACGACGCGGCTGGCGAACGATCTCGCAGCCTGGCACGCGAACCTCGAAGCGTTGCGTGCGAGCGAGCCCGAACGAGATCGGCGCGCGGCCGAGGCGAAGAGCGCGCTCGAACTCGAACGCATCGAGAACGAGAAGAGGCGCAGCGCCGAGGTGATGGAAGAGGCCCGTAAGACCCTCGCCACGACCTCCGCCGTCTTCGTCCCGAGCAAGCTCAGGGTCGCCGCGCGCAAGCAAGACCTCCTCGCGATCCTCATGCTCCCCGTCGGCGAGTTCGATTTCAGCGAGGAGGTGCGAGGCGCACTCGTCGAGGCCGGCGCCGAGTACATCGGCGATCTTCTCTGCGAGCTGTCGTGCCCGCCTTCGCGATGGGTCGGACCTCTGCTCGGCGCGGAGGTGCTGTTCGCGTTGCGAGAGGTCGGCCTCAACTTCGGCGTCAACATCTACGCGCTCACGGGCAGGAAAGGCTCGGAGCTGCCGTTCGCGACCCCGTTCGTCAAGCGGATGGGGAAGGTTTCAACCAAAAAACATTGACATGTTTATGTAGTTGATCCAAACTGAGCGTTCCCTCGCGAGGGTCTGAAGGAGACGGTATGGGCGAGACGTGCAAGCTGAGGGCGTGGGGGTCGGGCGACAAGGAAGACTGCGGCTCGCCGGCGGGCTCGCACGGCTACTGCCAGAAGTGCTACCCGCTCGTGCGAGGTGGCATCCTCGCGCGCATTCGAGAGGCCGAGCGCGACCTCGAATCCGACAGGTTGGAGCTGCGCCAGCTCGAAGCGGCAGAGGCTCGCGACATCGCCAAGCGCTGCTTCGGCGGAGACATCTGAGGCAAGGCGAGACGAGATGGGGAACGGGAACGCTCGCTTCGCGAGCTGGCAACGGGAACGGGAACGCTCGCTTCGCGAGCTGTGGAGAAGGCCATCGTGGCGAGCAACCCCCGCAAATCGCAACACCTCTGCGTCCACAACCTGTGCAAGAACCTTCGCGAGCCCGGCAAGGCTCGCTGCTGGGTGCACCTCGGTTGGGCTGCGCGCCATTCTGCGACCTACCGGCAGCGGCGCGAGAGCCAGGGGCTCTGTCACCACTCGGCGTGCAAGAAGCGCCCGGTGAAAGACCGCCGCTTCTGCAAGCCCCACCTCAAGCTCCACGCCGAGAAGACCAACGAGTACCTGAAGCGCAAAGCGAAGGAGCGCGAGCGTCTGAACGCCGACATCTCGCGCGCGATGGCGCAGTCGAGCATCGCGCAAACGAAGGCGGCCAAGCCCGCGAAGAAGACCGTGAAGAAGACCGCGAAGAAGAGGGCAAGCCGATGACCGAGCACTCCGTGGACGTGTCGATGGGCAGTGGCGAGGTGGCGGCGCACGAGGACGGCTCGATCGAGCTTCGCGCCTCGTCGATCGAGACGGCCCTGCTCGTGCTCGCGAAGATGCTCTCCGACCAAGGCAAGGTCATGGTCCGGGTGAAGGGCGACGGCTCGATGGGGATCGTCGCGACGCTCTCGATCCACGAAGCGCCCAAGCCGTCGTGAGAGGAAGAGGAAGAGGAAGAGGAAGCGACGATGCGCCTTGGATGGATCACCGACCCCCACATGAACTTCGTGAGCACGCTCGACTGGTGGCGCGAGCTGCTCAAAGAGGGCGACGACGCCTACCTCATCACGGGCGACATCGCGGAGGCCTCGTCCATCATCCCGTCGCTCCAGGCGCTCGCGGCGGAACTGCCCGCCGGCAAGGTCATCTACTTCGTGCTCGGCAACCACGATTTTTACGGCTCCTCGATGCCGGGCCGTCCGAGGGCGACCATCGCGGACACGCGCGCGAGGGTCGCACACTTCGCGAAGTACGAGCCGAAGCTCGTCTACCTGCACGACCTCGATCCCTTTGCCAGCGCGCCGAAGGCGCGCGTTCCCGTTCCCGTTCCCGAATCCCGCGCCGAAGGCGCGTCTCGTCTCCCTGCGCTGGGACGAGACGAAATCGGGAAGGGGGAACGCTCGCTGCGCGAGCTGGAAACGGGAACGGGAACGGGAAACGGGTACGTCGAGATCGCTCCGAACACCGCGCTGGTCGGCGTCGACGGCTGGTACGACACGCTCAACGGCGACGTGAAGAGGAGTCGCTGCGGACTCGCGGACTTCCACCTCATCCCGGACATGAACTGCCCGGCGAAGGAGAGGAACGCCCTCTGCCAGACCCTCACGATGATGGACGCCGTGCGGCTCCAGAAGATGATCGAGAACGCGCTCGGCGACAAGCGCGTCGTCGAGCTGGTCGTCGCGACGCACGTGCCGCCGTTTTCGGGCGCGGCGTGGCATCTCGGCGAAGTGAGCGACTCCGAGCACCTGCCCTACTTCTCGAACCGCCTCGTCGGCAAAGCCATCGTCGAGTCGACCGAAGACTTTCGACAAGCCGGCGGCAAGGTGACGGTGCTGTGCGGCCACTCGCACTCGGAGGGGAAAATCTATCCCCACCACAACCTCAAGGTGCTCACCGGCGCGGCCGAATACTACGCGCCGAAGAAGCACATGACGCTCGCGCTCGGCGAGCTTGTCCGTTCGGAGAACTGGTGACCTTCCCGGCGGGCGACCGAAGGTCGCGAGCCGCCCGATCCCGCACCGAAGGTGCGCCCGGTCCCGGTCCCGTTTTCCCCGGTTCCCGGTCCCCGCTTTCCCGTTTCTGTAGGAGGACTCGATGGCGTTCGCGTTTCAGAAGATGGACGTCTACCGGGCCTCGATGGAGTTCGTCTCCTTCGCGAAGCTCACTGAAGAAGAACAGGCCGCGCTCGGGATCCGCTGACTCATGCGCTTCAACAACGGTCTGATGGGCGACAAAGCCCCTTGCGACGACTGCAAGCGCCCGCGCAGTGAGCACGAGTGGCGATGTCGAAAGTGCGGGGCGCTCTCGGTCGAGAAGCATCCGTGCAACTGCGGCGCGCACTCGTTCCCGACGCCCGCGTGCGGGTGCAAGATCGGCAGCTCCCTCTACTGCGCGACTTCGGTGCGAAGGTTCACCGAGCACGACCGCCTCGAATGCGCGATGTACGACACGGTCGCGGTCAGTGCCGCGCTCGCGAAGCGGTGGCGCGACGACATGAAGTGGGAGCTGGACGAAGCCGCACGACTCAAGGATCTGCCATGAAGTACAAATCGAGCCGGCCGGGCGGAGGGGGAGATTGCGCGACGTGCAAGCAGAGCACACTCGCACACGTGTGGCACTGCACGGGCTGCGGCAAAGAATCGAAGATCATTCGCCTGGACAAGCCCATGGCGGAGGCTGAGCCCGCGTGTTCGTGCGTCGACACTCTCATCCTTCCCTACTGCCCAAAAGACGTGCGAAGTCTGACTCAAGAGGACCTCGACGCCGACGATCTTCTGTCCGAGAAGCTCAGACAACTCTTGTGCTTGGGCCCGGGGCCCTACGAGACCGCAATCTCGTGGATGCGATGGGAGCTGGAAGAGGTTGGACGGATGCGCGAGGAGATGGAAGAGATCGCCCACCTTCGCAAAATGGAGGCGGCGCAGACCGACGAAGACCTCATCATGATCTTCCTTGGCGCGCTCTCCATCTTCCACGGCGCGACGACGGACGAAGCTTCCCAAACGTCGGCAAGCAAGAGCGTCGACGAGGCGCTCGATGCCCTTCGCGAGCGCATGAAGCGCCTTCGCGCGGTTGCCGTCGCCGCAAAGAAGGCGCGCCGCATCATCGAGTCTGAGGAGGATATTATCGACTCGTTGCGCGCGGGCTACGACGAAGAGAATGCGAGCCTCCGCTTCTCCAGGTTCCACGAGGCGCTCGCCGACCTGCGCGCGCACGACATGAATCCGATCGGATCGGTGAAACCAGCATGAGTGAAAAGTCCGAAGACCCTCGCGAGGATGAAGGTCGCTGGTCGCGCTACCGACCGGGCGGCAAGGAGTTCACTTCGGAATCCGAAGTGCTCCGCAAATGCACGAAGTGTGGCCACTTCGAGTGCCCTTTCTGCCGCATTTGGTGCGACACCTTCATTGACCATGAGGACGATCCGTCCATCGAAGAAGGCGACCACGAGATGTGCTGTGATGGGGAGTGCACCTACGACAGAGAGCCCGACCCGAGGCTTGACGCCTTCCTCGGCGCGCACGAAGGTCACACTCTCGGCGAGCGTGAGGACGGGGCCGTCCTCGCCTACGAAGAACCGCCGCTGACGCCCGAGGAGCTGGCCGAAAAGGCTGCCCAGAAGGCGCGCGACGAAGCGGAACGACTCCACAAGAGAACGAGGCGAGCCATGCGTGAAGTTCTGAGCAAGACGGTCAAGGCGGCGCTCAAGGCAGTGGGCAAGGACGGCACGGGGATCTACCTCGTCGTCGACTTCGGGGAAAAGGGCGTGATGAGCGCCATCCTCAAGGACGACCAGGACCCGACGGCCCTCGACCGCATCCACAAGAAGATCGACGAGGATTGGGCCAAGCCGCCCTCGGCCGATGCCGAGCGCTCGACGACGGTCGTCGTGCCGATGGACGAGCGCATCACGGACTCGGTCGCGCCTCCCCCGGGCCCGATGAAGGCCGACGACCCGATGAAGGCGGACGACCCGCTGAAGCCCGCCTGCGACGCCACCATCGCGTCTGCGAAGGACGAAGAGGCCAAGCGTGAGGCGCTCATCGAGCACGCGCGCGCGTGGGTCAAGGACCCCGAGAAGAACGGCGGTCTCGAATGGCTCCAGAACACGGGCGCGGACGCGCTCGCCGCCCTCTTCACCGTCATCGACCGCGAACCCGAAGCGCCGGAGTTCGACGCGGACAGAGGATGAAACCGCGTGTTTCATGCGGCAAAAACTGCATGAACACGTCAATGGCTTGACCCCTTATCTATTTTGTGAAAGCCTCGGTTTCGCGGAACGGGCGGACCTGGGCACGGAGCGCTTTTGGCGCGAGGGGCAAGAGCATGAGCGTTCACATCGGAGACCGTTTCGGGCGCCTGCTCGTCGTCGCGAACGGTACGGAGGGGCCGAAGCGGATCGTCACGGTTCTCTGCGACTGCGGGCAGAAGCGCGAGGTCCAGGCCGGCAACCTCACGGTAGGGCACACGACCTCGTGCGGCTGCTATCGCGTCGAGCAGGTCAAGAAGGCGACCACGACGCACGGACACCGCGCGGGCGAGGACACGACGCCCGAGTACGAGGCGTGGCGAAGCACGATCGCTCGCTGCTACGACTCCGCGTGCGAGTCCTTCCCCCACTACGGCGGCAAGGGCGGCGGCGTTTGCCAGGAGTGGCAGTCGAGCTTCGCGGCGTTCCTCGAAGATGTCGGTCCGAGGCCCAGCGAAGATCACGTCATCAGCCGTCGCCGGCGCGACGAAGACTTCACCAGGGAAAACACGTTCTGGGCGACGCGCGCCGAGGCGGCTCGCAACAAGTCGACCACGCGCATGTATGAGGTGAACGGCGTGACCAAGTGCCTCGAAGATTGGGCGACCGAGTACGGCATCGGGAAATCAACGCTCCACTATCGGCTCAAGAAGGGGCTCTCGATGCGCGAGGCCCTCGATCTTGGGCATGGTCGGTCGGGCCGCCCGCTCCACGCGTGAGAAGAGGTCATGGACGAATCGAACGAACCGGACCAAGTCGTCATCCGCGTCTCGCGCGCGAAGCTGACGAACCTCATCGCCGCACGCGACGCGTATCGAAAGGCGCAGCGCGAGAACCACGAGCTGAGCGCCGCGTTCGAGAAGGCCGGCGAAGACCTCGACCACGCGACGATGGATCTTGTCGCCACCGTCGCGACTTCGATGCTGCTCGATGGCCTCGACCCGAGTGAGGTCCCCGAGGCCGAGCTTCAGCAGATCCGCGACGCGTACGACGCCGCCCTCAAGGTGCCGAGCCACGACACGATCCAAGAGCTGTTTCGGCTCGGCATCAACGCGCAGATCCAAGCGAACGCGCTCTCCAAACGCATCAACAAGCAGGAGCAGCTTCCGTGAAGCCGATGAGCGAAGAGGACCGGACCTCGTACTTCGTGAAGCTCGCGTTCCTGAAGGGTCGAAGGGTCGCAACTCCATCCGAGGTCCCGAGGCGCGACTTCACCAATCCCGAGAACCGTCGCGCGAACGCGCGAGGGACCATCAAGGAGAACTCCAGCGGCCATGGGCTCTGCTTCCTCGTCGAGTACGACGACGGCGGCGAGGGGTGGTTCGATGCCGACGAGCTGAGCATCGATCTGTCCGAGCTGATGGGGACCAGTCGGTGAGCGAGCGGTTCGCACAGCGGCGCTAAAACAAGACGAGACAAGACGAGACGAGAGTGGGGCTGCGCGCCCCACACCCGCGCCACCTGCGGTGGGGCTCCTGTTGGGGCTCTGCCCCAAACCCCGCTGAGGGGCGCTTCCAGCGCGCCCCTCAGACTCCCCGCCGTTCAGATCAAGTGAAGGAGAGACCGTTCATGGCTTCCAAGAAAATCACCCCCGCCGCGCCCCTGACCCCCGAGCAGCAGAGCAAGATGTTGGAGATCGCGGTGACGGACGCTGTCGGTCACGCGATGGAGAACATTGTCGGCGCCCTGCCGAACGCCGTCTCGGTCGGCCTCGTCGTGAACTACATGACGCCCGCTGGCACCGAGGTGAAGAGCTTCCACGCGCTCGCCCAGCAGGGCGCGCACGACGAGAAGAAGGCAATGCTCGCGCTCGTCCAGAAATGGATGGAGCTGTCGGCGGAGCTGGCGAAGGCCGGCAGCCTGCCGAAGAGCGTCGTGCCCGTCGTCGAGACCGCCCTCGCGACGATCCGTGCGGCCTTCGAGTCGCCGGCGGCTACGCCCGTCGACGAGACGGAAGAGGCCTGAGCCGTGGCCGACGCACTCGCCCTCTGCAAGCGGCAGATCCAGAACCTCACCCGCGGCTACGAGGCGTGCATGGCCTCGGGCTCGGACGACATCATCTACGTCGAGCGCCAGCTTCGCAGGCTCACGCGCCGGCGTACTTGGTTGCTCACGGACGCCGTGCGCCGCGAGCGCAAGCAGCTCGACATCCTCTACCGCACGGTCGATCAGATGCTGATGCTCGACCGCAAGCTCCCCGAGCCCGTGCGAGCCCCCGCCATCGCGCGCCTGCGCCGCCGCCAGATGGCCCACAAGCGCACCATCAACCGCCTCTACGGCCCGTTCGCGGAGAAGGTGCAGCTCTCCTCCATGTACGACAAGTTCGAGTTCCAGAAGGAGGACGTTGCGAAGGCCGGAGAGGCCGTTCGCGCCTTCTACGAGGCCAAGCCCGCCGGAAATGGCGAAGTCGACATAGCGATCACCGTCGCCGTCAAGAAGGACGACGGCGAACAGATCGAGGGCCGGTCGATGAACTACTACGACGTCTCGTCGAGCTTCCCCGAGGCGATGTCCTCCCAGAAGCCGAAGAAGCTCGTGAAGAAGGCCGCGACTTCCGACAAACCGGAGCCGAAGAAGCCGGCGGCGAAGAAGGCCGCGAAGGTCGAGGAGCCGGTGAAGAAGGCCGCGAAGCCAAAGGCGAAGCCAAAGGCGAAGAAGGAGGCACCGTGAGCAAGAGCATCGAGATCATCGACGGCGAAGACGAAGACGACATCCTCGCGAAAAAGCTCGCCGACGAGCTTGCTGTGGATGAGGAGAGGGTCCGAAAGAGCGGCAAGCGCATCTTCCGGGTCCGCGTCGTCCTCGAAACCGACGTCCTCGTGTTCGCGAAGGACGCGGAAGAGGCGTCCGATCTCGCTGAAATCCACTGGAACGGTTTCGGGGATCAAGAACCCTTCACCGACTACGAGCCCATCTCTTCGGAGGCCGAAGAGGTCGCGAACTTCTCACAGGTCGAAGACCTTCGAGACGTCCTGATGTTCGTTCCCGTCATCGACCCCAAGGACGAGATCGAGGATGAGATCAACGGTCTCGACTTCACTGTCCACGAGTACCTGCGCGCTCTCAAGGTGCCGGGAGAACCCGACGAATCGGACGAAGACGACGAGTCGGAGGAGTGATGGAACACCCGACGTACATCCTGATCGTCTTCATCCTCGCCGGGGTGTTCGCCGGGACCATCATCGCCACGATGTTCGTCTTCGCGTACCGCGAGCGCACCAAAGTCATCGAACGAGCCGGCCTCGATCAGAACGCCGCGCTCTACCGCATCGCCGCGGCCCTCACGCGTATGGAGCGGCCGTGAAGCTTGCGTGCCCGTGCTGCGGGCGAGAGGTCGAGGAGAAGGAGCGGCCCGGCCTCTTTCTCAACGCTCGCCTCTCGCTCCGTAGCGATCTCGTGCAGCTCAAGGCCACGATCGAGCGGCTGCCCACAAAGGGCGCCGAGGCCATTCGCGAAGTCCTCCAAGGTCGCTACGAAGCCCACGTTCAACGTCTCCGGCTGCTCGGCGACGCCTCGGAGATTGCATGAACGAGGCGCCATTCGGCGAACATGAAGAGTGGAGGCCGATTCCTTCCCTCCCAGCCGGCTACGAGGCAAGCGATCTCGGGAGAATACGTTCCTGGCGACATCGAAAAGGAACCGCTTCGTCGCCTCTGATTCGCAAGCCTGTGAAACATACGAAGTATGGGCACATGTCGATGATGTTCTACGTCGACAAAAAGTTCGTATGCCGCCTCGTTCATCACCTTGTTCTCGACGCTTTCGGCATTGCTCGACTACCCAACACGGAGACGCGCCACATCGACGAGTCGGGCGTCGATGCTGCCAAACGATGTGGCGTAACGCCGGCGGTGATTACTCGTATTCGGAGAAGCAGAGGCTATGTCCGCTAGACCGTTCATCAAATACGTGGGGGGCAAGACGCAGCTTCTGCCAACGCTGCTCCCTCTCTTCCCTCCCAAGTTCAAGCGCTACATCGAGCCGTTCGTGGGCGGCGGCGCCGTGTTCTTCGCGCTCGCGGGAGAGAACCGATTCGAGGAGGCGGTCCTCAACGACTGGAACGCCGAACTGGTGCTTCTCTACGCCATCGTGAAGTTGGAGCCGGCAGCGCTCATGCGAGCGCTCGACGAGATCGAGGCGCAGTACGTCAAGCAGCCGAGTGAGACCTACTACACAATCCGAGCGCTCGACCTGGCCGCGATGAGCGAAGTTGCGCAGGCGGCCCGCTTCATCGCGCTCAATAAAATGGGTTTCAACGGCCTGTACCGCGTAAACAAGGCGGGCAAGTTCAACGTGCCGTGGGGCAAGAAGGAGAAGGTCTCGACCTACGACGAGGCGAACATCCGCGACTGCTCGGCTGCGCTCCACCTCGCGACGGTGTTCGAGGGGGACTTCTCGCACGTGATGGACAGGGCCGACGAAGGCGACGTCATCTACCTCGACCCGCCCTACCTGCCCATCAGCGCGACGTCCGACTTCACCGCGTACACCGCCCGGGGATTCGACGTCTTCGCCCACGAGCGACTCGCGAACGTCGCGGAGGCCGCCGCGAAACGGGGAGCGCTCGTCATCGCGTCGAACTCCGACCACGCCGAGGTGCGCTGTCTCTACGAAGCGCGAGGGTTCTCCGTGACGGAGGTGCTCGCGAAACGCAACGTCAACAGCCAGGGCGACGGGCGCGGCAAGATCAAGGAGTTGGTCTTCGTGCGCGACGGGCGCGCGTAGGAGGTCGTCGTGCCCTCGCTCTTTGCGGTTCTCACCGTCATCTTCGCGATCTGGTTCTTCTTCGGCGATGTCGTCGACGCATGGCTGCTGCTCACGATCAAGGAACGCCTGAAGGCGCGCGACGCAAAGAAGAAGGCAAAAGCGCTCGCCGACTCCATGGCCAAACCGAAGGACCATGGCCGCTGGCGCGTACTCGGCCGCTACGTGATCAAGTCCGAGAGCGCGCCGAAGACCTTGAGGGCGCCGAAAGAGAAGCGCAACTACCGCATCGGCCGCGACGCGTTCGGGCGCTACACGAGGGTCTACGAGACGGATGCTCCGCACGACCCGGAGCACCTCGCGCGCATCGAGGCGGAGCTGGACGCCGAGCTGTCGGGGCGCCGCGTCGACGACGAGGTCAAGAAGCTCTACCAGCCCACCAAGAGCGCGTCTTCGCCGTTCATTCGCGTCGTCGAGAAGTTTCCGACCGACGTGGTGCAAGGCGACCTCATCGTCCGCCGCGGCGTCTACTACATGTTCGACGGCGGGCGCTTTCAACGGATGGACAAGGAGTAGCTCGTGAACGTCGCCGACCTGATGCACCAGCTCTCGAAGCTGCCGCCGCACTACAAGGTGTTCTTCGCCGATCCGGGCGGCCGAAGCGCGCCCCACCAAGTCGCGCCCGTCCACGGTCTTCGGCAGGGCCACTATCTGAACTACGACGGCCATCAAGTTCTGCCTGCCGCCGCGGCCGACGACCCCGAGGACGAGGTCGACGCAGTGGTGTTTCTCCGCGTCGCGCCTGAAGAGAAGAGGCGCTGAACCATGAGCTTCACCGAACCTCCCAAAGCCCATGCGGAGCCCGTTGCCACCGACGAAGAGCCGGCGAAAGAGCGGCACGGCAAGCTTACCCTCGTCGAGCCGCTGTTCATCGACCCCCGGCGCCGCTGCAAAATCTACCTGTGGCGGTGCGACTGTGGCAACGGCGTGCGCGCTTCGTTGAAGGACGTCCGCCACAAGCTCATCGCCTCTTGCCCGTCGAAAAGGTGCACGGGCGCGATGACTCCAAAACGCGTTCGTCGCGCGCCCGAGATCATCGCGTCGGCGCCCGAGATCATTGCGCCAGCGCCCAAGGCAGCACCAGCGCCCAAGGTTGCGCCAGCGCTTGACTCTTCGCCGCCGACTCCCGATCGAGTGAGAAGCAAGAAGGTTGCGAGCAACGCCGAGCCCTCCGAGGTCGCCACGCGGTTTCAAGCTCTTCGGCGCCGCAAGCACTTCCTCGATCGCCTCCACGGCCTCCTTCAGCAGTACGAGCTGACCGTCGATGAGCAAGAGCAGCTCCTCTACGATCTCCTCTTCGACGTCACGACGCCCTCGAACGGGGCCGCACCTTCCACCGCTGCAACCCCTTCGGATGCGGCTCCGGCTCCGATCTTTACGCCCAAGGCGTCCTCGTGGCGCCTCATACCACCAACGTTCCCGCCTGTTAGGACCACCTTTCCCCCGATCCCGCGGTATCACGTCCTCGAATACTTGGTCCGCGAGGGGTGCACGAGGACTGCGGATGAGATGACCGTCGCCTTCTTCGGCGTGAGCCGATGCGACGTCCGATCCCGCGTCAAGACGCAGATCAAGGCCCTCTTCACCGCGGGCTTTTTGGAGCGCGTCGAAGACGGGTGGCGCGCGACGGAAAAGGGACGCAATCGGATCCACAACACATACGACTGGAAACGCTCGCTATGACAGAAGCCAGCGCTGAGATTCGAGAGTTGATCGCGCGCGCAGAGCGCCGCCGCGTCGTCGCCGCGCATCTGCGCAAAGCCTTCAACACCTCGACGCTCTCCACGTCCGAAAAGACCCGCGCCGTGAGCGATCTTCTCGTCGAGCTGCGCGCGAAAAGTCGCACGAAGCGTCCGTGATATTCTTGCCCGCATGAGCATGATCGAGAATGGCCGCAAAGTCCGAAACTACATCCTCAAAGCCTTCCCGCGCGCCGCGTTCGCGAGCTACGCCTCCCGCGGCGACTTCGTCATCGAGATCCGCCTCCCCGGCGCCCTCCAAGACAAAGAAGCCATCGAGTTCGCGAAGGCCATCGGCACCGACCCACGACAGAGTTCGCTCTTCTAAGAAGCCTCGCACTTCTGACCTGAAGCCGCTGCCGGCGCCCGAGGATGACCCGAGCCTCACTCCACTGCCCCTGGAGGGGGCGGCGAAGGCGTGGGGCATTGCTGACTTCGAGCAGGCGCTCGACGCGTCCTTTGCGGCGCTGAAGGCCATCCGTGCTGCGGCGAGCGGCACGTCGGGAGACATGGGCCCCGTCGGTATGAACGGCAGGGCGTTGAACTACTCCTACTCCGAGATGGCGGAGTGGGGGATCCAGTACGCGGCGCTCATCGAGCAGGCGAAGGCCGCGCGGCGCGGCGCAAAAAAGGCCCCATGACGAGGGTCGACGCGGCGATCTGCGCGCTTATGACGACGGTGCTCGTCGTCGGCGCTCTCTACCTCGCGCATGGGGCGCACCCCTACGCGGCGGCCTTCGTAGGCTTCATTGCTGGGCTGTTCGCGAACACGTTGTTTGACGGGCTGAGTGCATCAGGAGTCGCGACCTCGGGTCGCATGGAAGAGGGGCAACATGGCGAGAAGTGAGCTGACGGACATCACCTTCGTCCTCGACCGTTCGGGGTCGATGGGCACGATCAAGGCCGACACCATCGGCGGGTTCAACCAGTTCCTCGAAGACCAGAAGAAGGCGGCTGGCGAGGCGCTGATGACGCTGGTGCAGTTCGACGACCAGTACGAGGTGCACTACGCGGGCGTGCCGATCGCCGCGGTGAAATCGCTCAACAACGACACCTTCGTGCCGCGCGGGTGGACTGCTCTCTACGACGCCATCGGCAAGACCGTGGTCGCGACCGGCAAGCGCATCGCCTCGATGCCCGAGGCGCAGCGCCCCGGCAAGGTGCTCATCGTCATCATGACCGACGGCGGCGAGAACAAGAGCGTCGAGTTCGTGGGCGAAGCGGGCCGACTCGCCGTGAGCGAGCTGGTCAAGCACCAGATGGACAAGTACGCCTGGGCGTTCCTGTTCCTCGGCGCGAGCCTCGACGCCCCGAAGGTCGCCGAAGGGCTCGGCATGGGCTTCAACAACGCCGTCGCCTACACGGCGAGCGGCAAGGGCGTGCAGAGCGTCATGCGGGGCGTGAGCCGCGGCACGGCGAACCTGCGGAGCGCCACGGGGCCCGTCGACAACCAGAACTTCACGAGCGCCTACATGAACCCGGACGACCCGCCGGCGAAACCGTAGCGATCGGCTTACCGCAAGTTGCTCCTTCCGACCATGATCGATACCCTCATGCGAAACACGACGCCCGCTCCTTGGGCGCGCGAAACGAAGGGTGCCGATCATGGCCGCGAAGAAGTCTGCGAAGAAGAAGACCGCCAAGAAGAAGGCGAAGAGCGCGAAGAAGCCGGCCGTGACGATGGCCGAGCGAGCGAAGGCCTCCAAGGCCCGCGCGCGCGCGAGGGCCCGCGGCAAGGCTTCGCGCAAGAGCAAGCGAGAGGCGGCGAGCCAAGATGCCGTGACGCTGAAGACGGTCGTGAACGCGCGCGGTGAGCGCGTCCCGGTCGATGCGAAGGGTTGGCCCGTCGGCACCTCGGCTTGGACGGCCCCTGCACACGCGACCAAGGGCACGGCGAAGAAGCACTGGATCAACTCGTACAAGCCGATCCGTGTGCCGCCGGCGAAGCGCGACGGCAACTTCTACTGGCTCACCGACAAGAACCAGATCGTCTACAACGCGACGGGCCTGCTCACCGAGACGCTCGCCTACGCGAAGCCCGAGGTCGCGAAACGCGTCATGCACCACGCAACCAAGGCCGCGAAGGCTTGGGCGAAGAAGTCCGCGGCGAAGATCGCGAAGCTCGCGAAGTCCGAGGGCAAGTCGACCATCGCGAAGGTGAAGCCCGCGAAGCGCACGGCGAAGAAGACCGCGAAGAAGACCGCCAAGAAGACCGCCCACCAAGGCCGCGTCCATCCGACCGCGGCAGTGAACGACAGGCCGCGCTACTGGATGCGCGTCGGCGGCAAGCTGAAGCCGAGCGGCGGCAAGGCGATGGGCATCTTCCCCCACGACAAGTGGGCCGTGACCTACCTGCTCGCGGGTGAAGACCCGAAGCGCGACGTGGGCGTGCTCTTCGTCAGCGCTCGCAAGAACACTGGCGCGAAGCGGGCGGCCAAAGCGAAGCTTGGCAAGACCCACAAGGGCTTCCGCATCCTCGCCGCGTTCTCGCCTGCTGTGTACGAGCGCAAGCGGGCCAAGGAGCGCGGGGTCATCATCCGCGACTGACTAGCGACGCGCGCTCCGCCAGCGCCGCACGATGACAGGCACATGGGTGAGCCGGTCGTGCAGCGCGGCGTTGTAGCGGTGGATGCCGTCGTTCAGGTGCAGCAGCTTGTCCTTGCTGTTGGTCTGGTCGCCAGGGACGACATCGAGAGCGGGCAAGGGGATGCCCGCCTCGATGGCTTCGAGGGCCCTCTGTAGCCGCTCGGGCTTCCAGACCTTCTCGGGCGCGATCGCGCGAACGTCGGCCCACGTGAAGAACGCACGCTCGTAGAGGCCGTGGCTCACGATGGAGTCGCGGACAGCCTCCGGGTCGTTGATGTTGTTCAGACGGCGCTGGGCGTCCTGGGCGTCCAAGGCGAACGTGCGCGAGCCCTTCGGGGGCGGCGCGATGTCGGGGGTCGGGATCGGGGGCCTCGGACGGCGCATGCCAGCGATCCTACGCGATCGGTGCGCTTTTGCGGCCGAAACTGCATTATGAGGTACATGCACTTGACAGATGATGTACGTTGTGAGAGTCTCGGATTCGCAATGAGGCGTGGCCGGGATAGGTCCGGCGGGCCAAGGCGAGGCGAGATTCGGCGAGGCTCCCTTCGGGGAGAGGACAGGTCAGGCCATGAGCAGGAAGTATTACAGCGTCGAGGTAAGCCTCAAGGTGGCCTTCTTCGTCGATGGTGAGGCGGACGATGTTGCCATTCGCGACACTGTCGTTCAGGAGCTTTCAGAGGAGATGCACGACGTCGACTTCATGAAGCTCTACGACTTCGAGCCGCCTCCGTGGAAAGAGATCACGCGCAGGGAGGCTCACGAGATCGGGCTCGCCCACGAAGAGCGCTAGCTGAGGAGAGTCGAGGGTGAGGGCCGCTTCGGGCGGCAGGCTTGCGATAAGCCGAAGACGACGACGGCGCAAAACGCGCCGAAAACGAATCGTTGGACAGGTTATGTACTTTGTGTGAAGCTCGCATCATTCTCGGCGTCGGCCCGCTGTGGACTCGACCCGAACCAGAGGAGCGACAATATGAGCGAGCAGATGTCCCTGACGGGGACAGATACAGGCGCGGCCGTGGACGCCGCGCGCACGTGGAGCCCGTACCAAAAGGCGGTGTTCCACTTCGTGCAGTTCGGAAAAGGGAACGCGGTCGTCCGCGCGGTGCCGGGGTCGGGCAAGACGACCACCATCGTCGAAGCGGCGAAGCTCGTTCCGCCCGGCAAGAAAGCCGCCTTCGTCGCCTTCAACGGCAAGATCGCCGAAGAGCTGAAGAAGCGTCTGCCTCGGGGCGTTCCGGCAATGACGACGCACAGCTTCGGCCTTCGCGCGCTTCGCAACGTGAGGCCGCAGACGCAGGTGAAGCTCGACAAGGGCGACAAGATCGTCCGCAGCATCCTCGAAGGCTGGGACAACAACCGGCGCATCGAAGACGTCGAGCAGGACCCGTACGCGTCCTACGACAACTTCCGCCTCGTGCGAAAGGCGGTGGGACTCGCGAAGGGGATGCTGCGTCACCGTTCGACCTTCCTCGACATGCTCGACGAGTTCGAGCTGGAGTCGAAGAATCTGACGGCCGACCAAATCTCGGAGGCCGTTCTTCGCACGATGCTCCAGAGCCGCGAAGACGAAGAGACGGCCGACTACGACGACATGATCTGGCTGCCGTGCATCAAGAAGGTGCCGGTCCCGAAGTTCGACTACATCTTCGTCGACGAGACGCAGGACCTGAACGCGTCGAAGATCCACCTCGTGCTCAAGGCGGCCGAGGGCGGGAGGGTCATCGCGGTCGGCGACCCGCGCCAGTCGATCTACAGCTTCGCCGGCGCCGACGTGAACACGATGGAGCGCGTGCAAGAGGCGCTGAACGCTGAAGTCTTGCCGCTCAGCGTGTCGTACCGCTGCGCAAAGAGCATCGTGCGCGAGGCGCAGCGCATCGAGGCGACCATCGAGCACGCGGAGGGCGCCCCCGAGGGCCTCGTGCGCACGATCCGCATCGAGAAGATCGAGGGCGAGCTGCGCGGCGGCGATTTTGTCGTGAGCCGCTTGAACGCGCCCATCATCTCGCTCTGCTTCCGGCTCATCTCGCAAGGGCGCCCGGCGTACGTGCAAGGCCGCGAGATCGGCGCGAGCCTCAAGACCACGATCGACAAGAGCAAGGCCGAGACGGTCGAAGACCTCTTGAAGTTCATCGGCGAGTGGCACACCAAAGAGATCCAGCGGCTCACGGCCAAGGGCGTCTCGACGGACTCGGTCGACGACCGCCGCGCGTGCATCGAGGCGCTCGCCGAGGAGAAGGCCGACATCTGGGAGGTCTACGAGGCCATCGACCGCGTGTTCGCGGACGCCGAGGACTCGGCGAAGATTCGCCTCTCCTCGGTCCATCGCGCGAAGGGGCTCGAAGCGAGCCGCGTCTTCGTTCTTCAGGACACCTTCTACCTCGAAGACACGATTGAGGAAGCGAACTTGGAGTACGTCGCCTTGACTCGCGCGAAGACCGAGCTGGTCTACGTGCAGGGCGTCAAAATCTACAAGGCGGGATGACCCGTGAAGCCGATTCTGATCCGCACGTTCGAGAACATCACGCTCCGGTACGACTCGCGGTGCATGAACTGTCGCGAGCGCATCCTTCGCCAGAATCGCGCTTGGCGCGGTCAAGGGCGAGGAAAGATGCTTTGCACGCCGTGCCACACTGAGATCATCGAACAGCTCTATCCGAGCACGTGCTCGTGGGCGCTTACGATCGTACACGTGACCATGTCGCCGATGATGCTTACCAAACACCGCCTGGCCGCCGTTCGATGCGGCAAGGCGCGCGTGTTCCGGCAGGACGAATACGTTTGCGAGCGGGCGAAAGACCACACGGGGCCCCATTCCAAGCTTCTCGATGCGAACACGGTTGCCGACTGGCTCGACGCTGAAGAGCAAGCCGTGTCGGCGGAGGTGCCGTGATGGGAACCTATCTCCACATCGCGTACGAGGCTTGGGACAAGTCGGAGAACGCGTGGCGCCACCACTTCCACAACGAGCAGGACGGCTCGGCCGACAACCACCCGTTCTACACGGCGTTCAAGAACTACCCGCTCCACTTCTTCTTCCGCCTGCTCGCGGACGGCGAGCCGTACGACACGCCGTCGCTCCTGCCCGCCTACCCGGAAGAGGGTTTCACGTACAAGTGGCCGTACGCGGCCTCACCCGAGACCTGGAACGCGCTCGGCGGCGAATCCGACGGCGCGTACATCGCGACGCTCGGCGCTATCTTCGCGCGCATGAAGGTCCTCGACGCGCACGTCGGCGAAGAGGTCTGCAAGGTCATGCGAGCCCCCGAGGTCGCCCTCTACCGCGAGCGCGTCCTCACCGTCTTCGCGGCCATGGTCCCGATGCCCTCCTACGGGCGTCTGCTTTGGAGGTTCTCGTGAGCCGATCCCCCGATTGCCTCGGTTGTCGAGGCGTGGAACCTGACCTCTGCGGCGAGTGCATGGCGCACCGTTGGCGCGAGGAGGGGCGCGCGCGAGAGCGAGCCCAGGTGGGCGCTCTCTTCTGCCGAATGCTCGGCAAGGTGATGGACATGGAGGCCATCCGCCGGCTGCTCGACAGCGTGCCGAAGGGCGAGTGGAAGACGTGCTCCGAGGAGGGGCCGTTTCGCGGCACCAACCGCCAGACGCACTCGGTGTGCATCTACAAGGACGATTTCTCCGAGTCCGACGAAGAGCACCAGTGCATCACGACGGGCGTCGGCGACGACGAGAAGAATGCCTACGCCGTCGCGAACTTCGTCGCCCAATCGCACACCATCCTCACCGACCTCTTGGCCCTCTACGACGGCAAACCAGAGGCGCCGTGACGGACTCCCCCTACTGGAAGGCCATGGCGAAGGGGCTTCACTGCGAGCCGAGCCCGGCCAAACCGTGCCCGCGGTGCGGAATGCCAACGCCTCGAAGCGTCTGCCTCGGGTGCGACAACAACGACCTGCGCCGCGAGCTGGACAAGGCCCGCGAGCTGCTGCGCCTCATCGACGCGTCCCAGATTCGCGCGATGCTCGCGAAGGTTCCCCAGGGCATCTGGGAGGCTGTGCAGGACGAAGGGCCGCCTCGGGGTCGTCGGATCGTGACGACGAGCGTGTACGCGCGTCGGCACCAAGAGAAGCCCGAACAGGTCACCTTCGGCATCGGCACCGACCACAAGAAGGCGCGCGACATCGCCGATTTCATCGCGTACGCGCACATGACGCTCGTCACCCTCGGAGGCCGACTGTGAGCCGCGGACCCAACACGCCCGGCAAGGTCGGCCGCCTTGCGCACGCGAAGTACCAAGGGGCTGCCGCGGAGAACGTCAGCCACGCCCAAGGGGCCTCGGCTTGGTCGGTCGGCGCCGAGCATCAGCGAGCCCTCGATCTTCACGACATCGATCGCTGTCTCGCTGAGCCTCGCTTGAGCCAGGGCGCGCACATGAAGCTGCGCGCGTGGAAGGAGTACCTCGCGAACGTTCCAACGCGAGCGCTCGCTGCCGGCAACCGCGAGAACCTCGACCGCATGGTGAAGGTCGTCGAGATGTGGGCGGCCGGCGTCGAGGTCGTGAGCGATCTCGAAAAGAACCAGAAGCGCTGCGCGCTCGGCCGCATCCACAACGCCGAGGTGCGCCGCGCGAGCAACGCGGTGATGGACCGAGCGTTCGCGAAACCCGGCGAAGCTCCCCGTCCCCCGCGGCGCGCCACCTCCGACAACGACGACTGAGGCCTTCGATGAAGCCCTACGGCTACTACAACATGAATCTCATGTACGAGACGAGCTGCTCGCGCTGCCTTCAGCCGCTCGGGCGAGGCGCTCGCGTCTGGTACAGTAAATCGCTCGGCCAGGCGCTCTGCCCCGACTGCTTCGTCGTCGAATACCCGACCGACGAGGTGAAGATCCGACCGCAGGATCTGACGCCCGTCGAGATCCAGATCAGGGACGCTCCCTCGCGCTCGATGGCCCGGCGCCTCGCCGAACAAGCAGGTCTGCCGCCGCCTCGGTTCGAGAGCGCCCCAAAGAAAGAGGAGTGAGCATGCTCGTGAAGGTCCAGTTCGTGATGGAGGTCGAGGTCGATCACCCCGGAGACGAAGAGGAGGCGTACGACTACGTGAGCGACGAGCTGGAGCAGCGCGTCTGCACGGCAAAGGACCCCAGCGTCAACGTGATGCGCATCCACTCCTCACTGCTGCCGAAAGGGAAGGTCTGAATCATGGCCGAAGGTCTCAACCGCGTGCTTCTCATCGGCAACCTCGGCGCGGACCCGGAGCTGCGCTACGGACAGGGCTCGGGCAACGCGTTCCTCACGCTCCGCATCGCGACGTCGGAGAGCTACTTCGACAAGCGCAGCAACGAGCGGCGCGAGAAGACGGAGTGGCACGACGTGACGCTGTTCGGCAACGCGGCCGAACCGCTCAGCAAGTTTCTGCGTAAGGGGCGCCAGGTCTTCGTCGAGGGGCGCTTGGAGACCAGTAACTACGAGAAGGACGGGCAGAAGCACTATCGTACGCGCGTCATCGCGTCGCGCGTGACGCTGCTCGGCTCCGCACCTTCGCGCGAGGATTCGCCCTCGCCTCGGCCCGACCCGAGCCGGCGCGCGCCGGTGACCTCGCAGCGCCGCGAGCCGCCGGACCTCGGCGATTACGATCCGCACGGCGACTACGGCACGCGAGGCGCTCCCGCGCTGCCGAAGGGACCTGCGCGTGACGACGATTTCCCGACGCCGTTCGACGGCGACGAAGACGACATCGCCTTCTAGGAGCGCCATGAGCACCCGTTCGCGTGAAGCCATCGCCATCGAGGGGCGCCTGACCGCCTATCAGACGCCCGCGCGCAGAGAGGCCATCGCAACCCTTCCCTCGGACGCGCGCAGCGGGTTCACGCTCCTCGATGGCGCCGTGCCCGTATCCGCCGGCGAAACGGCGCTCGTGCTCAGTACGCGTGAGCTGGACGCGCTCGCGCCGTTCGAGCCGACCTCGACGCGCATGCGCAACTTCTACGCGTGGGCGAAGAGGGACTGTGCGACGAGCCGTGCGACGAGCCGTGCGCTGCACGCCGCGCGCACGAAGACGGGCGGCTTCTACGTCTGGTTCTGCTCGACCGACGAGGCGCTCGCGTTCCTGCGCCTCATCGAAGCCGCCGCTTGGAAGCAGCTCCTGCAAGCGATGACGGACGCCGACAAGACAGGCGTGCACGAGGCCGCGTTCTGGCTCCAGCGCGCCTCTCAGAACCCCGTGGCGTGGCTCCTTGCGGCAGAAGCGCTCGCGAACGCGGGCCTCGACAGGTACGCCGAGACGCTCTCGTCCCTCGCGCGTGCGCAGGCGCCCGAGGCGTGCGCGGTCATCGACATGCTGATGATCCACCGCGCCGAGGAGGCCGAAGTCGACCCTCGCTACGCTTCAGCGCCCGCCGACCGTGAAGCGGACATGCGTCGAGCGTTCGCGCGGCGCGAGGCGTGGCGCAAGCTTCACTGCGAGCCCGCGTGCGACGGCGTGTGGGGCACGGGCTGCAAGGGATGCCACGAGGCCATCCCGGAAGACTTCGAGGGTTGAACGATGGCTTGCGACAAGTCACCAGACCGCGCGCACGTCTCAGGGCGCGCGGAGACCGACGAGGAGAAGCGAGCCATCCTCGGCCACATCTACGAGGCGTGGATCAAGGTGCCGACGGCGCGCCTCGGCCAAGTCATCGTCGCGAGGGTGCCCGGCGTGTACCCCAACGCCTCGCTCTTCTACATCGAGGACGAGAGGCTCGCGTCCGAGATCGAGGATGACGCGACGCTCACCGAGAAGCTGATCGGCGGCAGATAGATGCCCGCCGTACTTCTCAAGTTCGAGGACATCGCCCCGCGGCACGTGGCGCTCTTGCGCGAGACGGCGCGCAGAGCCCACAAGCTCTACTACCCCGACCGATGGGCGAGCCGAGATGCAGAAGACATTGCCGCGTGGAAGCTCCTGATGGATCGAGGGCTCATCGAGAAGAAGGAGGGGACCATCGCGACCGGCGAGACTCCTTGGCAGCCCGTCGAATACCTCGACGCTGCCGATGCCGGCCACAAGTTGCTCGAAGCCTACCGCCCGAGGTGAGCCATGAAGACGACGCAGAAACGCGGGATCACGGAGACGACCGTCACCTTTCGGATGTCGAGCGCGCTCAAAGAGGAGGTCGCCTCTTTCGCGCGCGAGCGTGGCGAGACGATGACGGCGTTCGTCTGCCGCGCCTTGCACGACGCGACCAGACCCGGCGTCCGCGCCGAGGTCATCGAAGAGAAACTCGCCGCCCGCATGAGCGAGCGCGAAGGAGAGCTTCGCGAGCAGCTCCTCGAAACCCAAGCCGACCTCGACGCCGCGAAACGTGTCATCGCGCGTCTGAAGGGGATCGGGCCATGAACGGGCGTACGGGAATCTTCCAGCCTCGCCTCGGGGACTACGGTCGCTGCACGGCGCGCCATCGCGTCGGCGACAAGACCTTCCGCTGCTCGAACAAGGGCAGGCGCGTCGAGCGTTTCGTCGGCGGCGAAGACCAGTGGACGATCATCTGCCCCCTGCACGGGCTCACCAAGGAAGAGGAGCGCATGGGTAAGGAGAACTACGGCGAGGGCGAGGATCGCGACGTCCCCGAAGAACCGTACCGCCAACAGCACGACATCTGGTGCGACGCGCGGCCGACCGACGTCCACTGCCAGTGGGTCGAGAACGTCGGCATGACGGTCATCGACTGCGTGGCGGCTCGGAGGCGCGAGTTCCTGAGCGACCGCAACGCCCGTCCTCGCGCGCATGACGAAGGTGAGGGCGTGCCGTGAGCGCGGACCTGTGCACCGTCTGCCGCCTTCGGCCGAAAGACGGGATGCTCTTCTGCGAACCGTGTCGCAGGAGCTACGACAAGGCCCTGATGAGCGACACCACCATCTACGGCGCGATTCGATGGGCGGCGGAACGCGCTCGTCGCTTCGCGCGTGAGCAGGCGCGCGAAGGTCAGGTCCGCTACCTGCGCGGCAAGAGGCTCGCATGAGCTTGCTCTACGATCTCACGAACTGCGAGCACCCCGACGATCGACGCGCGCAGGCGATGCTCACGAACGGGGTCATGCAGTGGTGCGCTTGCTGCGGCGCGTGCCGTCTTCTGCAAGGGCAGCATCCGGGACCGTGGCGGCGCCCCGATCTCGTGGAGGCTGCCATTCGCCGCGTCGTTGCGGCAGCGAAAGACGAGGATGCTTCATGAAGGTCTACATGGTCGACGGGCCCTACAAGGTCTTCGTCACGTGCACGTGCATGAAGTGCAAGGCCGAGTACCCAGCCTCGACGCCCGAGGTCATGCGCGGCCCGGGGCTCGTCGAAGACATCGGCATCTACCGCACCCCGTGCCCGAAGTGTGGTGAGGCCGAACGTGTGATGACCGTCGGCACGCCGGAACCCTTCAAGGGCCCATCGCCGTGGGCCGGCAAGACCGGCATCGAAAGTTGGCACTGACATGAGCGACCCTCGCGAACCGACCAAAGAAGACCGCATCTACGCGGCACGCGTGACGGGTACCTACCACCACGAGTCCATCAAGAGCTGGATCGAGACGGGCGTTCAAACGGAGGGAACGCCGTCGGAGGATCAGGAAACGACCTACGAGCTGGCCGACCGCTTCGCGCGGGTCCGTCTCGAAGGCCGCGCGGCGGGATTCCACGTCGGCTACGAGGACGCCCTGCACAACGTCGAGGGCGCCATCGCATCGAGCTACTGCTGGCCGGGCGACTGGCGCGAGCACGAGCTGGATCCTGTCCGGTGCGCGAAGGGCATCATCGAAGAAGCATGCAAGGAGATGCCGGACGCCGAGACGGCGACCGCATGGGTCTGGCGCTTCGAGATGAACGAGGAGCTGTTCGCGGCCGACGAGCGCGGGTTCCGACGCGGCGCCAAGGTGTGCGGCGCCGTTCTCGGCGACATGTTTCATGGAACGGAGCACGAGACGCTCTGCGAGCTTCCTCGCGAGCACACGGGGCTGCACGAGAAGACGGACGTCAACGCGCGCTCGACCGTCTCGTGGGGCTCGTGGGGCATCACGGAAGTCGCCCCGCAAGTGATCCCGGAAGTGATCCCGGAAGTCGTCTCGAAGAAGCGCGAGCCCTGCGATTGCGACCAAGGCTGGGTCCGTCGCTACCTCCCCGACCGCGAGGAGCGCTGTCGCAAATGCAATCCCCTACGCCACAGGGTCGACGAGTTCGGGCCCGACAGCAACGGGCGCTGCACGGCGTGCCTTTCGCGCGCTGCGTCCGAGCGCCGCATCCCGGACCGAAAGATCCCCTGCCCCGCGCACGGGCACATGGGCGACGGGGCTCGGTGCCGCCAGTGCGAGACCCGGCCCGCTGTCGGCGAACCTCCCATCGGTCTCGACGGTCTCTGTGCAGAATGCTGGAAGAAGGGGCGATGACCTTCTTTGGCAACTACGAGAAGAGCACATGCTGCTTCTGCAAGCGGAGCATCTCGAAGACGAACTGCTCGAAACACGGGGCCGCGTGCTGGCCGAAGTACGTCGTCGTGATGCTCGCCATCCACGGGGAAGGCTGGGCGCACGAGATTCTTCACGGGCGCAGCTACCCCGTCGAAGAAGTAGATTGACAGGTACATTACTTAGTGCGACTATCGGCCCAAGATGATCGAGTCCATCACGGTCAAGAACCCGAAAGCGACGGCGGTCGGCTGGTTCGAGAAGGTGTTCCCGCAAGGGCTCACCATGAAGTTCTCCCCCGGGCTCAACGTGCTCTGGGGCGCGAACGGCTCGGGGAAAAGCACCATCCTTCGCCTGATCGCGAAGATGCTCCACTGCGAGCAGGGCTACGAGCCCGTCGTCACGAGCGAGTCGATGCGCTCGTTGACGCCCAGGTACGCAGACCGTTCCTCTTCGTCCAAGGAGGCGACGAGGAAGGAGAGGTTCGACGCCGTGCAGCTCGTGCACTCGGGCCTCGGCACCTGCCTGTTCGACCCCGACCACAAGGTCGGCCTCATCGGCGGCGCGTTCGATGACGATTTCTTCTCGCAGGGGCTCATGAACACGATGTTCCGGGGCTCGTCGGGGCAGGGCACCATGCACCGCTTCGATCGGGTGCTCGTGCGCGCGATGTCCGGCAAGGCGCCCGAGGTCGTCTGGAAGGTGCGCAAGGAAGACGCGACGAAGCCTCTCAAGGCCGGGGCGTCGGACTACGACATCGAGCGCCACGAGCAGGCGAAATGGGTCCTCGACACGCTCGCGGGCGACCCCACCATCGCGGACGCGGAGCGCCCCACGTTCATGATGGACGAGCCCGACCGCAGCCTCGACATCCTGCGCCAGAAGAGCATCTGGCACATGCTGCGATGCGCCTCGCAGCGCTCGCAGATCATCGTCGCCGCGCACTCGCTGTTCGCGCTCGGTCTCCCCGAGGCGACGTACCACAAGCTCGGGGCGCCGGGCGCTCCCGCGGACCTCTACTACGACCGCTCGCTCGCGCAGGTCGCGGAGCTGCCCACGTGGCCTTCGATGAAGATCGAGATGAGCGCGGGCCAGAAAAAGGCCATCGACGCGGCCGTCAAGGACCAAGAGAAAAACAAGGACCCGTTCGGATGACCGTTCTGCACCTCGGCCCCGCTGTCCTGCCCGCGTGGACGTGGCCCGAAGAGGCCACCTACAACACCTGGCACATGGAGCTTCGCAACGACAAGCTCGACCTGCACCACGGCTTCTACCTGCTGCTCGCCTACCTCTCGGGCGCGTACTACCCCACCGCCACCATCTCGGAGGGAAACGAGCCGTGAGCGCCCTGAACTGCACTGGCCCGCGCGACGGGCAGCCTTTCGCCGAGCGGTGCGGGCTGCCGGCAGCGTACCGCACGCCGAGCGGCGATCGGTGCGAGGCGTGCGCCGAGCGCGAGAAGGCTGCCATCCGTGACGGCGCGTGCATCCTCGCGATCCTGGCCGACAAGAAGGGCGTTTCACGTGAAACGTTGCTCGCGAAGTACGTGAGGATCCAATGAGCGACGACGCAATCATCGAACCGCCCGCGCCCGCGACCATCGAAAGTTCCGCGTCCACCGAGGAAGGCGTTTCCGAAGCCTTTGATGTGAGCAACGTCGTGCATCTCGTGCCTCGCGCGCACGAGGACAAGTGGCCCGAGGCGACCGAGTTCCTCAAGCAGCTCGTCGCGATGTCCGAGCGCGGAGAGCTTGCCCAGATCGGCATCGTCTTCGAGCGCGTCGACACGGTGTCGAGCTTTCGCGCCATCTTCCGGCCGGGGTCGAGGCCGGCCCGTCTCCTTGGCGAGCTGGAAGTCATGCGCACCGCCATCGCCATCCACCTCTGCCCGCGCCCCACGACCGAGGTCAAACCATGACCGACAAGCACGAGCCCGCGCGCCTCGATTTCGACCGGATCCGCGAGCGAAGTCGCAACTCGAAACCATCTGCCCAACGAATAAATCGCCGTTATACGCAGGACCGATGAACTCGACGTATAACGCGAGCGCGAGACGGGACGAAAAGGACGGCCTTCGGCCGAGCACGGGCTTCGCCCGAGGACGCGCCTTCGGCGCGAGAACGGCCTGCGGCCGAGGCGAAAAGGAACGACGAACATGACGTATGACGAGATTTCGCCGACCATGCGCCAGGCCCTCGCGACCTGGGAGGCGTTCCGGCGCCTCGGGTTCTCGGCCGCCGACATCTTCTCGATGATTGCGAAGACCCTCGCGCGCGAGGAGGACGGCCGCGTCGTCGAGGTCTTGGCCTTCTTCATCGCCCTCCGATCGCAGGGTCGAGAGTTCTCCATCACCATCGGCGAGATCGAGGACGCGGACGCGGCCGAAGCCGAGTGGGCCCGTGTCGCGAACGCTCTACCAGGCATGGACGAAGAAACGGTCCGCCGCATCTGGTTCGAGAGCGAAATCTGCGGCCGGCTCGTCGCGCTCGGTCAGTCGCTCGCGGCCAAGGGCTTTCACATCCCCATCCTCGGCAACTGAACATGCTCGACGTCCAGAAGCTTCGCGAGGAGTTTGAGAAGGCCGCGGCGCTGCTCGCTTCGATGCCGCCGTGGTTTCAGACCATGAGAGCGAGGCGCCTCGCCTACCTCCAGTACATCGCGAACCAGAAGAACCTGTAGGCCCGAGGAGCAAGACCATGTGCGAGTGCATTCAGCGCGCGAACGAGATGTTCAAAGAGCACAACATTCGCATCGTCACGCCCATGACGATCGACGACAAGCGCAGGCTTGGCCCGCTTGCGAAGGCGACCATCCTCACCGAGAGGCTCGACAAGAAGAAGCGCGGCAACCCGATGTCGCTGGTCGCGACCTTCTGCCCGTTCTGCGGCGTCAAGTACGACGCAGGCAAGGACGAAGACGTGGAGGTCATCGCCGAGTCAAAACCTCGCGCGAAAGTCGTCTGATCATGTCGAAGAACAAAATCGTCGCCGCGCTCGTGCACTTCATCAACTTCGGCATCAGCTCCGACAGCTACTACTCGTGCGGGGAGGGCAAAGAGCACCTCAAGACCGCCAAGGCCTTCTGGGACGATCAGCACCGGCTCTGCTTCACGATGAAGGGCAAGACCTACAAGTTCGCGTTCGAGTGCGTCGAGGAAGCGACGTGAAGGACCCCATGCCGAGAGACCTCGCCAAGCTCAAGCTCTTCACCGTTTCCGTTTCTCTGAACTTCGACATGGCCGTCTTCGCGGGCGACGAGAAGGAGGCTCGCAAGGTCGCGCAGCGGCACTGGTCGACCGACGCCGCAGGCCTCGCGGTCGAGCCCGATTTCATGCCCGTCGAGATGACCGAGCAACGCCACACGCGCGGCGACTGCGACCTCGACATGTTGCCGTGGGCCCCCGAGGGCACCATCTGCGAGAGCGGATGCGAGAACCCGCAGCGCACGCTCGACGAGTACCTGACCGAGCGCGGCCTCAAGGGATGACGCCGTGTTCTTGCGCCACGTGAAATATCACTACGTCATCTACGGCGACGGGGACAGCAGCTACGGGCCCATCACGCCGAAGCGTCTGTCGCCGGGCGCCAAACGATTCTGGAACCGTTATGGGCTCGGGGATGCGGAAGAGGCCGTCGTCGCGTACGAGAACGGCAGGCTCGTCGGCTTTTTTCGCTTCTCGGTCGGTGAGAGGTTCCGTCTTCGCACCGATCCGATCGCCATCATGCGTCTGGTCGCGGGCGGCACGTGGGTCGACACTTCGGCGCGCCGGCGAGGGCTCGGCAAACGCATGTGGAAGTACGCCATCGAGCGTACGAAGCCTGCGGAGATCGACGTGTCCGTCGTCAGTCGAGGGGGAGGCGCGCTCATTCAGAGCCTCCAACGCGACTACCACACGCTTCGATGGGACACGTACTGAGCGGCAAGCGAAAGTGGTATCGTTTTCGCCATGCTCCCGCACGGCACGATCTACCTCTCGGGCGCGAGGACCCGTACGCTCGACGCGCAGATGCGGTACGCGAACGACCACGCAAACACGTGGGACGAGGTGCCGCCCATCGGCATCTTGCTCACGCCGAAGACGGCCGACCGTGACGACGATCTGCGCCCCGGGATGCAGAACGTCTACCACTACGTCGGCATCGACAACGGTTGCTTCACGCCGAGCGGACGCGCGAGGTTCGCTCAGCTCGGAATGAGTGGCTACCTCGCGCTCGGACAGAGGGCCTTGTCGCTCTGGGGCGACCACGTGCTCTTCATCACGGCGCCCGACGTGCCGGGCGATTGGGCAGGCACCCTGCGTGCGAGCTTGCCTGTGCTCCCCGCCCTGCGAAGGGCGATGCCCCACTGCGCGGCCATCGTGCTTCAAGACGGCGCGACGCCCGCGAACATCCCGTGGGACGAGATCGATTGGGTCTTCATCGGGGGCTCGACCGCGTGGAAGGTGTCGGCCTTCGCGCACGCATGCTCAAAAGAGGCCCACCGTCGCAGAAAAGGCGTTCACATGGGGCGCGTGAACTCGCTCCAGCGCCTTCGGGTCGCAAGCGAGTTCGGGTGCACGTCGGCCGACGGGACCTACTTGCGCGAGGAGATGATCACGGGCGGCCTCGTCGGGCTCAAGAAGGCCTTGAACATCGCCGTCGACCTTCGAGACCCTCGCGATCGCGCGCGCGGGGCCAAGCTCATCAAGGAGGCGCTCGCCAAGTACGGGCCCGAGACCGTCGAGGGCCGGGCGATTCGCACGCCCATGCAGGCGTACGAGGCGCGCGCCATCGAGACGATCTTCACCTGGGCCCGCGACTCCTGGGCTCGGGCGGGCGGGCTACGGGCGCTGCACGGACGCTAGACGGGTGCTCGGCGTCGCCATGGCCACGCTTCCGGCCCGGGGAGCGTCTGGAGACTCCCAGAGGGCAGCTTGACCCTCCGGCCGAACGTCCACGCGGCAGGGTCCGAAAGTCCGTCCACGAAGCGCTGGAGGTCCCGCGGCACGCCATAGGAGTAGATCACGACCTCAGCCGGCACCGATCGCCGGCCGTCGAGGATGGCCTCGACGACCCGGTGGGCGCCGTCGAGCACGTAGAAGCGGCCCGCGCCGATGGCCGCGAGCTGCACAGGCTCGCCCGCATGCTCGCTCACGAGGCCTCGGCGCACGTGAGCGAGCGTATGGACGATCTTCTCGTCGGTCTGGTAGAGCCGTCGAAGGCTGATCGAAGACGGCACAGGCAACCTCTTCTTCCCCGTTCCCGTTCCCGTTCCCGTTCCCGTTCCCAGCGCGCCAAAGGCGCGCGTTCCCGTTCCCGTTCCCGTTCCCGTTCCCGTTCCCGTTCCCGTTCCCGTTCCCAGCGCACCAAAGGCGCGCGTTCCCGTTCCCGACTCCCGAGCGAGACGAGATCGGGCAGCGGGAACGCTCGCTTCGCGAGCTGGAACGGGAACGCTCGCTTTGCTCGCTGGAACGAGGACGATCAGGCCGACTTGACCGCGAGCGCGGGCACGTCGTCGGGCGTGAGCAGGACGACGGACTTGTCCGTCGTCGCCCGGATGGCGCTGAGCAGGTCTGCGCCCTTGAGCGCGCGCACCGGCACGTTGGCGAGCGTCCCGCCCTGCTGGTAGCCGCCGAGGGTGTAGTCCGGGATGACGATCGTGTAGCCGTTCTGCGCGAGGAGCTTGAAGACGTCCGCGGCCGACTGGCCTGCCGGAATCGTCTGCCCAGCGGCCGGCGACAGCATCGAGATTTCGATGGCCGTCATCGTCGAGTTCGCGCCCTGCTTGTAGCCGAACGCGCCGAAGCCGTAGCCCCCGCCGCTCATGAGCAGATCCGCGTCGGACTTCGCGAGCTTGACGGCCTGCACTTCGGGGAGCTTGTACTCGGGCGTCGCGGCCACGGGCGGCGGCAGCGCGGGCGCACCTCCCGCCGTCGGGGCGGCCGGCTTCTTCTTGTAGTAGTAGACGCCGACACCGATGGCGCCGGCACCGGCGAGGAGGAGGAGCGTAGAGGTCTTCATGGGTTCTCCGAGGGACAGGGACGTGATGAGAAATCGGGAACGGGGACGGGAACGCTCGCTGCGCGAGCTGGAAAAGGGGACGGATTACGCCGACGCGGCGGCGTAGAGCTTGTCGAACTCGTCTTGGTTCCAGCCGACCAGAAGGTCGCCGTTCATGTCGATCACGGGGATGGCGGTCGTTGCGCCGTTGGTCGCGGTGCCGAGCTTCGTCCACATCGTGAGGTTGTTCTGCGAGCAGGTCGCGTCGCCGCACGCCACGTCCGCGAACGTGTAGGGGATGCCGGCCGCGTCCGCGTAGGCTCTGGCGGCCTTCGTATGCCCACACCACGTCGCGCCGTAGATGGTGATGGCCGGTTCGACCTTCGTCGCCGGCGCAGGTGGCGTCGAGCTTGCGGGAGGCGTGTCCGATCCGGTGGGAAAGAGCGGAGGCGGCGCATTGTCTGCGGGCGGGGCGTTGTCCGTCGGCCTCGGCGCGAAGAGTTCGAGGCCGGCTCGAAAGCGCGACGAGAAGGCGGGCTGCAACGCCTTCAGCGCGGCCGGGCGAAACGCGATGAGGGCAGCCGCAGACTTGAGCACGGTCGGTTGCAACTGTGCCTGCATCGTGCGCATCGCGCTGAAGCCGACCGGGGCTTGCCACGGCGTGAACCCGGTCGCGGCGTTCTGAAGCGCGTCGATGACCACGCGGTTCTGGAGCAGCGGGGCCGATCGGAAGCTCTGCGAAGACGCGGGGCGCACGAGCTGCATCGTGCTCATCTGGACTTGGTCGGGGGCCTGGGCAGGCACGGGCGGAGGCTGCGCAGGAGGAGACGGCGACGGCGACGGCGCCGGCAGCGTGGCGATGGTCGGGCCCACCCACGCGCATTTTCCGCTTGGGTCGCACGCGTACTGCTGCGAGACCCCGTCCGGGAGCGTTCGTACGTCGCCGTCCTTCGCCGTGGTCGCAGGCGCCGAGGGCGTCTTCGTCTTCTTGTAGAGGACGTACGCGACGCCAACACCGGCGGCGCCGAGGAGCAGATGGAGAGGCTTGATCGACATGAGGGTCCTCGGCTTACCGCAAGCCTACACGTTCATCCGCGCGCGAGGTACTTCACGCATTCGGGGCCGATTCCGCTGGCGATGCTGGCCGGCACCGTGAGCCGCCTTCCACAGCGCCCGCAGCGGCCCTCGTGCCAGACCTGGACCATCGGCGGCATCCGGCCCGCGGCGATGTATTTCCAGACCCACTCGAACGCCTTCGCGCTCGGGGCGCCTTCGCCGATCGTGCTCTTGTACGAGTGACGGTAGGCGCCGTCGGGAAAGACCGTGCCGAGGAACTGGAAGTCCGTCTCGTTCGACGAGCCCCGCAGCACGCCGACGAAGGTCGGCATCGTCGGGTTCTTTCGCCAGAGTCGGTAGGTGAAGCGCGTGCCCGTCTTTTCCGAGACGAGCGTGACCACCGCGCGACCCGCGAGCATGAAGTCGCGGATCTGTTTCGGGTCGTGCATCTGCATGGGAGGATCCTTCGTGTTCAGACGAGCGTGCCGTCGGCGTAGACCCACGCCGTGCCATTCCACCAGATCGGTTTGCCGTTGGCTCCGAGGGAGGTGTCGAAGTACGGCAGGCCGATGTTCTGCCCCGCGGCGAGAGGCGGACGCTGCGCAGTCGGACCCGCGAACGAGATGCCGCCCGGCAGGTTCACGAGCGTGCCCGTGAAGCCCACGGTCGGCGGGGTCACCGGCGAAGAGGTGCCGATGATCCAGAGCTGCGTCGTGCCGTCGCCCGAGACGACGTTTGCGGGAGACTGGCCGGGATTCAGCAGCGAGAGGATGCCGATGGCGTTCGGCGCGATGGCGATGATCGGGGCCGTCGAACCTGGATCGATCACGGAGGCGTTGTACAGCGCGACGATGACGCCGGGCCCGCCTCCCGTGTTCGGGGCATCCATCAGCGCCCGGCTCCCGAGGTTGCTCAGCGCCGCGCCAAGCTGGAGCACGAGCGCAGGAGGTTCGGCGGGGTTCGGCGCGTCGAAGGCGAAGGTTGCGAGCGAGGAGGGGATTCCTCGCACGGTCATCGAACCGACGATGCTGCTCAGGTTGCGAAGCTGCACGCCTTCGGGCGCTTCGAGCCGGTTCATGTCGGGGTTGCTGAAGGCCACCGACCGAAGGGTCGCGAGCTTCATGTCGTAGACGCCGAGCGGAATCGAGAACGGTCCCGACGTGACGCAGTCGATCCAGACGTCGATGGGCGAGGCGCTGAGGGCGATGAGGTCCATGACCTCGCCCCAGGTGTGCGCGTAACGAACGTCGGTCGGCGGCGCGTCCGGCTTGAAGATGATGCTGACCGGGTTCTCGTCGATCGCAGGAGCGTCCACGATACTCGTGCGAATCCACCGACCGATGCCCGTCGCATCGTGCGAAGTGGCCTGCTTTGCGCACAGGGCGCCCATCGCATCGCGTGCTTGCGGACCGTTGCAGGTCGACAGGACGTTGACGCCCGTGACCGCCGGCGCCGGGACGTGGAAGCTCAACCTATAGTAGCGTTCGAGGCTCTCCACGTGCGCGAGGCAGCCATCTTCGAGGCCGCTCGTGTCCGTGTTCTGAAGATCGCACGTCGTCTCGACGCGCAGAAATCCCGGGAACGGATTGTAGCCTTCCGTCATGAAGACCATCGTCCTCGATCTACGCGGGCGAGACAAGGCTTACGCCAAGTCTCACCCGGCCCAGGTCTACTTCGACCAGACCTGCCAGTAGACCGTCTGCGCCGCGTCCGCCGCCCCGCCCTTGCTCGTGATCGTGAAACTGACGCCGGCATTCACGTTCGAGAGGTAGAGAAAGCCCGTCGGCGCGACGCCGTTCGACTGGTAGCTGTACGTGACCGGCGTGCTGCCGCTGATTGCGGGAAGAAGAACGGTGAGCGCGCCGGCGCCATCCAGGGGGCCCTCACCGCTCGCAAGCGGTACGAGCGCCTTGAGCGCGTCGATTGCGTTCTGCACCGATCCGCCAGGGCCGGTGAACGTGGGGAAGAGCACGGGCTGACCGGCAAGGACCGTCGCCCCAGGCGCCGGCGCACCCGGCGAGTTCAGGGCGCGCAGCTCGATGTTCTCGCTGTCGAGGATCGTGACCACCGCGTAGCTGCCGCCACCAATCCCGATGAAGTCGCCCACGTGCAGGCACTGCGTCGAGTCGAACTTCGGCGTGATGGTCGACCAGAAGGCGGGCTGCACGAACGGCGTGATGAGATTCGCTTTGACCAGCGTGGGGGTGTGGGCCGCGTCGTCGTACGAGGCCTGCACGGCCTGGCTCAGCGTCGCCGCGAACCCGAACGGGCCCTGCCACGCGGGCTGGTTCGGCACGCCGTAGAACCACGTCGAGTCGTAGATGAAGTAGAGCCCAGCACCCGGAGGACCCTTGAACGTGTTGTCGTAGCTGGTCGGTCCGAACGCAGGACCTGTCGAGCTGAACGCGATGAAACCGATGCCCGCGCCCGGCGCCGGTCCGCACTCGACGATCGGGATCGGGAACGAGCCGATGTCGAATGCAAGGTCGTTGAAGGACGCGACGAGGACGCCGCCTTGCGGCAAGTAGAGGCCAGAACGCGCGGTCGTCGCGACATTCTGGAGCCGAGCGCCTCTTGAGAAGGTGAGCAGGTTCGCGTCGTCCTGGATGATGCAGGGGCCCGTGCGCGCGTCGAGCTGAATGACCAGGCCGTCTGTCACCTCGTAGAGATTTCGGATGACTCCGCCGAGGGGCTGGCGGAGGATCAGGTTCGGCGAGACGCCGCTCGGGCCCGTCGGGATGTTCGCGCCCGCGAGGGTGAGGCGACCTTGGCCGTCCATCGGCACGGTCCACGGCGCGGGGGTCGCGGGCGGCATGAGCGAGTCGTCGACCTCGACGATCAAGGCTCCGTTCGCGAGCGCAACCTGCGCCGCGACCTCGACGTCGGTCGCGAAGACATTGCCCTCGCTCACGCCGTTCGGGCGGTAGATGATCGTGCCCGAGCCCGAGGGCGAAGCTGTCGAGTCGAGGATCGAGGTGCGCACCCACCGCCCGATGCCGGTCGGGCTGTGCGCGCTCTGCCCCGGCTGCACGCAGGGGGCTCCGAACGCGTCGAGCCCGTCGGGCCCGTTCCAGGTCGAGAGCACGTTGACGCCGTCGACCGCGGGCGCGGGGACCTTCGTGCTCAGGCGGTAAAACCGGCCCGTGTCGACCACATATGCGAGGCAGCCCTCTTCGAGCCCGTCGGTCGACGAGTTCTGAAGCTCGCACGTCGTGGGCGCGGTGAGAAAGCCCGGGAACGGGTTGTAGCCTTCGGTCATGCGTCCGAGCGTACACGAGCGCGCTCAGACTTGCGACAAGTCGGACGAGGTCAGCGGATGCGCGTCATCGAAGCCGCGGCAAAGCCGCTGTTCACGCCTCCGCCGAAACCGGCCGCGTTGGTTGCGAGGTCGAGATTCGCGATGGTGAAGTTGCGCACCGTCGTGAGCGCGGGAGGCGCAACCGTCGTGTCGTAGGCCGCCCCAGAAGTCGCCCCGTTCAACTTGAAATCGTAGGTCGCGGTGTCCGCACCGCGAGCCTGCACGCCCCCAGTCCACGTTGAGGGGAGGCACTGAACGACCCCGCAGCGAACCTCGAAGACGTACGAGCCCGCGACCGCCGAGAGGCCCGCGATGGAGTTCGAGGGACCGTTGACGAAGAAGCTCGCGCCTCTATCGACTTGGACGGCCGCGTTGGACCAATCCATGAACAGGACCTCGGTCCCAAACACGAAACATCCCGGATGGCCGAGATTCACGGTGACGCCTTGAAATAGCGTTCCTTGGCTGAAGATGGTGAAGCCTGGTTCCCCGAAGCCGGGAGCGATGAGGAACAGGCCTCCGCGCCACTGCCACGAAGCCGGACCCGACGCTCCGAAGGTGATGGCTCCAGCCCCCGTCGGGCTACAGCAGTTGTAGGTCAGAACATTGCCCGACATGTACGTGCCAAACACCGTCGAAGAGAACCGGCAACTGAACATGTAGAGGTGGGCGTCGTTGCCCACGAAACTGTCCACGATCGTCGACGAGCGGAAATCGCAGAACTGCGCGAACATGCCGTTCGGTGCGACGAAGATCACGGCTCCCTTCGCATGAAAGCGAACCGCTCCCGTGAACACCGTCATCGTGTAGACGGAGAACGCGTCCGCGCTCACCGGAGCCACCTCCGTCGCGAGAATCGTGACCGTGGAAGGCAGAACGCGAAACGTCGGGCAAAGCCGGTAGTGGCCGGCCACCCCGTTCCACGCGGTGACGACCTTGCCGATCCAGGCGTAACAGTTCGCGGTCGAGTCGTAGAAGAGCGCGCTGCCGACGTAGGCGTCGAGGTTTGCGTTGACCGAGATTTCGAGCGCGAGCCCCGAAGCCTGCGAGCGCTGATGGTCGACCGTGAGCACGCCGCTCGCGACCGACGTCAGCGTTCCCTGAATGATGACCTGTCCGCCCGACTGGAGATACGGCTCGAAAGTCAGGTCTTCGGCGACCGTCGCATCGAGGAACGTGATGGTCACGACCGCCGAGACGATCGGCGAGACGCCGTAGCGCTTGATGAATGCTGCGAACGTCTTCAGTGGCGCGGTCGAGGAGAGGCCGGTGTTCGCGTCGCTGCCGGTCGCGTTGCTGATCCAGATGGACAGGGCGGAGGAGATCGTCGCCGTCGACGTCTGCTGGATGAACTGCGAGATGCTCCCGGGGCTGTTGACGACGTTCATGGGTTTCTTCCTCTACCGATCAAACCAGAGCCGCGGAGCCGTTCAGTCGAGACGTGCTGCCGCCAAACCCAGAGACACCTGCCGCGGCATCGAGATGAGCAAAGGTGTACGTCACCTCGGCGGCTTGGATCCCCGAGCCCGGAACGTAGGGAGACCCTTGCGTCTGCAACGGCAGCCCGATTTTGAAATCGTACGATGCAGTAGCCTGCCCTCGCGCATACACGCTTACGGCCCACGACGCCCCGAGATGCTGGGCGACGCCGCTCTCTCCTCGAATGACGTAGCTGCCCAACGCGGTGCTTGTCCCCGAGAGCTTTGAGATGCTGAACAAGCCTCCGTTGTCGAAACGAAGGGCTTGAACGGGCCAGTCCTGAACCATGGCATCGCCGATGAAAACCTGAGCGCATTGAGCGTAAGAATCGATCTCTCCGCCCTGCACCGTGAAGCCCGTCAAAAGGGTCACGGGAGTGCGGAAGGTAAGGTTGTTGATCGCCCCACCGCCAAGCAGATAGTAGGTCTGACCGTTGGAGTCGACGGGCCCTAGACTTGCCGCCGTCACCAACGCGTTCGAGATGAAGGATCCAGATCCAGTGGCGTATGTGAACGCCCCAGAATAGCGGACGTTTGCGGCGCACCCATACTTCGAGCTGCTTGTGAAGAGGGCCGGCTGATTGGTCGCGCTGGAGAAATCGGCGTTGATGACCCACATCGCACTGACGCTCGACCAAGTCTCGTTGCCTTGCGCCTGGATGTTGAACGCCCCCGAGAACTTCGTGAACGATACGAGATTGTAGGTATTGCCGTTCGCGACCGTTGCGACCTCCGTCGGAAACGGTCCGACAGCGACGCCGCACTGAACGAGGGGCGTGAGGCGAACCTTGTTCGATCCCGTGTCCTTGATCGGCCAAGCGACCGCGCCGGTTCCCGACCCACTGGTCATGACGATCATGTTGATCCCGACGTAGGTTGCCCACGTCTTCGTCGAATCCGTGATTTCGAGCGACGTGTTCGTAGTCGCGTTCCTCTGCGTCGGAACCGCCGTCAGCGAGCCCGAAGCAACAGTCGTCTGAGTGCCTGCCAAGACCACGGTTCCGCTCGAACCGACGATGGGCGAAAAGAAAATGTCCTCCGTCACCGTCGCGTCCAAAAACGTGATGATCAGCGAGGCGTTGACGATCGGCGAGACACCGTAGCGCGACACAAACGCGGCGAAGGTTGCGAGCGGCGCCGCCGCCGAGGTCCCCGCGTTCGCGTCGTTGCCGGTCGCGGCGCTCACCCAGATGCTCAGCGGCGTCGAGATGACGCCGCTCAGGGACGGCGAGAAGAACTGGTTGACGGAGCCGGGGCTGTTGATGATGTCGGTCATGGGCGTTGCCTCTTCGAGTCCTTGTGGGTTCGACTTGCTGCAAGCCGCCGATTACAGGAGCACCGGCGCTGCGATCTGAACGAGGACCGTGCCATTGGTCCCGTCGGCCGCGGCGAGGAGGCCCACGCGCAGGATCCAGTCGCCCTTCACGTACGCGCTCACGTCGAGGGTGAGCTTGCCAGGCGATTTCGCCATGAAGACCGGCTGACCTGCGTTGGCCGCGAGGGGTGCTGCGGCCCACACGGTCGCACCCGCGGTCGTCGTGATCTTGCCGCCCGTCTGGATGACGACGGAGCCCGGGAAACCGCCCGAGACCGTCGAGAGGCCGAGCGCGTAGCCTGCGAGGGCGCCCTGGCCGCCGACTCCGTCATTGGCCGCGTCGGTGTTGAAGACCTTTGCCGTGCCCGCGACGTCCTTGTAGAAGACTGGCGAGCCAATGCCGACCATCGCTTCGCCGGCCACCTCGGTGACAACGGTCGTCGATGCTGCGGCGCCCGAGTGGGTGTGCAGAGCATCCGCGTTCGACGTCGAGCCGGCCGTGAGCGTGTCGAGGTTCGCGGCGGTGACCTGCCCCACGCCGGATACGTTGTGCACGTGCACGCCGGCAATCGCGAAATTGTCCGTCGCCGTTGCGCTGCCGCCCGGCAGGTCGATGTAGCCCGTCGCGGCGCAGCTCAGGACGATGCCCGCCTGCACGACGGTGTTCGACGAGAGCTTGACGGAGTTGGTGTTCGCCGCGCCGAGGACGACGTCGCCCTTGGTCGCGCCGTTGCCGGCGTTGAGCGTGACGTTGCCGCCCGTCGTCGTGCCCGCACCGCCCGTGAGCGTGACGCCGCCGCCCGTCGTCGTGCCTGCACCGCCCGCGATGGACGTCAGGCCGCCGACCCCTGCTGCGCCCGAGCCGGCCGCGATGGTAAGCGCGCCGCCCGTCGTCGAGCCCGAGCCTGCCGTGAGGCCGACCGTGCCGCCGCTGCCTCCCGCGCTCGCGCCCGCCGTGAGCGTGAGGTTGCCTCCAACTGTTCCGCCGGCCGCCGCAGCCACCGCGGCGTTGCCGCCCGCGCCCGCCGCGGAGCTGCCTCCCGTGAGGCTCGCCGCGCCGCCCGCACCGCTTGCTGCGCCTGCCGCGCCGCCGTTGATGGAGACTGCGCCGCCCGTGCCCGAGGTCGTCGAGGTGCCACCGTTCAATGTGAGCGCGCCCGAGGCCGCGCTGTCGGCGCCGCCGGCCGAGATCGTCAGGCTGCCGCCCACCGTCGCGCCCGTAGAGGCCGCGACGCCGAACGAATAGGTGCCCGCGCCCTGCGTCTTGGTGAAGGTCGTCGTCTGGTTCGAGATCGAGAAAACGCCCGAGTTCAGCGCGGCGCCCGTGCCGTGGATCTTGACGAAGCCGTGCGTCGAAGTGCCGCCGCCGATGAAGATGCTGTCGGTCGTGTAGCTCGCCGTGATCTGCGTACCGATCGAGATGGTGCCGCTCGACGAGACGCCGGTGCCGCCGTCGATGTTGACCGAACCGCCGCCGGCAGTGTCCGCGATGCCGCCCGCGATCTGAATGGCGCCGCCGACGAAGGTCGCGCCCTTGCTGTTGCCACCGAGGACCAGGACCGCGCCGCCCGTACCGATGGTGTTCGCGTCGCCGCCGTAGACGTGCACGGCGCCGCCCGTGCTGCTGACGGTGCCCCAGCCTTGGCCACCCGTCAGCTCCAATGCGCCACCGACGCCCGACGTCGCACCACCACCGCCGGCCCACACCGAAGTGATGGCACCGTTGCCGGTCGCGCCCGCGTCGCCTGCGTACAGCAGCAGCGTCCCGCCGCTACCGCTACCGAACCCAAAGCCCGATGAGAAGCTTGCTCCGCCGCCCACATCGTTCGCGCTGTTCGCCGATCCGGCCCAGATGTCGAGACCGCCGCCATCGCCAGCCGTCGAGCTGCGCACGTACAGCTCGTAGCTGCCGGCGCCGTTGGTCCGCTCGAACCGCGTCGCCTGATTGAAGATCGTCGTGATCCCCGAGTTCAGAGGCGCCGACGCGATACCGTGAAGGAGGATCGTGCCGTTGGCCGACGTCCCTCCACCGATATGGATGTTGTTGGTCGTGTACGTCGCGAGAGCCTGTGTACCGATCTTGACGTCGCCCGTCGCGATTGTTGCGACCGTGCCCTTGCCGCCGTCGATGAGGACGTTGCCGCCGGTGCCCGCGCCAGCGATGTTCGGACCGCCGTAGACATGCGCATCGCCTGCGGTCGACCCTGCGCTCGTACCGCTACCCCCGCGCAGCTCCGAGTTGCCGCCCGTGAGACCGCCGGTGCCGCCCGCCATGAAAAGCGCGCCACCGACGCCCTGACCCGCCGTACCACCCGCATACCCTCCGAAGATGGAAGCTCCGCCGCCCAACGTGTCGTTGGAGGAAAAACCTGCCGAGATGTCCACCGCACCGCCCGTGACACCAGAGCCGCCGCGCAAAGACGCATCGCCGCCCGTGCCGAGCGTGGAAGCGCCTGCCGTGAGGCTTGCTGCGCCGCCTGTGCTCGCGGTCGAAGAGGCGCCGCCCGTCAGCGAAAGGCCTCCGCCGACCCCGGCCGTCGCGCCACCCGCGCCCGCTGTCACGCTGAGCGCGTAGCCGACCCCAGTGCCCGCGCCAAAGGGAGCGCTCGTCACCGCGAGCGCGCCGAACGCGTCGATACCGTTGTAGACCGACAGCGATTGCGCGGTCTTCAGGCGCGAGTTGACGCCGGCTTGGCTCGTGATCGGGAGGGTCAAGATCGTCGCGGCCATGCTCTCGGGCTCCTTGTCGGGCGGTGCTCCGCCATCGTAGCCGACTTACGACAAGCTCCATAGCTCCGCGTGGTACACTCGGGCCATGGCCGCCCGTCGCTCCTCCCTCTCCTCGCTGCCGCAGTACAGCTCCATCGGCAGCTACACGATCCTCTACCTCGACAAGAAGGGCCACGCGCTCTGTGCGCGTTGCGCGAACAAGCCCGGCGCCGAGATCGTCCGCGAGAGCACGTACGACGAAGGGCCGGCCATCGAGTGCGACGGCTGCGGCAAGAAGATCAAGTCGTCGTACGGCGTCGCCGTCAGCGCCCGACCCGTGTCGAAGAAGCGCTGAGGCTCCGCGGGCTGACGGTCCGTCAGCCGCGTCGAACACGCGCGAGGGTGACGACCTTCGCCGAGAAGTTCTCGCGCGCGTCGTACACATCGTCTTCGCTCGTTCGGATGCGCGAGTCGAGGGCGCGTTTTGGGCTGTGGGGGATGAGCCGCAGCGGGACGGTCTTGTAGATGGTCCTGCTCAAGCGCCGTTTCCATCGGCGAATGAGCCCGTCCGCATCGTGTTCGCCTTCCGCATCGTAGAGATGATCGCCGACGCGAACGACGACGTGCACAACGACGTACCAAGCGTCGTCTTCGCGGTGCATGTACACCCCCCGCTCGTCGTCCGTTCGGATGATCAGGTCATAGAGCTGAGGGTCTTGCACGCCCATGCGCAGCATGGCTTGTTGAAGGCCGATCGCGTACGACCAGCACGCGCCCGTGGTCCAGCGTTTGTCTGAGCGCGCCATCGGCTTACAGCAAGTGCCCCGCGGCGATGTCGGCGGCAATGGCAACTTCGACCTTCGCTAGCTCCTGCACGTTCGTGACGATGACGCCCAGCTCGCGGTTGCGCGTCATCGATCCGGTCGAGAAGTTCACCGAGCCGATGTACGCCGCGGAGCCGTCCGCGAGGACGACTTTTGCGTGGATGTAGGGGCCGAGGCCCGAGTGTCCCGAGGATGGTGCGCCGCTCACATACACCTTGCCGCCCGCGGCCTTCACCATCGCGACGGAAGGGTTCGCGGCCGGAAGGTTCCCGGGCGCGTTCGCGACGACGAGGCGCACCTGAACGCCCTTTGCCACCGCAGCGATGAGCCCTCTTGCGACGTCGTGGTCGCTGAACTCTTCGCCCTCGACGTCGAGCGTGTGTTTCGCCGACGCGATGAGCGTCATGATCTTCAGCTTCGCGTTGTCAGGCGCGACGACGAGCGCGCCCGAGGCGACGATTGGCTTGCCTGCGAAGTCGGCTGCGAAGATGGCTTCAGCTTCTGCAACATCAGCCGGGATCGTGTCGATGACGAGGTACTCGCGGTTGTGCATCGGCCCGGAGATGGACGCGTTCATCGTCATGATCCACGCGACCTTGCCGTCGAGGAGGACGCATTTCTCGTGCGTGTACGCGAAATGCGGCGAGGCCCAAGCAACCGACACCTTCGCGCTCGTGAGCGCGGCGAACGCGAGAGAGTTCGGGCTCTCGCCCGGCGTCGAGAACGCGAAGTGCTCATTGAGCACGACCTTCACGTCGAGCCCTCGCGCGTGCGCGGCGATGATCGCGCCCAGCACCTCGTGCGAGGTGAGCATGTACATCGTGACGTGGACGCTTTTGTTTGCCGCGTCGATGGCTGCGATCAGCTCCGCGCCGTTATGGCCGTTCGGCTCGACGAGAATCGAGACGCCGCCCGCAGCCAGATCGTCGACCATGTGCGCGAGCCTAGCAGATGTCCGACAGACTTGGCGTCAGATGACCTTGCCGTCCGGGGAGTAGGCCTTGAGCACACGGTAGCCCTCGAAGAAGTCCGTCACGGCCCTCTTGTAGTTGTCGTACTCGGAGTGGCCGTAGGGCTCGCGCGTCTCGGAATCGAACCGCGTGATGCGCCAACCGCCGGGACGGCTCGGATCGGGCGACAGAAGCAGGATGGTGTTCTCGTAGTCGGGGTGCGCGGTGACGGCCATCATGGGCTGCGGCGGCAGCGCTGCGTAATGCGCGGCGAGCCTGCGCGTCATGACGCCCACGGCTCGCGAGCGAAGCACGCGACGTCGCATTTCTTCCGAGATGGCCATCAGACAACCCTCACGCGATACGTGCCCACGTTCGCGTCGGGCGAAGCGACCGCGAAGTCTGCGCTCCTGCCCTTCGGGTCGGCGGCGAGTCGGTCCAGCTCCGAAGCGTTGAAGAACACCGCCAAACCTTTGCGCTTTGCCGAGTCCACAACCGACGACGCCTGAATGGTGGGCCCGGAGATCGAGGGGAAGGTCGTGGTGATGTACTCGGCGGCGCCCGGGACAGGATCGTTCGGGCGGGTCTGCCAGATGTAGCCTTTGTCGATCGCGTCGGCGGCGATCTTTGCGCCGTACGCCGTCACGACGGTTTTGGTCGGATCCTTCGGGTCCTTCACGTACGCGGGCGGAAGAGGCTCGCTGGTCGCTCTCACGCGCACGTTGAAGAGCTTGCCGTTCGGCGATGCGATCCAACCGTCCGGGTCCTTCGTCGTCCCGAACGTCAGCATCTTCGGCGTCTTGTAGGCTGCGATGTCGTCGAGGTCGTAGCGCGCGAGGTAGACCGCGGCCTTGCCCTTGTCGACCGTCGCCCGGATGGTCTTCGACCCGTTGTACCACGTCGGATCGTTGCGAGCGTCCGACACGTCCGAGTCTGCCATGATGTGAAATACGGCGCCGTCGCCCTCGTGATTGAGGATGTAGTTCTTGTACGCATCGCCGAAGAGGACGCGCTCCCCCTCCGCCGTGAGAACGAGCCCGTCGGGCCGCCACGGGTCGTACTCGTAGAGCTGCCCCATGCGAAACTGATCGGGCGCCGCTGCGGCGCTCTCTCGGGCCGGCGTGCCGGAAGGCTGCACCGGAAGACCGAACAGCCCAGGGAGGGCCGAGAGATCGGGCCACCCGGGCGTCGAGCCGTCCGCGAACGAAGCCCTCTCGCCTGCGGGAGCAACCACGGGCGCCGCGCTCGGAGCCTGACCTTGCAGCTCCAGAGGTGCCGGGGCCGAACCTGGCGGAGCCGACGCTCCGCTCTGCTTCGTGTAGAGCCAGTAGCCGCCGATCGCGACCGCGCCGAGGCCCACGGTCCACAGGAACGCGCTCGACCCGCTGCCCTTGCCGTCCGACATGAACGGCATCGTACCTTCTGACTTGCGGCAAGTCGACGCTCGTCATCGACGTCGAGGCCGCGTACTCTCTGCGAGTGGACCGCCGCACCGACAAACGACGCCTGCTCGAAGCTTCCCGCAGCGCCTGGCAAATCGGAAAGAAGGCCGACCGCTACGTGAGCCAGCAGCGACACCTCGACGCCGCCGATGCGCATTTCAACGCGCACCTCCTGGAGCGTCGATTTCTCGACCGATACGGCAAGGCTCCGCTCGGCGACCGCTACCCGTTCGACGAACACCTACGCCAGCGCGAGCGCCACTTCGACGCCGTCGCCGAGGTCGAAGCGTGGTGGAAGAAGCGCAACGATCTGACCGTGAGGCTAGGCGAGTACAGCATCGCGGCGCGTTACGAGCAAAAGACGAATCTGCCGTGGCGCGCCGTCGAATCGCTGCGCCTCGAAGGTCTGTTCGCGGCGCGCGCCATCAACCTGCGCCACGATCTCATCGATCACGAGGGCCGCTTCAGCCGCTCGACCGACCACTCGGACATCGAGCGCGTCCGCGAACGCCACGCGGAAGCTCTCGCGGCCTTCCGGCGCGACAAGACCGGGCGCTACATCCTCGACATGAAGGAGCTGGCCGCCGCGCACGCTGCGACCCCCAAGGACCGCTACGGGCGCGTGCTTGGTCCCCTGTCGAAGTACGAGCGGGCGCGGGCCGCGCAAGGCGGCCGGAGCATGAGCTGACTCGAACGTGTTCAAAATCGTGCGCGAGGCTCGACGACTGAGCTTCAACGCAACGACGACCGAGCCTCGGCGTAGTAGCGGTGCGCGAAGTCGTCGGCCATCGAAGCAAACTTCTCGACGTCCGAGCCCTCGATCTTGATCGGGTTGATGCCCGAGCCGAGGAGCCATTTCGTCCCGTGCTCGGGGAGCGTCGAGTAGTGGATCACGCTCGATGACGCGTCCATGTAGAAGTAGAGCTGCATCTGCCCGTCGGGCGACGTCGCGATAGAAGGCTTGCTCTTGGTCGCCTTCTTCGGGACCTTCCAGCCGCGCGCCTTCAGGGACAAGAGGATGTTGTTGATCGCGACGTCGATGGTCTGCATGGCGGCCTACTTCGAGCGGCGAAGGCTGCTCTTGTGCGACATCGGAATCGAGAGCGACAGCGGAGCGTCGCCTGCGCGAACATCGTACACGACAGTTCCCGGCGCGCCGACCTCGTCGTTCTTTCGCGACCAGCGAGCGAGCAACTGTCTCACCTTGCCGCGGACCTCTACGACGTCGATGCGCGTTGTGTCGTCGCCGATGTTCGACGGCTCTTGGACGTGCACGTCGAACTCTCGGTAGAGACGGGCGAGATCCGAATAGCCCGTAGCGCCGGCGCCCAGATGACCGCGCGGAAAGTAGTAGAGCAGACCGTAGTTCGGAGCTTTGGGCGCCATGGGCGTCCGTCGTACGCGCTCAAGCGAGAAGCCTCAACGCCGTCCACCAACCCCCACGGTTCTCTTCCATCACGTCGCTGGAAGCGGCCGAAACCCGTACTTTCCGAGCGCGTAGAACATGAGCAACGCGCGGGCTGAGAGGAACGGAATCGCTGTCCCTTCGGTGCGCAAGTACGCCTGCGCCACCGTGATCGCGGGCAGCGCAAAGACCGTCTTCGTGCGCAGCGCAAAGGCGCCCGTGAGCGTCAGGTCGATCGCCCAATCAAGGTTTCCGCCCAGCTCCGAGGTCTGCCCCGTCGCCCGCGCGACTCGGCCGTCCGCTTCGTCCGCGGCGATGGAAGCCAATGCCCACCACGGCGAGCCGCCCGTGAGATAGGCGAGCCCGGCCACGTAGCCCGCGACGCTGATCGCGTTCGGCAGATTGAAGGGGCTCGGGGCAGGCTCGGCCGAGGATGCCGGCGGGCGCGCGGGACCGCCCACGCTCGATGTCACATCAGCGGTGGACGCGATGCCAGCGGTGGATGCGATGCCAACGCTCGACGTGGGGCCTCGCGGACGCAGCCAGTCGAATCCATAGCACGCAGAAAGGTCGGGTCTCACCGGCGCCATGGCATCCATTCTACCTGTGAAGATCCTCAGCGACCACGTCGGACTGACACGCTCTGCCACGAGCCCGCCATCGCGCGGCTCAACGGCATGCCGTGCAAGGATCCGCTCCACAAGCGCAACGGAGAGCGCTCGACGGACTCGATCGCCGAGAGGCGAAAGAGCGCGACGCTCCAGTGTCGATACCCCTCCGCACTGTCGTCGCAGATGACTGCGTCGACGCGGCGAGCGCGAAAGAACGGAGCGCCCTCGTACAAGTCGAGGTTCTCGTAGGTCGCGTGCTTCTCCCACTCCCACAGGGCCGCGCGCTCGCGCGTCGCGATGTGCTTCTGGAAGGCTCGAACCGAGGAGCGTTCGAGGTCGAGGATGTCGACGACGTTGCTGCTCGGTCGCAGCATGATCTTCCAGATCGTGCACGAGGGCTTCTGACCGTGGAACCTTGCGTACGCGTACGCGGCGATGGGGTTCGCCGTGAGCCAGAGGATGCCGTTGCCGTTGAGCGCGAGGCGGTCGTAGTCCTCGCACGTGCCGTGGTAGAGCGGTTGTCGCCAAACGCGGGAACGTGCGGAGGACATGGTCGTTCAATCTGCGTTCGAGGCCGATGAGCAAGACAGGAAGAGAGCGAGAACGCTCGGGGGCTGCGCGCCCCCGAACCCCGCGCCACCTGCGGTGGGGCTCCTGTTGGGGCTCTGCCCCAAACCCCGCTGAGGGGCGCTCACAGCGCGCCCCTCAGACTCCCTACTGCTGAAGCTCTTGCAGGCGCTGGTCGGCCATCTGCGCCAGCTCGCTGCACCCATTCGCGGCAGCCGCGTCGCGCGTCTGCTGGATGGCGCCCTGATTCTGAGAGTTCATCACTTGGTCGAGGACGTTGCGGTACGCGTCCGCGACGTAACCGTTCGTGCAGCCGACCTGGCCGAACGGCGTGTTGATGAGCGAGGCCTGCATGCGCTGCTTCGCGTACGTGGCCAGCTCGCTGCAACCGTTTGCTTGGGCGACGTTGAGCGTGTCCTGGAGCTGCGTCTGGTCGGTTGCCCGACTGACCTGATCGAGCACGCCGCGATACGCGGACGCCACGAGTCCGGCCGAACAGACGACCGGGCCGAAGGGCGTGTTGAACGCGAGCGACTGAAGCCGCTGCGTCGCTGCATCCGTGAGCGCGGGGCAGTTGTGCGACTGCGCGATGTCGATGATCTGCTGGAGCGCGTCCGCGTCCTGCGAATCGTGAATCCGGTCGAGGACGTGATCCTGGTCGTCGTACGTCTCGTTGTTCGAGCAGACGATTCGGCCCATCGGCGTCTCGATGGTGAACGCGAGCATTCGGTTGTCGATGGCCTGCGTCAGATCATCGCAGCCGAGCGATTGGGAGACGTTGCGCGCGTAGTTGAGGTCTTGCATGTTCGACGACGATCGCGCCCCGTCAAGCACGCTGCGGTAGGCGTTGAGCACGCTCCCGCTCTCACACGCGACCGGCCCAAAGGGCGTGTCGGTCGTCGCCACCGGCGTGGCCGGCGTCGGTTCGGCCGGCTTGGGCGTGTTGTGGATGACGTCGGGCTGCACGACGGGCGGGACATACGCGGGCGGCGCGGGCGGCGCAGGGAGGACGGGCGTGCCCGGGAGCTTCTGCGAGGGCACGATGGGCGGAGCGGCTGCGGGCGCCGCCGCCTTCGACGATTTCGCGATGAGGACGACCGCTGCGATGGCCGCGATGCCGCCGCCGACGAACAGAATCTTCTTGGTGTTCGGGTCCATGTTCTTCCTCACCGCTCTCTGATGTGCGGACAGCTTATCACAAGCCGGCTACCGACCAATGGACGCGTCGTAGTCCTTCTCTTCGCGCATCGGCGGCCTGTAGTGCACGTCGACCTTGATGCCGAACTTCGCGACCAGTGCTTCGACGGCCAACTGGTCGATGGACCGCGTGCGCCGATCGATCTTCCCCCTGAGCTGACCGCCTTGCCCGAACCGGCCGAACATGAAATGCGGGTGATGTCTCGGCAGAAAATCCGGCACGATGTAACCGCGACAGAGAGAGCCGTCCTTCTCCCAGACGTACATGTGAATGTGGTCGGGATGGCTCATCGCCGTCGATGAGGAGTTCTTCGGGTACGGCCCGTGTGCGCGTCCTTGCGGCGGTCGAGGCGTCAACAAAGGCTTGCCGCCCACCTTCAACGCGCCGGCGCCGACGATGTACTGCCCGTCCTTGCGGCTCTCGACCATCATCTGATCGGTCGGTTTCGAGGATCGCATCTCCGCCGACGCGTACGGCTCGAACATGTTGATCTCGCCGAGCACCTTCACGCGCTCTTTGCCGCGGTAGGCGATGAAGGGGAAGCGTGCGCGCACGAGCGCCGCAAGCTCAGCGTCCCGCAGCTCCTTGAACCGAAGCTGCTCGGCCGCCGAGAGGTCGTCCCAATACTTCATGGCGCAAGATTACTCACAAAGCCGCGTCGCGTATACGTGCCGGCGGGGCTTGTGACAAGCCAGCCTTGGCATGCGTCAGGGCGCGTGCGAAGCTCTCCGCCATGGCCAAGACCTCGCTGCAACCGTGGGAGCGCAAGCTGAGCCCCGAAATCCGATCCCGCATCGAGGCGGGTCGCACCCGCGACCTGAAGGACAGGCTTCGTGCGACGTCGAACGTCATGGCCTCCACCGCCTACGCGTTCTTGGAGACCGCGAAGGAAGACCGAAAGCTCTTCGAGCTTCTCGCGAACCATTTCCACGGCGACCCCTACTACATGAGCAAAGAGCGCGCGTGGCACGCGGCCAGCCACGTGATGCAGGCGCTGCGCGCCGAAGCCAAGAAGCTCATGAAACACGCCACGTACGCCAGCTCGATGGCGCGAGGGGCCGAGCGCAAGCTCTCGAAGCTCGGCGCGCGCCAGTAGACGTCGACGATCGCTCCCCCATTTCGCGCCCGACTTCCGACAAGCCGTGATAGAATCAGCGGATGTCGAGCCTGTCGCCGCACACCTTCACCGATTCCGATCACCACGTCCTCGACCGCGCCTCGCGCGAGTGGTGGAAGCTCGGATGGGACTGCCTCGATTTCACGCTCTCCCACATGCGATGGGTGCGCGGTCGAGAGGGCATCGAAGTGTGGTCGACCGCGCGCGGCATCGACGTCTTCCACGTGATCGACGGTTCGCGCACCACACTTCGACCTGGAGGGTTTCGCGCGGGCAAGGCCCACGAGATCCTCAAGGTGCTCGCGCCCGTCCTCCATGCGCCGACCTCTTCCATCGCGCCGACTTCTTCGCGCCGCGGCTCGCTGCGCTGACGCGGGCCTCTCACCCCTCGACGTTGCGGAGCACGGTGTTGACGACTCGCTTGCGGTCGCGCGGCGACCAGTAGGGCGAGTAGAGACGCCATGTCTCACTCTGCTTCAGCATCACGCTCAAGCCTTCGCTCTTGCCGAACAGCTTCACGAACCGCTCGTACGCGGGGAGGATGTTCGACAGCTCGTCGAGGATGTTGATCAGGTACGCGGACACCTCTTTGCGCTGCGCGTAGTGCGTGCGCGGATCGTGCTCGACTCTCCCTCGGGCCGCAGCGAACGCAGCGTCCGCTCCAGGGCCTGCCGTGTACGTCGGTCGAATCCCAGGGTCCGAGGCGTGACCAAGCTCGTGGATGAGCGTCTTGTAGAACTGCGAGGCGATGAGATCGCTGCCCGCAGCGGAGCGGTGAAGCTCGCTTGCGGGCACGCTGCCGTTGAACAGCAGCACGACGACGGGTTTGCCGTCGGGGGCGTGGCCGTAGCCGCCCTCGTGGACGTAGGCGCGCTCGTTCATGCGCCTCGCCAAGAGGACGATGTAGACCGTCTTCGACCATCCTCGGGCGTCGAGGATCTCGTACGGCTTGCCGGCCAAGAGCGTCTGGTCGCCGAGCGCGCCCGAATGCCCCTTCGTCTTCTCTGCGACGACGTCCTGAAGCTCTTTCGCGAGCCGCCTCGCCGAAGGCTTGTGGACCGGCAGCGTGCGGGCAAACCGATCGGCGGAAGAGTTCATCATCTCGGACTCAAGCCTATCAGAGCCAAATCGAATCGAGAGCGAGACGCTCGGGGGCTGCGCGCCCCCGAACCCTGCGCCACCTGCGGTGGGGCTACTGTTGGGGGCTCTGCCCCCAAACCCCCGCTGAGGGCGCTTTCAGCGCGCCCTCAGACTCCCCGCCGACATACCCCCATTCGAGGATCGAGTCGCCGTTCGTGTAGAGCGTGCGCGCGGGGACGACCTTGCTCACGATGGCGTAGTGGCCGCGCATCGGGCCTTCGCCGTGTGAGGCGGCATACGCGCGGTCGAGCGCCACCCAATCGCCCGGGTTGATGGTCGCGCGCCGAACCTTCTCGGGCGGCGGCATGGCGCGCAGTTGCGCGAGCGAGGCCACGATCGAGTCGTAGAGAGCAGATTTGGAGTGCGCGCCGTAGACAGCCCTGCGCGACGGCGGGAGCTGTCCGCGACGAAGCAGAGACGCGCGGTCGGCCTCCATCTGACGGATCTGCGCATCGCGGTTCGCGGGCAGCTTGATCGTCGCGCGGTAGATGCGCACCGGGCGGTTCGGATGGCCCCGCATGCGGCGGACAATCCCCCACGTGACGAGGTCCGTGCCGTCGCCGACGCCGTAGTACCGAGGGCCAAGCGACGAGTAGACGTCCTCAGGGTAGACGCTGCCCGCCGTGAGGTCGTGCAGCGGTGCCGCCTCGCGGCCGGGCGCTCTGTGGTCGATCCGGTAGTCGTCGTTGCTCATGACGTCTTTCGACGAAGGATCGCGAGAAAGTAGCGCACGACATAGAGCCGCGCGCTCTCGGAGAACGTTGCGACCGAGCGGCCTTGCGGACTTTTCGGTCGGAGCATGTCGATCTCGTTCAGGACGACGTCGATGGAGACGAGCTTGTGGCGCGCGATGGTCTCGATCGCCTCCCAGAACTCGGGCTCCAGCGACACGCTGGTGCGCTTGCCGCGAAGACTCACGTTGCGGACGTTGGCAGAGCGAGGCATCAGCGACCGATCGATCTGGCCCAGAGGTAGGTGCCCTTGGAGATGGTGTAGAAGGTGTCCCCCTTCCACGCTCGGTACTCGGACTTTTCGGCCTTCTTCTTGAGGTTGGCCTCGTAGATGCGCTGCTCGTCGCCATCCATCCGATTGAACTTCACGCGGTCGAAGAAGTCGCGCCAGTTCGGCTTGACCTCCTCCACACGATCCGCGTACTGGCCGACCCACTCCAGCTCCGTCATCACGCCTTCGGGGAAGCGAAGCAGGCGCGCCGACGTGCCGATCGAAGAGAGTGAGGAGGAGGTCTTTCTCGAAGCCATGGAAACCTCTTGCGAGCGAAACGAGAGCGAGACGAGACGAGAGCGAGACGAGAGCGAGACGAGAGTGGGGGCTGCGCACCCCCACACCCCGCGCCACCTGCGGTGGGGCTACTGTTGGGGGCTCTGCCCCCAAACCCCCGCTGAGGGCGCTTTCAGCGCGCCCTCAGACTCCCGCCGTTGCGGGCCTTGAGCGTCGCGATCTTCGACACGAGCGTGTCGTAGCCGCGCGGCGTCGGGACGGCCTTCGGAGCGGTCGCCATCATCGGACCCGGCACGCTGCTGGAGGGCGCGGCGACGGGCGCGGGGGCCTGCATGAGCACCTTGAACTCGTCGACGACGGCCTGGAGGTTCTGCACGGCCGTCATCAGGTCGGCGATGACCTTCGAGAAGTCGGGGTTGCTCTGCTTCAGGTCGGCGGCGGCCTGCACGGAGGCCTGCAAGGCGTCGACGGCGCTGTTGACCGCGAGAACGCTCTCGTCGAACTTCGCCTGCGCGACGGCCTGCTTGTCGGCCGGGATGGCGGGCTTGATGCTGCCGAACACGACCTCGGCGATCGAGAGGATGGTGCTGATCGACTGGATCAGGCTCTCGGTCTGCGCGACCGGGTCCTTCTGGAAGTTCGACCACCACGTCGAGCAACTGGTGAGCGAGAGCACGGGGACGATGAGCGCGATGGCGGTGAACTTGTAGAGCTTTCGCATGGTAGGGCAAGCCTATCCGCAAAGGCGGTGCGCATCTACGATCGCGCCGAAAATCTACCTCGGCACGATCCAGAGCACGTCCGTGTACTTGACTCCGAGATCGGAGAGGACCGCAAGCCGGTGGAACCCATCGAGGATAGCGCCCTGAACGTCCACCAGAACGGGCCAAGGCTTGCCGCCGCGCTTCAACTTGTCGGCGATGGCGTCGTATCGTTCGAGGTGGCTCATCTCGTCGGAGTCGCCGGAGTCATCAGCGCCTTCGCCGAACGCGTAGACGTTTCGAGAAGCTGGCGCAAAGAGCGCGATGGGCACGCCGCGCACGAGGTACACGCGACGCTTTGCGATCTCCTGGACGGCGCGCCATTGCACTGAACGTGCAAGTATCGCAGCGACCGATCTTGTCGCAGATGAGACCTCTCGCTTGGGCGAGTTTTGGATCCAACACAAACGAGGCCACTCCGAAGAAGCGGCGTACGCGGTCGCGCATTTGTTCGCGAGAGCGTGCGTTTTGCCCTCCCCCCGCATGAAGGCGTACACGCCCGCATAGGCTCTCGACGGGCTCTGTGACATGCCTTCCACGCGCAGCCGACGGTACTCGGCCGAGAAATGTTCCAGCGTCACGTTCGACGCCCGGAAGAGCCCCGTCGACTTGACGAAGGCTCGGTACTCTTTGCGGATCTCGCTGAGCATGAGGTCAGATTATCCGCGAAGGCGGCGCACATCCATGGCGCGACGAGCTTGTGGTAAGTTCGAGCCCCATGAACTCTGTGGTCCTCAGTTCAGGCAACAGCTTCATCGTTCACGGGCGCGGGGCGTTCCGTGAAAGGCGCTTCCACTCGGGGAGCGAAGCGGCCCTCTACGCGGCCAAGAAATCCATGGCGGGCCATGGCCTCGTCCTGATCGACGTTGTCGAGGCGCCGCGCGGCGCCGTTCAAGGATCGCTCTGGAAGACCTTCGGGCGAGGCGCGCATCGCGCCTTGCAGACCCTCAAAATCTTCGTCGAGCACCGCCCGAACGAACACCTGTCGAGCTTCCAAGGCTCCGTCGATCCTGCGGTCACGGGCTATCGCATCTCCTCGCGCAAGCTCGGATCGGGCCACCGGACCATGGTCAAGGACCTCGGCCGGGCGTTCAAGGAGGCCATCTGGGGCAGCTTGCGGACCGGCGAGGCCGCCGTCATCTGGGAGGTCAGTCGCGACGGCAACAACCGCTCCCCGTACACCGTCTCGGCCGAGCAGGTCCAATAGAGCTTCGCCTTACATTCGAGGCTCGCGGATCATGACGCCGGGAAGAAAATCCGGGGCCTTCTCCAGCTTGAAGCCGAACCGCTCGTAGTAGGCCACGAGTCGAGCGCGCTGCTTGTGCTCTGGATAGAGCGCGATTCGATACCCTCGCTCGTCGGCGAAATCCGTGAGCGCCTGGACTGCGCGCGATCCGAGGCCTTGGCCGCGCATCTTCATCGGCACCTTGAGGTCGATGAGCATGACGATGGGCGGGCCAGCCTTGTACTCCACGAGCGCTGTCGCGAACTCGCCGCGAACACCGAGCGTTCGACGCACGGTTGCACTGAATCGAGCCAGCTCGTCGGCGCGTGCGCGAGAGGGTGAGCGGTGCACGGGAGTCAGCCTACCGGCAACGGTGATGCGCATCCACCCCCTCGCTCTCGCCCTCACAATCTGATGCCTCATCCGAGGCCGCTGCCGAGCCTGGGGCGGGCCCAGGCGGGGACGGGGCATCAGATTCTACGATGAGCAGGTGGTTGCGGCGGCGCGCCTCAGCTCACGTGAAGGTCTTGAGGTACTTCAAACCGGCGATCTCATCGGGCTCGTACTTCTCAGCTCCGAAGAGATCGAGCGTCGCATCGCGATAGTCGTGGATAGCGCCAGATGCGATTTGCTTCGCGTCGGACGCTGTTGCTACGAGACCGTCTCGCGAGGGGGCCACCTTCGCCACCATGTCGAGGCGCTGAGCCCGCGAAAGAACGCTGCCCCACAGGATGCCGCAGAGCTTTTTCTCAATGGTCACAGCGCGTCGGGCCATACGAGCGAGGGTAGATCGTCAAAGCGGAAAGTTCAACGAAGCGGGCCGGGGCATCAGATTCTACGATGAGCAGGTGAGTGCGGTGGCGCAGCTCATGGCAGATTTCTCGCCATGTCCAAAGACAAGGCCAAGGCGCAGCTCGTTGACGAACTGATGCACCGTTACAAGCACATGACCGACCTCGAAGCCTACGATCTCGTCGAGCGCTTCGAGCGCGTCATCAAGCCGAACCTGCCCGCCGCCGCGAACTTCATCCGGCTCGAAGACGCGGCCCTCGCGGCGAGCTTGGATCTGGGGCTCGGCACTTCCTACGGAACGAGCTACCGACACCGCGGAACGCCGACGAGTCTCAGCGTCCCTCACCGGCGCCGCTGACGTTCGACTTGCGGCAAGCCGCATGCGACGATGCGGGCCATGGCTGCCAAACGCCGCACGAAGGAGTGCGGCGGCGCAGTTCCGCCTCACGCCTCGTGATACGATCGCGAACATGGTCACGATCCGCGCCGTGCGCGCCCCTACGGACTACATCTTCTTCCATGCGACTCGGCACAAGTCGCCCAGGAAAAGCGGCCCTGTCTACCTGACGCCAGATCGCGCGAGAGCCTCAACGTACGGCCCGAACATGTTCGTTGGCGCGCTCACGAAAAGCGTCAACCTGCTTTTCGCAACCTCCGGCGACGAGATCGTAGACGCGGTCGGCGGCGATTCCTCCGAACAGGTCGTCGGCGAGGTTGTCGACCTACTGCGCGATCGTGGGGACGTCGACGGCTTCTGGATCAAGCGCCCGAACGATCTCGAAGAGATCCTTCTGCTCGACGCGAGTCTCCTGAAGTGGAGGGCCGCCCGTTGAGCGCGCAAACTCCCGACGCCCCCTTCGATTGGGACTGCGCTGCCCGCGGACACGACATGTCCGGCGGCTGCGCGGCGTGCGGCGAAGACGCCTACGTGATTGTCGATGCCTTGCTCGCCGAAAACGCAGAGCTGCGCGCCAAGTTTGCCCGATACGAAACGCCCGAAGCATCGTAAGATTCGACATCATGGCTGCCAAGCGCCGCGCGAAGTTCGGCAAAGAGGACATCGGAGCCATCACCTACGTCAGCGCAGGGTCGCCCGCGGCGATGGAGTTCGGCCTGGTCGGCAACGTGCGGTGCACGGCGTGCGGCACGCGCATCTCACACGTCTACATGACGGACGTCGGACCGCTCGGCGGCGATTGTCTCGCGACCATCACAGGGGACGAGACCACGCGCGCTGCCGTTCGCGGGCTCGTCACCAAACTGCGCAGTCTTCCTTGGATCGAGCTGTACAAGTTCGAGGTCGAGCAGACGGGGCCGCGCACCACATGCGTCCGCGCGTACTGGCAAGAGTCGGGACGCCTCTACGTCATCTGGTGCGGGGCTCTTGTGCCCGACATCGCGGCGTCCATCATGCGCGACCGGATCGCCGCATGGGCCGAGGAGCGCGGCTTGATGGGACGCCCCGTCAGCATCGTCTCCGCGAAGCGGTGAGCCGTCAGCGGAACACGCGGTTTCGGCAACTGCGGATGGTCTCCTCGTAGGACGTCGCCTTCGCGGGCATGTACGCGCCGATGGACCCGTCCCAGGTCTTGCCGACGAACACGGCGTGCCACGGTTTCGCGATGCCTGCGCGGTTGTAGAGGATGACGAACGTCCCCTTCGGGCCCTTCCAGGCCTCGTAGACCGCCCACTGTTTGTCGTCGTACGCGATGCCGTGCCGACGCATGTCGGCGAGCGTGACGGTCGCGGGCTCTGCGAAGTCGGCGATGACGGACATGGGCCAATCCTATCGCCGAACAGAAGCGCGCGCGAGAAGCGCTTGCGCTTCGCGGATCTCGCTCGCCTTGTAGGCGTACAGCGGCTTGCTTGCGCCCATGTACTTGCGTCGCAACTTCGCCTCCGAATCGAAGTGCTCGATCGTGGGCTTCACGAGATCGAACCATCGGTCCTTGAGACTCGCGATCGTCTTGCGCCCTTCGACGTCGATGGCCTCGTTTGTCGCCGGGTCGAGGACGAACACGTGCGCGACGCTCGGCAACGAACGACTCCATCGCGAGCCTTCATCGACCAGCGCGGCCAGCGGAAATCCTGTCCGACGATGAAGGGCAATCGCGAAGTACGCGCAGCCTTCGAGCATGTAGTAGTCAAGAACCGCGTTGCTCATTCACCCCTCGCCGCGGCGACGCATGGACGCGTACCAGCGTGAGCCGTGCGCCGACCAATCACCACGCAGCTTGATCGAAGGGTCAATGCGCCGGGCCTCTCGAAAGAGGGCGGTCGCGACGCCGCGGCCCCGATAGGCGGGGTCGGCCTCGATGTGGGCGATGCCTCCTCCCGAGTACCACTGCAAGAGGCCGACGACCTTGCTCCCGCGCGTGATGCGTCCGAAGCCTTCGACGCCTTCGAGCGGCGTCTTCTCGGTGCCGGCCGAGCGATGCCCGGATACCGTCGCCGCGACGTGCGAATCGCTGCTCTCGTCGTACTCGTGCGAAAAGGCGACCTTCTTGCGAGCTTCCTTGGCCATGATTCGAGGTTATCTCACCCGAGCGACGAACCGTAGATGGACGTGACGAGGCGATCCGGGCTCTCGACGTCCTCTTTACGGGCGCCTCGAACGCGAGCTTCGAGCGCGCTGGCCTGCGCGGCGGCCATCGGCAAGCCCGCAGCGACGCGCCCCGCATCCGTCAGGCGAATCCCTCGATCGATGGTCAAGAGACCTTTCTTTTCGAGCGCTTTGGCCGCTGTTCAGCCCGCGCCGGCGGGGTTCTGCATGCTGAAGATCAGGTCGCGACGCTCGACGAGCGCAAGATCCTCGATGACCTTCTTCTGCGCGGGCGGCAGACAGCCCTCCTTTTCGCGAAGGGCACGGCGCGCGGCGGCAAGCTCGGCGCGGAACGCTGCGAGCCCCTCGCCGCCTTCGAGCGTCGCTGCGCAGTCCATACCGACGATCATCTTGCGACCGTCCGAGTGCTCGACGTAGACGGGGACGTCGATGCGCTGGCCGCACCGCTCGCAGAACGTGCGGAACTTCTTTGCGCCGAGCGCGTGCCAGCGGCCCTTGGAGGACATGGGCGCAATCCTAGCGGCTTGTCAGAAGTCGGCGCGCTCTTTTTCGATCCAGGAGCGCGTGGCACGTTTGGCGTCATGAATCGCTACAGCCGCCGAGGTGAGACGGACAAGGACGACATCATCGCGACCTCTCCTACGACGCTGCTCTTCGTCTCGCCGCCTACGAGGCGCTCTACGACCACCTCAAGCGCGATCCGGCCATGCTCGCGAAGGTGCCGAAGCGTCAGTAGGGCGTCCCCTGGGAGCCCGAGGACGGGCCGATGGAGCCCGGCGATCGGCTCATCTACGAGCTGAAGGTCGACCCGGCGTGGCTGCATCGGGCCGCATCGAAGATCGCGAAGGGTCTCGGCGGCGTTCTCTGAGCGCAGGCAGCGCGTGGACTTGTGCCAAGTCCTCGTGATAATCTGCTCTCCATGGCCTCCAAGCATTCGATGCGCGGTTCGCTGACCTCCCTCGATCCCGTCGAACCGGCGCCGGAGGTCACGATCGAGCTGCTGCCGCAGTACAGCCGCGCGTCGAACGGCAAGAAGACGCTCTCGCGCGTCGTCTCGTCCGTTCGGGTGCACTGGCTCGGCACCGGGCAGTGGCCGTCCAAGCCGCGCGTCCAGGTACTTCGCGAGCGAAGCGTCGCCGAGCTGACGAACGTCGGTGGGACCTTCGTCGGAGACGCAACCAAGACGGAGATCAAGGCGGAGATCCTCCTGCGCGTCGAGCGCGAGCTTCGCCGCCTCCACATCGTGCCGTCTCGCGTGCGCGTGAGCTGGGTGAAGGCCATCTCCTCCATGCCGTCGAGCCTCTCGATCGGGTGATGGTCCACGCGCCGCGCTTCTCGTTCCGCGTCGACCCGAAGACGGGCGCTGTCCGCGGCCATCTTTCGAGCGTGCCGTCGATCAGCTCCATCGGCTTCTACCCGGCGTCGTTCGGGCGAGACAGCTACGTGCGCGGCAAGGAGGCGCCCGAGTTCCTCCGCGTCGAGCTGGTGAAAGAAGGCGAGAAGGCGCCCGGGTTCGTCCTCGCACGCAAGCTCGACGCAAAGGACGTCAACAAGCACTGCCGGCAAGGGCTCGAAGAGCTGAGCCGCTCGCCGATCGTGTACCTCGTCTACGCTTCGGCCGTGCACCACCCGCATCGCGGCCAGGGGCTCGGCGCGCTACTCTACGCAACGGCGCTGGTCCTCGCGAGCGTGGAGGGCGCGCCCATCGTTGCCGACGACTGCTTCGGTGGCATCACGAGCGAGCTTGCTTCACAGGTCTGGCGAAGCCGCGCGCTCGCCGAGGTCGCGCACGTGCGAGGCAACGTTGCCGTCTTGAAGCGTCAGTAGGTGACGCCCGCGACCTCGGCCGCGTCGACGTGCGAGCCCACGCTGTCGTGCCAGGCGATCGTGACCGTCACGGGCTTTGCGTCCATCACCGTGAAATCGGGCGCGTCGATCGGGGAGCGGTAGGCCAGCACGCCCGAGGGGCTCACGTCGATCTTGTCGACGACGGCGCCAGAGGCTGCCGGGATGAACTTCACCCCTGCGCCGATGGGCAACTGGTTCGGCGTCGCGATGCCGCCACTGAGGACCACGGGCAGGGTCGTCTCGGCATACGGGCCCGAGCCCGGCGAGGTCCCCTTGAGCGGAGGGAAGGTCGGGGGCGCGTTCTTCACCGCGCTCACGTTCGAGCCGCCGGCGGGCGCCGTGTTCGCGGTCCCGCGGTTCTTCAGGAGCAGATAGCCGACCGCGACGACGCCAGCGGCTCCGAGCAGGAGCAGCGTCGTGTTCGATCCGGGCGAGGTCTTCGGGCTGAGCGAGTCGCCGGACATCAGTTTGTCTTCCTTGCGACCCGCTTCAGGACGGCGTGTAGCCGAGCGCTGCCGCCAGATCGGCGATCTGCTTTGCGGCGGCCGTAAAACCGTTCGCGACGAGCTTGTTGTAGTACGACTCGTAGAGGAACTTGCCCGTCGATGCCGTCGCGGTCCCCGCCTTCTGCATGAGGACGGCCTTGTCGTAGTTGCCCTTCACCATGTCCCAATCGCTCGACAGATCGGCGATCGTCGTCGTCGATGGAGACGCTACGGGCGCGGCCGGCGTGGAAGGCGCGGCCGGCGTGGAAGGCGCGGCGGGCGCAGCAGGCGCAGCCGGTGTGGAAGGAGCAGCGGGCGCGATCAACGACTGCGCCGCGGTGCTCTTGCGAGTGAAGAGGTAGATCGCGGCGCCGGCAACGCCGACCCCCAACAGAAGGTGAATGGTCTTCATTGGTCTGCGTTCGCCTTTCCTACAACCCGAGGGAGGTCTTCACGTGCTTCATTGCGGCGAGCGCGTCGTCGCGCTCTTCGCGCGGGCTCTCTTCGTCTTTCGCCGCTTCCTTGAGCCACCACCAGAAGGTCTGGAGCTGCTTTGCGTTCTTGAACGTCACGTACGATCCGTTGCGATCGTACTCGTACTTCGCGTCCGACATGTCCACCGCGAGGGTGATGAAGTGCTTGATCGCCATCGGCGCAAAGCGGACCGTCGCCGGGAAGGTGAGGCTCATGGTTCGCCCAACGTATCACAGCTTGTCGCGAGCCACTCTCAAACGCTCAGCCCTGTGCGGTGTTGGAGGCCCAGAGGACTTCCTGCGACGGACCGTAGACGACGAGGTTGCCGTCGTCCTGCATCGCGAGGAGCGCGCCGGGATGGCCGTCTGTCCCGGTTGCCCAAAGGGCGGCTCCCGCGTCGTTGTAGACGACCGCATTGCCGTCCTCTTGCATGATGAGGAACGACTTTCCGTCGCTCCGCGTGTCCGAACTCCACAGCGCCGCGCTGCCTGCGTAGAGCACGAGGTTGCCGTCCGACTGCATCGTCAGGTGGTAGGCCCCGTTGCAGGAGGCCATGGTGCTGCCGTTGTTCACCCTTTGCATCGCCGAGATGTGCGCGCCGCCGCCCGTGCAGTACGGGTTCGTCGGCACGCCCGGCACGGGACCGGCCGGCGCAGGGGCCGGCGCAGGGGCCGGCGCAGGGGCCGGCGCGGGAGCCGGCGCAGGGGCGCTGAGCACAATCCTCTTCGTGATCGAGGGCATGGCCACGAGCGCGGGCTTCTTGTTCTTCGAGTGCAGGTAGTACCCGACGACCGCGAGCGCCACGCCACCGCCGACGAGGTAGGAGGTCTTCATGGTCGCCATCGTACCACGGCGATCGCCCGCATGACTTGTCGCAAGCCTGAGCGCGATTGAGCGTTTGACGTCATCCAAATCCGAATCCGAACCGCTGAACGAGACGAGCGAGAGAGCGGGGGCTGCGCACCCCCACACCCCGCGCCACCTGCGGTGGGGCCACTGTTGGGGGCTCTGCCCCCAAACCCCCGCTGAGGGCGCTCTCGGCGCGCCCTCAGACTCCTGCCGTGATACCCTACCCTTCAATGGCCAAGCGGGCGATCCTCCCCTACGTGCTCGGCGGAGCGGCGCTCCTCGGCGTCATCGTTCTTGCACGCCGAAGCAGCGCCCAGGCGCTCGCCCCAAGTCCGAGCGTGCGCACGTGGCCCGTGGTCCCCAACCGGGGCACCATCAGCGGGTTTGGGGCTCCGCGCCCTGCGGGAAAGTACCCCGCGCGCTACCACGCCGCCGTGGACGTCGGCGCGCAGGACGGGGACAAGGTCGTCGCGATCGACGACGGCGAAGTGCTCAAGCTCGTCACGGGCTACCAGATTGGCGCAGGCCTTCAAGCGGTCGCCATCCGTCACCCCGACGCCGACTACATCTACGCCGAGATCCAGGTGACGGCGGTGCCCGGCCAGCGTGTCAAGGCGGGCGACGTCATCGGCGTCGTGCGCCAGAACGACTCTGGTCCGGGGCACCAGATGCTTCACCTCGAAGCGTGGCAGACCGGGATGGTGCCGGACGCTTTCAAACCGTGGTACGTGGGCCAGGCCGCGCCGCCGGGCCTGCTCGACGTAGGCAAGATTCTCGCGCCCCTCGCGAACACGGGAGTGAAGCCGTGACCTTCATCCGAGCTGTTGAGAAGATCGCTCGGGGGGTTGCGCACCCCCCGAACCCCCGCGCCACCTGCGGTGGGACTTTTGTTGGGGCTCTGCCCCAAACCCTGCTGAGGGGCGCTTCCAGCGCGCCCCTCAGACTCCCTGCCGCGGGAGTGAAGCCGTGAGCCGCTCTCTTTCCGTCAAGGCCTCGCGCTGGTCAACCACGGAGATCGCCATGGCGGTCGGCGGAGGACTCCTTGCTGTCGCGGCTTTTGCGATCGCGAAGAAGACCTTCGAGCAACGCCCCCTCGCGGTCGGCAACTACTTCTTCCCGTTCCACGACGCCGAATACCTCAGCCCCGGGCAGAGTCTGGGTGGACAGGCCTTCGTCCCTCCCGGCGCGCGAGACAACGCCCGCCTCCTCGTCTACCTGCACGGCAACAACGACGGCGGCATGATGCACGGCGGGATGGGCGCGACCGACACGGCCTACGACCTTCGCAAGATCGTGCCTTCGGACACCATCGTCGCGGCGCCCAGCCAGACGCGAAACGCCTCGGGCGCGGGGCTCTGGGCGGGCTTCAACCTCGACGAGTTCGTTGCCGCGGTCGAGCGCGCGACAGGGGCCACGATCGACAAATCGCGCGTGATTCTCATGGGCCACAGCGGCGCCGGATGCAGCTCGGTCGGCGGCCTCTTCGGCAAGCTCGGGGTCATCAAACCGCAGCTCGTCGCCGTCGTCGACGTCTGCGCGGGGCCCATGTACGGAGAGGCATACGGCAGGCTCGCCGAACAAGTTCCCGTGCGCGTGTTCTACCAAACGCGCACGTGGTCGCGAGACTTCGCGGGCTTCCAAGCGGGCTTGAGGGGCCGCGCGACCTTCGAGGAGGTTCAGACCCCAGCCGGGCAGAGTCCCCACAGCGCCATCGTCCCCATCGTCGCGAAGATGGTGCTCACGTGAGTCTCCCCCTTCCCGTTCCCGTTCCCGTTCCCAGCGTGCCGAAGGCGCGCGTTCCCCCTTCCCGAATCCCGCGCCGAAGGCGCGTCTCGGTCCTGCGAGCCCCCACAAGACGAGATCGGGAACGCTCGCTGCGCGAGCTGGCAACGGGAACGGGGACGGAAGCATGAGAAAGCTCACCTTCTCGCACGACGACCCGTGGCCGGACGGGCTCGTCGTGAAGTTCTACCTCGTGCCCTTTCCTTACCGCCGCAAGCCCGTCATCACCGTGCGCGAGGAGGCGGCAAGGCCGCAGCGCATCGCAGACGTCCCCATGACTCTGCTCAACGCGTCACAGCGCGGCGTGACGGACACGGGGCTCGCCAAAGCCCACAAGGTGACCGCCCTTCCTCGCGCGTACGAGGAAGAGGACGGCCGCTACACCATTGCCGACGGCCACCACCGCGTCGTTGCCGCGTGGCTGCGCGGCGAAGATCAGGTCCGCATTCGCATCATCGGACTGCCTCGCAAGAAGTGAGACGAGATCGGGAACAGGAACGCGCCTTCGGCGCTGGGAACGGGAACGGGAACGGGCGAGACAAGACGAAAAGGACGGCCTGCGGCCGAGCACGGGCTTCGCCCGAGGACGCGCCTTCAGCGCGAGGACGGGCTTCGCCCGAGGGTTCAATGATAGTCGTACTCGATGCCCTGTGCGCGCATCGCGCGACGCAGGTCTTCGATGCCCATGCGACCGGCCGCGGCGAGATTCTTCTGGAGCCACGCGTAAAAGCGCTCGGCGTCCTTCTTCTTGACGGCGTAGTAGAGGGTGTCCTGGTAGAGACTCGTGCCGCCTTGCAGAAGCGAGCTTCGATCGAGCGGCCAGCTTGACCGGATCGAGAAGCGGTGCGGGGTCGCGTCGATCGAGATGCGGTCGCCGTTGTCGAGCTTGTGGCTCAGGTGAATCGCGGTCGACATCGGCTCGACGTCGATCGCACGAAGCTCGCGCTCCTCGACGTGGAACCCGTAGCGGTGCGCGAGAGCTTGGGCGTACGAGCGAGCGTGCGCGTACGTCGGCGCTTGCAGCAGGATGTCGCCGAGACGGTCGAGCGCCGACCCCTTCTCCGACGACGCGGTGAGCTGCAAGATCCGCTTGCCGCGCTTGCCTGCGAGGGCCGTGTCGGTGACGACCAGCGAGTTCGCATAGCGATGGACACGCAGCGTGCCCACGTGTGCGGTACGACCGATTTCGATGGGCATGGGGTCCTGTTAGATCCTGACCGGCACGAGAGCCTTGTCGGAGGGAAGCAGTGCGAGGCGCATGCCGGGCATCTTCCCGGTCGCGACCACGTCACCATTCACGAACGTGAGGGTCTGCCCGACAACGGGAACGGGCTGCCCTGCTGCCACGGCCGCACGAAGGTCCTGGAGCAGCGCGTCCGAGATGGCCAGCGATCGGCCGCCGTCGAGCGCCGAGGCGATCTTCCCCGCGTTGAGCTGCGGGGTCTGCTGGATCAGAGGCGCGCTGCCCGTGAAGGCCCGTCCGCGCACACCGGCCGTCGCCGCGACCGGCAGGACGTTCACGCCGATGTCATAGGGAGCGCTCGGATCGACGCCCTGCACGTCGTGGAGATCGAGGAGCACGTTCAGGCTCACCAGCGCGTCGATGAGCGCCTTCTTCTCGGCGTCGGACAGCTCCGAAGCAAGAACGGTCATCGACACGGGGGGAGGCGTGTCGAGAGGAATGGGCGTCATGCCGCCGCCCGGCCCGACTCCACCCGGCCCGACAGGCGGCCTCCCAAGCCCCGGCGGCGCGGACGGCACCGGAGGCGGCGGGGGAGGCGTCGGGTTGAACGCGGGGCCCGCGCCCTTGAGCACGCTTGCGGCCTCGTTCGGGCGCAGAAAGAGCAGATCGGTCGGATCCGTCGACGTCGGCGTCGAGGAGGTCCTGATCGTTTTCCCGTCCGCGCTCACGAACACGTACAGGCCGGGGAACGCGGGAACACTCGGCGAAGGCTTCGGGCACTGGTCAGGAGGCGTGCCCATCAGGCAGGGCGACGACGTGCTCGTCGGAATCTCTGCGCGCGGCGTGTTCGCGCTCTGGATCCAGACGAGAATCGAGTCGCTCGCATCGGGCGCCTGCATCGCGTACGTCCGCGCCAGCGGCTGATAGCCGGGAGGAGGGGCCATCCCCATTCCCGGGGAGTAGACGGCCTTGGAAATCTGCACGGGAAGCAGCGCAAGCGGGACGCTGTTCGGCGTCTCGATGGCCCCTCTCCGGTTCGTCGCGAACGCGTTGTAGTCGCTGCCGACACCGGGAGGAGGCGGCAGGACGGGCGCGATCGAGGTCGCCTTCGAGAGCGCCTTCCACATGCCGACCTTCTCGTCGGCCGTCAGCTCGCCCGTCGCGGTCGAGGGACCGAGATTCGCGCCGCCCGGAGCCAGCACGTTGCGCATGCCTTGGGCGCCCGCTCCGCCCGACGAGGGCTGGCCCGCGTACCACTTGTAGAGCAGCACGCCGCCGACGGCAGCACCACCGAGCATCAGGAGCGAGCTTGCCTTCATGGCGTCGAGCGTATTCTTCCGTTCGGCTTGCGACAAGTCGATAAGGCTCGTGATACGATCCCGGGATGGCGAACACCGGGCTCATCGTCGGCGGCGTCGGCATCGCAGCGCTCGCTGCCTACGCGGCATTCGGCAAAGAGAAGCCGCGATTTGCCGACGAGCCGATGCCGCGGCCGGGACCGCGATCTACGGGGCCGACCTCCATGCGCTTGGGCCCGTCCTCGATGCGCTCCAGCGTCGTCCAAGGCGCGCCGCGGCCTCAGCCGGCCCCCTCCGTCGAGACGCGCGAGCCGGCGTCGGGGAGGCCTACGACCCACAAGCGAGCGTTCCAGATCGGACCCTATCAGGTGTCGATTCAGGACGGCCCCTACCACTACGCTTCTCCGGGCGAAACCGTCGAGATCGGCATCTTCCTGCGAGGGTCGCTCATCAACCCGAAGCGCATCGGCCTGCACAAGTACGCGAAGTTCTGGGAGAAGGGCAACAACCCCGTGGGCGTCCACGTGCCCATCGCCGCCGCCAACCAGCTCCTTCGCGACATCGAGCGGCATGCCGGTTACAAGGCTCAGCCCCTGAAGAGGAAATCGTGACGCCTTCCGCGCTCTCGCTGTGGCCGTGGAAGGGGCAAGAGCGATACTGGCCCTCCGTCGCGGGGTTTCATCTCGAAGCGCGCGGGTACGGCAAGTACGGCGACGCGAGCGCCGTCGAGTACCGCTACGAGGGGCGCGGCAAGCAGTTCGCGAACCTCGTCGTCACGTTCAGCGCGCACCGCCACGAAGCGACGGACGGCAAGGCGCCGATCGCGTGGAAGGCAGAATCCTACGGGCCGAAGATCGACGGCACCGTCGCGACGCTCGAAGAGATCCCGAGGAAGCTCGCCGCGCTCGCGCGATGGGCGCTTCAACGCAAGCACGCCGCGAACGCGTACTTCGCCAAAGCTCTGCCGAGCAGCACGCACTGGAACGTGAACCACGACGTCGAGTTCTTCGGCGCGACGTACAAGAACCCGCACAGCGACGCGTACATGTCCGTCACCTTCGACGATCCCGCGAGCTTGCTCCTCGGGCAAAGGGACACGGCCCACATCCGATTCGCGCGCGGCAGCGACTATCAGGGGGCGTACGGGACGAGCCAACACATCGTCACCTACGGCACCCTCGACGAGATGCGTGGCGTGCTGAAGATCGCCGAGACGCACTGGAAGGCGTGGAACCGATGACCAACCACAAAGAAGCGCTCGCCAACCTCGAATCTCGCGAGGCGAAGGTCGCGTACGCGATCAAACACAAGCTGCGCGTGTCGGTCCGTCCCACCCGAGATCGGCACAGGTTCGTCTTTCGCATCGTCACGCCCGATCGCCAGGTGCTCGACACGTTCGACTGCTCTCGGGCGAACTACGCGCGCATCTCCCGAGCCGGCGCGGACATGGACAAAATCAGCAACGAGCCCGTTCGTCGGTGGCGGCTCTACGAGACCGCCTCGGGCAACTCTCCCGTGCGCGACTACCTCCTCACGCTCACCGAAGACGAGCAGAGCCGCGTCCGCGCGAAGATGCACATCATCAAGACCCAGGGCCTCTCGAAAGCCATTCGCATGGCCGCAGAAAAGAGCGACCTCTACGAGATCCATGCCGACGCGAGCAATCGAGCCCTGCGGCTCATCTTCGCTCCCGAAGGCAAGCGGGGCCACGTTCTGCTCGGCCTCAACGCTTTTGAGAAGCGGTCGCAGAAGACGCCGCGCAGTGCCATCGACACCGCTCTCGCCCGCCTCGCCGACTGGCGCGAACGACACGAGAAGAGGCGCAGGACAAGCTCGCTCGGGCGCGTCTCTGCCCGGCGGTAGGTCCATGACCATTCGCTTCACCGTCGACAAGAAGAGGAAGATCGTCCGCGCTGTCTTCGCCAAAGAGAGCGAGCCGCCGACGTATGCACTCGCCTTCTTCTACAAGATCCGCCGCGCCGATCCCTACCTCGGCATGGGCGTGCGACTGCTCGTGAAGGGAGAGAGGGGTCGCATGGGGGCTATGATCCTTTCTCTCACCACGCCTGCGCCCGGGGAAATGTCCACCGCGTGTGAGAAGGACTACCGCGCGCTGAGGCCCGCGCTCTTTCAGGCGCGCACTCCCCTCTACCGCGTTCGGTCCTCGGACGTGCGCTCGCCCTACCAAGGCTCCGGTTTTGGCGTCCTCATGTACGCCGCGGCCATCGTTCTCGCCGACCTCCAGGGCACCGGCATCGCCGCCGACGAATGCTACATGGAAAAGGGCTACGAGGGCATCACGAGCGAAGCCGCACGCCGCGTCTGGGACTCGCGACGGCTCGCGAAGATCGCCAACGTGCGCGGCAGCGTCGCGTTCCTTCGACGCTCCTAGCGCCTCGGCCGCTTGAGATCGACGATTTCGAGCACCTTGATGCGATTCGGATCGAACATGATCCAGTTGTCGTCGAGGTGCACGCTGTCGTAGCCGAGCTGCGTGAGCTGATCGAGCAGGTATCGATCGTACTCTTTCCAGCCCGCGGTCTTCTGCGCCCGGAGCACGACCTTCATCAGATAGTTGAGACTGCCTGCGCCGCTCTCGCCGCGCAGGATCACGTCCTTGTCCTCGCTGAACCAGAAGATCCCGCCCATCGCGGAGAAGCTCCGCTGAAAGCGTCGAATGGGGTGCGAGCCGCCATGATAGGCGATAACCGTTCGCTCGGGCGCGAGGCTCGTTCCGAGGGAGGCCTTGCTCATCGACCGGACCCCGGCAGAGGACGGCGCTTCCAACCCTTCACGCGGGCGGCGTCTTCGGCGATCTCCTTCTGGATCGTCTCGATGCTGCGGTCGATCTTGCGCATCCGAGAGCCCCACTCGCCGTCGTAGCGCCGGTCCGAAGGTGTGATGACCTCCTTCTGGCCGCGGTAGTTCTCGATGGTCAGAGAGGGCTTCAGGCGCAGCTCGGCGCGGTTCTCTTGCATCCGCGCCTCGGTCGGCCGAAGGACCTTCGCGATGTACTCGATCGTGCCTTGCGGGCTCAGCTCAAAAGGCGGGCAGTGAAAACCGAAGCAGGGGCCCGTGTGCCACGACATTCCCTGCGCGCCCTTGTAGCGCGTGCCGCTCACGCTCCACCCGTGGCGCATCATCATGCGCTCGTGGAGCTTCACGTTGCTGAAGCACGCGGGGCAAGTGCCGGTGTCTTCGAGCGAGCGCGCGCTCACGGGACGAAGGGCCGCAGCGACCGACTCTGCCCCAAGCTTCGTGATGGCTTCCGCAGCCTTTGCCTTCAACCCGCTCTTGTACGCGAAGGTCCAGAACCTATCGGAGCCCGTTTCGGTGAGCGGCTCGACGCGGCCCGTGTAACTCAGCTTCGGCGTGAAGACGACGTCTCCCGATTCGGTGCGCACTCGATACCCGGGCATCCCGCGCCACACCTCGCGCAGCTCGACGCCGTGCCTGCCGCCCACGTACGGCCCGATACCTCGCGTCGCCATCTGCCCCGCGCCGAGCGCGATGGGAGGGCCCTTGCTGCTCCACGAGAGGAGGGTCTGCCGAAGGATCGTGACGAGGGTCGCGGCCTGCTCGCGCGTGCCGACCAGCGCGATGATCGGGTCCTTGCCGCCGAGGCCGACGAAATCCGCGGCAATGCCCGCGTGCGCGGCGACGGGTTTGAGGAACGCGCCCGCCTTCTCCCCGTCGAGCGACGCGGGCACGACCTCTTGCCCGATCGCCCAGCCGAGCAAGGGAAGCGCCTCGGCCAAGGCGGCGGGATCGAACCCGCCCTTGATCCCTTTGGCCGCTTTCGTGAGAAAAGCGAGCGCGTTCTTCGAGAGCGTCATGGCGGGTCTTTCAGAGGAAGGCGGCGACGGGGTAGCTGCCGAGATAGTCGCTCTGCACGGCGTCGTAGTCGATGTTGATCCCCGCCGCGATCGTTCGGTTGCCGGGGTAGAGCTGGAGCATCTGGTAGCCGCGCACGTCGACGTCGGGCGCGCGGCCGGCCGTCTTCCAGTAGCGCGAGACCGAGAGCGAGTGGTAGAGCTGGCTGCTCGTCAGCGGCACGCCGGGCTCGCAGTAGATGCCGAGGGCCGCGCCGAACATCCCGCCCGCGACTGCCCCCTTGTACCAGGCGTTCGCGTAGGCGATGCACGCCTCCGCCGTCCCTGCATTGGCCAAATCCAACCAGAGACAACCTCCCGCGGGATAGCCCATCGAGATGGCGTACGAAGCTGCGGCTTGGCCGTCCGCGAACCCGATCGACTCGCTCCAGCCGCTCGTGCGCCCGAACTGCACGAGCATCACGCCGAGCCCCGCTTGGGTGAGCGCGGCCAGCTCCGTTTTTCCGATCGCGAACGGCGACGACTGCCCCGCGAGCGGGACGTACCGCACGCCGAACTTCATGCCGGCCTTCACGAGCGTTGCGGCCTGGGCCGCGCTGAGCGCCTCGATCGTGTCGAACCCGAGCATGCCCACGGAGAGAGGCTTCAGGGAAAGGGTCATCGTCGTTCCTCCTTCAATCCACCGCGGCCGATCGTACCACGGCTTATCGCAAGCCGAGGCGATTCGTGCGACCATTGCGATCGATGAACGCGTTTCGCTACACCCTCGACAAGACGAGGCGCATCGCGCGCGTACAGCTCTCGGGCGACGACCAGGCCGTCGCCCTCGCGTCGTTCGAGAAGTCGGAGGAGTTCCCGTTCGGCAAGATGTGCGTTCGGCTTCTTCGGCGCGGCAGCGCGATGTACGTCGGCGAGATGCAGCTCAACCCTCGTAGGCCTCACGTCCGCGACATGGACCCTACCTGTCTCAACCACTACGAGCGGCTCCGGCCGGCCCTCTACCGCGCCAACGTCGCCCTCTACCGCGTGAGGTCTTCGGACATCTACCTCACCCATCTCTGGCGCCACGGCTACGGCGTGCTCATGTACGCGGCGGCGCTTCTGCTCGCCGACATGCAAGGGACCGGCATCGGATCGGATGAGTGCTTCTACGGCTCGACGAGTCGGCGCGCCGGGCGCGTCTGGGAATCGCGGCGCCTCGCTTCGATCGCCGACGTGATGGGCGACATCGCGTTTCTCAAGCGGCGCTGAGGTGATACGGTGACCGCCATGGGCAAGAGCCTCCAGAAGTACGCGTCGAGCTTGCGGCGCCCGCGGTTCGTGCACGACTGCAACCGCTGCATCTTCCTCGGAGGCTCCACGATCGAGGGCGGTCGGCCGGCCGACTTCTACTGGTGCCCCGATCGGCGCAACGAGACCATGAGCAGCATGATCGCGCGCTACGGCGACGACGGGCCCGAGTATCTCTCGTCCTCGCCGCCCGAGGCCTTCGCCGACCCGCTGTACCTGCTCCAGAAGCGGAAATGGTACAGGACTCTTCTGCGTCGCGCGCATCGCGCGGGGCTCTACGCGAACAAGCACAACTACAACCTCTCGGAGCCTTGATGAGCGACCTCAAGCAAATCCAAGAGGCCATCTGGGGGGATCGCGAGACCCTCTCACACCTCGAAGGCGCCTACCGAAACTTCTTTCAGACGCGCGACGTCGGCGTCTTGCGACCGTCCAAGACCCTCGTGTACGCGCTCGCGAAGAAGTACGGCGCCAGCTTCGACGTCGTCCAGGCCGCCATCGGCAAGCTCGTCGCCAACGTCCAGTACGAGATGATGGTCGACTACGTCGCGCGTCTGCCCCACATCCGAGGCCATCTTCGCGAACTCGCCCTTCTCACCTACTCGCCCGATGGCGCGCTCGGGTCGATGAAGAAGCTCACGCCCGAGGTCGAAGAGAGCCTCCGCTCTTTCTACGCGCCCCTTCGCTGGAAGAGCCCCATGGGCTTGGAGCTGCTCAGCGGCGCGGTCTCGAAGGAGAAGCGCAAGCTCCAAGGCCTTTCGAGCATGGGCCGAACCGCTCCTTCACCGTTCTCGGAGCCCGCGTCTCTCGGTCCCGTCACCTACCCCGCGCGCCGCAAACCTTCCAGCTCAAACTGAATCGGAGTCACATGGACAAGCTCACTCTTCTCGGTCTTGGCCTCATGGGCGCAGGCGTCGCGACCAAGCTCATCGAGCCGCCCAAGATGGGACAGTCCGCAGAAGTCATGCGCGGATACGGCGCGCTCGAAATCGTTCTCATCGGCGGCGGCGCGTCGCTCGCCTTCTACGGCGCGTTCGTGAAGGGCAAGACGCCCATGCTCACGAGCGGACCGCCGTCGTCCTACCGCTGAACCGTCAGTAGTTGTCGATGTAGCGCTTCGCTTCGCGCAACGTCGCCAGGTACTTGCCGCCGCCCGAGTCGGGGTAGTGAACGCACCAGCCGTGCTTGTCGTGCTCGATCTCCCACCCCTTGTAGATGGTGATCTTCCCACGCTCAGGCACAAACGTGTAGCTCGGGAGCCGTGCTGTGAGAGACGCCTTTCGGGCGGCCTCCTCACGCTCCGCGGCTTCGCGCGCAGGGCGCTCTGCCTCCCAGCGGAGGTCGGCGAGTCGATCGGCCTCATCGGCCGCGGCCAGCTCCGCGGGCGTGTAGCGTGCCGAAGAGACGGAGCGGCTCACAGGACGCTTTCGGATCGTCATCGAGTCATCTCCCCGAGGAGTGAACATTGAGCGTCACCATCACGACCTTCTCGCCGCCGTAGTCGTACGTGTCGACGCTCGGCGCATACTTCGCGACGGCCCCTCGCGCGTCCGTGTGGACCTTGCGCACGCCGGCGGCCCTCAGCGTTTTTGCGATCCAGTTGGCCGCGCGCAGCTCCAACTTCGCGTCGCCCGAGTCGACGCGGATGCCGCCCGCGTCGTACCCTTCGACGTGCAGGGTCTCGGCCGAGAGTGCGACGAGGCGCACGCGGCTGCGAGGCTTCATGTAGCCGGCCTTCACCATCGCAGCGTCGAGCCTGCGTTGAAGTTCCATGCGGGCGAGGATGGTTTCGGCGCGACTCATCCTCGAAGCGTAGACGATCCCGATCCGCTTGTCGCAAGCCGCACAGCACGGAGAACGAGAATCGCTCGGGGGCTACGCGCCCCCGAACCCCGCGCCACCTGCGGCGGGGCTATTGTCGGGGCTCTGTCCCGAACCCCGCTGAGGACGCTCACGGCGCGCCCTCAGACTCCCGCCGTCATAACAACTCCTACGCGTGCGATGCGACAGCGTAAGCCGCGTCGAAGGTCGGCTGATCCCAGCCCACGTAGATCGCGCCGTTGAGGTCGATGACCGGGATCGCGGTCGCTCCGCTCGGGGGGTTGCCGAGCTTCTTGAACAGCTCGTACGACGTCGTCGGATCCGCGAGGTCGCCGAATGCGTACGGCAGACCGCGGCCCTCGAAGTACGCCCTCGCGCGTTTGGTGCGCGGGCAGCTCGTCGTGCCGTAGATGGTCAGCGGGACGACGACCTGCGGAAGAACGGGCGACGGAGGCGGAGGCGGAGCGGGCGCCTGAACGGGCACCGGCACGACCGCAGGGGTCAGAGAGCACGACGGCACCTTGTCGGTCGGGCCTCCCGAAGACGGCACGCCGTCCAAACCCGTGAAGGTCCAAGACCCGTCCGAGTGCACCTCGATCGAACCTCCGTCCGTGGTTGCGAGGGTCGCGACGACCCAAGGCATCGGCGCCGGCTCGGCCCGAGGAACGAACCTTTCGTAGCTGTAGCCATACGCCCCGACGGACGCGTGGGTCTTTCCGCAAGAGGCGCAGGAGGGCATGCGCGAGAGCATAGACGATCTTCGCAGACTTGTCGCAAGCCGTGTAGAAGGCGCCGCGAAGCATTCCTCGCGCCCGCGCCATGATAGGATCCGCCCATGGCCGACCCGACTGCCGATCCGACGCCCGCACCTGCCGACCCGACGCCCTCGCCCTCCGACCCTATTCCGGCCCCACTGCCCACGGTCGATCCGGCGAAGATCCTCCCCTTCGTCAACGCGCTGCGAGCGCTCGCGACGGGGCGCAAGGGCGTTATCGTGCTCGGGGCCATCGCCTTCTGCATCGTCGTCTACTTCAAGGACCCGACCAAGCTCACGCAACTCCTCGCGTTCCTCGGCGTGCTGCTCCCTTCGTTCTTCGGCGCGCAGGCGTACGAAGACGGCAAGAAGCAAGAGGCGCTCGCCACTGCGAAGCGGTTCGCCACACCGGGCCAAGGGTGAGATGGCTTCGCGCATGTCTGACGCCGACGCGGCTCGCGTCGTCGACGCCATCCGACGAGCCCCCTACCGGGCCCGCATGGGAGGGTACTGCTACCCGTGGGCGATCGCGATTCGACGTGCTCTATTGCCCCAGGGCCGTCTTTGCATCGCCGTCAACGACCCCATCTTCGTCGCGAGCCGAAACAAACGCCTCGTCGGACATGCCGCGGTTCGATTCAAAGACCGATGGTTCGACGGTGAAGGGGAGACGTCCCTCGGCGCTCTGAAGGATTGGGCCATGCTCGACGAGCATGACCCGGCCTACGCTCTCGCCGCGGGCGTCGACCTCACACGGTGGGCCTTGCTCGCGGACAAGGTCGGCGTCTACGAGGTCACGGAGAAGGAGCTGATCGCGCTCGTTCCCAGCGCCCGAATCGACGCTGCTGACATCGAGAAGGCGATCAAGCGCGTCCGCCCTGAGATGCGCTGAAGAACGAGCGAAGATGATGTAGAGTCCCACCTCGGGGAAGGCTCGGGAGACATGGCCGAACATCTCATTTTCGACGGGCACAACCTTGCCGTGCGGTGCGCGCACGCCATCGAGGCGGCAGGGCTCACGAACGCGGACGGCGTGCCGACCGGCGAAGCGTTCGCCTTCCTCAAGGCCCTCGGCGGCTTCAAGACGCGCTTCCCACTCGCGAAGGTCACCGTCGTGTGGGACGGGTCGAGCCACAAGCGCAAGGCCGTCTTCGACGGGTACAAGGCCAGCCGCGGGATGCTCCGCAAGACCTTCCCCGTCGAGTACCTGAAGGGTCTTCTGCCCTTCCTTTCCGTTCGTCAGGCCATGAGCCCGACCGACGAGGCGGACGACGTCATCGGCGTCCTCGTGCGCGTTCGCTCCAGCGCAGAGCGAGATCGGGAACGCTCGCCTTCGGCGAGCTGGGAACGGGAACGGGAACGGGAAGAAGACCGCTTCACCATCGTCACGACCGACTGCGATCTCCTTCAAACCGTCACGCCGAAGGTCCGCGTCCTCATGCCGCCAGCGGGCGCTGCAAAAGATCGCCGCGAGACCTTGTACGGCGAGATCGAGGTGCTTGCCGAGTACGGCGTGCCTGTCGGCCAGCTCCTCGACCTTCGCGCGCTCGCGGGAGACGTCTCCGACGAGATCCCCGGCGTGCCCGAGCTGGGGCCCAAGCGCGCCGCAAAACTCCTCACCTTCCACGGATCACTCGACGCCGTCTTCGAGGAGGCGCTGCGTGACAAGGCTCGCAAGCGCAAAGGCATCCTCGCCTCGCCGATGACGGACCTTCAGCGCAAGAACCTGCGCGAGCACGAAGGAATCGTTCGACGCAATCTTGCGATCATGCGCCTCTCGGACGTCGACGAGATCACGTACACCGAAGGCGCTTTCAAGGCTCTTCAAGCGGCCGTGCTTCTCCAGAAGCTCGACATCAAGGTCGACCCCATCCTCGACTTGTTCTTCCCGAAGCAGACCGCGTTCGCGTAGCGGTGCTTCAGGGCGTACGCTTCCTTTCGAGGTAAGCATGCCCAACAGTCGAACGCGCATTTGCTCACTCACGTGTCCCGAGCGCGTCGATTGCGAGGTGTGCGGCAAAAAGCTCTGCCACGCGCACGAGCCTCACCACGCAGATGGCTCCGTCGCAAGTTTTTCCGACGGCCACTACCTTACGCCGACAGGCGTCGTCTGCGTCGCGCGTCACGCGCGAGGATGAGTCAGTCGTCTTCATCGACGGAAATCCACCATCCCTCGGCGTGCTTGAAGCCCGCAGGGACGTGCCAGACGTAGAGCGGGTCGCCTTTGCGCGATCGCCCCGTCGTCAAAGAGGGGCGAACCGAGACGACGTAGTACGTGCGCGTCGGATCTTTGCCGGCGACGCTCTTCGCGAGCGCTGCGAGCAGGCGCTCTTCGTTGCCTGCGCCAACCTCATGCGGACCGTCCACGATGGTCGAGTTCTTTACGCCGTGGACGACGACCGCGAGGGCTCTTTTCGACATGGGCGTATTTTACTTTGAGACGAGACAAGAGCGAGACTCAGACGAAAAGAACGACCTTCGGTCGAGCACGGGCTTCGCCCGAGGACGCGCCTGCGGCACGAGGACGCGCCTTCGGCGCGAGGATTAGCTTAGCCAGTTCTGCACGGCCTGAAAGAGCCGAGGGGCCTTCCTCTGCATCGCGGAAGGGTCGAGCGCCCACCACGCGGCGGCATCCATCGCGCCCTCGAAGTTGCCCGCGAGCGCGTGGTAGGCCGTGATGGGCCGGTTCATCGACCCAAGGACTGCAATGACCTCTCGACCCGCCTCGGGGTTCAACGAGAAGGCGGCGTGGGCAGCTTCGTGCGCTGCGACCTTGCTGCCGCCGTGCATCCGCGAGCCTGCGATCTCCGTCATCACGGGCAGGTGCGCGTTGATGACCGTCGCGCGGCCCGCGTGACACTCGCCAGAAGAGGTCGAAGAGCCCTCGATGACGAGGAACTTGATGCGGATGCCGCGAAAGACGCGCCGCGCCACGATCATCGCTTCGCGTAGCAGCTCGCCGCCGCCGTCCATCGGGCGCCAGAGCCTCGCTTTTCCGAGCACTGGAGCCCACTTCTTCCAGCGCTCGACGTCGAGCGTCCACTTCGCGAGCGCGCGCGGCGGTCCGAGCACGGCGCCCACCGACCCGTTGCGACCTTGGTAGACGAGGTAGCCGTCCTTCAGGTCGTAGCCTGCGATGGCCGGCGCGAACGTGTCTTCGGTGTCGAAGGACTCCGCGTAGACCTTGCCGACGCCTTCGACGCGCACCCATCCCGCGGAGCCTTCCAGGCTCTTCTTCGCTCGCTTGCGAAGGGTGTCAGGGGTGAGCGGCATCTTCTGCTCATTCTGCGTACGTCAGGGCTCGCTGTCGATGACTTTCAGTAAGCCAGCCGCCCGAAACAAGATCGGGAAACGCTCGCTGCGCTCGCTGGGAACGGGAACGGGAACGGGAACGGGAGCGGGCAAGGCTTTGCCTCGCCCGCGTCGATCGGCGTAGACTCACGCCATGCCGTACATCAAAGGCGCCTCCGAAGAGTCCGTCGCACAAAATGTGGATTTTGCCCTTCGCGAAGGAAAAAGCCACGATCAGGCGATGGCCATCGCGCGCTCCTACGCGAACCGCGTGCTCAAGGCACGCCGCCACGTCTGGACCCAAGAGCGCGAGCGCATCTTCCAGGTCGGCGTTCGGATGGGCGTCGCGAAGTACCACGGCAAACGAGCGCGCCGCGACGCTCCGCCGAAGCATGTCCGCAAAGCTCGCGTCTTCGTTCGCCTCTCCTACCCCCTCGGCGACGGGACGCAGAAGCAGCAAGAGGCCGTCGCGCGAAAAGCCGACATGCGCATCTACGAAGCTGCCGGGGGCCGTCTCACGACCAAATCGGGCGGCGCGTATGGCCGCCTCGGGCATCGCTCGCACTCGTTCGAGTACGCGACCCCCGACAGCGCCCAGCGCGTGCTCCACGCCATCGAGAAGCTCAAGATCAAGGGCCTGAAGATCGGCATCGTCTCGATCGTATGGGACGAATCGGGCCGCGCGCAGTCGACCTCGCTGACCTCCTTGCCGGCCGCGAAGCCAGCCAAGAAGCCGGCCAAGAAGCCGGCGAAGGCCGCGAAGAAGCCGGCCAAGAAGAAGCCGGCGAAAGCCGCGAAGAAGAGGCCCGCGAAGGCCGCGAAGAAGCCTGCGAAGGCCGCGAAGAAGAAGCCCGCGAAGGCCGCGAAGAGGCCGGCGAAGGCTGCGAAGAAGCCGGTCAAGACCTCGACCAAGACCTCGACCAAGAGGACCTCCGCCAAGAAGGTCGTCCCGACCTTCGAGGTGTGGGGCTGGAAGGGCAACAAGGGTCACAAGCTCTCGACCCACACCCGCGAGACCAACGCCATCGAAGCGGCGAAAAAGATCAAGGGCTACGACAAGGTCCGAGTGCAAGTTCACATGGGGCGCGAAACCAAGAGCTTCACCGTGCAGGGGCCGCGCGGCGGCGTCGGCCGCGTCGGCGGCACGATGCCGAAGTCGCGCGGACCTGCGAAGAAGACGACCAAGAAGACGGCCAAGAAAGCGGCAAAGAAGTCTGCCAAGACCACGCGCCGGCAGAGCGTGCCGCCGTTCTGAGCTTCACCCTCCCGCGCCCACGCGAAGCGTGAGGAACAAGTGAGCGCCTTCGGCAAAACCGTAGGCGCTCACGAGTTTTGTGGTGCACGCAATCGTCACTCCATTTTCGTGGCGCAGCTCCCAATCCTCGCGCGGGCGCGAGGCATTCTGGCTCATGGAAAGCGCCTCTTCGATGAGGCTGTCGAGCGGCACGGCCTCGTGAAATCCAAGCGCAACTTCCTGCCCGTTCACGACGAAGGTGAGCCTCATGCGGACCATTTCTACCACGAAGGGGCCTCTGACTTCTGGCAAGCCACCGAGGCGGCTTTGCACAAGTACCGGCTTTTTCTCAGCAGAAAAACGCGATGTCGATTTTGGTTTCGAGCTTGTTGACGAACGAATCGTCGTGCGTCTCAATGGACTCCTGACCGGACACGTTCGTCCGAAACCATCAGGGAGTTCCTCTTCATGGCCTTCGACCTGAGCTTCGGCTCTCTCGGCTCGGCTCGCGACAAGCTGGCGAGCTGGCACGACGAAAACAAGCTCGCCATCAGCCGCGCGACCGCCACCGCCGAGATCGGCGCTTCCGCCTTCGGCTTCGGCTGGCTCCACGGCCGCTACCCGAAGATGGACGTGTTCGGCGTCGACCTCTCGCTGCTCGCCGGCGTCGGTCTCATCGGGCTCTCCTTCCTCGACAAGAAGGAAGAGGGGGAAGGCGGCGCGTACGGCCACCACCTCGCTTCGCTCGGCCAGGGCGCCCTCGCGGTGTACCTCGCCAAGCTCGGCGCGGATTGGGGCGACAGCATGAACCCCGACTCGCCGCACTACTGCGGGATGTACACGCCGAGCGCCACGGCGCCCGCGCAGTTCCAGCCCAAGGTCCCGCCGCCCGCCGCGGTCAAGGGCTACGACTACGCCCACACGGGCTTCAACGTCTCGACGGCCGACATCGGCCAGATGGCCCAGCGCCGTAACTGGGGCTGAGACCGCTTCGAGGTCGCTCTCGGGCGACCAGTGATCGATGGGACGTCGGTGGTGGTGGGGAAGCTCGCCTCGTCCAAGGCAACGTGACAGGAGAATCCAAATGAACGGTCTCATCCAGAAGTTCGGCGCGCAGAAGGCTTCGGCGGCGACGGGCGCGCCCGGCGAAGGCTGCAACGTCCCCGCGCAGATGCAGCAGGCGAATGCCGCCGCGATGTACCAGCTCCGCGTCAACGGGCTGACCTCGCCGGGCCTCGCCCCCAACACGACGGGCTGCTGCCCGCCCCCGGTCGTCCTCGACGCTTCGAGCCGCGACAGCAGCGGCGCGCAGCTCACGGTCGGCGCGAACGACGTGTTCAGCGTCACCGTGCAGCTCCAGGAGCCCTTCAAGGGCAACGACTTCGTCGTGGCTGCGCAGATCGCGCAGTACTTCGAGATCATGTCGATCAAGGTCGGCCGCGACGAGCAGCTCATCTCGGAAGCCGCGATCCCCGCCGAGGTCTTCTCGTCGGCCTCGCAGCGCCAGGTCGGCCTCGACATGCTCCCCTGCCCGACGTCGAAGCAAATCTTCGTCCAGGTGCGCAACGTCGACACGCAGGCCCGCTACTTCAAGGCCGCGTTCTTCGGCTCGTGCTTCGACTGCAACACGCCGCAGATCGGCGGCTGAGCAACCGCCTCGTGCGTGAGTGGGTCGCAAGGCCCGCTCCGCTGAGATGATGCGTAGACCCTGGTTGCGCTCGACGCTCGCGAGAGTTCGAGCGTACCCGGGGCCTTCGTGTATTTGCTGCGCGCATCGACCTTTTCGCAGGAGACTTCCATGACCGAAGGCTACAATCCTTTCCCCGGCTTCTTCGTCGCCGACACGATCTGCTCGCTCCAGAACGCCGACACGAGCGGCCTCGAAGACGGCTGCCTCGCGTACGTTCGCGCGAACCAGTCCTACTACGCGTACGGCGCGTCCTTCGCGCACGCGCCCGCACCGAACGGCACGACCGTGCTCTCGACCTTCAACGGCCCGGCGGCCGTTCAGGCCGATGGCAGCCCGTGCACCGGCGAGCAGTCGCACGCACACACGGCCGGCGGCCCCGGCCGCTGGATCCTGACGACCCTCGGATACGGCGGGTTCCAGGCGCCCTTCAAGGCACGCGCCGTGCAGTCCCTCGCCGTCGCCCACCTCAACGCCGCGAGCACGAGCGCCGATGGCGTAACGCTCCTCGAAGGTGACGTCGTCCTGCTCACCGCCCAGACCCCCGGGACCGATAACGGCCCCTACGTGGTCGGTCCGGTCGTCGGCCCCGCCGCTCCGCTCACCCGCCCGTTCTGGTGGAGCCCCGACACGGTCATCCCGTCCGGGACCGTCATCGAAGTCGGCGGCGAAGGCACGCTCTTCAAGAACAGCTCGTGGAAGGTCACGGGCGCCTCGTTCGTCGTCGAGACGGGCGGCCCCGGCCTGTTCCCGCAGAACCAGCGCTACACGGGCGCTCTCGGAGCCGGCGATCTGTTCCTCGACGGAAGCGGAGCCTCGGGCCACCACGACATCGGCCTCTACATGACCGCGGACGCCTCCGTCCAGGTCACGCGCAGGGCGTTCTCGGGCGCTCTGCTGACGGTCGAGTACGAGGTCCTCGTTCAGATGCCGGGTCAGCGCGGCGCCGCGGCGCTCCGCATCCAGGCCCAGCAGGCGGACGGGTCGCTCAGCAACTACGACGTCAGCACCCTCTCCGTCCTCGTCAACAACTGGTGATCGACGGAGGCGATTGCCGAAGGTGATCGCCTACGCGGCGGAGAACAAGGGTTCGTGTTCGGACCCTCGTTTTCCCCGCTGCGACTTGTCGCAAGCCGTGCTTCTTCATTTGCCCCAAGCGGAGTAGAATCTGCTCTACTGAGGGCGCAACCCTTTCGACGGAGATCAGCACCATGCCCAACGAAGGCTTCAATCCGTTTCCCGGCTTCGTGCACGCAGACAGCACCTGCGCGCTCCAGAACGTCAACACCGACGGCCTCGACATCGGCTGCCTCGCGAAGACGCCCCAGATCCAGCAGCGCGCTCCCGGCACGCTGGACGGCTGCACCTACTGGCGCCTCGACGAGACAGACCCGCCGCTCAGCGTCGACGGCAACGACGTGCTCGCGACCTACAACAGCGGCATGCCGCTCGACGGCGCGGCCCACCCGTGCACCGTCGTCGAGCCGAGCGCGCACAGCCTCCGCGGCACGCAGCGCTGGATTCGCCTCAACATCTACGACGTCGCGTCCGACCTCTAGTCCACATCCGTCAGCGCCGACGGACCCGTCGCGTCGGCGCTGGCGGACACGCTCTGCAACATCTTCATCCGGTCTTCCTCTCGGAGCGCGCCATGAACGAAGGTTACAATCCGTTTCCGGGGCTCGTGTACGCGCCGGACGTTTGCACGCTCCAGAACTTCAACACCGACGGGATGATCAGCGGCTGCCTCGCGTCCACCCCCGATCCCCGAAAGAGGCTCGGGCCTTTCGGGCCGACCCTCCACAGTTGGTTCTACCGCTTCTGGTACCCGACGACCGAAGATGCGTTCATCATGCCCGAGGTAAACGGGTGGAACGTTTTTTCGACGTACAACGGACCGGAAGGCCAGAACGACGGCGACCCGTGCCCGGTGCTGCCGAAAGGCATCAACGCGCACACGGCCTCGGGACCTGCGCGGTTCATCCGACTCAACATCTGGGACGTCTTCGGCTACTGATCGTTCAGAGCCTGCGCAGCCGAAGAAAGCACCATGAGCGAAGGATACAACCCGAATCCCGGCTTCTTGTCCGTCGACACGACGTGCGAGTTGCAGGCAAAAAGCATCGACGGGCTCGATGAGGGCAGCGTCGCGTTTGTGCGCGAAGACGTCTTCGTCCCTTGGATCGACGCAAGCCCTGACAGCGGCCCCTACCACTACTACCGCCTCGCGTTCTTCACGTTCCCCGAGTTCCCGTTCTTCAAGGTCGGGCCCATCCCAAGGTCGTTCAGTCCGAAGGCGGCCGGCGCGAAGACGGCCGGCGCGAAGACCGCTCCTGCGGCTCCTTTCGTTCGGTATTCCGACTACCAGCGAGCCATGGAGAAGGCAGCCTTCGACGTCTACAGCGCCGCTGTCGACGCCTTCGAGAAGGTCAACCCGGAAGCCGCAACCAAGATCCGTGCAAAGATGACGGCCAGCGCTGCTCTCGCTGCGACCAAGCCTTCCGCGAAGACTCCGAAGAACCCGCTGACCGCAAAGCGCGCCGCGGCCCAAGCGCCTGTCACCCCGCCCCTCGGCGCGACGGGTCCGAAGCAGCTTCTCACCAACCCCAAGCAGAGTCTCATCGATCCGCCTGCGGACCCGAGCCTCTGGACCTATGCGCCGTGGCCGGACGGATCCAGCATCCTCGCAACCTGTGCGAGCGGGCCCGCGCTTCAGCAAGACGGCGAAACCCTCTGCGGAAACGGCGTCGGCGAAGCTTCGCTGCAACGCTACGCCGGCACGAGTCGCTGGCTTCTGATCAGCGTCCAAGACGCCATCCTGTTCGACTAGGACCGCGTCGTTCGACGACGCTCACGATTCACGTTCAACCATCGGAGAAGAGAACATGCCGAACGAAGGCTTCAACCCGTTTCCCGGGTTCATCAACGCTGAGACGACCTGCGACCTCCAGGCGGCCAACACCGACGGTCTGCAAGAGGGCTGCCTCGCCTTCGTGCGCACGCCGATCATCTTCGAGAACGACCCGAACCTCGGACCGTTCCACTACTACCGCTACACCACCATCGACACCGTGCTGACCCCCGCGCTGCCCGTCGACGGCGTGCTCGTGCTCGCGGCCTACAACAGTCAGCCGGCTCGCCAGCAGCCCTCGCTGAGCCCCTACGTCCCGGGCAGCGTCGGCGCTCTCTGCGCCCCCATCCCCGATCAGGTCGACGCGCACCAGCCCGGCCCGGCCCGCTGGATCCTGGTCGACATCAGCGACTTCACCGTCGCGCCCTGATCGCCTTCGGCGACCCGCCCCTTCCACGACTCACCCGTCACGGAGAAGAAGACATGACCGAAGGCTACAATCCGTTTCCCGGCATCATCGTCGTGGAAACCACCTGCGAGCTTCAGAACACCGACACGAGCGGTCTCGATGACGGCTGCCTCGCGTACGTGAAGACCAAGGGCGCCGGCCTCGCCGTCGACTTCCACTACTTCCGCCTCTACGACTACCGCGTCGGCGCACCGCCCCCGAACGGCACGACGATCCTGTCGACCTACAACGGTCCGCCGTCCGTTCAGCAGGGGATCAACTGGAACACCGCCGGCGCCGTCTGCGCGCAGCAGGGCGACGCGCACCACGCGGGCGGCACGGTCCGCTGGATCCTGACCGACATCATCGACAACGCCAACGCCTGACGTTCGGCAACGCGCTGCCTGCTTGATACCGACGCGCCTTCGGAGAAGAACATGAGCGAAGGGTACAATCCGTTTCCCGGTATCATCCAGGCAGCGAGCCGTTGCGAGCTTCAGAACACGGTCACCGACGGACTCGACGAAGGATGCCTCGCGCGCATCACGCCTGACGACGACGATCGGAACGGCTGGTTCTACTACCGCTACTACGCCCTTCGGGACGGAGAGGCTTCTCCGCAAATCGACGGGTATTTCGTGCTGTCGACGTACAACGGGCCCGAAGCCAAGTTCCGAGAGAACGGCGATTTCGCCTGGCGCACCGTTTCGTGCCCCGACCAAGGCCCCGCACACAGCGACCTCGGGCCGGGCCGCTGGATCCTGACGAACATTCAGGATTTGGACTGGTGAACGCGGGCGGTCTCGGGCCGCCCGTCCACTGACGAGGGATTCTTCAAGGGGCGTCCGAGGGGTGTTTCTCCCGTCCACCCCCATCACCCGAGACGCTCCGCGTTCGGGCAAATCGGCGGGCCTTCCGGTCCCCCGCTCTCTTGCCCGCGCGCGAAACCTCGGCCGTCCCTTGAAGGACCCCTCGCCGATCTTCCACCGCATCCGCAGGACCCCCACTCGATGTTCTTCCCGCGCGTGATCCTGACGCTCTTCAACGGCGAGTACGATCGGGACCTCGGCGAGCGCGCCGTCTTGCACCTGCTCGACGCGCTCGTCGCCATCGACGAGGACTACCTCCGTCGCCACCCCGAGATCCCGAAGCTATACGCCTCGGGCGTGCGCTACGAACGGCAGAAAGGCGACCAGGAAGACTGGCACGACATCCCGACCACCATCTCCATCGGCAAGAGCGACTGCAAGGTCCTCGCCGCGTGGAGGTGCGCCGAGCTGCGTCTGCAAGGCATCGCCGCCGTGCCGACGCTCTTGCGTCAGCCGACCAAGACCGGCCTGTACCTCTACCACATCCAGGTCCGCTACCCGAACGGGTACATCGAAGACCCGAGCGTCATCCTCGGCATGGCGCCTCCCTGAACTCCCACACCGGCGCCGACTTACGGTAAGCTGAGGACCGCCATGAATCCCCTCCTGCTCCTGCTCGTCGCCGGTGGTGCTGCCGCGGTCTACGCCTTCACGAAGAAGAAGGCCACGCCCACGAGTCTGCCCGTCGACACGACGCCCATCGATCTCACGTTGGGCAAGCAGGGTACGGCTCTCACGATCGATTCCCACCGGCCACCTCCGCCTCCGCCTCCGCCTCCGCCTCCGCCTCCGCCTCCGCCTCCGCCTCCGCCTCCGCCTCCGCCTCCGCCGGCCATCCTCGCGCCGCAGGCGCTCGACGACGCGCAGAAGCAGAGCCTCTTCAAGCGTCTGCCGGACATGGTCATGGTCACCGACCCTGCGAGCGGACCGCTGGCGCACAGGGTCAGCCTGCGCGACAACGCCAACAAGAGCCGAATGGGTGGCGAGCTGTTTCCGGCCGTCTTCAGTGACACGCTCGCGACCATCGTCACGCGCACGGACGATCCCGGCGGCATGGAGGTCGAGTTCGTCGATATGCCGACCGCGGCCGTGCTTGTCGCGCCCGGCAGCCGATGGTTCCTCTTCCTCAAGCCGGGCGAGGCCAAGACGCTGACCGCGCTGCCGGGCATGCCTTCGCTCGCGAAGCCTCCGACCCCGGAAGAGATCGCAGCCGCCAAAGCAGCGGCCGACAAGGAGGCCTCGGACAAGGCCGCGGCCGACAAGATCCTTGCGGACAAGGCTGCCGAGGACGCCGCTCAAGCCGCTCTGCTCGCTGCCGAGGCCGACAAGATGGCCGCCGAGAAGGCCGCCGCCGACGCCGCTGCTGCCGCCAAGGACGCCGCTGGCAAAGCAGCCGCTGCCGAGGCCGCCAAGCGCGCGTCCATGAGCTACGCGGACGCGACGCAGGACCTTCACATCAGCTCCTTCATCGTCGATGGGCTGCCCGCCGTGCCGTGGAGCGATTGGACGAAACAGATCGCCGATCAGCTCCAGGCCGCCGGCTACACGACGGCCGCCAACGTGCTGTACGCAAAGTCTCCCGAGGCGGCTCAGAAAATCGCAGACGAGATTGCCGCGAAAGCTGCCATGGGCGTCGGCGAAGCGGGCGACGCGCTCGGCTACCCCATCACCATCATCTTCGATCTGCTCTCCGGCAAGGACCCGGCGCAAGCCCTCGAAATCTCCAACAAGATGCGGGATGCAGGCTACACGGCCGCGGCCGACACGCTGTACGCGACGACGCCCGAATACGCCACGGCGCAGCGCGCCAAGATGTACATCATCGACGTGGGCGCCAACGAATATGCGGTCTTCCGAGGCACGAACATCGGCGCCATGCTCGCTCTCGCCGATCAGCTCGCGACCAAGGGATACGTCGAAGCTTCGGAGCAGCTTTTCGCACGGGCCGACAGTCTCGGATGGTTCCCGAAGAGCAACGACCATCCCCTGCGCATGACGGTCGACGACATGACGGGCCGGAGCGCGCCGGCAGGACTCTTCGACGGGTCCTACGCGAGCAAGCAGCTCTCGATTGCAGGCGTCAACCTGCTCAGCCTCATCGACATCGTTGGCGCCCTGCGCAACCATCAGGACGCGGCCATCTCTTCCGGGAACAAGTACGCCGGGATGTTCGAGAACGCTGGGTATCACGTCGCGGCAAGGCAGCTTCTCGACCTGACCGCATCGCTCGTGCATCTGTTCGCTGCCGGCGCGTAGCCATCTGCGCCAGCCTTACGGTACACTGGAGACACCATGAACCCCCTGCTCCTCGTTCTGATCGCTGGCGGCGCTGCTGCGGCCTACTTCCTCACGAAGAAGTCGACGCCCGTCGCCGACACGACCGGGCAGCCGGCGCAGCCCGATCAGCCTGTCACGCCCCCGGGGCCTGCTGTCAAGCCGAAGCCGGTCGCCGTGCTTCCGCAGGCGCTCGACGCGGGGCAGCGCAGCGCGCTCTACAAGTCCCTTCCGACGATGGATCTCGTGGACGGTCCGACCAAGACGCCGTCGAACGCGTCCGGGACCATCGCCGTCTCGAAGATCAGCCTCAAGAAGAACGCCATCTCCAGCGAGGTGCGCACCGACGCGTTCCCCATCATCGCTTCGGCGAACCTCGGCGGCCCCGACGGCAAGGCGCACAAGACGACCATCCTCGCGACCATGACCAACGAACCTGGCGGGATGGAGATCGCCGCAGTCGACGGCGCCGACCTCGCGCGCTCGATGCTGCTGCCGGGCAGCCGCTGGTTCCTCTTCATGGAACCGGGGCAGGCCACGACGCTCTCGAAGGAAGCGGGCGCGCCTGCCATCCCCGCGAACCTTCCGCCCATCGTCATGCCCGACACCGGCGCCCCGAAGCAGGCGCTCACAAATCCGCTCACGAGCAGCAGTCACATCTCGAAGGACAACATCGTCTTCAAACCGATCTTCCTCATCCACGGACTGATCGGCGACAAGGCCAACACTCCGCTCGCTGACATCCCGGGCCCCACGGGCATCAACGCGCGCGCTGCCGCGACCCGCTCCGACTCGGCCTCGATGGTCACGTGGGCCGACCAGCTCATCTCCGAGGGCTACACCAAGGCCGCCCAGGCGCTCTTCGATCAAGCCTACGCGATCGGATGGCGGGCATCGCCGACCGATCACAAGGAGCGAATGATTCTCGGCGACATGCTCGACGCGAGTGCGCCGAACTACGACGCGGCCTACATCGCAGACGGCGTCGTCTTCAGCAATGCGGGCGACGGATCGTTCAACCTCGACGATCTTCGCGCGCTCGTCTACGCGGCGAAGACCGTGCCTCTGCCGACGCAGGTCGGCCCGCTCAACGACGCTGCGGCGAGCTTCCTCGCTGCTGGCTACACGGGCCTCGCGGGCGAGCTGAGCAACCTCGCCAAGAGCATCGTGGGCTGATTCCAACCTCTTCTGCTTGTTGGCCGCGACCGTGCTTCATAGCGCGCCGCGGCCGACTTGCATTTCGGACCGCGAGCTGGCGGATCAAGACCGACTTACGCTAAGCTCGAACCCATGGAACCGCTTCTGCTCTCGGCCGCGGACGACTGATCGTTTCGAGTCCACGATCCAAAACGATCAACCATCGAGGCGCGCCCGCACCATGCCCCCCATCCTCATCGTCCTGATCGCCGGCGGCATCTTCGCCTACCTCATGTCGCGCGCTCCCAAAGGCGCGACGCCCATGGCGGGATCTACGCAAGGCTCCGCGCTCAGACGGTCCCCCGACACCGTTCGCATCGCTCCGGTGACGTACAGCGCGGCGTTCCCGCAGACGCTCACGAAGTCCGAGCAGATCCAGTTCCTCAAAGCCCTGCTCACCTACCGCATCATCGATCAGATGGGCGAGGTCACTCCCGCGCTGCCAATGGGCGTCACGGTCCCGAAGGATGGCGGGTCCGACGCTGCAACACTCTTGCCAGCAGCCTCTTCCGATGGCGTTGCGGCGCTGCCTATCGTCGCTGCCGCCAACCGCCTCGGTCACATCATCCTCGCGACCACGCCGCTCGACGGCGGCAAACGCGGACTCATCTCGCTCGGGCCGAAGGTCGACTACAAGCCCTTCGTGGCGCCCGGCTCGAACTGGTTTCTCTTCCTTCTACCAGGCGCCATCGAGCGCCTCGCAGACGAAGCCAAGATCACGCTGCCCGCGCCTTTTGGCCGCGGCGAAATCCTCGACGCATCCTTCGTTCAAGAGGCTCCGTCCTACGTCGCTCCCACCAGCACGCCCGCGTACGCGATGATGAAGGTCGAGCCTGCACCGGCTCCGAAGACCGAAGACGACGTCGCGCAGATCGAGATCAAGGCGACCACGGCCGCCGACGATCTATCCGGGGCCGAGTTCAAGAACGAAGCCCAGGTTTGGGCTCGCGCGAAGGGGGCCTCCACCGATGAGGAGAAGGCCGCAGTCATCCCCGATCTCGTAGCCGACTCCGCGGTGCTCAAAGCCAAGGGATACGATCTCGCGTCGAGCCAGTTCCTCACCCAAGCGACGACCTACGGGTACGTCACAACGCCGAAGGCCTGACCATGAAGGCTCTACACCTCGTCGCTGCGGGAGGCGCTGCTCTCCTTCTTTTCGGCCTCCTGAAGAAAAAGGCTTCTGCCGCTGCCGGCACGACGCTCAACCAGCCCGTCCAGACCTTCGCCACGAAGAACCAAGTCGGCTGCCTCCAGTACACGCTCAACCAACGCTACGGGCTCAAGCTCCCCGAGACCGGCATCTACGACGAGGCGACCAGGGTCGCCGTCCAGCAAGCCCAGAGCGAACTTGGCCTGCCCACGACCGGAGAGATCGATCTTCCGTTGCTCACGAAAATCGGCGGATGCGGATCGATGGAGACCTTCTACCGCTGCGTACAGAAGGCCTTGAATGCAACCAAGCGCCCCGACGGCACAACCTACGAAAAGGTCGACGAAGACGGCCTGCTCTCTTCGCCCCTCGTGCGCGCTTTGCGTCAGTTCCAGGCGGATTACAACCTGCCCGTGACCGGCCGACTCGATCTTTTGACGCTCAACGCGGTACAATGCTGAGCGCTGCGGCGACGAGCCGAAACGCACCCTGATCTGGAGCTACACCATGGGCCCTCTTCCTATCATTCTCGGCGGCGGCGCTGTGCTCCTTGCGCTCGCGTTCGGCAAGAAGTCCTCGGTTGCGTCGCTGACCAGCAACCCTCAGCCGACCCCCTACACGCCGCCGAACATCCTCCCGCCGGGGCCCACGCCGCCGAAGCCAGTCCCTCCCCAGGATTTGCCCATGGGCACTTCCGGCGGCGCGAGCAAGGCCGAGATCACCTGCTTGCAGACGCAGCTCAGCATGCTCCGGTCGCCCGACGGCGCCGGATACAACACGGGCGGCATCGACGGCGTCTGGACGAGCGGAACGTCCTCCGCGCTCGCGAAGTTCCAGAAAGATGCCGGCCTGCCGGTCACCGGAAGCATCGACGCGGCGACCCGATCGGCCGAAGCCTTCGCCATGTGCTTCTCGGCCAGCGCGCCGCAGCCTTCGAGCGGCCCCGACATGACCGGCGGCGCCACCGCGTACCAAATCCGCTGCCTCCAAAGCGCTCTGAACAACCGCTACAACGATCAGAACGTCAAGGAAGACGGTCTCTGGTCAAGCGCGCTCGGCACCGTCGTCTCTCGCGCGCAAACCGACGCGGGGCAGGCCGTCACCGGCCGCATCACCCCCGAGCTGCTCGCGCAAGCCGGATGCTCTGCTGCCGCGCCGACCGTGTATCCGTCGACCTTCGGCGACACCATCGCGTGCGACGTCAACGGCAACATGCCTGACGCGAAGAAGACGGCGGACCTCAAGGCCGCCATCAACGCGTCGACCAGCGAAGCCGACCTCAACGAGTTCGCGAACTTCTGCCTCTCGCTCGACAAGCCCTGCACGGGTCTGCACGACTACGCGCTCGCCCGCATCGTCGGGATGCGCGAGAACAAGACCACCGAGCAAGTCCTGCAAGAGCAGCACGACGCCGCCGTCGCTGCCGCGCAACAAGCGGGAGGCGTCGTCAAGGACGCTGCTGGCAACGTCATCGACACCTTCAAGAACATGTTCTGATCGGGAGAGTGAAATGCGAGTCTCGATCGGAAATCGTGTCGCCCTCGACGTGCAGACCGGCAAGGAGGGCGAGACCCTCCTGCTCCTGCTCACGGTTCAAACCCCGTGGGGCCCCATCTCCAACGCGACGAGCGTGAGCGCGCAGACGCTTCGCGCCATGCTTGTGTGGCTCCGCTCGAACTACGGCACGCTCGCGTACGATTTCGTTGCCGCGCGCAGCGGCCTGCTCCGTCGCCGCTGAACCAACATTCCCGGCTTACCGCAAGCCTTCATCCAAGAAAGCACGATCATGTCGCACACCCGTGAAGAAGTTCTGACCCGCGCGATGGACGTCAACGCGCAGATGCAGGAAGTCGGCAAACTCGCCTTCTCGCTCTGCTTCGACCTTCAAGGGGCGGTCGCTACGGGCATGGCAGCCATCGCCAACATGAGCCCGACGCTCACCGAGGTCGCCGCCGTTCAGGCCTCGTTGCTCGGCGACATGATCCCGCAAATCGCCGTCAGCGTTCGGCGATGCAAGTCGCTGAACACGGTTCAGGCCGGCGGCGACGCCGCTTTCGTCTCGAAGTTCACGTCGCTGCTCGCGCGCTGGAAGCTCTTCACCCGCCGCATCCAGGTGTTCAACCTCTTCGGCCAAGGTCCCGACAGCGCGTGGGACACCGTCGGCGTCTACGAGAACATCCTCGCGAAGTATCGCCAGGAAGTGCAGCTCCTCGCGCCGACGACCGTGGCCAACATCGTCGAGCAGGAGGCGACGCCTCCGAACGTCCTGCCCGAGCCCGTCGACGCGAGCGCGGCTCCTTCGACCCAGATCGTCGCAGGCGCCGCAGGCGCAAGTGTGCCGGTCGCCGGCACGCCGTGGGCTCTCATCGGCGGCGCGGCCATCGGCGGCGCAGCGCTCACCTATCTGCTGACGAAGCGTTCGTCCCGATAGGCGACCGAAACCTCGACCCTTCACGCGAAAGAACAAGACCATGCCTTTGCTCGACACCCACTCGCGTGAAGAGGTCCGCGCCAAAGCGGCGAACGTCGACGCCTCGATGAAGGAGTTCGAGAAGATCGTCCTCTCGCGGATGGCCTTCGACCCGAGCGCCATCGGTTCGGCGGTCAATGCCGCGCTCGCTCCCGACGCTCCCAACGCCGGCGAGTCCGCCAGCATCCTCGCTGCCAACCTCTCCGATACGGCGCCGTACATCGGCCCCTCCGTTCAACGCCGCGCCACCATCAGCGCTGCCCAGGCGACCAAGGAGACCGACTTCGCCACGAAGTTCATGGCCTTCTACGCGCGATGGAGCCTCTTCTACAAGCGCATCCAAGGGTTCGATCTCTTCGGGCCGTCCCCCGACGCCGCGTGGAAGATCGTGACCGACTACGAGACGAACCTCGGCACCTACAAGCAGGAAGCCGCGCAGATCATGGCCGCGTCGGCCGCTACGCCCGGCCCTGTGTTCGGGCCGCCCATCAACCCGACTCCGGTCGTTCCCGGCCAACCTGCACTGCCGGGGCAGCCTGCGACGCCCGCGCTCCCCGGGGCAGGGCCCGCCCTGTCCTCGGGCATCCCGTCGTGGCTCCTCATCGGCGGCGTGGCTGTCGGCGGCGTCCTGCTCGCCCACTACCTGACCAAGTCGAAGGGGCCGACCAGCGGCCAGTCCCTGCCTTCCGCGAGCTTCGCGAGCTACCGAGGCCGGTAGCCCGAACTTCGCCACCGAACCTTTCGAGCCCTTCGAGGAGACCCATGGCCGACTATCAGAACGCGCTCTTCAACACCCACGAACGCGGAGAGGTGAGGGCGCGAGCGTCGACCGTCGATGCGGCGATCTCGACCTACAATCGAGACCTGCTCGCGCAGATCGCGTTCGATGCGGCCGACGTCGGAACGAACCTCTCAAAGTACCTCACGAACGATCTCGGCGCGTCCGACGGCGAAGCTTCGCTCATCGTGGAAGAGAGCGTCGCCGTCGCCGCTCCCTTCCTCGTGCACGCAGGACAGCGCGTCGCCATCGTCCCGGTCGACACCGCACAGAGCGAGAAGACCTTCTACCAGGGATGGTCGAAGTTCTACGGCAAGTGGAAGCTCTTCTTCACGCGCATCCAAAGCTTCAGCCTGCTCGGCCCGTCCCCCGACGACGCCTGGAACATGCTCATGCAGTTCGAGACCGATTTTGCCGCGTGGAAGAAGCAGGGCGAGACCCTGCTCCACGTCAAATCGACGGCCCCCGACGTTCCCGCTCTCCCGCAGCCGGATCCGGGCGCCGTCGAGAAGTTCGGCTCCTCCGTCGAGTCGGTCGCGAAGACGGTCCTGCTCTACGGCGCGCTCGCGGGCGGCGGGTTCCTTCTCTACAAGTACCTCTCCTCGCGTGTCGAGGAGCGCAACATCGGCCTTGGCGAACGACGCGCTGGCGGCTCCATGGGCGGCTCGATGATCGGGTCTGCCGAGCCCTACGGCTACCTTCCTTCAGGCCGGCGCTGAGGCAAGACGAGATCGGGAACGCGCCTTCGGCGCTGGGAACGGGAACGGGAACGGGAACGGGAACGGGAACGGACAAGATGCTGCCAATCCTTGCCGCTGTTGGAGCTTGGGAAGGGGCCTGGTGGCTCCGTCGCCGCAACGCGCGCACGTCGATGTACGCGGAGGCCGCTGCCAAAGCGCGCCAGCTCGGCAAACCGTTGCTCGTCATCGGCGCGCCCGACGGGGGCGTCACGGCGGGCTACGGATGCGGAGACGTCACCATCGACCTGCAAGAGTCCTCGTGCCCCGTCAGCATCAAGGCCGACATCACGAAGACGCTCCCGTTCGACGACAACTCCGCGGTCGTGTTCGTGTCCTGCGTCCTCGAATACGTGAACGACGCCGAAGCGGCCATGCGCGAGCTTCGCCGTGTCGCAGGGCCGAACCTCTACATGGTTCGTGTCGAGCCGTGGACGCTCACGGCCTACCTCTACCCAGGCGCTCAGCGCACCTTCCCACGAAACGTCACCCCCGAGTCTGAGGCCGCCGTGCTCAAGCTCCGACCTTCCGGCCACGCTCTTCTCCGCCGCCACAACGAAACACTCGCGCCCTCGCGCGAAGGCCCGACTGCCATCGTGCGCACGGGCGCCGTCGCCGACCCTTCCGCGCCCGCCCCCGGGTTCAACTGGATGCTCGCGCTCGGCGCCCTCGGAGCCATCGGCGTCGCGCTCTACATCGTGAAGAAGAGCGGCGAGAAGGTCGAGGTCACGCACCGCCAGGCTTCGTACGAAGACCTTTGGAGCGATGCGACGCGTGCGACGCGCGACCCGCAGCGCGCCAAGAAACAGAAATCTCGCCTCGAAGCGTGGGAAGCGCGCAAGGCGATGAGCGCCATCGCGCGCCGAGAGAACGAGTGGTGATGTACGCTCGGCCCATCCTCGCGCGACGGAAGACGTCTGCCGCTGTTGGCGCCGCCGCCGACGACGGCGACAAGCTGTCGACGAACACGATCGCGGTTCTCGCCGTCGTATGTCCTCTCGCGGGCTACCTTGCCTATCGGGCCTTCGGCGAGCCGCCTACAGAATCCGCGCGATCCACATCCACGCCCGCCCACCGATTGAGCTGGAACTCATGAGCTTTCTTCGACCCTGCGGACGTTCTCTGTTGAGCGCGCCTACGTGGCCCACCGCACAAGCCCAGGTCGGCGGCACCGCCGAAACCGTCGCCGCCACCGCAACAGGTCTGCTCGTCGCAGGGTTCACCATCGCCCTTGGCGCCATGGCCGTCTACGATCGGGGTTTCACCAAGGGCTGCAACGACTGCCGAAACCAAGACCGAAAGTGGGCCCTCGAAGGCAAGTCGAAGTTCATCTGACAAGACACATAACGAGCTGCTACTATCTTCCCATGCCCCGACCGAACATCGTCCTCGAACCCGGCCACGTTTTTCTCTACAAAGCCCTCGGCAAGACGAACGAGACCATCAAGGTCTCCGCCGAAGACGCGAAGAAGGCGAACTTCATCAAGCTCTTCGACGTGCACGGGCGAACCTTCGCCGCGTTCTCCATCAAAGGGACGCTCTACGCGCAGCCCTACCGGCACGGATAGGAGACGTCGTGGCCGAAACCCTCGCCGACACGCTTCGCCAGCTCGGCGCCCGCATGCTTCGGATTCTCACCGAAGAGAAGCATCGAAACCGATCGCCGCTCGAAGTCATTCGCGAAGAGCTGGCTCGGCAGGGGATCGACCCGAGCGGGGAGAAGCAGAACGCGATCACGCTCTTGTTCGCTGCTTTCTGGGCGATGAGCGGGTTCGCCTACGTCGCGGTCGGCCACACGCTCTCGGCCTCGCTCATGGCCACCGATCCGCCCGAGGACGTCGAAGACCTCGACGTCCCATGGCCCGCGTTCATCGTCGGCGTGCCCAACGGCCTCATCCCGGGCGATCCTGCCGAGTTCATCGGCATCGCTCGAAGATCCGATTCCAGCGACGCCATGGTTCTGATCGGATGGCGCGCCGGCAACCGCTACTCCGCATGGTTCGGAAGCATTCGCGAACTCTCAGAGAACGCCAGGCACGCGGGCGCCGACGTCATCCTGCTCTACCGTTTGCTCATCGGCGTCATTCTGGAGCTGGACGCCCCCAAGGCCTCGGGGACCTTGCAGTCGCCACCGAAGCAGCCGAAGACTCGTCGGCAAGGGGAGCTGCCTCGCGTGTGGGTCTACCGCCTCGTGCGCGACGTCAAGGTCGACTGCCGCCCGTGGGTGCAGGCGTTCGTGCAGAGCGGAGGCAAGTCGCCGTCCGTGCAGCGCCTCACGCGAGGGCACCAACGACGCGTCGCAGTCGGACCTGGGCGCGCAGGACGGCGTTGGCAGCGCATCGAGCCCTATTGGAAGGGAAGCGTCGACGCTCCGATTGCGACGAGTCGACACGTCCTTGCGACCAAGCGGCGTCCGTGACTTGTCGAAAGTCCAAGCGTAGGATGGTGGCACCATGAGTTCCAAGCTCCCGTACATCCTCGGCGGCGCCGCGGTCCTCGGCATCGGCTACTTCCTCTACAAGAAGAGCCAGACGCCTACCGCAACCGGAGCAAAGAGCACCGCGGGAACGCCGCAGGGATCTGCTGGCACGCCGCAGGGAGCCGCCGGAACACCGCAAGGGCCTGCCGCTCCAGAGCCGACAAGACCGATTCTCGTGAGGAGCCCGGGGCCGCTCAACACGAACGCCATTCGTCTTCGCCCGGAACTCTTCGCGACGCAGCCCGAGCCGGCGCCTCAGCCGGAGCCCCAGCCCAAGCCAGAGCCGGAGCCACAGCCCAAGCCAGAGCCGGAGCCTCAGCCCCAAGAGCCGGTCGACACCGCCGATCTGGACGCGTGCTCTCAGGCCGTGGAAGACATCTCCAACAGCACCCTGCGGATGGCGGTCAAAGCCGGAATTTCTCAGGCTGCCAAACTTGGCGGTCCCAAGGGAGCTTCGGAGCTTCAGACGGCGATCTCCGCGCTTCGGATGGCCGCGTTCCTCGACGACTCCATGACCGACATCGCAGACTGCTTGCAAGCGGCGGCCGACAAGATGAAGTAAGACGTCCGAACGAATGTTTCAGGCTCACGTCCACGGACCATTCGGACGCTTTTTCACCCGAGGCGCAAAAGCATGAGCGCAAAAGTCCAGCTTCTTCAGCTCGGCGTGCCAGAGCGACTCGTCGAGAAGACGGGGGCGCTCATCGGCAAGGGCACCGAAGGCGTCATCTACGCGCTCTCGGAGCACCGCATCCTCAAGGTCAACCTCACCGCTCCGCGCACGCAATCCATCGCCGCCGTCGCCAAACGTGCGAACAAGAGCAAGTGGTCCGCGCACATCTACGAGTACGGCCGGTGCGAACCACGAGGGTTCTGGTACACGAGCGAGCGACTCTACAAGGTGCCTGAGAGAGCGCGCGTGCTGCTCAACGTCATCGGCCTGTCCTACGTCGCGTGGAAGCGCGGGCGGATGACCAAAGCGGAGCACGACGAGCGCGTGAAGGGGGCCATCGAACGGATGCCTCCGCAGCTTCAGAGCATCGTGAAGAGCGCTCGCAAGGCGGGGTACGTCGACGTGCACGGCGCGAACGTCATGATCACAAAAGACGGCATCTACAAGTTCATCGACCCGGAATCGATCTCACGCGTCGTCTGACCGACCTTCAAACCGCACAATCGGTTCCTGCTGGGACGTAGCCAAGTTGGTAAGGCAGGGGATTTTGATTCCCCCACCGCGGGTTCAAGTCCCGCCGTCTCTACTGCCGCCGAGGCGGCTTTCCACAAGCCAACGAGAAGGGTACTCTTCCACCATGTCGCCCCGCCCCATCCTTTCTCGCCGCGCCATCACCGGCGCCGTCACCACCGACGTCGCGGCTGCCGCCGCCGCAGCCGCGCCGCCCGTCGCGCCCGCGCCCATCGTCACCACCGAGCCGTCCACCGGGCAGAAGATCGTCGGCACCGCAGGCGCGGCCGTCGGCCTCGCGGGCATCGGCGCCATGCTGCTCATCCCCGTCGCCGTGCTCGCGCTCATCGGCACCGGCGCCTACTACCTCTACAAGAAGGCCTGAACCGTGATCGGGCGAGCGCTGCTTTCAAGGCGCGCTACGGTCGGCGCTGAATCTGCCACGCCCGCCACGCCGCAGGCTGCGAGCAGCGCGGTCTTGTGGACGTCGGCCATTACGCCCATCGCCGTTCTCGCGATCGCGGGCGGCATCGCCTACTACATCGTCAAGAGCGAGCCGGATCGTCGCGCGGGACACACGCTCTTCTAGTCGAGGCCCGTCATGAATCTCGACCAAAAGCTTCGCGTCCTCGTTGCTGGGGATTCCATCGTCGCGGGCTATCCGACGACCTCCGGGTTTCGCAAGAAGCTGCGCGAGTCGCTGCCGGAGAGCGTCGTCGAGTTCGTGGGGCCGAACGTCGACGCGGCCGGGCTCAGGCACGGCGGCTATCATGGGCACCCATCAAAGAGCCTCGTCAAAAAGCTCCCAGAGCTGCTCGCTGATCGCCCCGACATCGCCATCATCATGGTGGGGGGCAACGGCATCCCCGATACGACCCCCGAGGACGTGGGCCAAGAGGTTTCAGCCCTCGCCAAAGGTCTCGTCGACGGAGGCGTGCGCGTCGTCTACGTCTCGAAGATTGCCGACGTCTCCCTCTTCAGCGAGCACGTGCGCGCCTACAACGAGCAGATCGCGCTTCAGTGCCTGCTGCCGAACGTGCACGTCATCGACATTGGCGGCGCAGTCGGTCCTGCCGATCGTGGATCGCCGTACTACGCTGACGACTGCCATCCGAACGAACTCGGATACGATCGCATGGCCGACGTTCCGCTCGCTCAGGTTTTCGGGCAAACCCCGCAGCCCATCACACGCGTTGGCGCGAGCGGTGAAAGCCCGACCTCACTCCTTCAGAGAGCCGACCAAGAACTGAAGTCTGCGTACCCCGAGATGACCTCGGAGATGCGCGCCGTCTTCATCAAGTCGTGCCACGAAATCACAGGCCTCGGCCAGTCGGGCGATTGGGCTCCGTTCGGTGTCGCGTCCAACAACGTCGGCGCCATCGTCTATCGCCCAGGCCACGACGCGACCTACTTCATGGGCCGCGACGGCGTGAAGTACGCGAAATACCCGACGCTCAAGGAAGGCCTTATCGCCGCTGTCGAAGCTTACGAGCACATCATCTCGCCCGACGTGCCCGAGCGACCGTCCTTTCGCCGTCCGGTGCTCACGCGCCCCTACCCGGAAGCGACGGCGAACTTCAACCTGCACGGCGGCAAGCCCATCCTCCGCATCAGCGTTCGAGGTTCCTCGGACGCAGAGCCCACCGGCAACCCCTTCTCCTACGCCAACCTCGGCGTTCTCGTCATCGCAGGCGCCCTGTTCGCGGGCACGCTCGCGCTTCGACCCGGGCACAACGCGCCTCCGAGCCACCGATGAGCACTGAGAGCTTGCGCGAGGTCTTCGCACGCGTGAAGCGCGAGAAAGCCGAACGCGAAGCGATCGTTCAAGCGTTCATCGCTCAGATCGGCGAGAGGCCCTTCTCCGTCGTCGTTCCTGCCCACGGCATATTTACGGACGACGTCACCTTCTACGTTCACCGGGACACACACGAGAAGTATCTCGGGCAGTGGCGCGTCACTCGCTTCATCAACGGCGAGCCTTGGGGCCACTACACCCACGCATCCTACGCCGACGTGCTCCGTCAGGTTGTCGGCGAGTATCACGCCGATCTGCACAAAGCCAAACTGCGCTGACATCTCCAACGAGCATGGAGATTTGACGGAGGCGTCTCTACGATGACCTCCGCCACGAGATTTCAACCAAGAACGAGAGAAACACCATGCACGACCCGAAGTCCCTTCTGCACGACCCGAGCCTCCTCCGACTCGGCAAGAAGGCCGTCCGCCACGACGACCGCACCCTGCAACTCGTCAAGTATCTCGGCGCGGCCCTTCCGCCGGCTCCCGCGAGCCTCGTCTGGTCGACGAAGACCGACAACAAGTGGCCGATGTTCCTCAACGACTCGCTCGGCGACTGCACGTGCGCCGCGGCCGGCCACATGGAGCAGCTCTGGAGCGCCGCCGGGATCAAGAACGAGATCACTGTCGCCGACGCCGACGTGCTCGCGATGTACGAAGGCGCTGCCGGGTACAACCCGAAGGATCCGTCGACCGATCAGGGAGCCGTCGAGCTGGACGTCCTGAAGTTCTGGCAGAAGACCGGCCTCGCGGGGCGCAAGATCGGCCCGTACGCCTCGGTTTCGGTGCAGAGCAAGACCATCACGAAGGACGGCATCTACCTCTTCGGCGGCATCTACACCGGGTTCGCGCTGCCCGTCAGCGCGCAGTCGCAGGCCGTGTGGGACGTTCCCGCCCGCGGCGCCGTCGGACGCGGCGCGCCCGGGAGCTGGGGCGGCCACGCCGTGCCCGTCATCGACTACGACACGCGCGGCCTCACGTGCGTGACCTGGGGTACGCTGAAGCGCATGACCTGGGCCTTCTACCAGACCTACTGCGACGAGGCGTACGCCATCCTCAGCCCGGACTTCCTGTCCGCCGGCAAGTCCCCCGCCGGGTTCGACGCGGCGACGCTCGCGGCCGACCTCGCGAAGCTTCACTGATCTCGCGAAGCTCCAACGATTCCTAGAGCGGAGGGACTCGCTATCCCTCCGTTCGCCTTTTGTGCTCTTGGCTTTTCACAAGCCAGTGTCCGGGGTACGATCTCTTCATGGCCCGACGCAAGATGACGATCGAAGAGTTCTCCACCGAAGAGCGTCGCCGGCGCGACGCGAAGATCATGAGCCTTCGCGCGCAGCACGAAGCCCACGAGCGCGCGCACGAGAGCGTCCTCGGATCGCCTCGCTACCAGAAGCTTCGCGCGAAGGGCGGGAGCATCTCTGCCGAAGAGAGCGCGCGCATCTCCTCGATCGCACCCATGAGCAACGAGCAGCGCGGGGAGCTGGAGCTGGAGGAGATCCTCCGCGATCTGCCGAGCATGTTCGTCGCCTATGCAAAGGTCCACGGGCCGTCCAAGCACGAGTCGCGGCCCCAATCGGTCACGCTGACCACCTGGCCGGGTCAGGTCATCGCCGAAGGCGTCGCTGGGAGCATCTACAAGTCGCCGGGGTTCGGCGGTCCCATCCGCCGACGTCAGGTCGTGGCCAAGATCCGCGGCGTCACCTACGTCGGCATCTGGTCGTTCGACAGCGCCGACGCGGTGCGGATGCGGCGGAGGGGCTGATGGTCGGCATCCTCGCGCTCTTGCCCGCGAGCAAGCGGTACTACAGGGCTGGCGCGAGCCCCGGGTTCGCGCAGTCTTCTGCAACCACAGGGTTCTGCGCGCCGTGCATGCTCGCGCTCATTGCGGGCACCGACGCCGCCGTGCCTGCCGCGCCCGCTCCATCTGCGCCCGCGTCAGGGCCAAGCGCGCTCACCATCGTCGGCATCGCTGGCGCCGTCGGCCTCGTCGGGTTTCTTGCCTACGGCGCGCTCAACCCGCCGAGGAGCAACGAGTTCGATCGGCCGGGCCACGTTCGCGCCATGCGCAACTCCTTCGATCGCTAACACGAGGACCCATGCCCCACGACGACGACTTCATTCCTTCTTGGGCCGGCCGCACGAGCTACCGAGACATCGGCAACGCGGAACGGCAATCAGCCAGGCTTCACGAGACGACGGACGCTCTCGTGAGACTCGATCCGTCGCTGACGCCGCGCATGGCCTACGTTCTATGCAGGGCCTACGCGGGCAGCATCAGCGGTGAAGATGCCGCAGACGATGCAAAGAGCGTCCTTGGCGCCGCGCGACGGAACAAGGCTCGCACCGAGAAGCTCCTCGACCAAGTCCGGCGCGAACCCATGTCCCTCGGTGGGCGGACGCCGAAGTCCAGCGTCGTTCGCCGCAAGAAGGCCTGACCATGCTCACCGTGCAGGGGCTCCTCGACGAGACCAAGCGCTATCGTGCAACCACGGCCACGGGCGCGACCATCGAAGAGGAGACCGCCAAGACGGCCATCTCCTCCGCTCTGCCGCTCATCGCTCTCGGAGGCCTGCTGCTCGTCGGTCTCTACGCGGCCAGCGCGCCGTCTGCGACCCGCCCACGCTGATCGTCAAGGCGCATTGCGACGCGCCTCGAACGTAATCAGGAGCTTGTCGAGCAGATCCTTCATGCGCTTGCGAAGGGCCCCTTCCTTGACGCCGAAGATGACCGCGATCTCCTTGTATTCGAGGCCATCGTCGAGACGTAGGGTCAAGAGGTTGCGAGCGTCGTCGCTCAGCTCGCTCGCGATCTCACGGAGAAGCGCCACGTCGCGATGATGTTGAAGTCCCGTCCCCGGGCCTGCGAGGCTTCCGATCCAACGCTCGCTCGCGACGCCGGAGGTCGGCAAGGTGCGCCGACGCGCTCTCTTCGCCGACTCCGCCGAGTCGAGCGCCTTGTGACGAGCGATGCCGCACAGCCACGAGTGCATCGTGCTCTGCCCCGCAAAACCGCCGATCTTTTCGGACGCCGCCGCGAACGTCACTTGCGCCACATCTCGGGCGCGCTGGTCGTCGCGCACGTAGCGCATCGCGAAGCGGACGATGCTCTTGTAGTAATGGCGGGCGGCAAGGTTCAACGCGCGATGTCGATCGCCCGCCTGAAGCGCCTGCCGAATCTGAGCCTCGACGGCCGCGATGTCTTCCGCCATGGCGTCAGCCTACTCCATCGACGATTGCGGAAGAAGAGAGAGGGCGTGCTACGATTGCCGCCATGGCCTACCAGCGCCCCGCGCTCGCCGCTGCGTCTCGACACGTCGCCCCGCGCGCAGCCGTAGGAGGCATCGCCGATGCGGCGCCGCTCGGCGTTCCCGTTCCCATGTGGCTCATCGTCGCTGGCGGCGCCATCGGCGCCATCGGTGCAATCGAGCCTACCGCTGCGCCCTATCGAACGCCCGTTCTTCTCGCCGGTCTGCTCACTGCGTGCGCCGGCGCTGGCCTGACCGTCCTCAAGGGGTTCCAATGAACTGCCGGCGTCCCGTGCTTGCCCGCATTTCTGGCGCTCCCGTCGTTCACACGGGCGGAACCTCGTCCGGCGTTCCTGCTACGGGACTCGCCGTCGCGGCAATGTTCGGAGGCATCAGCGTCCTCAGCGCTGCCAGCCTTCACGATCGGGCTACCGCCAACAGCCTCCTCTACCCGGTCGGCGGCGTTCTCGCTGTGGTCGGGGCCTTGAACCTGCTCTTCTGAGAGGCTTCCATGAGCTACCAGCGACCCTCCCTCTGTTCTTCGCCTTCTCGGCCCGCCCTTGCGAGCGTTGGAGGTTCGGACACCTCTTCCGGCGCAAGCGAATGGATCCTCCCCGTACTGCTCGTCGGAGGGGGCGCTGCACTCTACATGGAGATGCGTCGAGAACGCGCAAAGGAAGAGGCGTCTGTTGTCCAGGGCAGGGCCTTCTACGCGAGTCGCCACCCTGAGAGGTCGCGCGCCGCGCGATAGATCATGGACTACCGTCGCCCCGCCCTCTGCTCTCGGCCCGATCTCGGGCCTGCGGCTACGCATGTCGGCGCAGACGTTCCTGCGACCTCAAGCCCGACGGGGTGGATACTGCCGGTCTTGATTCTTGGCGGAGGCGCCGCGCTCTACTTCGAGATGAAGAAGGAGCGCGCGAAAGAGGATTCGCAGACGGCGCAAGGGCGCGCCTTCTACGAGAAGCGTCGCTCTGAGAAAGAGCGCGAACGCGCCCTCCGAGAAGAGCGTTTTGGCCCCACCACTCCAAGGACCGGAGCTGCCTTTCACGGACCGAAGGCGCCATCCATCGCCGATCGTCCGATGACAACTGAGGAGGCCGCCAGGGTTCAGCGCGTGCTCCACCCTGTTCCGCCGCTTCGCCCGGACGCCTTGCCCGAGGTTCAACACGTACCCCGTGAGGCTCGGGAACGGGCCGGGTTCAAACCCCTGCACATCGAGAAGATGCGCAAAGAGCTGGAGGCCCTCCGGCGCGAGTTCGGCCCTTCCACGGAAGGTCCGAAAACCGAGCGCAGGCCGTGATTGTTTGCGCGTAGGAGCAGGGCCCGACTTACGCTAAGCTGACTCGCATGGCGTCTGTCCGCGGCCTGCTCGCACACAAGCCCCAAGCCCACGTTCCGCCGGCCAACGTCGGCGCACCTCTCCCGGCCGGACCTGCCCCCGCATCGAGCGGACCGAACCTGACGACTCTCCTCGTCATCGGCGTCGTCGGCGCAGGCGCGTACGTCTACTGGAAGAAAAAGAAGGAAGGCGAGAAGGCGGAAGCTAGCTATCGCAACCGCCAACCCGTCCAATACGACGCCTCCGTCGTTCGGACTCCGCACAGGCAGATGTCCGCCGTCGCCGGAACGAGCAAGAGCCCGGTTGGGTTCTTGGCACCGCCCTCGTCTGTCTCCGGGTCGACAGAGAGGGCCTCTCCGCGCCATACGGAGGGAGGCGTCATCTCTCGCGAGGCGTACTCCTACCCCGACGTGCCGCGTTTCCCCGACGCCCAAGCTTCGTCGTTCCGTTGGCGCCCACCCGTCGACCAGCCGCCCTCTACGGTTCCGGGAACTGAGCGAGACATGCCGCCCTTCACCGTCGTCTCGGGGGACGCTCCCTTCGCACCCGAGTCCATGAGCGAGTCTCTCTCCAACCGCCGCAGCTTCTGAGAGAACGGGGCTCGACGATGGCGCAGAAGCAGTGGATCAATCTGCCGACCGGGCAGGTGCTCGTCGACGGCGTCGCCGTCACGCCCACCGATCCGCTACGCATCAAGCAGATTCAAAACGACGTCATCGAAAAGTGGGGCGTCGTATTCGCAAAGGCGGCAATCAAGACTGGCGTGCCGTGGTGCTGGCTCATCGGGTTCTGCGCGTCGGAGAGCTATCCTGTCGGCGATCCGAACAGCCTCTCTGGCATGGGCGCCATCGGGCTCATGCAGCTTTTGCCGAGCAACTTTGCAAAATTCATGGGGCGCCCCGTGAGCCGCGCGGAGATGTTCAGCCCCGAGATCAACGCGTTCGTCGGCGCCTCCTTCATCGCGGACCTTCGCAAGCACAACGGCAACGATCTGGTCGCGACCGCCTCGATGTACAACGCGTGGATCGATCACAGCGACAAGTCGGGCCTCTACTACCCGAAGACGTGTGCCAACCATCCGTGTTCAGACACGAGCTGGGGCCCCACGCCGAACGAGGCGATGTACGCGGAAGACAGCTACATCGAGAAGGTCGTGACCGCGACCAACTTCGCCTACCCGCAGACGGCGCGGTTCATCGCCCAAGCTCAGACCGAAATCCAAACGTCCTCCACGGGACGCACACTCGCCATCGGCGCAGGATCGCTCCTGATCTGCGCCGGCGGCTATTTCGCCTACAAGCAATACGCCGCGAGGAAGAAGAACGCATGAACCTCCTCATCCTCGACGACGAGCCTGCACGCCACACATTCTACGAGACGCGTTACGGCAGGATGCACCACATCCGCCACGCAACTCGCTACCTCGATTTCGCAAAAGCGCTCGGGGAGCGCCGCTGGGACTACATCTTCCTCGACCGCGATCTCGACAACCCCGAGTTCGCCCCGCGCCCCGATCGGTATCGCGGGCTTGACGGCGAAGTGCGCACGTACAACGGCGTCGACGCGGCCGTGCTCGTCGGCAAGCTGCCACGCCGTCTTCGCCCGCGCGGCGTGGTCGTCCAGTCCATCAACGAGGTCGGCTCGCACGACATCGCCGCCGTGCTCCAATCCTTCGGCGTTCGCTTCATTCGCGAGCCGTTCAACGAACTCGTCGAGCGCGTCGCCAAGACAGGGTGAAGATCATGAACAAGGAACTCCTGCTCGGAATCGGCGTCGGGAGCCTCATTGCTCTCTGCATCGTCGCAAAACGAAGCAGCGCAGCATCCTCGCTCACGCCTTTCAGCCCGCTCGCGAAGGGCTCCAAGATCCTCCTCGTCGGCGACTCGCTCGCTGTCGGTCTTCAGACTCGCCTCGGCGTCAACGCCAAGGACAACGGATACGCATTCGCTGCGGACGCCGTCGGTGGAACCAAGGCCGACCAATGGGCCCAGCGCATCGGCAGCGTTCTCGCGCGCGAGAGGCCTCAGCTCGTACTCGTCTCGCTCGGAACCAACGACGCGCTCAACGCTCCGGTCGAGAAGGAGGCGCCCGACGTCGCAAGCCTCGTCAAGCAGATCCGTGATGCGGGCGCCGTCCCCGTCTGGATCTTCCCCATCACGATGCCCTCGAACTTCACGAACGGCCTCACCACGTTCCGGTCTCTCGTACGCTCCCAAGGCGTCGAGGCCCTCGACTCCTCCGTCGTGCTCATTCCGAGGCCAGCCGCCGATCCCATCCATCCTGGAGGCGGCGGCTACGCCACCTGGGCCGACTGGATTTGGGGTACGCTGCAATCGCGCAACATCGTCTACTAGACCCGCGGGAGTTCGCTCATGTCGCACAGCCCCGTCCGCAACCAAATCTCCGCTGCCGATCCTGCTGCCCTCACCGCGTACGTGGGCAAGTTCCAAGCAGGCGATACGGCCTATGTCGCGTCTCCGTCCGCCGAGTTCATCTTCAGCGCTACCAACCCATACCCTGCCGGCGCTCTCAACCTCGCCTACGTCCTCGCCAGCGGCGGCGGCTTCTGGCTCCGAAACATGCCGAACGCTGCCACGTTCCTGTGCGACGCGATCTTGCCAGCGTCTCTCGCCGTGCCGGCATTGACGTACCTGACGCCCGGATATGGAGCGACCACGGTCGATCCGCTTCCGTCTTCTGTTTCCCTCTTCGGCGTGATGCAGGCAACCAAGAGGACCGTCACGTCTCTCAGGGTTAGTCACGACTCCACCGCGGCAGAAGTCCCCACTATCCAGTACACCATCACGCTCAATGGCGCTCCCATCGTCACAACGGCGCTGTCTCTCGACGCCGGGATGGATGCTGGCGAAATCTACTTCGGACCGCTTCCCGTCGTTCCTGGCGACGTCATCGGCGTTACGGCGCTTCCGACCGGCGTCGTCGTCAACACTCCGAGGTCCATCGTTGCCACGGTGAACTGAACATGCACTGCAAAACCGCCGACGCTCAGCGCCTGTACATGCAGATCGCCATGACGCAAGCGGACGTGCGCGTGCTTAGTCGCATCGCGTACGAGACCAACGGCGAAGCGGGCCCCGTCGAGGCCTTCGCGCAGAAGCTCGTCGCCACGCGGTACGCCGGACTCCTTGCCCAGCGTGGAGAAGACGTCGCGCTCGATTTCTACGTCACGCCTTCGGAGCGCCAGGCGGTCGCGAAAGATGTCCGGGACATGGCCATCCAGAGCTACAAGGACGCCACGGGACTCAGTTCCATCGCTCGCGAGAGCGTGCGGAGCGGGCAAGAGCGCCTCGCCCGAGAGAAGCTCCGCCAGAACCCGCCCAAGCTGTCGCTGATCCTCGGCGGGAAGCCGAAAACGCGATAGGCTTCTGCTTGCACCGGCTTGTCGCAAGCCAACCAGTAAAGGAAACCACACCATGAACAAGGCTCTCCCGCTCCTCGTTGGCGGCGGCATCATCCTCGCCGCCGTCCTGTTGTCCTCGAAGAAGGCCAGCGCCGCCACGACTGCGGGCGGTGGCGGCGGAGGGGGCGGCGCGCCTCCGCCCCCGAACAACGGCGGAGGCGGGGCCACGCCCTACAACGTCCCGCCGCAGCCCCAGCCGCAGCCGCAGCCTGCTCCGACGCCCGCCCCGAGGCCTACCAACGTGGCCAACACCCCGGGCAGCGCCAGCGGCATGTACTCCGCGACGCAGATCAAGTGCGTTCAGGCCTACCTGCTCGCCAACGGGTTCTACGCCGGCAAGACCATCGACGACACGAACACCATCGTCGACGCTGCGGTTGGTCCGCAGACGGAAGCTGCCATCAAGGCCTTCCAGCTCGCGAACGGTCTCACGCCGACCGGCTTCATCAACGCCGACGTCATGAGCGCCACGGGCTGCCCGTAGTCTCCGATGGGGTCAGGGCCAAAAGACGATCGTGAGGAGGTGCCGGATACTTTGCCGGCACCGCCGCCCGATCGCGCCCATGGTCCGGCCCCAAAGCCTTCTCGCGGAGCCAATACGAGGCCGTCCAGCCCCCACGCGATTCGCATCTCCGACCTCTTGCGCGAAGCTCGCCAAGAGGCCGGCCTTGCGGACCTGCCGCACGAGCCGCCCCGAGCGCCCGGCGGCCCTGAACGCGACATCAGGAGGCGCCTGCATATGCCCTACATCCTCCCCACCATCGTGAAGGACAACATTCGAGGCGTCGACGTCTCGAAGTGGAACGGGCGCATCGACTGGAAGCGCCTCTATCAAGAGGCGGGGCCTTCCACCGAATCGCGCATCTGCATGGTGTCCATCCGGTGCGGAGAAGCGGCGTGGGGCACGCCCGATGACGAATGGGAGAACAACTGGAAGGGCGCGCATGACGCGGGCTTCCAGTTCATCGACGCCTACCACGCGTTTCATCCGAGCGCGGACCCCATCGTCCAGGCCGATCTCTTCGCAGAGCGCCTCGATAAAATGGGAGGCGTCACGCAGTTCGACTCCATCTCGAACGACTTCGAGGTCTTCGACATCCCTCGCCAGCAACATGCGCCTGCCGACGTCCACGACCGCGCGTGCCGATTCGCCGATCGCGTCGAAGCGAACACGAAGCGCGTCTGCAAGACGTACACGGGGACCTACTTCTGGATCGACGTCGGAAATCCCGACGATGCCTCCCCGCTCGCTCGACGCCCGCTGTGGCTCGCGGCCTATCCCAACGCTGCAACGCAAGCCGCGGCCGACGCTGTGCAAGCCCCCATCGTGCCTCGCGCGTGGCTCGCACAAGGATGGATGTTCTGGCAGTGCATCGGCACCGACGCTGGCACACTTCCCGGGATTCCCGGCAAGGACGTCGACCGCGACGTCTTTCGGTCTTCTTCCATGACCGAGCTGGTCGACTGCTTCGCGTCCGCGAAGCTCTAGGAGCTGCATGCCCTCGTCGAGCCCGTGGATGAAGGTCTTTCTCAGGCGCCTTGCCGATCGCGACGCAAGAGCCTCGTCCATCCACAGCGTCACCGGCGCGGACATGCACCGATGGTCCTTCGCTTCGTCGACCAAACGAGCCGACTTGCGGCAAGCCTGGGCCACGTCCGAAGGCCGCGCTTTCATCCGAGAAGTCGAAGGTCCGCTGCGCGAGTACCTTGCGTGGCGCTATGAGAGACGCCGGTTGCGGCCCACGCAGGGAGACGTCAAGAGGCTCGTTGAAGACGTTCTGCTCGAACAGCTCGACGCGTTCAAGGACCCCACACTCAACTTCCATCGCCTCGCCCGACTCATCGTCGACATCTACGGAGAATGATCATGCGCGGCCCGTTCAAGATGTTCATGAAGCCGAAAGAGACCGCCGACGATCTCAAGGTCGGGCAGGTTCGCATCGTCACCGACGGCGCCCACTACGGCATGCCGTTCGTGATCAAAATGATCCGATCGGGCAGCAACGGAAAAAAGCAAGCGCTCATGAAGTCGTACTTCGACGGCGGCCCCACGGGATTCGTCGATCTCGAAGAGGTGCTTCGCTCCACGCGTCCGAGACACGATCACTGATTTGGCACAAGAGAGTGAAGACTCTTTCATTTTCCACGTTCTGACCGCACCATGAAGAAGGGGCAGAAAGGTCTGCGGAATCGCCCATGAACATCCTCGCCTTTGCTGCCGATGGGGCTCCGTCCGTTGAAGCGGCGGCTGCCGAGCTGATCAAAACAGGCGTGCTTGGAGCCGTCCTCGTTCTCGTCGGCGCGTACGCGTTCTGGGTCACTCGACAGTCGAACCAAGCGCAGGCCGACCGAGTCGCCGATCAGCAGAAGGTCACCGACACGCTCCTCAAGTTCTCCACGTCCATGGGAGACGTCATGCGCGACCTCAAGGGCGCCATCGACAGCCTCAAGAACGCCACAGACGAAGAGCGCAAGGCCATCGGGATCATCGACGCGGGCCTCACCGAGATCGGCCGAAACGTCGACAAGGCCGTCGATACTGCGGGCAAGGTCGCCGATCAGGTCAAGAACCTCGTCGACGATACGAAGAGGGCTCACGACGTGCATGCGGATGATAGTCGCCGCGCACACTCACAAATCCAAACCACCGTCGACGATGTCCTTCGACGGCTGCCAAAAAGCTGATCTCGCGCGAGGGAGGCCATCATGCGCTGGTTGCGTCTCATCCCTCTGCATCGACAGCAGCAGTCTGCTGACGATCTCGACGCTGCTCTCAAGAGCGTCGACTCCACGCAAGAGGTTTTCAACGAGCTGCGAGCCAAGCTCCAAGAAATCCAGCGAGATGTGCACGACGCTGCGCAGAGGGCGACGCCCACGCCAGAACCCTCCAAGGTTTCTGTTGCTCTCAAGACTCCCGCCCCGACCTACGTGAAGCCGACGATTCCAGGAGAGAAGACCGATGAGCGTGCCCAACGACCCGATGTCGCTCAAAATCGAGGAGACCCCGGCCGAGGAACGCCCGTCCCAGACCTCCGCCGAAAGGCAGGAGCGGCATAAAGACCTCGTCGACAGCTTCGACAGGCTCGTCAAGCCGCTCGATCAGATCCTCGCACTCATGCAGGGGCACGCGACGGCCCAACGAAGGCTTTTTGCCATCACCGCGAGCATCGCTCTGCTCGTCATCGTTGCGGCCGTCTATCAATTTCGCACCGCCCTGCGCATCAGCGCTCTCGAACAGCAGCTCGCCTCGCTCAGCAAAACCGGCGAAGAGACCAAGACTAAGGTCGCCGAAACCGAAAAAAAGCTCGACGAGGACAAACTGCGGGCCTTGCTCGCTCCCGAAGTCCGCGTTCGCCCGGGGTCCAACGGATCTCCGAACCAAGCCGTTCTCATCGTCAAGTCGGCCCCGAGCGCTCAGGCGTCCGCACAACCATCGTCTTCCTGGACGCCCGCCTCGCACGTCCCGCACGAATACGCCTTCGAGATCGGACAAGTCGAGCCCTGACCGTTCGACCGGCTTTTCATAAGCCGGCGCCGCTTTGATCGCCTCGAAGGTCGGAAGCGGGTAGGATGGTCGCCATCCCGCTCTTCGCGGACAACCCAAAGCAGGAAACTTCACCATGAAGAACTCGACCCTCCTTCTGCTCGGCGGTACGGCCGCGATCGGCGGCTACCTCCTCTACACCAAGGTGTACAAGGCGACTCCGCCGGCAGCCGGTGCGCTCCCCGCAGGCGGCGCTCCCGTTTCCCTGGTCACCACCCCGCCCGCAAAGCCGCTGATGGCAACGGATCAGGCCGCGAAGTCGCGCACGATCTCGGGCGACGAGAAGACCGCGTGGTACGCCGCGCTCAACAAGTATTATGCGATCTCGGGCGCCGACCTGGAGAAGCAGGCTGGCACCGTGAACGGTCCGATGACGGCCGTCAGCAACGTGGACCAGTCGCCCGCCGTCCTCATGACTGCGCCCGACGCGATCCCGGACAACATGACCCAGAACGTCGCCGGCAACGCCCTGAAGGCGCTCGTTCGCCAGGGCTTCACCGTCATGGTTCCCCTGGAGACGCAGGCCAAGTTCCTCGCCGGCACCTCCCTCAACGGCGCGCCCCTCTGGGTCGGCCGCAACAGCGGCATCTCCAACGGCATCAACGCCGGCATGGCGATCCTTCTCACGCCGGAGCTGGACGCGTGAACCCCGTCCTCCTGCTCGCCCTCGGGATCGCGACCGCCGCGGCCGTCGTCGGCCTTGCAGGGGGAAAGAAGGCGAACTCTCAACCCGTCCCCGCGCCGCCGCCTCCCGCGCCCCCGACCGGCCCTCGAACCCTCACGGATTCGACAGGGCTTGCCGGCATGACCAAGGAAGCGGCGGCGCAGCTCTACACGTGGTTGCAGAACGACTACTCGATGGGCATGGGCACGCCCCTGCGTCTGGGAGGCTACGGACCGCTCGTTGCGAGCACGGTTAGCCACCAAGCCGGTCCAAAGGACCCGGCTCTCATGGGATCGACCAACGGGACTTGGTTTGTCGATCCGCAGTCGGGCTACTACACGTTCGTGCCGCCCGAGGTCGCTGCGGCCACGTCCAGCGCAGCGCTTCCGAGCCAGTTCTCCTACGTGAACGTGAAGCCCGAGTCGATCGCCGCGTTCCGTACGTCCAACCCCACGTGGGTGCTCGCGTTCTCGCCAGACACCACCGTCACGATCTGAGGAGACGATGCGCTGGAGCGATTTTGTCGCGCAGATGCGGGCTGGCAACGTTCGAGGACAAGCTCTCGACGATGCCGGCCTCGCCGCCATGCTCGCTGGGAACGTTCCCGAATGGATGGCCGCTGCCCCGCGCATCCCGTGCCAAGTATCGGCGTCCATCGACGGGCTCACGTACTACTGCGTCTACTACGTCAAGCAGAACTACCTCACCATCGGCGAAGATGACGATTGGGGCACCTTCCCGCTTTCGGAAGTGAACCTGCAAGCGTGGTGCGACAAGACCGGATGCTTCATCCCCCCGAAGAAGATCATCCGCGACACGTGGGACCGCACCGACTGCAAGATCGCGCCGCAGAACATCTATCGGCCACCGGCGGGGTATCCGGGACCACTCGACGCAGGCATCGAGCCCATTGCCGCCGAACAGCAGATGATCAACGAGGCGATGCAGCAAAAAGGCTGCTCCGTCAACTCGTTCTCGCGCGCGAAGAAGGCGTACATCACCGCGCCGAACATGGACGGCGGCAACCTCCACTTCACCGGCTGGTACTCGGACGGCATCACAGGCTACAAGGCCGCCGACCCCGGCCTCGCCAACAGCAAGGGCGTCGTGCAGCCTCCGCGCACGCCGTACGGGCGCGCATGGCAGGACGGCGATGACGCCTCTCATCCGGCTCGCTACGCCGACTACTCGCACGGCTGCGACGTCGTGGGCCCGACCGTCAGCATCAACGATCAGGAGTACAGCTTCGCGGATGTGTGCGCGCATCCGAAGCTCCACGTGCTCGTCTCGGACCAAGGACCCTTCGTCCCTCGCTTTCCCAACGCGAACTTGAAGCCGCCGTCGCCTCCCGCGCCCATGCCCAACGCGCCCGAGACGCTCGCGAGCTTTGCAGGGCCCATCTACAAGACCAACAGCGCGGGAATCGCCGTTCTCTCCAAGGCAGGGCAGCCTCTTGTCCGCTACAGCGTGCCCAACGCTCCCGCGACCACGAACTCTTCAACCTCGCCCGCCTCTTCACCACGCGGTCTCTTGACCATTCTCGGTCTTGGAGCTGTCGCGATCGGGGCGTATTGGTACTGGAAAGAAAGCGTTCGGCGCCCTCGCCTGGTTCGCGCATAGACCTCACCCCAAGGGAAACCTCATGAAGACCTCGCACATGGTTCTGCTCGGACTCGGCGCTGCCGGCGTCGCGTACCTCGTCTACACGAAGACCAAGACCCCCGCTCCTACCACGGGCGCAACGCCGGGCACGCCGCCCGCACCAGGCACCACGCAGCTCACGACGGGCCCCGGCGTGCCCGCACCGACCCACGTCGTGTACAAGCCGACGCCCGTCGTTGCGACGCCGGGAAGCGTCCCTCTGACGCCCACGCCCGCGACGCCTGCCGCGCCGCGCACTGCCCCGACGCCCGACCAGGCCATGAACGATGCGGACTCCGCCGCGTTCCTCTCGAAGATGGCCTCATACTACGTCCCCAGCAGCGCCGACGACTTCACCTCGATGTCGGGGGCCTTCACCGCGGCGGCCGTCGACGGCACCACGGACACGTCCAAGATCGGCGCAAACCTCGCGGCCGGCCTTCCGTACGTGTACGCGAGCGGGGTCATCGACGACGCCAAGAACGCCGGCAAGGCGCTCTACGTGTCGAAGAGCGATGCTCTGGCGATGGGCCCGAGCGTCGCTTTCCAGTTCGGCGACACCGGCGACATCGGAACCTTCCTGATCGACAACGCCGGCATGGCAATCGTCTACCCGAAGATCGCCATCGCTCCACAAGCCTGATCAGAAGTACCGTTCTTCGAGGGGCGCGCTTCTTCGGAGGCGCGCCCTTTCGTTTTATCCATCAGATTCATCCATCAGCCAGACCCACAAAAAGTAGTGGGTTGCTCGTGGAGAACACTTGTCATGGAGTTCACTGCGAAGGAGACTCGACGACGGGGAAGGAACGGGAAACATGAAAGAGTTGACCAACACCGAGAGACTTTGCGCAACGCTGCTCTACTACTTCACGAGCGGCATGGAAGCGCAGCAGGTCATCGCCTCCGATCCGAAAGCGAAGAGCATCGGGGTCGAAGCGCCGACCGACCAGAACCTCGAAGAGATCCGACACAAGACTCCCATCGCCGTATGGGAAGCTGTGATGCCTGCCGCCGAAGACGTTGTCCGACGCATCGTCGAGACGGAGCCGCGCGACGCCGGCGTCGTCGCACGAGAAGCGCTCGGCGCCGTGCGCAAGATCCAGAAGAACGTCGAGTCCTTTCTCGGCTCGCGCTCCGTTCGCCCCATGAGCGAAACGACTCGTCGTAAGTCCTAGCCGCCACTCTCGCGCAAGATGCGTGCGCGATCGATTGAGGTGGTTATGGTCTTGACTCGGTCCGAGGCATGTGCGCCTCGATGACTGTATGAAGAGATTTGTCCCATGGCCGTCAAGAAGATCGCGAAAGCCTCGGAGACTCTGACCATCCAGCTCCGCCGCCACCTCGAAATCGTGAACCGGATCACCCACGAGCACACCGCTTCGGTGATTCAGACCCTTCGAGACGAAAACGACTCTCTGCGCAGGCAGATCAAGGACGATCGAAGCGAGCAGAGCGAACGGCTGCGAAATAGGGATCGGGCCATGGAGAGCATGCTCCAGTCGCTTCTCCCCATGCTCCCCATCGTCATCTCGCGCTTCTCTGGACCCTCGAACGAGTCCGGCGTCCCGCACACGGTCGCTCAGCAGGCCGTCTTCGACGTCGCCATCTTCAAGAGCTTCCTCGGCACCATCAACGAGGAGGAGTTCAACGTGCTCATCAACACCTTCGGCGGACGCCTCGCGGGCATCATGGATCTCGCGGCTCGATACAAGCGCGAATACGAAGAAGCCCAGGGCTTCAAGAGCGACGCAAAGAAAGACCCGACCTCTCACTGACTTGGCAGACGGGGCTGGGCGAGATTTCAACGCGAAACATCAGGAGGACGGGGCATGGTCAACAAGGCGGATCTCATCAAGTGGGTGCGCAAGGCAGTCGAGGTCGGCCGCAACGGAGTCGTCGCCAACGCCTTCAAGATCATCCACGCATCGGTCGGCAACTCCGGCACCGAGGTCGAGGAGTGGAGCAGGCCGTTCGGCGAGATCGGCGATCTTGCCCAGCAGATGATCGACACGATCAACCGTGACTCCGAAGGCATGGAGGAGCACACGGTCACGTACCACATCCTCCCCTTCTTCGGAGAGTCGACCAAGCCGCTCGGCCGCTACCCGGTCAAGATCGACAACATCAACTACAACGACCCGGAGACCAGCTCCCTTCTCCCCCAAGAAGGAGCGCACCCGAAGGGGCTGCTCGCCCAGAACCAGCGCCACCTCGAAGGGCTCTGGAAGCTCACGGCAGGCAGCATTCACGAGGCCATGCGTCGCCTCTCCGAAGAGAACGCGTCCTTGCGCGAGCAGGTCAAGAGCATGGGCGACATGCACCTCCAAATGGTGCAGATGCGAGAGGATCTCCTCGATCGCAAGCAGGAGCGCCAGATCAAGGCCGAGAGAGCTGCGTCTGCCGAGCACATGAAGACCATGCTCATCCAGCAGCTCCTGCCGTTCCTGCCCATCGTCGTGAACAAAATCCAAGGCAAACGAGTTCTGCCCGAAGCCATCCATCCCGACGTCGAGCAGTTCAAGGTCTTCCTCAGCGGAATCAAGGAGGACGAGCTGGGCGTCCTCGTTCAGACCTTCGGCCCGCGTCTCGCTCCGCTCATGGATCTCGCCATCAAGTACAAGAAGGAATACGAAGACAAGGCCAAGGCCCACTCCGATCGCGCAAGCGAGCTGATGCCTTCCATGCCCGGACCGGGACCTCTTCCTGGCTTCCCTGCGCCTCGGGGCCTCGGGAGCTGACAGATCGGCTACCATGAGGAGGCCATGTCCAAGGTCACCTCGTACTACGCGCAGCGTCCCGCCCTCACCCACCTCGTGAGGACCGGGGCGCTCGCCGATTTGGGCGATCAGGACCCTCTTGGGATTCCTCGCAGGTCCAACGGCGACGCGGTCGGACTGCTCGTCCTCACCACGGCGACCTCCATCGCGGGAGCTTTGCTCCTCTACCAGCTCACCCGCCACGACTGAAATGTCCCGAATACAGCAGGTATTGCCCCGAATACCTCAGAACAGCGCCTCGAATACCTTCCGACGCCCCGACTTTCGACAAGCCGACGCCTTAGACGTTGTGCTTGACAGCCGAAAATCATGTATCGTGGTCCTCGTGCTGAGGCCAAAGGCCTCGCCTCCTTCCAAACCCGGAAGGCAAAGAAGGGACGGCCTCTCATGGCGTGGACACTCGAAGGCACCAAGAAGGCAATCGCGACGATCACCAAGCAGCTCAAGACGGGCAAGAACAAGGCGGGCAAGAAGCTCACCGCGTCCGGCCGCATGATGCTGGAGTGCGCCCTCGTCACGCAGCAGAACAACTTCGCGAAGCTCACGGGCCACCCGAAGGCCGCCCTCGCCGTCGGCGCCGGTAAGAAGTCGGCCAAGAAGAAGACCACGAAGAAGGCCGCGAAGAAGAAGGCCGCGAAGAAGAAGGCCGCGAAGAAGAAGGCCGCGAAGACCGTCGCCGGATCCTTCTCGGTCCCGAAGAAGACCGCGAAGAAGGCCGCGAAGAAGCGCCCGGCGAAGAAGACCGCGAAGAAGACCGCCAAGAAACGTCCGGCGAAGAAGACCGCGAAGAAGACCGCCAAGAAGCGTCCGGCGAAGAAGACCGCCAAGAAGCGTCCGGCGAAGAAGGCCGCCAAGAAACGCCCGGCGAAGAAGGCCAAGAAGAGCGCGAAGAAGACCAAGAAGAGCGCGAAGAAGTCGGCCAAGAAGTAGTCCAGGCCCCGCGCGTTCCACCCTCCCACGAAAGAGAGATCACGATGGCGGCGAAGAAGAAGACGACGAAGAAGAGCGCGAAGAAGAGCCCCAAGCGCGCCAAGAGCGCCAAGGCGCCGCACGCTGCGAAGAAGGCCGCTGCGGCGAAGGTTCTGGAGAAGAACGGCGCGTCCAAGAAGACGATGGCCTATCTCCAGAAGATGATCGGCAAGCTCCCGGCTGCGCACTCGGTCATCATCATCGAGTCCTGGCGGCGCCCCGCGAAGAAGCGCGCGAAGTAGCTCGCGCCCCGAAACCCTCAGAGTCTGCCCTTACCGGCGCAAGGAGACGTTCATGGCTGCGAAGAAGAGTGCGAAGAAGGCGAAGAAGGCGAAGAAGCCCGCCAAGGCCCGCAAGCCCGCCAAGGCCCGCAAGCCCGTCAAGGCTCACAAGACGGCGAAGAAGACCGCGAAGGCTCGGAAGCCTGCGAAGAAGACCGCGAAGCGCTCGAAGGCCACCATGAGCAAGCGCGACGCGCAGCTCAAGCGTCTGCTCGGCCTGCGCGCCTTCCACAAGCGTCAGGGCCACGACACGTCCGACATGGACGCGAAGCTCGCCAAGATGATGCCGGGCAAGTGGGACGAGGCGGTCACCATCGCGAAGGTCGGCAAGCCGGCGAAGGCTCGCAAGCCGAAGTCGCGCAAGCCGAAGAAGGCCGCGAAGAAGTCGGCGAAAAAGTCCCCCAAGAAGTCGGCCAAGAAGAAGGCGCACCTCGGCTACACGCCGACCGGACGCCCGAAGCAGAAGCTCGACAAGAAGAGCCGTCGCTACAAGGCGGCCGTCATCAACGTCGCGAAGGCTCGCCTCTTCCGTCACACGAAGAAGCTCGTCGACGCCGGCGTCCTCACCCCCGACGAGGGGCGCAAGCTCGCGGGCGACATCGAGCTGGACTTCAGCAAGCTCGGCGCCGACCACCCGCTCGCCAAGGAAGCGGCGGCCAAGCTCGCGGCCCAGGAAGAGGCTCGCCTCAACTCCATCGCCGCCGAAGCGAAGCGTCGTGAAGGCATCCGCACCGGCCGAGCCGCACACGGTTCCGGCCGCATGGCGACCGGCGGCAAGCGTGCTCTTCCGGCACGCCCCACGCGCCACCGCGGACCGAACGTCTCGGCGTCCTTCGGGCGCAGCGCGTCGACGGGCGTTCCGAACGTCTCCGCCGCGGCTCCCCACGGCCGTCTCATGACGAAGGCCGAGTTCGAGATCATGGACCGCAAACGTCGGGAGGCCGAGCGCCTGCCGCACTTCAAGATGGAAGGTGAGGAAAGCGAGCCCGTCACCATCCGCCGCTGATCCAATCGGATCTCACAACGCGCCCTGCTCTTCTTCTTGGAGGGCGGGGCGCAGTGCTATCATCTGACGCATGGACGCAGCCGATCGGCCCATCCTTGCGCGGCTCATGGATGGAACTCGTATGACCCCGAACGGCTTCTTTCTTGGCGCCGTGTCTGGCAGCGTCCTCGCCGTCCTCGGACTGCTCCTCCAACGCAAGCGCATCCTCGAACGCGAGCGAGACGTCGAAGCCTCCATCGAGGCCTCCGTTCCGCGGTGACGTTCGATAAAGAGGTGATTAGGATGGCGAGATGACCATCTTCCGCTGCGTCGCGTGCGAGGCGCTCACGCAGGTGTCGTTCCCTCACTGCCGCACGTGTGGCACGACCAACGGCTACCACAAAGCGCCGAAGGGGACACGGATGCCCAGACCCAAGCCCGAAGGCGCCGGCGGAGCGCCCGGCATGGGAGGATTCGGCGATTTTGGCGGAGGGTTTGGCGGCGTCGATGACGCGCCCCTTGACCTCGATCCGGTGGGCGGCGCTCCTGGGTTCGATCCGCCCGGACTTGGCGGACCGCCCGGCCCAACCGGCAAGAAGATCCGAAACACAGCAGGCTACGAAGAGCCCGACAAGAAGCCGCGCGCCGTATCCATCGGCCGCGTCGCCGTGCAAAAGCGAAGGCGCCTCGCGACCGGAATCAAGCAGCTCGATCGCGTTCTCGGAGGCAGCGAGCAGAAAGGGTTCGGCATCGTCACCGGGTCCTCTGTCATGGTCGATGGAAGCCCCGGCATCGGTAAATCCACGCTGCTCCTTCAAGCGGCTGCGAAGCTTGCGCTGCAAGGACCCGTCCTCGTCGCAACCGGCGAGGAGGCCATCGACGACATCAAAGAGCGCGCGCTGCGTCTGAAGATCCTCAAGGATCCGACGGTCCGAAAGAACCTGCTCCTCGTCGAGATGACCGACACTGACGATCTCATCGAGATCATCGAGAAGCGAAAGCCCATCGCCGTCATCATGGACTCGGTGCAGATGTTCATCTCAGAGAATGCCGTCGGTCAAGCCGGCTCCGAACCTCAGTGCAAGTACATCCTGAATGAGCTGATCAAGAAGACGACAAAGCCCATGGGCATCGCTCTCTTCATCGTCTCGCAGGTGACCAAGGACGGCGATGCGCGAGGTCCCAACACCATCGCGCACATGGTCGACGCACACCTCAAGTTCGACCGCGAGAACCCCAAGGATCTCTCCGACGTGAAGCGCCGCCTCTGGCAAAAGAAGAACCGCAACGGCAACATCGCCATCACGGGCCGCTTCTGGATGACCGACAAGGGGCTGCGAGGTCTCAAGCACAAAGACGTTGTCGACTTCACAGCTCCGCGCAAGGAGCCGAAGATCAAAAAATCCGCGCGCGATCACGGACACAGCAAGGCGGCTTGAGACAAGCCAGCGCGATCTGACCGAGCCGATCAGGCCCAACCATCGCTGCTAGGAAGCTCTGACGAACAGCGGTAGGATACGCTTCTAGGAGAGAAGCCGCCCGATGTCCGTCACCATCGTCAAGCCGAACGTCACGGACGACCCGCTCCCCAGCGTCGTGCCGCCGCCTGGCTACCGCCTCTTTCCCGTCGCCAACTTCTCGCCAAGCGGAAACGTTGCAGGGCAGATCGTCATCGAGGGACAGATTCTCAACGCGGCAGGTCGACCTGTCGCAAGCGGATCCACCTACGACGCAGAGCTTTTTCTCTTCGTTCAGGGACAGTGGATGCTTGCCGGTCGCCCGGTCATCAGCGCATCGGGAGGGGACGGCCCCTCCGCGCCTTTCGGGTCGGGCGGCGGGCACAAGTCTGCTCGCTACATCAGCTTCCTGTTCGGGGGACTCATCGACGTCGTTGCGCAAGGATTTCTTCGCATCACCAACGTGCAGTCGCCCACCGAACTGGCCGGCAGCATGGTCTTCAACATCCACGCGGCCGAGCCGACGGCGACCAATCCGCGAAGCTTGTCGGGCACGCCGGAGGCTTCTCTCACGGCCCCAAGCAACTGGAGAACGCTTCCGACGTTCTCCAACACCACCGCCATCGATCCGCTCGTCACTGTTCCTACGCCCGTCGAACAGTACGTCCTTCTTCAGACCGACCCGCTGAGCCCGAGGCCTGCCTTCATTTGCAGCGCCGCGACACCTGCCGGCGACGGATACCTGCTTCTTCAGGGTGAAGAAATCCAGTGGCCCACGCGCGATGCGAGCGAAATCTACATTCGCTCCAACGGCATTCCGACCAACGTCATCGTCCGGGCCACCAAGTTCTAGTTCGCAGGCGACACGGGAGAAACACGAGATGATCACGCCCATCGTCAAGCCCGACGTTCTGCCCGATCCGGTTCCGGGTCTTGCGCCCTCCGTTCCAGGGTATCGGCGCTTCCCTGCCTCGAACTTCGTTCCCCGAGGGGGATTCGCAAACCAGATCACCGTCGAAGGACAGATTCTCGACGCCAACAAGCAGCCCGTCGCAGGCTCCTCCTACGACGCCATCCTGTACCTGCTCATCGACGGCATTTGGCGACAGGCAGGAAAGCCCGTCACAAACATCGCGGGCGGAAGCGGGCCGCAGCCCGCGCTTGGATCGGGCAGGGGATACACGTCCGCGCGCGTCGTCAGCTTTCTTTACGGGGGCATCGTCGATGTTGCCGCCGAGGGCTACATTCAGGTCGTCAACATCGTCCCGCTCACCGGCGTCTCGATGCTCTTCAAGGTGCAGAGCCCCGAACCTTCTGCCACCGTTTCTCGAAGCCTCTCTGGCGCACCGGAGGTATCCCTCGCTCCGCCTGCGACCTGGAAGACGCTGCCCACGTTCGTGAATGCTGGCGCTCTCGGTCCTCTCGTCCCCGTTCCTACGCCGGTCGAGCAGTACGTTCTCCTTCAAGCGGACGCTGGCAACCCGGGCCAAACCGTCATCGTTAGCCAGGGCATCGGCAGCCTCAGCCAAGGCTTCGAGCTTGCTGCTGGCAAATCTATCCAGTGGCCGACGCGCGACGCCGGCAACATCTACATCCTCACCGACCAAGCGGCGGGCGCCATCACCATCCGCGTGACGAGGTTCTAAACATGCCCGTTTCCCGATCGGCCAAACTTCCCGTCGTCGAAGCCAAAAACAAGAAGGCTCCCACGGCCTCCAATCCCGCGCTCGAACCTGCGCGAACGATTCCCCTCGCCATTGGGGGACCTCCCGTTCGCGGACCTGTCGGCGAAAAAGGTCTGGTCGGCGAGCGAGGGGCAAAAGGTCTCCTTGGCGACAAAGGACCCAAGGGCGACGCGGGGCCTCTTGGCTCTCCCGGACCCAAGGGCACGATCGGCGACAAGGGGCCGAAAGGTCCGCTTGGCGATCCTGGGCCGATCGGTCGGCAGGGGCCTGAAGGCGTGCAAGGCCCGAAGGGCGTTCAAGGACCCGTCGGCTCTCCAGGACCTATCGGGCCCGCGGGCAAAGAAGGGCCTACCGGACCGAAGGGCGAGATAGGCGCTCGCGGAGACAAGGGGCCGATGGGCGACGTCGGTCCCCAAGGTCCCCTCGGCTCGCCAGGACCCAAGGGCGACAAGGGGCCGGCCGGCGACAGGGGGGCGGTCGGGGACAAAGGGCTGATCGGCGACAAGGGGCCGATCGGTGACAAGGGGCCGGTCGGTGACAGGGGGGCGGTCGGGGACAAAGGGCCGATCGGCGACAAGGGGCCGATCGGTGACAAGGGGCCGGTCGGTGACAAGGGGCCGGTCGGCGAGCAAGGTCCGCAAGGTCCGCAAGGTCTCCGAGGCGAGCAGGGCCCTCTCGGCGACGGGGGGCCGATCGGGGACAGGGGGCCGATCGGGGACAAGGGCGCCACCGGCGACCAAGGCTCCACCATCCTGTTTCCCGCGACGCGACGAGCCTTCCAGGGCGCTTCGCACGTCTACTACCTCGACGAGTCTGCGCTGCCGCTCAAGAACGCCGCAGGGCCCGACGGCATTCTCACCTCCGACGAGCCGAAGGGGCTCATCTTCCGCGACACGTCCCTCTTCAACCGAGGGACGCCGGCGCTGCGCATCCAAGGGCGCACCCCTTCACAGGGTGTCTACTCGACCGACGTCAACGCAGACGTGAGCCGTGGCGCCACACTCGAAGTCGTCTTCGAGCCGAGCGAGATGACCCCCGACGTTCGGTGGATCGCCGAGCTGATCGGCGTCATCCCCCAGGGCGGCAAGCTCAACGCGTTGTCCATCGCGTTTTTCCCGAACACCCTGCGAGCCCAAGTCATCCTCGGAGGCGTCAGCGGCGAACACGCGCAGTTCACCGCCAGCGTCCCCTGGACCAACGGACGACGCACGGTGTTTGCGCTCAGGTTCGACCCCGCTCGCGGTACGCTCGACGCCATCCTCAACGGATTCGTCGAGTCCTCTGTCGCGACCCGTGGAATCATCGAGGTCCCGCTCTCTCAAATCGCCATCGGGCGCGCCATCAACAAGAGCGCGGCCTCGTGGAAGGGCACCATTTCCGAGGTCCGCTTGACCCCGTTTGCACAACCTGACGAATACTTCGTCGAAGGAGTGCGCGCGATGGGCTTGCTGTAGTGCGACAAGGGTCCGGCTTATGATAAGCCTGCCATCCACAGACCTTCGACCACACGCAGGTACGTGATGTCGCACTCGCCCGTTCTCTACTGTGTGTCCTTCCCCAACGCAGCGGCGTTGTCGACGGCGCACGGGCGCTTCAACGACGGCGACTTCGGGTACGTGAAGTCGACGGCGATCTACTACACCTACTTCGAGATTCCGCCGGGAGTGCCACCCCCCGGCACCATCTTCAGCGTCGAAGGCGGCGCCTGGGTTCCGTTCTCGGGAGGCGGACCTCCGCCTCCTGCGACCACCGCCTACGTCGAAGAGTCCTTCACCTGCGACCCATCTGTCCTCGTTCGAGACGTCGTCTTCATCAGCCCGCTCGGCATCGTGGATCGAGCCAGCGCCGCGACTCTCGGAACGACCGCCGCCGTCGGCGTGGTGTCTGCAAAACCTGCGGGCAACATCGCCACCGTGCGTTACACCGGCGCGCTTTCAGGATTCGCAGGGCTAAACCCTGGACAGGTGTACTATCTTGGCGTCAGTCCAGGCGCATTGCTCTCGACCCCAACGGATGCGCCGGGGTACGTTGTTCAGAAGATCGGCGTCGCTCTCGACGCGATCACCCTCATGATCAGTGTCGGGCCGAACACCACCGTTCTCTGATCCCACGGAGTTCTCATGGCGCGATTCAAGTACCTTGGACCGAACCCGCCGCCCAAAGGCGTCGTTTGGGGACCGCTCACCAAGATCGGCCTCATCACCAAGATGCAGGGCGTGGTGAGCTACCTTCCCGTCCCTCCGAACACCGAGTTCGTGATCGGCGAAGACATCGGGTACGACATCACCGACCAGTTCTCCCTTCAAGCGCTCGACGCCGACCCTCGCTACCAGCGGATCGTCTGATTCCGCAGCCGTCTGAAAGGAATCGATCATGTCCGCACAGCTCAAAGCACTCACGATTCAAAGCGGCGTCACCCAGCGCATTGGGTCGACGTCCAGCCTCGAAGTCGGCAACGGCATCAACTCGACGTCGGGCAACAACCTCGCCATCACGGGCGGCGCCGCCGCCGACAGCATCAGCATCGGTTCGACGACGACCAGCGGATCGATCAGCATCGGCGGAACAGTCACCACCGGCACGATCAACATCGGTGACGCGTCGGTCGCCGGTCTGAACATCAACATCGGCACCAACATGGGGGCGCCGGGAACGATCACGATCGGCACCGCAGGCCAAGGCACCGTTCAGTTTCCCGGCGTCGTGAACTTCACGTCGGCGACCGCCTCCCCGGACGTCTCGTTCACCGGCAACGTGCAGATCGGCAGCAACCCGTACGACGGCGACCAGCTCTCGATCTACTCGCACGTCACGACCAGCATCACGTTCGATGGTGCGGGCGCGCACAGCGTCCTCCAGTTCGCGAGCGCGACCGGCCAGAACCTCACCTTCGCAGGCGGTCAGGGCACCGCCGGTGCTGGCGGGCAAGCAATCTTCGTCGGCGGCGCAGGTACGACCACAGGCGGTCTTGCCTCGGTCACCGGCGGCGCAGGTGCAGGCGGTCTCGGCGGTGGAGCGTCCCTCATCGGCGGCCTCGGCTCGACCACCGGCGGCGCAGTCACCGTCACCGGCGGCGCCGGCACGGCGACTGCGGGCGGCGCGGTCAACATCACGAGCGGCAACGGCGCCACGGCAGCCGGCGACGTCACGCTCGGAGTCGGCACCGGCGGCACCGGCACGATCACCATCGGCGGAACCAACCCGACCACGACCACGATCGGTCTGTCGAGCGTGTCGAGCCTCCTCGACCTGCTCTCGATCATCATCACGCCGACCGTCCACTTCCTCAAGGAAGTCAACCACACGCTCCTCGTCGACCCGTCGACCACGGGCGGCGCTGCTGGCGGCAACTTCACCTCGCAGGCGGGTGCGGCCGAAGCTGCCGGCGCCGGCACGGGCGGCGTCATCCGCCAAACGGCTGGCGCGGGCGGGGATACTGGCATCGGCGGCGCGGCGTTCGTCACTGGCGGCGCCGGCGGCGCAACCAGCGGGGCGGGCGGAGCGGTCACCTTCACAGGCGGCGCTGCCACCAGCGGCGCGGGCGGGGCTTCGTCCCTCGTCGGCGGCGCAGGCGGCACGGCTGGAGCTGGCGGCGCGACCTTCGTAACTGGAGGTGTCGCAGGCGTCACGGGCATCGGCGGCGCAACCAACATCGCCGGCGGACTCGGCGGCGCAACCAGCGGCAACGGCGGCGCGGTCAACCTGACCGGCGGCGCAGCGGCAACGGAAGGCGTCGGCGGCTTCGTCACCATCGCAGGCGGCGCGGCAGCGACTGCTACCTCGCAGAACGGAGGCAACGTCGCCATCAACGGCGGCGCGCTCGCCGGCGGCGGCACCAACGGTCTGGTCCTCATCGGCCAGGCGAACACCTCCGCGATCAACCTGTACGCGAACACCACCGCACAGGCAGGCGTCGCTATCGGGGCTACGGGCACCGGCTACATCAACCTGCCGAACAACACAGCGCCCAGCACGGTGTTCTTCAGGATTGGTGGGACCGCCGTCGGAACTGGCGCCGCAGGCGCAAATATCACGGCTGCGAACTTCGACGTCCTATTCGCGGGCCCGACCTCGGACGCCTCGAACCTCCACACCCACACGAGCCTCTCGGCCGCAGTGACCATCCCGGTCAAGGCCGGTGAAGCCATCGTTGCCGTCGGCTCGCCGATCTTCACGAAGTTCTCGACGACATCGCGAGGCTTCAACATCGACGAAACCAACAATGTGGGAGCCCGCGGCGCTGCCGCAGGCAACGCCATTGGTCTCGCAGCGACACTGCCGGCACCGAACGCGGCAGGCAACAACTTCAACGTGCAGGTCGCCGGAGAGCTGACCGTTGCCGACGCCGTCTTCGTAACCGCTCCGGTCGCGGCCACGGACACGGGCAACGTCATCTGGGGCGCCAAGACCAGCGGCAAGCTCACCATGGACGTCTCGGCCTTCGTTGCCGGCGACGTCGTGCAGAAGATGGGCATCCTCGGCGCCAGCCAGGGGCCCGGCACCCCGAACGCCAACGTCGTGGTCGTGCAGATCGGCGACGTCGTCCTGCTCTGATCCGTAGTTCTGACCTGTAGCGGCGATGGGAAATCGGGTATCCTCGCCACGCCCCGCTGTCGAGCCGGGCGTGATGGGGAACTCGACGAACCATTCGCCGATACAGGAGAACACCATGGCCAAGAAGCCGAAGGCGACCAAGTCGCCCGTGAAGGTCTCGAACGTTCGAGCCTTTCCATCGCCGCCCGCAGCCTTCAAGGGCAAGGCGGCGAACGCTACAGTGCCCGCGGAGCTGAAGCTCTCGGACGAGCAGATGAACGAGCTTCGCGCGATGGATCAGAACATCGCCAAGCTCAAGAACGAACTCGGCCACACGACCATGCAGTCTCGGATCAACGAGGCTCGCCTGATCAACGCTCTCATCGAGGCTCAGAAGAGCATCGAGGAGAAGGCTAAGGCGCACGGCGCTTCGCTCGGCATCGATCTGGACAAGGAGCGCTGGAGCCTCGATTTCCAGACGGGCCTCTTCACCAAGTCGTAGTCGGCGACACCCGGTGGTAGCATGAGGGCGGCGCTCCAGAAGCTTGGGGTGGCCGCCCTCGAAGTTGTTGGGAGCCTTCATCCATGACCACCCGCAAAGTCCTCGTCGAAGTCAGCGGACTCACGCGAGAGATCGCGGACGCGGACAGCGCAGGCGTCGGCGCAGGGCTCGTGTTCACGAACACGGCCGCACACATCGACGCGGCCGGCGGAACGATCAGCTTCACCGACACCAACGGAACCAAGAACCTGAGCGCGATGCCCGTCATGGGCACGATCATCCTCGACTTCGGCGCCTTCCCAGGATCTTCCAACGCATCCGTCGCCGTTGCGGACGCCGGCATCAAAGCCGGTTCTGTGACAACCGCCCAGATCGAGCCAATCGCAACCGCCGATCACTCGGCCGACGAGCACATCGCCGATCCGCCGGCTGTCTACGCAGACAGCGTTGTTGCTGGCGTAGGGTTCACTGTTCGAGGCAGCTACACGCAGCAAGATGGCGCACGGACTTACGGTAAGTGGACGGTCGCCTGGTCGCGGACGTAGCCTTCTTTCCAACGATTTTTCGCCGATCTACGCACGCAAGAGGAAACGAACATGGGCCTGCAAATCATCGGAACCTCGGGCATTGGCTACATCGCCGACGTCAACATCGATCAGCAGTTGCAAGTCAACACGCCCATCACCATCACGGGCCTCGCTGTTGGACGCGGTCCCGGATTTCTTGCGCTGGTATCCGAAAACGATCCGGGCACCATCACGGGCGAGCGCTACCTGCTGCCGCCGGAGACGGATGACGACTACCGTCTGCGCGTCGGCGTCGACTCGCTCAAGTTCTTCGAGCCGTGGGCGCAGTCGACCATCAACTCGGGCACGTGGTCGCTCGTGTCGACGACGCTCCTCACCACCGTGACCGGCGGATACTGCAAGCTCAACAGCTCGGGACTCACGACGGCCAACGGCGTCGCGCGCATCATGACGCTGCGCACGTTTCCGTCCTACTCGACCTACCCGATCTACGTCACCTTCCAGTTGCAGGTGAACGCTTCGGCCCTCGGCATCCCAAACACGCAATGGGAGGCCGGGCTCTGCCTCAACGGCACGACTGCAAACACCGCAACACCAACCGACGGCATCTACCTGCGCATGTCGAGCTTGAGCGTGCTTACGCTCGTCTCGAACTTCGCCGGTGCAGAAACGACATCGGCACCCATCAACTACGCCGGACTCGCGGTCAACACCAACTACGAAGTCCTCATCACCGTCACCCCGGGCAGCTTGGAGCTGTGGATCAACAACGTCCTCTACGCAGAGGTCGCTACACCAACCGCGCTCCCCGACTTCACGCAGTCACTCGCGCTGCCGTTCAACGCTCGTATCTACAACACAGCGACACCGCCCGCTTCTGCAACGACCCTCGCCATCGGCGCCATCGAGGTCTCTTACGGTGGCATGAACAACGCTGCGAGCTTCCCCGATCGCGTCGCGATGAGTGAGCAGGGTGGCTATCAGACGCAGTCGGGAACCATTGCTCCTGCACAAACTGCGCAGTGGGCCAACAACGCTGCTCCTGCCACCATCACCCTCGCTTTTCCCGGCTCCAACACAGCCGCGGCGTACACCACCTTCGGAGGCGCATTCATCGTGGCCGCGCCCGCAGGATCGGAAAACGACGCGCTCCTGTTCGGATTTCAGGTTCCCGCCAACGCTGCGGGAGCCATGAATCGAAATCTACTCATTCGAGGCGTGCGCATCCGAACCGTCAACATCGGAGCTGCGGTCGCGACGACCGCAACCGTCTTGCAGTGGGGCATTGCCGTCGGTTCCTCCGTGGTATCTCTCGCCGCCACAAGCGATACGACCACGACGTCCTCGGCAGTCAAAAGCCCGCGTCGCAAAGCGCTCGGCATGCAGGGCTTCATCGTCGGCGCTGCCATTGGCACCGAAGCTCAGCTCATCGACTGCTACTTCGGCGATTCGCCCCTCTTCGCAGAACCGGGAAGCTTCGTGCAGATCATGATGCGCATCCCTGTCGGCACTGCGACGGCATCGCAGCTTCTGCGCGGCATCGTCGACATCGACGCGCAGTACGAGTGAGGCGTCGCGGACGACCCGAGGGCTTCATTCATGGCACTAAAAATCACCGGAACGTCGGGATATACTGCCGACATTGATGCAGACGGCCGACTCCTAATCAACGGCCCCATTGTTGATTTTGGAGGACCAAGTCCGCTCCTTCCCGGACGTGGTCCGGGATTCTTCGCTATCGCCGCCGAAACCGATCCGGGAGCGTACACCGCGTCTCGCTTGATACTTGGTTCCGAAACGGACGATGACTACCGCCTGCGAACTGGCGTCGATTCTCTTCAGTTCTTCGAGCCGTTCGCGCTCATCACGATCAACAGCGGCACGTGGTCGCTCACGACCTCGAACATGACCGTGGTCGTGGGAAGAGGATCGGCGACGCTCAACAGCAACGCAATCCTCACTTCCGGTTCCTACGCAGTCCTCAACACCCTGCGAAGCTTCGCGCTCTACAGCTCGTTCGAGACGCGAGTTGTCTTCCAGATGATGATCCAAACGGGCGCCGCCGCAGGATCGGCGGCGCCACTCTTCATCGCAAATACCGTCTGGGAGGTCGGACTCTACATCGCCTCGGGCGTCAGTGCCCCGACCGACGGCGTCTTCGTCCGCATGAATGATGTGGGACAGATGTCTCTCATCGCGAGCTTCAACGGCACAGAGACTAGCGCAGTCGTTACGACCACGGACATGCTCCCGTTCACCAGCTATCAGTACGAAGTCAACATCCTGCCAGAGCACATCGAGTTGTGGATCGATAACGTTCTTCGCGCATCCATTCGCGTGAACGTTCCAGCTCCTTTCACCGTACCGGGCCCAACCATCTCGCCCGCTCTGCCGTTCACAGCCCGCGTCTACAACAGCGGCGTCGCAACGCAGTTCACAAGGCTCGCTATCGGCCCCATCGAAATCAGCACAGGAGCGATGCAAAACTCGACACGATTTTACGATCGTGTCGCGATGAGCGAGCAGGGCGGCTACCAAACGCAGTCTGGCAACACCACGCCCGCGCAAACTGCGAACTGGACCAACAGCCTCGTTCCGGGCACCGCGGCGCTCGCCAACGCAACAGCCAGCTACACGACCATGGGCGGCGCGTTTCTCTTTGCCGCTATTGCAGGCGCGGAAACCGACTACTGCCTCTTCGGGTTTCAGGTTCCCGCCGACTCTGTCGGCGGCATGAACCGGGATCTCGTCATCCGAGCCGTGCGCATTCGGACGGAAGCAACCGGCGGAAACGTCGCCGCAGCCGGGGCTGTTTTTCAGTGGGGCATCGCCGTCGGGTCAAACGCCGTCTCGCTCGCAACCGTGGAGACCACCACTACTGCATCCGCCGTCAAAGGGCCGCGCCGCAAGGCGCTCGGGATGCAGGGCTTCCCCGGCTCCTCCGTCATCGGCACCCGAGCACAAATGATCAACTCCTTCTTCGGCGATTCGCCGTTGTACTGCGAGTCGGGAGCGTTCGTGCAGATCATTCTCCGCGTCATCGTTGGGACAGTCGGAGGCGGATCGTTGTTTCGCGGCACCGTCGACATCGACGCGCAGTACGAGTGATCTAAACAGGCATTGCGACCGCGAAACGTTGCGCCCGAACATCGAGGACCAGACCCATGAGCAAGCAGATCGTCTCGTTCAACGCCAACGTCACCGTCGAGTGCCGCTGGGCCGACTTCAAAGCCACGATCGCGGCCAAGAGCCTGTTCCACCAGTTCGCAGAGGATGCGGACACGTACACGATCTTCGCCATCGACGGGCAGGTCGCCTACAAGACGATCCTGATCAAGAGCCCGGAGGCGAACGTCTACCCGTTCACGCCCGACTACGACCAGGCGGCCAACGACGCCGACCTCGCGGACTTCGAGACCAACTTCAAGCCAAGTGCGAACCACGTCCTCGATCCTCGGGCCGCTGACGGGCGCCTCACCGTGCGCCAGTCAACGGCCAACCGCATGGCGAACTTCAAGCTTCGCGCCGTCTCCTTCACCACGGCAAAGGCCGGCAGCGTCCACAACGTCAGCCCCATCACCAACAGCGCCTACGGAGATGTGACGCTGACGCTCTACGACGCCGCGGGAAACGCCACCGCCGTCGAAGCGGAGGCGGTCAAGACCGTCGTCGACTTCGAGCCGACATACGACTACGAAATCATCGGAGGGTTCATCGACCTTCCTTCGGTCTTGAGGGACGGCACGACGAACCAGTGGTTCATCTCCGCGGTCGGCGTCCCGGACTATCCGCCCGTCTTCTTCGGGCAGGTCGACTTCGTGTCCGAAGTGAACCTCGAAGCCGTCACGAACCAGCGCGTCATCTCGGACGGTCGAGCGGTCTCCTTCATGCCGTACAACTACGGCGGCAACCCGCACACCAACAGGATGCGCTTCACGATCAAGCATCCGGCCGGCGCGCAGCAGCGCTTCCAGTGCTACCTCGAACACTTCACGAAGTAAGCTTCCATGGCCCACTTGAACCAGGCCTCGATGCCGCAGGCCGCGTGCGTGCTCGTCTTCGAGCCCACGACCCATCGCATCCTTGCGGTCTCTCGCCGGAACGACCCGACCGCCTTCGGGCTGCCTGGCGGAAAGGTCGACCCCGGCGAAACGCCCATTCACGCCGCAAGGCGCGAGATGCTCGAAGAGACGGGCTTCATCGTCAGGCTCGACCAACACGTCCTGACCGCGGTTTGCTTCGGAGAAGTCCCCCACCTCACGACCACCTACCTCGCCACCATCACTGGATGGAACGGGCCATCGAACGAGAGCGGTCGCGTTGCGTGGGTCACGTGGGGCGATCTCTTTCAAGGGCCTTTCCGCGACTACAACCGGCAGCTCTACGAGATCGTTCGCAGACTTTTTCCGAACCTTCGGCAAGCGTGAGGATCGTATGACCTGGCTCTACGGCAAGACGGGCACGTCCTTCTTCGACGTCTGGTCGATCGTCCACTTCTGCTTTTGGGTATTCGCAGGCTCCGTCGCTTGGGGTGCGAAGGTGCAGAAGTGGTGGGCGCTCGCTGCGGGCGTCCTCTTCGCGCTCGCGTGGGAGTGCTTCGAGCGATACGCGGAAAAGCGCTGGCCGCAATATTGGCTCCACCCCGAGAGCTGGTGGAACTCGTGGATCAGCGACATCCTCATGTGCGTCCTCGGCGTCCTCTTCATCTGGGCGCTCCTAGACAGGTACGCGCGGTGACCGTCGAGGCGTGGGCGGACATTGCGGGAAAACCGAACGACGCCGTCTACGTCGGCTTTTCCACAGTCCCAAGCAACCCTATCTCCAGGATCGTTCGGGCCGTCACTGGATCGGACGCGAGCCACGTCTGGCTCGTGGTAAGCCTCTTCGGCGTCAGGTGCGTCGTTGAAGCCGGAGATTTCGGATTCTTTCCCTCGATGACCTTCGATCGTTTCAGGAAAAAGAATCAGGTCGTCGACTTTTTCCCAATCCGGCACGACCTCCGCGCCGGCCTTCATTGGGCGGCAAACCACTTCGGAGAGAAGTACGACTACGGCGGCCTAATCGGCATGGCGCCCGTCATGCTCGGACGCTTCTTTCACCGACGATGGCGCAACCCGTTCGGCTCGCGTAATGCCCTGTTCTGCTCCGAAGCCATCTCAGAAATCTTCAAGCGATCCAGGGTGCCCGGCTTCCAGAAGTTTGTTCCAGAGGAAACCACCCCAGAACAGATTCGGACCGTGCTCCGCAACGCCGAGTTTCAGAGGCTCAGCGAAAGCGTTCGCCAGACTCGCGACAAGTCGAAGGTTTTGGTAGCATCACGAGCTAAGGAGGACCGCACATGATCGGGAAAATGCTCGAATGGCGTTCGGGGTTGCTGCGTCGCTGCGGCAACGGGTGCAGATGATGGCCGTCGGAGGGGTCCTTGCCGCTTTGCTCCCGTGGGCGCTCGCCGTCTTCGGGCTGACCGTGATCATTGCGATCTCGCGCGTCATGCGGCCCCTCCGGCGGCTCTTTCGCCCCGTCGCGCCCGACGGCGTCACCGAGCTGCCCGTTGGCCGCGTCCGCGCGTTCTTCGGCCATCTCATCCACTGCTGCATGTGCGTTGGAACCTGGGTTGGGTTCGTCTACGCCCTCCTGGGCTTCCAGATCATCCCGGAGCTTCCTCGCCTTGGCGTCATCCACATTCCCGGGCTCCACTACGCGCTCAACGCGTTCGCCGCAACGGGTGTATGCTGGTGCCTGCACGTGATCCTCACCAGGCTCGGCGCCGACAAGCTCTAGCCGGTCGTCTGCTCCTCGATCGCGACCGCGGTCGCCCGCCACAAGGAACTCCGCCATGACCGAAGGCTACAATCCGTTCACAGGCTTCTTCCTGTCGCCGAACCTCTGCTCCTTGTCCAACGAGGACACGAGCGGCCTTCAGAACGGCTGCCTCGCGTACGTGGAGGATGTCAACCGCTACTACCGCTACGCGGCCAACGGGACCGACGCGCCGCTCGACGGCGTCTACGTGGTCTCGACGTGGACGGGCCCCATCAACCCGGGCTGCGACCCGCTGCCGCCCGGCCTCAACGCGCACGGTACCGACAAGCCGCGATGGGTCCTCACCAACCTCGCCGACGCGATCGGGACCACGGCCAACTCGACCAAGTGGTTCATCGACGCCGTCTTCGGCAACGACAACAACATCGGCACCGTCCCGAGCAAACCGCTCCAGACGTTCCGCGAGCTGGGTCGGCGCTGGAGGAACGGCGCGACCTACAACACCGACTACATCTTCGTCACGATCCTCTCGGATCACTTGCTCGACGACGACGTCATCGACATCTGCCGACCGCTCGGCGACCCCAACCAGAGCCAAAACTTCCCCATCATCATCCAGGGAAAGCGTCAGGATCCTGTCAGTTCCGGCGTCATCGGACCAGTCTCGGTCGGCGTCTACCACGCCGCTCCCGTGTCTCCTGGCATCGCAGCCGGAGGCCACGGCGTTCTGCTCGACATCGGCGCTCTCGGCGCGGCGTATCCGAACAGCTTCCTGCAAATCACCCGCCCCGGCGTTCTCCTCAATGCGTGGATGTGCTTGGTCGGAGTCTACAACTCCGGCACACCCCCGCTCGACTACTCGACTCCCATCGTTCTGCAAGCGGTCGCTCCGTCGCCTGCCATCCCACCGGACCCCGCCCTCAACCAAGACTCTCCCGTTCCAGGCGACACCTTCAACGTTCTCGGGGACGGATGCAGCATCCCCGACACCATCGTGCTCGACATTCCGTCGTTCGCCGAGGTCTGGTTCTACGACGTCGAGCTGCGGCAGGGGACGCCCACCACGCCGACCGCCGTGCAGAACCTTCAGTCTGGCGCGATGCGCTTCTACCGTTCTTCGGGATCCTCGGCGAATCCTGCACGGCTCTACACCGGGCCGAACTCCCAGGTGTCCCTCTACTTCATGGGGAGCACCACCAAGGACATCCAGGTCCTCATGCGAAACCCGGCCACCTCGGCCGGACAAAGCAGCTACTCGATCAGCGGCGGGCTTCGCCTGGACGCTTCCCTCTACGACAACAATCAGGGCATCGACGCCAACGCCGTCGACTTCTGGAACGATTCCGTCTTCGCGCCAGGCGCCTACGTCACCCTCCAAAGCGGGCGCATCCTCACGGTCGTCGACCTGTGGATCCAGTACAACGTCGCAACGAGCATCCGCAGCTCTGGCGGCGTCATCTTCTTCAACAACGCGCTCTACGGCAGCGGCAACCTTGCCGACATCATGCAACTCGGCGAGTACACCAAGGGCGTGTACAGCAGCGCTGCGCAACTCACCGTCGCTGCCAACCTTGGCGCCGCTCAATCGGGCGGCATCAACTACCTCAACGGCGTCTCGAAGACGTTCGTTCCCGCCGACCTGCCGTTCGTCTCCATCGCCACAGGTGCCGACTCGCAATCCGGCATGATCAAGCGAGGCGGCGGCATCTAACCAGCCTCCAGGGCAAACGAAAGGAGGGAAGGGCGTTCGCCCGACCCTCCTTCGTTGTTTTGATGGCCGACTTCTACCGCCCTCGCCGCCACCATTTCACCTTCTGATCATCCGTTCGCCGTCAGCCAATCACCTCGACGCCTTCGTTCTGTGCGCGGACGCGGAAGAACCACGTCTCGTTCCGGCGGGACGCGACGTACTCCTTGCCCTTGAAGATGAACGGGCCGTTCTTCTTGAGGCGGTCGACGAGACCCTTCACGTGCACGCTCATCTGCTCGCGAACGGTCTTGATCCGAACCTCCAGCGTCTCGATTTCGGCGGACATTTTCTCGTAGGAAACGAAGAGCGCCTCCTTCTCCACCGCCGTCAAGGGCGGCAGCTCCGGGACGTCCGTCTTCTCTTCCGCCGTCTTCTTCTCGTCCGTTTTCTCGGCCGTATCGTTCATGGTGCTCTCCTTTGGGCCGTCCACGACCCATGCCTGTGATAGCATTTTCTCATGGGCGACTGGCAAGAAGATGCGAGAAAACCGATCAAGCAAGGCAAGTGCGTCTGGTGCAATGGCTCTCGACTAAGCATAACTCTTTCCCAAGAACGCCAGACCATCCTGGCGAAGCAATGGGATCAGAAAATCCTCTCGATGCCTCCCTCCGCTACGCGCGCCGAAGCGTCCAGGCTCCGAGAAATGCGCAAGAGGGTCGACCAGGCCAAGGCCGGCAAGTTGTGCGAGACGTGCGTCGGCTGGCTCGAAAAGGGCGCGTAGTCGAAGCGTCGGCGGTGCTTCGCGCGAGGAAGCGTAGACCTCCCACCGAATACGCGTGGTAGTCTCAGCCCAGGCTCATGCTCCTCCGCAAGTGTCAGGCGCCAGGCTGCGAGCACACGTTCATCGTGGGCGCACGCAACGCGCATCAGAAGTACCACTGCCGAAGTTGCGGAGAGGCCGACCGGAAACGGTGGATGCGCCCCGAGCGGCAGCAATACATGCGCGGATACATGCGCGACTACCTTGTCGGCTACGTTCGTCCTGAAGACCGGGCCAACGACGGCGAGGAGATGCCCAGCGCCATGGTTGCCGGCGCGGAGCCCGTCAGCGAACAAAAGGCAACGCCCAATCAGGAGATCCTGATCGAGTCGCCCATCCTGACAACGCACCATCTAACAATCGCGCCTTCGACCAAGCCCGACCTCAGCCTCTCGTTTCTCAAGACTTCGAGCGCACGAGAAAAAGATTCAGAGCCCGCCACGGAGGCCGATTCTGCGCCCAAGACCTACGATGACGAAGCGTCGGGGCACGTCCTGCTCTCGCGCAAGAAGCGGCTTGTCAAAAGTCGCTGAAAGACGCCCATGCTCATTCGCGTTCGCCACATCCCCATCACGCCGTACGCCATGCTTCCCGCAGGAGCTGCCGTCGGGGTTTACATCCCCGGCGTCAGCGAAATCGGTCACGCGCTGGAGAAGGGGTACAACGCTGCAAAAAGCGCACTCAATAAAATCGGCGACGCATTCGAGAGCGCCGGCAAATGGATCGGGGAGAACGTTGGGGCCGGAGGCAAGTGGCTCTGGGAACACGACCCGATCATGCAGCTCGGGTACAAGATCGCGAAGGGCGAAAACGTCTGGCAAGCGCTCAAGGAGGTCGGCGCCATCATCGGCGAAGACATCCGCATCTTCGGGCCCTACCTCGCCTACATCCCCGGCGTCGGAACGGCGGCGGCGATGGCCATCGCGGCAGGCCTTGCGCTCGCCAACGGCAAGAGCCTCACCGAGATCGCCATCGAGACCATGCGCGGAGCCATTCCGCCAGGGCCGTTCCAGACCGCATTCGATACCGCCAACGCGCTCCTCCACGGCAAGAGCATCACGGACGCCGCACTCGAAGCGCTCCACAAGGAGTATCCGGCGGCCTACGACGTCGCAAAAGCGGCCATCGACGTCGCCAAGGGCGGCAGCATCACCGAAGCTGCGCTCTCGGCCCTCCGCGACCAGTTGCCGCCCGAAGCGCAAGGGGCCCTGGACGCAGGCATCGCCATCGCGAAGGGCAAGCGCGTCCAAGACGCTCTGCTCGACGGCATCCGCACGGCCCTGCCGCCCGACTATCAGGAAGCCTTCGACGTTGCCCGCGACGTCGCCAACGGCAAGAACATCGTCGACGTCGCGATCGCCGAAGCCAAGAGGCAACTGCCTCCCGAAGCGCAGGCGTACGCGGACGTCGCCATCGCGCTGATCAAGGGCGCGAAGGTTTCCGACGTTCTCATTCAGGCCGCGCGCGCCGCCATTCCCGCCGAATACCTCAAGTATTTCGACATGGCGATGAATCTCAAGAGCGTCGACGCATCCGCCGTCATCGCCGCTGTCAAGGCGCAAGTTCCTGCGAACACGCCCATCGATCAGGTCTACGCCATCGCGAAGAACTTGCAGACGACGGGCGCTGCAACCGGAGGCGTGCGCGCGGTTGTTCGCGGAAACTCCATCGCGTTCGAGGCCAGACCACACATCGCGCTCGGAGGCCTCTTTCCGACCCGTCCGCCGCAGTACCGACAAGTGTCCGTCGGCGCAGGGGCCATCGTCAACGCTGCCCTCAACGTCGCGATCGAAGAGCTGCGCCAACGGCTCCCCAGCGAACCTGCCGCGCAGGCTGCGTTCCAAGCCGCCGTCGATCTCGTCAAGGGAAAGAGCCTCGAAGACGTCGCCATCGAGGTCTCCAAGAGCTTCGTCCCGCAAGAATACCAAGACGCATACGGCAAGGCTGCAAAGGTCGCCGACGACGTCATTCACGGTGCCAACCTCGGCGACGTTGGCATGGACGCAATCCGCGCCAACCTCCCCGATGGAGCTGCCGGATACGCCGATCTCGCACTTCGCTTCGTTCAAGGCGAAAAATCAACCGATGCGGCGCTGGCTGCCGCTCGCCTGCTCCTCCCCGCAAACGCGCAAGGCGCATTCGATCTCGCCATGAGCCTCGCCAGCCAGAGCGCGAGCTTCCGGCAAGCGGCCATCGACGCCGTCAAGGCTGCCATGACCCCAGGCCAAGACCTCAACACGGCCTTCGACCAGGCCGTCTCGCTCGCGAAGGACCAGATCCCACAAAGCTTCATCGACGATCTCAAAACGAAGGCGGCCATCGGAGACGAACTCAAGGCCGCTTTCGATCAGGTCATCGAACTTGCCAAGGGAAAGGCCATTCAGAGCATCGCGACCGAGATCGTGAAGGGATACATCCCCGACGATTTCAAGGCCTCATACCAAAAGGTCGCGGATTTTGCGAACCAAGCGCCCACGAGCGACGCTGCGCTCAACGTCTTTCGACAGAAAGTGTCTCCAGCCGGACAACACGTCGTCGACAGCGCCACCGCTTTGTTCAAGGGAGCGGCGCCAGAGAACATCGCCAACGACGCCGTGGTCCAGGATGTCGTTGCACGGGTCGTCGCCTACCAGAAGAGCGCCGCTGCCTACCAAAAGGTCGCCGCACCCAGAACGGCCGTTCCTGCCCCGATCCTCGCCCGCGTGACAAGGCTTCGGTCCAACATGCTCGCCTCCGTCAACGGAACGTCTGATCCGGCGTCCGACCCTCTGCGGTCCCCAGACTTGATCGTCGTCGTTGCACCCGGCGAAGAAGACTGGACCGCATACAACCAGGCTCTCGAAGACATTGCTCGACGACGGGCCGCGCTCGGCCAGTCCAACCCGTACCTCGGATCGCCCATCGATCCAGATTTTCAGAAAGCGATCGACGCCAAAACTGCGCAATACCAGGCGGAGATGGCTCCCAAGATCAACGCGCGCCGTTTTCTTCGTCTCGAAGGCGCAGTCGAAGAATCGGCCGAGGGCGCAACTAAGGGCAAGAGCACGATCAAAACCGTCGCCCTCGTCGCCGGCGGAGGAGCCCTCGCCTACTATTTGATCAGGCGCCGCAGGCACGCTCCCTAGACCGCTCGTCCAACGAAGAAAAGACGTGTACGCTACTGCTCGTCAGCGCGACTTTCCGTAAGCCACCGTCGGGAGACACCGCATGCCCCCGCGCACCAGCCCAAGCATCGATCCGAAGAGCATCCCCTACGACGTCTACGCTCTCGCGTATGCGCTGGCCGACGCTCTGATCCCCAAGTTCACGTGGGTGCTCACGACCATCGACCAGAACCAGCAGATCACCGTGAGCACGGAGCTGCTCGACGACGTCAACCTGTTCGTCGAATGCGGATCGGCCGGCATCGTCGAGTTTCAGCTCGAAAAGGACGGGGGCGCCAAGTACACCCAACAAAGCGTCGTTGCGGGGCAGAGAATCTTCGGGAGGTTCAAGAGAATCGGCCCGAACACCAACGTCTACCCGCTCATCGGCTACGGCAACTCGTCGCAGCGGTCGCGCTGAAGGATTTCGCATGAGCCCTCGAAACCACATCCTCCCCGTTCTTCCGCTTGCCCTGTCGGTTCTCACCGCCGGAGGCGTTCTCAGCTCCTACGTCGGGTGTTCCGGGGCCAACGGCGGCAAGGATGCGCGGGCCGAAAGCGCCACGGCACAACCGTCCGCTCCGACTTCCAAGATCCTCACGGCGCCGAGCGCGTCGACCTCCAAGTAGTTCGCGAGCCTCGGCCCGCCCCAACGCCCCCACATCCACGAGGAGATCCACATGCACCGTCATTCCTGCGGCCGAGGCTTCTGCTCCGGCGAATGCAACACGCAAGACCCGCGCGAGCGCGACCGGAAGAGCCCCGCGTTCCCCAGCCGTTTCGACGGCATGGTTCCGATGCCTCCGCAGATGGCTCCCCCGCCCGCTGCTCCGCCGGCCGACATCAACGCGAACCCGCTGAACCAGCCGCCCTCGGACGTTCCCCCGTACATCCCCGGAGGGTTCACGTCCGACACCAACATGCCGTTCACGCCCGACCAGGGCGGCGGCAACACGGACATGACCTTCAACCCCGACCAGGGCGGCGGCGACGCCAACATGCCGTTCACGCCCGACCAGGGCGGCGGCGACGCCAACATGCCGTTCACGCCCGACCAGGGCGGCGGCGACGCCAACATGCCGTTCACGCCCGACCAGGGCGGCGGCCAAGTCATGACCCCGCAGCAGCCCGACATGCCGGCCTACAACCCCGCGCCCGACACCTCGAACGTCATGCGCCCCGTCGATCAGGGGGGTCAAGACGGTCAAGGAACCGTCGTTCAACCGCAGGGCCAAGGCGACCAGGGCGGTTTCACGACCAACATCATGATGCCCGATCAGAACACGTCGACGTCGGTCAACGAACCCATCGCGACCGAGCCTGCGCCCCCGCAGTACACGATCTCGAACCCGGGCATGATCAACGTCGCCTACACGCCTCCGGCTCCAGTTCTCGACGAGAAGGACCTCTGGGAGAAGCGACAGCGCGAAGCTGCCGCAGCCGCCCCGGCCCCGCAGGAGTTCTTCGGCATGATGCGTCTCCCGCCTCCCACCTCCACGATCCAAGGAACGGCGTCGACGGGCGCGTGCCCCGGATGCGGCCGTTCGTACACGGGGGCTTCTGCGCGCAGCGGCACCGTCGCGCGCTGCCCGTACTGCGGCACGGCCATGTCCGCCTCTCTCGGCGGCATCACCCGCCCGTCGAGCCGTGTCGAGCGCACGCCCGCGGACAAGCTCGTCGAACGCCTCGTGAAGAACATCCAGGGCACCGCCCACACCTCCGGCGTCGGGCAGACCTACCTGCCGGGAGGCCCGCGCGTCTCCTCGACCCCCGCCGAGGACCTCATCGCGCGAGGCCTCAAGAACTCGCAGCTCAACTGGCGCGGCGGCCAGTCGGCCGGCGTTCACGGCGCCATGCACGCGGACATGCGCGGCGCGACGAAAACGCACGCCGACCACCTCGTCGAGCGTCAAATCGCGATGGCCCACATCCGGCGCAACCCTGCGGCCGTGCACGCCCACGTCTCCGGGATCGTCAACCATCCCGCGTCGACGGCCGGCGTCTCCATCGCCGATCCGGCCCTCGTCGAGTACCGCAGCGGCGGCATCTCGTACGGCGCCATGTACCAGAGCCTCCGGGGCCGCGGGTACACCGACGCGCAGATCGCTGTCGCGCTGAGGATGCGATGATCTGCGGCGGTTGCGGGCGCGAGTACCGAGGCGTGTCGAGCCGTAGCGGCACGCCGCGGTGCCCGTACTGCGACAAGCCGTACGGACAAGCGGCAACCGGCGCGACGAGGGTCGCCCCCGTCATCACCGCAGATCAGCGCGTCGTATTCCTGCCGAACCCGCTGAAGGACCGCCCGTTCTACCTCAAGCGCATCTACGACGCACCCACCAGCGACTCACCGATGGGTCCGATCGATCAGCAGACCACCGCGCAGATTCGCGCGAGGATCATCGGACAGAAAGGGTAGCCGTGTCGCCCTACGCCATGTCTCCGTACGCCTACGTCATCGAATACGGGCTCGCGCTCGGCACCATCACGCCCAGCGAAGTCCGCGACATCGGGCTCGACCCGAGAGACTTCTGGCCCGACTTCTCGCAAGTCGTTCCGAAGCCCGGCGTTCGGCAGACCAGCTACAAGGGCTCCAAGGTCACGACTCCGATGAAGCCGCCCTACCCCGCGAACGATCCCGTCCTGCAAGCCGTCGCGTACGGCTTGCAGAACGGAATCATCGCGATCAAGCAGGTCGACTGGCTCGGGCTTCACCCTGCCTACTTGGTTCCGTCGAACGTTCACTTCCCGAAGCTGCGGACCGAGTAGGCCCGTCAGTCCTCCGCGCTCGTCGCTCTTGTGCGGCGACGACCAGAAGAAGATCATCGCCTTCACAGGAGACATCATGGACTCGAAGACTCCCTACATCATCGGCGGCCTGGCCGTGCTCGGCGTCGGCGCCTACTTCCTGCTCCGCAAGACCCCGGTCACCGCTGCGGCGACTCCGGGAACTACCGCGCTGCCCGCCGGTGGAACTCCCGTCGCCGGAACGCCCGCCACGACCGTCCCGCAGGCCATGCCTGCCGGGTGGCCGACCAGCATTCCGTGGCCGCCGCCCGGCCTGCCCGCCGGCACGGCGCTGCCGACCGCCAAGCCTGCATGGTGGCCCGCCGGCATCACCTACCCGCCGACCGTTCCGACGAACGTCTCGAACGTCCCGAGCAGCCTGCCCGGCACCACGACGTCTCCCCAGCCGCCGGCCGAAGCCAAGTTCAACCGCCTCGGCGCGACCCCCGATCAGGAGGCGCAGGCCAAGCAGAACATGTGGCACGTGCTTCAGATGGTCGCGCTTGCCGACGCAACCGCGAATCCTGCCACGCTCGACGCGACGCACACCGTCGGCCTCGGTTCGAGCGACCCGAGCGGCACCTCCGCAGCGCAGAGCATCGCAATGCTCAACGACGCTCTCAACGGCGGCGGACAGTACGTCCTCATCAGCGTTCCCCCGACCGACGGATCGGGCAACGCCATGCCTCCGACCTTCCTGTTCACGAACCTCGAAGGCGCCATGTCTTCCGGTCTCGGCGCGGGCGTCGGCGGCCCGTGGACGCTCTTCCTCACCCCGAACGAGTGGCGCACCGTCGAAGCCGCCGTCGTCGCACAGGGAGCGCCTCCCGCCGTTCCGACTCTTCCGCAGAGCGCTCCGACGGGGTGGCCGGCGGGCGTCGCATGGCCCCCGACCGGATGGACCCCGGGGCAGCCCGTTCCCTCGACGGCTCCCTCGGGCTGGCCGGCCAGCATCCCCTGGCCTCCGACCTCCGCGAGCATCCCGGGATTCACCCCGCCCGCCGGAACGCCCCAGATCCCGCCCAGCATCCCGACCGATCCGACGCAGTACGCCGCCTACATCGCCCAGCTCAAGGCCATGGGCCTCCCGGTCCCTCCCGGCGCCTGATTCGACCACGCGTTTTCGGTGGAGCCCTCGACGTCGCGCTTTGCGGCGTCGCAGGGCTCCATGATGCTGCGGGGTTCGCCCGCCAAGAGAAACCTCATGGCCGACAGCTTCGAGTCCATCCCAGCATCCGCCCGCAAGGAAGCGTCGAACACGCTGCTCTACGTTTTGCTCGGCGGCGCCGCTCTTGCCGGCGTCGCTTGGTTTCTCACGAAGAAAGAACCGCCGCTCGTTGCTGGGCCGGACAACCAAACCAGACCGCTGCCGCCGCCTTCCGTGCCAGCGCCGCCAAGCGTTCCCGAGATGACCAACGCCGAGAAGGTGTTGCTCTGGCGGCAGCTCGCCTCTGCGCAGCTCGAAAACGGATCTGCTCCGAACACGACCAACATCATCGGGCGAACGCCCGCGTCCAACGAAGCGACCACCTCCGCGCTTCGCGACATCGTCTACCGAAATCGATCCGTCGCCGAAACTACGGCGGATGCGCAAACCGTCACGATGTCGGCGCCGAACCTTGCGCCTGCTGCGGCCCAGCCTGGCAAATACGTTCTTGTCTCCTTGAACGGACTCGTCTTGTGGTTCGCCACCCTCGACGAAATCAAGAACGAAGTGCTCACGGCATCGAAGAACTACCGGATCTTTCTCAAGCCTGACGAATGGAGCACTGTTCAGGCTCTCGCTGGCGCCCCGTACGCGGCGGTCCTCCCATGAAAGCCCCCTCGCTCACTCGCCGAGTCGGAACCGAAAGCACGGCCCACACGGGCGCGTGGACCATGGGCTGCGAAGAAACCGTCTCCACGCCAGTCATGCTCATTCACGTGGGCGCAGCTCTCGTTCTTTACGCAATCGCCTATGAGCGCGGCGCGGCTTCTGAGAAAAAGACCTGACCAAACTTCGGCGCACTTCCAACGCCCACGACTGACGGAGTTTTACGATGCCCTGCCCCAACCCGAGCTGCCCGTACGCAAACGACCCAAGCCACTTCTGCCCATGCTCCTCGGCTGCTGTCGGTAGGGGCGGCGGGGGAGGGGGCGGAGGACATGGAGGCGGCGGAGGAGGCCATGGAGGCGGCGGAGGCGGCGGAGGCCACGGCGGCGGAGGGCATGGCGGAGGTGGAGGCCGCGGGTGGGGCGGCGGAGGGTGGGGAAACTACGGGCTGAGGCCCAGGCCGCACGGGTACTACGGCTGGTACGCAAACGGATACTGGTGGCCGGGCTGGTGGGACTACCCGAACGAGCTGAACGATACGAGCAGCCTCCTCGCACTCGCCAGAGCCTTGCAGAACGGCGCCATCACAGGCGCGCAGGTGCGAGCCATGGGGATCAGCCCCAACGCCCTCATCGCCATCCTCAGCCCGTAGCGGCTCGCCGACTTACCGCAAGCCCGCCAGAGTCCAAAGAGCATGATCCTCTTCTCATACGGCTCCAATCACCCGGCCCAGCTCGCTGAAAGGCTTGGCCGCGCCATCAAGAGGACATGGCCGGCATTTTTGCCGGGACACGAACGAGTGTTTCGAGGGCGGTCCGTGCGGTGGAACGGAGGCGTCGCGAGCCTCAAAGCACATCCGAAGGCCACGACCTACGGGTACGCCGCCGAAGTCAACCGCGCAGACATCGAAAAGCTCGACGTTTACGAAGGGATTGCCCAAGGCAAGTACAAGCGCGTCGAACTGCCCATCGTCATCGAGGTGCACGGCGCTCACAAGGAGACGCTCGCATCGCTCTACGTCAGCACCAGCGAAGAGTTCAACGCGCCGAGCAGGGAATACCTCGACGCCGTGGCGAAGACCATCGCGTCTTTCTGGGTCGGATCTAAGGGTACGATCACGCGCAAAGACATCCCCATCCGCTGAGGAGTCCGATGGCCGCCAAAAAAGCGAAGAAGTGGTCGAAAAAGATCAAGACGTCCTGGGAACCGCCGGAGGGTCTTTTCAAGCAAGACCCGAAGACGATCGCGTACGCGGTCGCGTCCGATTCCAAGGACTTGCGGCAAGCCGTCCAGAGGATCCAGTTCTACGTGAACCGCGCCGGATCGAATCTGTCCACCGAGCGCAAGCGTACAATGGACAGGGCCAAGGACTACGTTCGGTTCCTCTTCGACAACCCGTCCTCGCTCGCGCAAGTGCGACGTTCGTCGATCGCCCCATCCTCCACCTTCCTGTCCCTCGCTTGACGAGAACCCCATGAAGGCTACGAGCTGGTTCTTTCTTGGTGGCGGAGCCCTCGCCGTCACCTACCTCGTCCTCCGATCTCGGGAAGAGGCCGCCAAGAGCCAAATCGCGAACATTCAGGCGCCGATTCAGACCGTAGAGCCGAAGACGTCTTCCGACGTTCTCAACCAAGGCCCGCCGCCAAGCGATGTTCGGCGAACCTCTACCTAGCCAGACGGCACGATCTTCATCTAACCTTCGACGAGGACCATGAACAACACGTCGCGCGAGTGGGTCATCACCTTCCAAAAAGGAGCCAAGAGCGAGCCGGTCCAGCTCGTTCGATTGTCTGCCACGAGCGCCGACATCGCGAAGAAGACGTTCCTGTCGCTCGTCCCTCATGCGAAGGTCTACAACGTAGGTCTCGGCATCGGCGACGAGAGGATTCCACGCATCGACCAGATCCTCGACGCTTCGGAGCTTTCCTCCGCGGCGAAGAAGAACACGCCCCGGAGAAGCACCATGCCCAAGGCAAAGAAGGCCGCGAAGAAGAGCACGAAGAAGGCCGCGAAGAAGAGCGCGAAGAAGCGCCCGGCCAAGAAGCACGTGGCCAAGAAGGTCGCCAAGAAGCACACGGCGAAGAAGCACACGGCGAAGAAGACCGCCAAGAAGCGTGCACCGAAGAAGGCTGCCAAGAAGCGTGCGCCGAAGAAGGCCGCCAAGAAGCACGCGCCGAAGAAGGCCGCCAAGAAGCACGCGCCGAAGAAGGCCGCCAAGAAGCACGCGCCGAAGAAGGCCGCCAAGAAGACCGCCAAGAAGTCGGCGAAGAAGTCGCCGGCCGATCGCGTCGCACGCCGCAAAAAGTGGAACGCGTTCCAGAAGTCGCACGCGGGCAAGGGCCTCACCAAGAAGCAGCTCGGCGAGAAGTTCAAGAAGGCCCACCCGGAGAAGTGATCTCCGAGGTCGGCATCGACCGGGAGCGCGGAGACGTCGTCTCCGCGCACTCCCGCCTTCAACATTTACGCTAGGAGGCGGACATGAACACCGTCGAGCATCTTCACCTGCTCATCTCCAACGACGCGGTCCTGTACCGCAGCCGCGTTCTTCCCATTCAAAAGAACCTTGCGAACCGTATGGCGAAGGGCGAGTACGACCCCGCCAAGGCCGCGATTCTCTTCCGCTACCTCGTCGACGAAGCTGCGAAGAAATACCAGTCCATCGTCGGCCGTCTGAGTGGACGCGAGCGCAACCAAGTCGCCGAAATGTTCGAGAGAAGCTTCCGCGCTGAATGGTCGCTCGGCAACCACCGCGAAAGCCTCAGCAAAATGGCCGCGACCTCGCTCGGAAACCAAGAGACGTCGCTGCCCACGACCTCCCTCGACGACACGTCCATCTCGATTCGACCACGACGGTCAAGTCTCCGCTAACACAAACTCAACGTGCCAAGGCTTACGGTAAGCCCCGACGCCCGTGATAGGATCAAGACACCATGTTCGACTACAACCCGCACGTCTTCACCGGAGCCGAAACGACCGCCACGGGCCCGACGCAGCCCGGTCTCACCACGCCTCCGGGCACGCCCCCGTCGACGTTCTTCAGCGACAACAAATACTACATCATCGGCGGCGTGGCCGTCGTCGGCGTGGCCGCGTACATGCTGATGGCCAAGAAGGGCGACAAATCCATCTCGGGCTCCGACTCCAGCGTCGGCGGCTACCATCGCGACAGCTACGCCGGCATCCAGCACGCCGCCCGTCGACGCTAGAAGGCCTCGATGAGCGCATGCACGCACAGTCTCCGGGTTCGTAAGAACCGATTCGGACGCGGCATCTACGCGAAGCGCGACTACGCGCGGGGAGAGACCATCGAGGTCTCCCCCGCGGTCATCGTCAAGAAACGCGACATTCGCGACGACGATCGCCTCGCCGACTACGCGTTCGAGTGGGCGCGCGGAAAGTACGCCATCGCGCTCGGCTACGGATCGCTCTTCAACCACTCCGAAGAACACCAGAACGCCACGTGGCGCAATGATCTCGCCCACAACCGCCTCGTCTTCTACGCCATCCGGCCGATCAAGAGAGGGCAGGAAATCTTCACGAACTACGGGTACGACCCGGCGAGACGCTGAGGAGACCGATGACGCGTAAGCATGCCATGAAACACAGCGCGGCCAGCATCGCGACGAGCGCCGATCTCGACCCCGATGATCGTCTCGGCATCGAGCTGAGCCACGCCATCATGCGCGTCCTCTCTCAACACTCACGCGTCGGGCAAGCTCACGCCGATCGCGTCTCGCGAGCCGCCTCTCGATACGTCCTCAAATCGCTCAAAGAAGCGGGCAAGTCCTCCGTCCCGTTCTGAGGTCAGCATGGCGTCCAGGAAGTTCAACGCGAAAGAAGCCAGGAGCATCGGAACGTCGATCGGCGTCGACTTCCAGAAGTTCAGCCTCGACGAGTTCCGAAAGGGTCTCAGCGCGGAGCTGGAACACAAGGACGTCACCAAGGGCAATCTCTCCATCACCGGCAAGATCGCGATGGCCCACCTACGCGAAATGCCGGACTACTACACGAAGCTCGATCTCATGGAACGAGGGGCGTGCTGCCCTTGCTCGCCGCTCCACAAAAAGCTCCAGCGCATCGAAAAGAAAACCGGCTCCGCGCCGAAGACAAGCTCAAAAAAGCATGTCGCACCAGCAGCCGTCGCACGCGTTGCTCGACGCGCTCTCGAATGGCGGCGTGAGTTCAAGCGCGGAGGAACCGCCATCGGCGTGCGTCGAGCTGTGCAGCTTGCGGACCGACAAAACTTGTCGGACGACACCGTTCGGCGCATGAAGGCGTACTTCGCCAGACATGCCGTAGACAAGAAGGCCAAAGGGTTTCGGGAAGGCGAACAAGGATTCCCTTCCGCCGGCCGCGTTGCGTGGGACCTGTGGGGAGGCGATCTCGGGCGTACGTGGGTACGGGGGCTTTGAGGCCGGCCCAGGACCCCTCAACGAATCGACGACGAAGGACGTGAAAGGAAATACGCCACGGCCGCACCGGCGAGCATTGCTCCGCCGGCCATGAGGACCTTCGTCGACGTCGATGTCGAGGCTCCACCGCCGGCATCCATGACGAAAGGTTCGGGGTCAGGGCCCTGCACGTAGTCTGTGCGACCTTCGACGCCCGGCGGGTTTGACGCCGGATCGGGGATCGCCACGCCGTCGGAACCCGTCACGTAGCTCACTCTCTTCGCTCCGCTCGTCCCCGACATGGGAGGGGGCATCAGCGTCTTCTTCGACCCGTTGTTGAGCACCGGCAGAGCGTTCGTTCCCGCGTTGGGGAACCGAGGGTTGAACGGCCCGTCGTCCGAAACGAGCACGTGCAGCTTCGGATGCAAGCACACCTCGTCGAACGAAAACGGAACGCCGTTGACCGACACCTGCCAATAGACGAGGTCGCAACCGTGCGAGTAGTCCTCGTAACCAGCTTCGTGAAATGACCAGTCCCACGGCTGGATCTGCGAGCCGTTCGGCCAAAACCAGCCACCGAACGCCATGTTCTTGCCGTCCAGGTTCGGCCTCGTGATGTACGCCTTCTTCGTTCGCGTGAACGCGCTGTAGTTCGCGCCGAAGATGACGCCGGCCTTCGCGAGAGCTTCGTTGACCCGCTCGTTCTCTTTCGCAATGACCGACGTTGCGAGCCCAGGATGGCAAATGCCGAGAGGATTCTTCTCGGTCTTCTCACAGGGCCTGGAGAGGGCCTGCGGATCGATTTTGAACGACGTCGACTGCCACGTGTTCTTCACGATCTTCTTCGACGGAATGTAGAACTTCGAGGTTCGGTCCGTTGGATCTGAAGCGCTCACGAGCATTCGAGCGTCGCAAAACGATTGCAGACTTGGCTGTATGAGCGGCCATCGAACGAAGTCCTCGTTCGTGCCGATCGACAAGTAGTCGGGCGGCGTTAGGTACGTCAGCTCGTAGTCACCTCCGTCGATGACCGCAGACGTTCGGCACGTCTGAAGATGCTCCATGAACTCCGGCGTATTGCCGGCGAGCATCGTGGAGAGCGCAAGCGCATCGCGCTTCGGATCGCTCATGTCCCAGACAAGCTTCAGGAACTCGGAGCCCTTCATGAAAGGGAGCCTACCACCGACGCTGGATGTAGAAAATCATGCGCGCAGACGCTGGATCGCTTTCACAACACCGACCACGATCATGTCCGCGTCATCCACAGAGAAAGACACAGAACCGATTCTGGACCACTCCTCGGAGGACGCTGCACGACGCTCCTCTACGAGAACCACCTCACGACGGTCAGCGTCGACGACGACAGAAACGCGATCTTCAGCGCCCACCACCGTCGCCACCCTGCACGACGAGCGATCCGTCATCAGAACCTCCTACGAGTCAGGAACCTCGTACGTCCAGACGAGGGCGGCTTCCGACAAGTCGGGGGAGCAGTCGCGCTCCGCCGGGGCGTCAACAAGAGGATACCTCGCGCCAACGGATCGCGCCCTTCGATCCGAAGGCTCGTTCAAGCTCGAACGATCCGAGACGCATTCTCTTGCTTCGCACGTCATCGCTTCCCCGCAATCACGACAGCAGCAGCAAGTGCTTCCATCGCCTTCTGCACTCGAAGATGGGCTCTCTGGACATCGCCAGCGTTCGGCGAGTCGCCGCGTTTCTCACGGTGATCGAAGGCCTCTCTCAGCTCTTCCACCACTTTATCAGAAATCAAATACCAGCTCGCCGTTGCTTCGTCCATCGCAACCTTCTACCAGAGTCGCGAACGAAGTATCTGCGATATGGTTCGCAAGTCGATCTGACGACCGTTGTTCGAGGCCGAGTTCCATTCCATCAGACTTCATGGTAAATGGCGAACCATGACGAAAGTAGCCCTACTGGCCCTCGTGCCCTACATCCTCGTTGCCGGCACCCCCGCGAAGACGACGATGAAACTGCCCGAGGACAGCCCTACCATGCAGCGAGCCGGAACCCGCGCCGAGGAGACCATCTCCGTCGTCGAGGCCATGGTCGCGGACCCCGTCGAGCGCGACATCTGGGAGCGCTCTCTCTTCGGCTGGGAGTATTGGGAGGCGTCTTGGCAAACGTCCCCGAAGGGCTGGAACGACGCTGGCACGGCCTGCGGCGTTCTTCAGGTCCACGCCCCCGAAAAGATCATCCCGGGCACCACGTGCGAGATGATGCGCAAGGACTCGAAGCTCGCCATCCGCGTCGCATTGACCTTTCTCCTGGAACGAGAGAAGACCTGCGGAAGTAAAGCGGCGGCGTGGACCGCCTTTTCGTGGGACGGCGGTTGCCACGACTTCTCCCTCGACCTCGTGAAGTTTCGCTGCCGATCGGTCGGGCTCACCACCTCGTGCGAATCGAAGAAAGCCGCCCTGCCCGCATCGACATCCGCCGTACCGACCACCGTCAAACCGGCCCCGACAGCGAGCGTCAAGCCGTAGACGTCAACCGCACTTCAGAATGATGGGGGTCGCTCGCATGATACGCGCAGCGGCCTTCTTCATGTCTTCGCGCAGGAACGGAGGCCGCGTCGGCATCGAAACGCCCTTGGCTTCCGCTTCTTCTCGCCAGGTCTCACGCATCCGAATCGCCGCAAGATTCACCACGGTATCCGCAATCTCGTCGCGGATCTGATTGTGGGTCCAACCCTCGCGCTGGCCCTTCTTGATCAGCTCGATCGCTTCCGATGTGAGCGCCTTGCTCTTGAGGATGGCCCGAGCAAGGTATCGCCCCGGAGGGACCGTCGTTTTTCCTGTCTGGGGATCGCGCGGCATGGCTGAAGAATACACGAGGCCGACGAGCTACGCGAGCGTAAGCCGAAGACGACGACTTTTCATAAGCCACAGACGCGCGTACACTTGCCGGCAGACGTCTACACCGAGGAACAGCTCATGCCCTTCTGCCCATCTTGCGGTAAGAATCACGCCGCCGTTGGCGCTCTCGTCGGGGCGAACCCGTACCGCTCCAACGTGCAGAAGCTCCACACCGTCATGCAGCAGGTCATGCACCGAGCCAGCATCGGCGATCCCGGGACTCTCAGCGTCACACTGGCAAAGGCTCTCCCCCTCGCCAACGGCGGTCGCGGCAAGACGCAGAACGTGCAAGCGCTCGGCCCGCTCAACCTCGTCGGGCTCCACATTGGAACCGCTGAAGGCGTGGCTAGTGGGCTCAAGGTCACGAGGGTCCAGATCGGCCGACACGACATCCTTCCAATGGATCAGTCGGGCCGACTCATCGACCCGAATCCTGCCAAGAAGAACGCCTTCGGCAACCAACCGATCATCGCCGGATGGGACATTGGCCAGACGATCCCGCTCGACCCTCAAGGGCTGATGTGGAAGGCCTCCACGCCCAGCGACTACGCCTACCAAGATCAGGTGCTCTGGATCACGTTCTGGAATCGGTCAGGACAAACGGTCACGCCAAACGGCATCGCCATCTACTGAGACCACGAGCAAAGCCGCACTCCGCCTCCAAAGAGCGGAGCTGCGGCCGTCCTCGTTCTTCTACACCGACTCCAGAAGCTCCACGACCTCTCCCAGTGTTACGCCGAGGTCCCTCGCCAGCTTCAGAAACGCCTCCACCTCCGGGGCCATGTGACGCTTTGCGGATAGCGTTGCTCGCGTCAGTCGAACCGTCGTCGCAATGCCCTCCGTCTCCGGCGGCGGCGAGGCCTTCGGAGGCTGAACGGAAGGTGCTGAGACCGGCAAGTCCTTGACCATGGGAGCCAGACGTCCGGCACCAATGGACGGTGCGGACTGATTGCGAGACGTGTTCAAAGGATCCTCCTCATTCGTTGGCGTACCGCGAAGATTCAACTGTCCAATCGGCGGGGAAATATTACGGACCTTGGGAGGCCCCACGTCTCGGATCTCTGGAAACAGATCACAGAGGGCCGCGTAGTGCTCTTGCACCGGAACAGAACTTCCGGCCTCCCATGCGGTAACAGCCGTCCGGTTCAGACCGCGACCGATCAGTTCGCCCAGATCCTCCTGCGTCAAACCATGCTTTTCTCGCAGCGATCGCAACGCATCCGCGAAACAGAGATCGACGAGGGCTCCGTGGACCTTAGAGATCGGCGGGGCGCGCGATTCCGAATGAACATCGCTCGCCAAAGGTGCCAAGCCGGGAAGAGGAACCTGAACGCTCTTTGGGGGGACGGGCCTGAGCCCAAAACCTGCGAGATCGTTCGCCACGCTCACTGCAACGCCCGCCGCCGCACCAGCGAGGTCTGGAGTAATCGCGGCTCCTCGTTCGCCGACCATATCCAAAAGCTTCACAGCAATCTCGCCCGCCGCGTGACCGCCAACATTTCTGGCGAAGCGACGCGCCAGCTCTACGGTCTCTCCCTTTGCCGTGAAGATGGTCGGCATGGGCTCATTGGATGAAGAGGAGACCAACACCTTTCGGCGCGACGGGAAAAGATGAAGGTGGGCCTTGAGCTGCTTGAAGACGTGGAGGAGGCGCGATAGCTGAGGGCCTGTAGGCTCACGCTCTCCTTCCTCCCAACACCTCACATCATCTTGCGAGGCTCTGGTCTTCTCCGCGAGCTTCTTGAACGAGGTTCCGCTTCTCTCTCGCTGTTCTCGTAACATGTCGCCAAACGTCTTTCGCTCAACACGAAAATCCGGCGGATCAACCACGCGAACATGTGCAGTGCCCATCAGCCGACCTCCCGTCAGAAACCGATCAAGTCGTCTTCATCGCCTTCCACTTGGGGAAGCACCACGTCGCCCTCGTCGCCGTAGAGAGGCGTGCCGTGATCTGCGACCACCGCTCGATCGCGCAGCTCGAACCAGAACTCCCGCAGGCGCATCTGCTTGCGCTTGAGCATTCCTTCCCGTTCCAAGGGAACACCGGCCTGCCAGATCGCCAACCTCGACTCCTCGCGCGTCATTTGTCGCGTCTCCAGAAGGCGAGCCCCATGTACAACCACGGGGAAGCGGTAGTAGCGACGAAGAGCCGGCAGCAGATCGTTTCCAGGAATGTCGAGGGGATTGGCTCCCTTCAGGACCCTCTGAATCCTCGTGCCAGGACGAAACGAACTTGTCTCGAACAGCGAGAGATACAGCCACTCCGACCTCAGAACAGGGCGCGCCAAATAACCACGAGTGTTTCGTCGCCCATCCGCAGCGCCTTCTGTCAAACGATCAGGGTCGGCAAAAAGATTGCGCAACTCCTCCAGGAGAGGCACGTACGACGGCAGAAGAGACTTCCTCACTTCCTCTTGCGCCCTTTCTTGCGCGCCTTACGGGCCGACTTGGCCCGAACCCGTTCTTCCGGGTCCGCATCGCCGTGACCAAACTGAGCGCGAAGCCACACCTCTCTTCGTTCAAAGGCCAACTCGGCCGCCGACTTGTGAGAAGTGTTCTTCGGAGAAGAAGGAAAGTTGTCATACGTCGCCGTCGCGGTCCAAACCTCGATAACCTGTGGGGTCTGCGGCGTGATCGCGCCGTAAGGCAAAATCGTGTAGTCCCAGATTCGGTTCACGACCTACCACCGTTTCTTCGCGAGCCATTCCGGGAAAAGCTGCTCGATTCGGCCCAAGACTCGAACACGCATCTCCAACTCGTCCGACAACAGGCCGTCGCGACGATTGCCGCGCATCGTCAAAATCCCACGACGCCCATTCAGCTCGATCTCGTCACGAACCATTCGCAACACCACGTCCTTGCGCGTCGGGAGCGAGAGGCCGCTCCCGACGAGCAAGTAGGTGACGAGATCGACAACATCGTCCGTCGTAAGACGATGTCGGATCTGCACCGTCAGCATGGCCGCTACGAACGCTCCGCGATCGCCTTGAAGAGACGCTTCACGAGCTTCTGCTGCGCGAAGAGGACCTTGAGGAGCTTCTCATCGAAGTTGATGCTGCTCGGAATCGGGGGCAGATCGATGATCTCGCTCTCCGCTTCCGGCCGAGCCCCGCCGCAAGACCCGCCTCCGTCACAAGCTCCGCCGCAGCCGGGCTGAACGACGCGAGACGTCTCCTCCGAGACCTTCGCCTGAGCGTCGGCGAGCGATCCGTGCTCCTTGAGCAGCTCGGTCACGGTCGCCGGAATCTGCTCGTACAGGCGAGCCTCCAGACCGAGCAGTCCGCCGATCTCCGACAGCAACGACTCGAAGTGATCGGAGCTTTTCGTCTCGTCCTTCAAGTGCTCCACGACTTCGGCCACTCGTTCCGGGAGCGCCATCACGGTCGCGTAGTCGGGCGTCAAGCCGAGTGCAGACGCGATCCGATCGAGAGCATTGCGGAACTTCAGCTCGGCGATCGTGCAGCGAACATCCCCCTCCACCATGTAGATGACCGCGTAGGCCTTGACGCCTTCGCCCTTGCTCACCGTGTCGACCGTCTCCTCCGCCTCGGCGCGCGTCGCGTACTTCACGATGCGCCCCATCTGCTCGACGGGGCTCCCGTTCGCTCGGCACACTGCCCACGCCACCGGCACCCGAAGCGCATCGCGATCTCCGATCGAACCACGCGGCTCGCTCGCCGACTCCGCGTCCGTCTTGTCGCTCTCCATCTCGCCCTCCGCTGCCAGAACTTGCCGTAAGCCGAACCGCAAGACCTTTCCCGCAATCCGCGCCAACGAACCATAAGAACTCGCCCTAGAAAGGAAACCATATCAACAAAGACGGTTCGTGTCAACATTGACACGACCGCTGAACGGAAGGGCAGATGAACCGCGAGCCGTCGGAGGCAGCCACCCCCACCGCCGCCCCATCCTTATCCCCCATCGTCTCCCCCTCGACCTCCTCGCCAGGTCCAGCATCCCCGCCAACATCCGGTCCAGGCAGCCCTTGTCGCGATCGTGGTGAGGCCGA